AACTCCGTTACAGAGACCTCACTTGAGTGGTACGTCTTTCGACTAGTCGTTGAACCTTCCCTAAATATATATAATACAATTAGGCATTGGCTGCTGATTGTCTATACTTAAGTATAGATTTCCCAGCAATTAAGAGTGATATTTTTAACTCTATATTTCTATAGAGCTGGGCAGAATAGTTTACCCTGAGAACATGATTTTACAGCTGCTTGGAACATTTTCCAGAAAGGAATAACACCAGTATGGATAGCTTCACCTTTACGAATTTCACTACCTAATGCACGAATACGACCACCATTGATACCAATACCTGCTCGTTGAGAGATATATTTAACAATAGAGGAGGTAGCGGCATTAATACTGTCTAAAGTATCATCGCAGTCAATAACGCAACAGCTTGCAAATTGCTTGGTAGGAGTGCGTACACCTGCCATGATAGGAGTAGGCAATGAAATCTTAAACAATGACAATGCATTATAGAATTTCTTAATATAATCTAAACGAGTTTCTTTAGGATACTCTGCAAACAAACAAGTAGGAATTAGAATAAAAGCAACTTGTGGAGATTCGTATACTCGTTTAGTTACTCGGTTTTGTACCAAGTATTTACTTTCCATTTGCTTAATACCAGCATAAGCAAAATTCAAGTCACGATCGTGGTCTACAAAAGATTCAATCAAATCGATTTCTTCTTCTGTATATTTCTCTAGAATTTCTTTATCGTAAATACCTTTTTCAGTCATTGATTGAATATGTGTATACAAGCGAGGAGGTGTATAACCATTATAGGCAATTTTACGAATATTAAACACAGCTAGTCGTGCAGCCATGTATTGATAATCTGGATTCTCTAAACTAATCAAATCAGCTGCTGACTTAATCAAAGTAGCATGTATAGTTTCAGTATGTATACCATTGTATAATTGAATTTGAGCTTTCAATTCTACTTCAGAAGGAGAGACATCTAAGCCTTCTGCTGCCCACGATACTACTCGGTGGATTTTCTCAATATCTAAATTCTCTAGACGTCCGTCTCGTTTAGTGACTTTAATCATTTCTGATGTCATTTTTCTAATTCCTTTTTAATTTAAATTAAGTAATTTAGTAAAAGTATCAACCATTGCGGCTTTTATTTTAGCAATGTTTTTCTTCACACAACAAAGATACAAATGTTGATTAGTACAATTGCGCCGTAATACAAATTTCAACCAACCAAATGAGTCATCTTCAGATAGGTAACTACGTAGGTAAGTAAGTGAAACTTTCCTACCATCTAAATGATAGAATACATCGTTGTTAAATACATATTGTTTAATGAAGAAGTTAAATTTCCGCATTTTTAAATACACTTCCCTTACTACATCTTCATCAATTCCCATGGGTGGATTAATGTTATAAGGATCGATATAAAGTAATAAAGAAATAGTATCTTCAGTAGAGATTTTTAAGTTATCTCTTACGAATATAAGACATTCCTTAATTATCTTTAATTGTTCTTTATTAGAAGAATTTTGTAACTCTTTTCCCCAGTCTTCTACTATTAAGCGTCCTTCTCTCCAATGTTCCGTTATTTGATCTTCCATGTTGAACTCCTGTTAATTGCTACGTAATTGTAGGGTTAGTTGAAATAAATTAGTTCATACTTTTGCCTACCAAATATATAAATTTAACTCTTTATAATAGTGGTGTTATATTTTATTTTTATATAAAAATATACTATTATAGTGAAAGATTAACCTCAATCTTTCTTTTATCTATTATTAACTTTTATATAAAGGAAATCAAAATGAAGAAATTTGAATTAAGTACACGACATACAGTAGCAATCGTATCCTACATCGCTGCATCGATGGGTTACTCTAAAGAAGAGATCAGACACATTGCTGGTAACATGAAGTTTGGCAGTGATGATATTGGTGAATTCTACGAAATTCTAGCAGAACCACTTAATGGTATTGTGAGTGTTAAACGTAAGGATGAAGTAAAAGACTTGATTCAACCATTTAACTTGGCTGAACGAATTAAAATGGTGATTGAGTTGATTCTTAGTAAATCAACTGTAACAGAACCAGTTAACTTAAAATCAACTGCGTCTGTATACCAATACTCACCATTTAAATTCAGCAACTTCACCAAGAAACCTGTCGATGAATCTAAACTAGCTAACGAAGAATATCTTTGTGATGAAGCTTTGATTAAAAAGTTCGGCGAAAAACGTTTGGAAGCGATTATTAAAGAACGCGTTGAGGAAGAACTTCAGAAGCGAGAACATCTTGAAAAAGAACGTCTCGACGAAGAGCGCCGTAAAGAAATGTTTGAAGAAACGATGGCTAGAATCAATGGAAGTGCTCGTTTTAACAGACAAGAAAATGTTTACAGTCGCCCGTTTTATAGTCGCCCTTTTCCTCATCATCAACCGCGTCCTGATTCTACCCCTGAACCAAGTCCTTTTTCATGTAACTATGGTGTCAATGAGATTGATGAAATCAACCAAGTGATAGATGACCTTATTGGATTTCGCGATAGGCTTATTGCAAAATTAGGTTACGTTCAATTTAAAGAGAAAGAACAACCTAATATCAATTGGGACGATGTTCAAAAAGCTGAAGAGGAACCAAAGCCTTTTGAACCAGTGAAGTTTACTGATGAGCAACGTCAACGTCAGCGTGATATCTTGAATAACCCAAATGGTTCTACATCTCGTTACGATAAAATTGGTAACGATAAAGTGAAAAAGCTAAGTGAATATGTAATTCGTTCTAAGAGTGGCAATAAATATGTTCCATATAGTTTTCTTTCACCTTTAGATGATAAACCATTATTCGATCAAATGTTGCACGATCGAACTGAAACAGAAGCTATGATTTCTCGCAGTATAGAAATCTATCCGTCTATGGACTTATGTAAGGATACTTTATTTAAGGTAAATAAACCTGAAGAAATGTTCTCATTTGTTCGTGTGGATGGTGATCGTCTGTATCGCATTAACGATAGTACTGTACAACCATGGAATAGAAGTAAACCATTGGGTACTATTCGAATGATTAGTGATGACTTTGGTTTGTTCAATGCGGTTAAATTAACTGTTGAAGTTAATGAATCTGTTATTGAAGAGATTGTCGATAGAAATTACGTTGACATCATTTCAATACTTAAAGACATTAACGAGAAGTATGGCACATCTATTAAACCAGATGATATCAATGCAGACTTACCAGCTAAGAATCTCGGTCAGTACCTGTTGAGAAATACATTTGGTCGTTTAGTAGATGAAGTTAGAGAAGACCGTGCTCACTTCATTAAGACATTAGTACGAGATTCAGCTATTGTTGTTATCAACGATAAATCTCTTTATGATTGGCTGAAAGGTGTAAATCCTACTAACAAATAACCATTAACTAAAGAAAGGGAAAACGATATGGTTATAAACGATGATTTGTTGCATGTAGAAGTAATGAGAGATATAGTCAATACCTCCAATTGTAATTTAATGGATCTTCTAGAGGAATATCAATATCTAGATATGCATAGTTACACCTATACTGAATACGAAATGCATTTAGATTTTGTAAATGCATTAATATTTGGTATAGAGAGGACAGCAAAAGTTCGTCAAGAATAAGAAGAACATAAAATATACTACTCTACCCAAACAGGTAGAGTAGTATATTTTCTATATAACCTTATTTTTTTATATTGATAATAACCAATCATTATACACCTAAGTATTCAAATTGATTAAATAATCCTCTCCATTTCTTCCTATATTCTTCTGTGTTCATAAAATCTTCATAATACATTACACTATAACCATCATCTAATTGATATCTATCCTTATATCTTAAGCCTTTTCTAATCTTATCTATATTCGTATTAGAGAATCTACTATCACTTTCTATCTTAAAGTTTTCATTAGGTAATTTAATAATAGGTACGTTTCCTTCTTTCAAGAATACATAGACTTTTCCTTTATTGTTTCCTTTATTGTAACTACTTGTAGCTAATTCAAATATCGGATCTAACTTAACAGGTAAACCCCAGTTATTAGGATCATCCATTTTCTTAATCCTGTGTAAATTCCGCATAATAGGATGACCAGTATGCTCAAATGCTTTCTTAACTGTCGCAGGATTAATCCCATTAGCCCTACAATACTCGTTAATACTAGGATAGATAATCTCTTCAAATGGGTCTCCTTTATAGTCAATGACGACAATATTCTGCTGTACGCCCCCACCCTCTCTAGGAATGTATCTTATATCCTCAAATTCACCATCACTCTCAAGAATAATTTGTGTATTATCACTCCATAGAGTCCATTTATAATTAAGATTCTCTAACCTCTGCATTACACCATCTGCCTGCATTCCTAAAGCTCTAGAAGCAACAAACATACTCGGATAATGTTTTATCTCTCCAGTATCATGAAACTTAACCTTAACAGGTTTAACAGCAGGCATTAACCCATTATCTATAGCGTGTTGTACATTATCTTTATGCTCAATGACCTCTAAGTTATCTAAACGATTATTAGTCTTTACACAGTCAATGTGATTAGTACTATAAACCTTACCATCAGCATTATGGTTATTTCTATAATCAGTAGTAATTAATTTGTAATCGTCTGGTTTAAAAGCCATTAATACTAAGTGATGTACTTTCTTAGTCTTTCTCTCTCCTTTATCATTATAGAGTGAAACAAAACTATATCCATCATGGCTTTTAGCTGCGTTAAGTGTTTTCTTAGATATTTTACTATATACTACTCCTTTATCATTCACCATGTAATCAGAGAAACCAGGAATCGTTTTAAATACTTCTAGATCAACAGCAGGAAAGTATTCTCTCATTAAAACAGATTTACTGAACCATTTAACTCTACCTTTGTTGTATAGTGCAATACGCTCACCATTCAGTATGCTATCATTGTGGGTATTAATAATAGTACCATCTTTGTAAATTAAATAGTTCTCAAAACCTTTGATTTCTTTATATTCAATATCATTAGTAGAAGACATTATATTATTCCTTTTAACTTCTAGTTAATATAAAAAAGCATAAACATAATAATAACTACCCTTGCTCCCACTAAGGAGAGCAAGGATAATTATTTACTATATTTTAATACTTACTCATATATTGCAGATATGAATAAAAGTACTTTCTACGCACTACTTGTACTGGCTGCGGCTGATGTTTTTTACAGTATCTACATAAGAAGTTCTAGCCGATGCTACCATTGCATCAATACCTTGAATAGCAGCTTTTTGGTGGAATTCATTTGCACCAATCAAGTTGATATTGTCTAGATATTTCTGTGCGAAGTAGTCTACACCAGGCCCATATTGAAAGATACCAGTGAAACCAATAGTCAATTCACGAACTTCAGATGGATTATCTTTATCGTGTTTCGCTTCGTTATCGCCAGAATCTTTAGGCCACATGTTGATACCAATCCAAGATTGAACAACATGGCGGTGGTTAGTATCTGGTTCAATGAACAACATAGACATGGCATACATGTCTGGCATTGAATCGTATTTTTCAGCATCTGCACCAGCTACTGTAGAAATAGAAGCATATTTAGTTTCTGGGTTCATCATCAACATGTTAATCCAGAATTTAAAGAAGCGACCAATAGCCAAACCTGGACGTTCCCATACAGACAGAGAAACGCTAGATTGTTCTTCAGTTACGTTAGTGAATACTTCGTATTTTTGGCCACTACCACCGAAGGATTGAGAAGATTCCACGTTAACAGTTAGTTTGTGTTGCAAACCAGTCCAACGGTGACGTACAGTTTCTACTAAAGAACGCAATGCTCCAATGTGGTCTTCTTTATTAGGAAGTAGTTTAAAACCAATAGGTGGTTCTAACAAGAACGTCAAGAGTGGACGTGAAGTATATTGGTGGTTATTGACCCAAGAATGCCATTGTTTAGCATAACCAAAGTTACCACCTTCAATCAGGTGAGATACATTGGTTTGGATACCATCGGCAAATCCACCATTGCCTTTCGCCATAAAGACGGGTTGTACGCGAGCCATTATTGTAATCCTTTTGTACATTAATTAAAAAATCAATAAGTAGGGTAACGTATATTAAGTTACCCTACTATCATCCTTACGCTACAATAGCAGGTGAGTTCTCAGGTTTGTCAGAACGACGCATGTTAGTAGTATTGAATACTTGAACAGTACGTTGACCATCTGCGTATACGATACCTTCAGTATGCCACATATAGCCTTTTTCTTTATCAAGTTTAGTTACTTCAATACTCCATTCTACTTCGACTTTACCACCGAACTTGTAGTCTTTAATTTGGTCGTAATACCAATCAGTAGCTTCTTGCAGGAAGCGGTCTTCTGGCCAGTCTTTACCACTGAATGCACGGTGGCCTTCGTAACCGATTTTGTTCAATTCTACGTGAACCAACATTGGACGCAGAGTAGTTAAAGTAGAACTGTCATTATCGTATACAGTACGGAACGCAGGGAAGAAGTCTACTTTACGGTCAGAACGTTCAGACCACATACCACCTGAAGCCCAAGTTTCATTACGAACTTGATAAGGTGCCCAAGAGTTAGTAACGTCAACCAGGTATTTGAAGAAGTTATTGGTACCTTCAGTGTAATCGTAAGTGCTATTAGCACGACCAATACTAGCACCCCAGTATTTGCTAACAATACGGCACAATTCGTAAGACTTAGGAACGCGTTTCTTATAAGAAGAAACAGTTTTATCAATTCGACCAGAACCAGCTACGATTACAGCACGATAAGCGCCAGTACCGTAGATAGAAGAGTCGGCAAACAAACGTACAGCAGAACGAATAGCTGCTACACGAGTATTTTCTTCAGCGATGCTAATAGGTTGTTCTTCACCAGCTACGTGAGTGCTAACACAAACCCAACGGTCTTTACGGGTAGCAATATATTTACCCATTTTCAACTTAGTTTCCAGAGGGAAACCAGTATCCCAGAAGGTAGAGTCATTGTAAGATACATTGTCCATGTACTTACCATTAGGGTCAGCTACTTCTTCCAACCAAGCTTCTACAGCTTTAGCGAAATCAGCATCATTCATGTCGCCATCGGTACCACCTTTAGCCCACATAACGCTGTTGCTACCTAGGATAACACCATTGGTACCTAACTCACCTTGACGATAAGTTTGGTAAGGATCGCCATCACTGTGGCGGCCACCGAACAGGTTAAACAAATATTTTTTAGCAGCTACATCAGTGCTAGTAGCGCCAGAGAAGTCACCACGTTGTTCAGCAGAAATCTCTTTAGTAGTAAAGAGTTCCAAAACAGCATCGATGTTGTCTTGGTATACATACAGACGAGTGAATGGGCCGAATGTAGGAGGCAACAATGGGTTAGCAGGAGTTAAATCATTATACAATTCGATGAAGGTTTCACCTAAGTGATAATGCAAACCTGATTTAGAAACAGCTTCTGGTTTCAGGGAGAAATCAATCTCACGAGCGCCAGCTACAGTAGTCGCTACAACAGGATTAGAAGTAGGAGTTTCTTTAGTAACCAATTGCATACGGAAAGGATAGCTTCCAGTATCAGAGAATGCAATGTGGTTAATAGGAGAAGCGTCTTTGCTAGTAGGACTCCAAATAGAGATACCGGACAGATTACCATGTGCACCTGGTGAGTTAGTTACAAAGTCAAATAACGGAACACGTTTTGAAGTTGCACCTTGACCATCAGTCAAGTCACCAACAGATTCTGAACCAATACCAAATTCAAAGTTTTTGTAAGTATTAGTACCAGCAGTTACTTCAGTAGTAGTGATTTCATCTGTTACGAAACGATAAAGTACGCCAGGGATTTGTTTACCTGTAGTAGTAAAACCACCACGGCTATCTTTAACGAAGTTACCTTCACGGTCGCGTTGGTATTCATCAACAGTAGTTTCTACGTATTCTAAAGAAACACGTACAGAGGCCAGTTTTTCAGCACCTTTTGGTACAATACGTTTAGCAAGAATAGTACCACCATCTTCAAGCACACCTTTAATAAAAGGGGATACGTGGTTAAAGTAGGGACTATTTTCACGAAGCGTTTCAGTACCGTAAATTTTAGCAAATGCAGCACCATCTACCATGACTTCATCTAGAGTACCTTTTTGACCATAGAACAGGAAGAAAGGCAAATGCATTGGACGAGGCAATGATTTTAATGTTTGCACTTTTCCTGATTTATCGTCAGTACCAAGATGGAAGCTATAAGGGGTAGCATTGGATACGTAAATATCAACTTTACTCATTTCAGAGTCTCCATATTTTGGTTTATAATTTAGTGTAAAAGTCGTTTTACCATTTTAAACTGAATAGTAAAGAGTGTGTGCACACAATCCTTTTAAATGGTATTTGAAATCAAACGAGCAGTTCGACATTCATAATAATCAAAATGAAATACTGATATATATAAACAGTATTAAATTTATTTATAATTAAATTGCAATAAATAAAAGTAGAAAGTATGAATGTAGCCTATTTGAAACAGTAGGTATTTTAGCTAAAATAAACATTATTTTTTAAATATTAAAGGATACTGAAAATGATTTATCAATCTCCTTACGAAACCACCATTGGTAAAGTATTAAATATTAAAGGTGTAGAAGAAAAGATTCGTACTGCTTTAGCGCAGAACTACCCTTGGATTAAAGTAGATGAAAATAACCGTACTATTTTAATTTACCCAAATGACATCATCCCTAAATTTGACCATCCTGTAGTGGTTGACTTAGGTCGTAATTTAAAATATGTTGCAACAGACTTAACAGCATTTGTACGTGAAATGCAACCTGGTGAATACACTGTAGGTAACCGTAGTCTTTATACCTTACAAACACTGCGTAGTGGTTTGACTTCAGATTTAGTAGAGAATGGTCCACGTGCTATTAAATCATTGTCTCAAAATGCCATGAAGACTTATTCTGATTTGATTACCAATGCTATCTCTATGGCGTTTCATTGTGGTCCAGATGATATTGTTACACTACGTGTATTAGGCGCATGGTTATATTACTCTATGCTTAGCGAACAAGAAGTGATTGGTGACCTAGAATTACAAGCAGTAGTTGCTAAATTGTCTCGCGATATTAATATTCCAGCTACTTATATTTCACGTTATGTAAATGGTTTGGTTTATAAGTCTGTAGATGATTTTATTAAAGATGTACATGAGAAGATTGATAACCCTACATTAAAAGGTTTGAACATCGGTATGTTCTATACTACTATTGCTAAGAACTTAAATAGCGCAGTTTGGGTAGGTCTAGATAAGATGGAATTACTGTCTATCTCCATGGAACATATTCCTACATTTATCGCTGTTTTAGCAATGTGTTTAACAGAACAACCATTTAAGAATGCTGGTTTGACTAAAATCGCATTACGAAACTTCTCAAGAGATAAACAACAATTCGTCCTAGGTGTCAATGGTATTGTAACTGGACGATAAGACACTGAAAGGATAAAAGAAGATGAAGGTACCTTATCTTATCGGTCATTTTATCTATAACCTTTGGGGTGCGCCTCACCAAGATAATCAATCGATTATTCGACCTGCTAGAATTACGCCATTTGGTGGTGCGCGTAACCACGTCCATATTTTCTCGGAAGACTATAACTTACCTACTAAACACGATAGATATCATGCTTATGTACTAGGACAAGTATTTGAACCTATCGTTAATTTGCCATTTATAGAATACCCAGATCGTTCTGACTGGGTGAATATGGCAGAATACTGTAAAGAAACTAATGTGTTATTTCAGTTTTATACTGTAAAAGGTATCATGATTCCTTTAACACATATTTACTTTACCACTACAGTAGAAAAGAATATTGTTATTGTTATCCGAGAAGAAACAAAAATCCCTTGGGATATGGATAAAGAAGACATTACATTCCGTACTTATCGGAATGCATTACATACAACACCTGGCCCAAATCAACCTGCTGATAAAACAGATATCTTATATCTTAAATTAATCAGGATGTCTCAACGTACAGCAATTAGTGATTTCTATCGTAAGTACGAAAGAAAGCCAGGTAAGATTTTTACGTATATTAATGGTTATATTGTAGATAACCCTATCTCTTATCCTATCTTGGAAGGCGATGTGGTTGAACTTATCTACGATTCGACAATTTATAAAACAGTAGAAATTAACATAAATCAAACACCTACATTTAAGTCTTTACTAGACGGTATTCGTAAGTATTTATTTACGCATGATAAGTCTTATCGTTCTAATACATTTGAATATTTTGACGATTGTGATTTCTATTTGTCATTCTACCACAATAACACGCCTAAAATGTTTAAAGGCGTGCTACTACATCGTAACAATATTTCCAATGTACGACAAGTAACAAACTGTGATTTTTCAATCAGCACAAACTTGGTTAAAGAATTGATTCATGACCATGAGTTTATTGACCAAGCACAAGGTAGAATTGTATTTCAAGTACATTACCGTAAACAATATCGTAACATTAGATTCCCTTATAACGCACATCGATTACACGAGTTAAATAAATTACCTTATCGTAATCGTACAGCTGCCTTACTTGGTGTAAATTCAAATATTCAAGAATGGCGTGCTGATGTATTAGAGAATTCTGATTTAATGAAGTTAGTCTCTTTGGATAAACCTATTTGCGACCTTGAACGTATTCAAAATGCTTATGGTTATAATGCTGTTACTTGGTATACTGCAAAATCAGTACATCCTTATAAAGACTTTGTTAACGATGGCTTAGGTGGTAAAGTAGTTAATGTACCTTATACCTTTAGGCACATGTCCACTATCTTCGAATACGATGAAACTGGTAAACTTTTGAAATGGTCTCGATTAGGTAACTATAGTCAATATCCAGTTGAAGATTCACGTACACGGTATGTTGAATTTATTGGCGGTGTAGGTACACGACAACCATACCATTATTTTGGTGAAGGTAAGAACAAATTTACTATTGCTACTAAAGACTCTGAATATCGTTTCTACGGATGTAAGAAAGAGTTATTGAACGAAAACCAAAATGACTATACTGTTTGGGAAGACATTACTGATAAAGTAATGTTAAATAAAACATACGATGAACAAACAGATGAAACTAAGATTTGGTTAAGTGATAAATACGAAACACCATCGTCTCGTGAACCTATGTACAATACAGTAGATAAATATTTTATTTATCGTACAGACGATGATTTCTTGTGCCGTGATGTAGAAGCAAGAGTAGTGAAGAATAACTTATCTTTCACACTCACTCAAGTTTATTGGGATATTGACGAAGAGAAGTTAAAAGAACAACCGGTTAAAGTACCTTATGGGTATTTAGACGTATTCTTAAACGGTTATGCTTTAATTGAAGGTATTGATTATTTCGTAGATTTCCCTAAAGTCCACATTATCAGCAAAGGCTGCATTGACTTTAGTTTAGACAAACAAAAGATTACATTTAGAATGTATGGTTTCCCTGATACGAAAAACCATACTATAGTAGATAAACGTACCATTACTCAGCTGACTGGTATTTTAAATGCCAACAGACAAGTCGGTTATGTAAATAACGGTATGTTGTCGAAGAATAATAAATGGGATATTTTGGAAGAAAAGAATCTTTTAGTTAAAGTAGGTAATGGTATTATTGCAAAAGAAGACTTAGGTTTTTCTGAAGATGGGTCAGTTATTCCTAATCGTAGAGATGTGTTAGAAGGTAAACCATACGAGATAGTTGATGTGATTTCTGGTAAACGAGATACTTATCCTAAAGATGCTTATCAGTTTAAGAAAGAAGCTGAAGTATTAGATAAGAAGATTTCTGATTACATGACTATGTTATTACCAGAAACAAGGACAACTACCAATCCACCAATTCATGGATTGTATAAACTATTCTCTCCATTACTAAGTCGTTTGATTTACGATTTATCAGAGAATCTGGTTAACTTCCCTAACATGGAATCTAGATACTTAGACCAAGAAGTTATTGACTATATTGAAGCCAATTATCAAGAGTTCTTTAAAATTGAACCATCGTTTAAACTGGATTTGATTAGTTTGAAACACGTAACAATCCACCCAGTTTATAAAAATACTATTACTGATATTACTTATCACCAAATGAGATGGTTAAAACAAGTCGTTCGTATTTACTATCGAAATAGTATTGAATTATCTCATTTTGTAAGAATAGGAGAACAACATGCCTAGTCCAACGGACATCCCAACTAATCTACCCGTGTATGCCAGAAACCATGCTGTGGATACATCTATCGTAGGTATTGACGGTGAACCGCCTATTTACGATGATACCCAGACATGGCGCCGCTGGGCAATGCACGATATCTATTTAGGTCGAGAAGGCCATCGTAAATGGATTCCTAAAGTAAACGACTATGTTGAAGACATTAGTTTAGAGCCACCTAAAGTTTATAAAGTAATGTCTATTGACCCAACTACACAAGTACCTGAATTACGACTGATTCAATCTAATAAGATTGCAGTGGATGAAATGACTTCAGAAGAAGGACGATTCTTCGCTGGTGGTACATTAGCCACACCTTGTTCACGTCAGATTTTCTACGATAACTCTGTAGCACGTCCTACTTTAAAGATTCCTTCTCAATTCCATATTCAAGGTACGACACCGCACCACGCAGTTGCCTATAAAGGTACTATTGCTGGTCAAGGTGGTTTAGCTATTTCAGCGCGATACGACCAGAGCTTTAACTTTATCGGTAATGAAATACCATTAATGCCTGTAGCTCAACGTGATTCTAATAATCACACTCAATGGTATATCCCAGACTTCTACTGTACACATGAACTAGAAGAAGGTGAGATGATTCTTATCTTAATCTACGATGACCGTGGTGGTTTGTGTTCACGTACTAACTGGATTGTAGAATATTCTGCATTACTGCGTGACGTATCTGATGCTGATAAGTTTATTAATAACATTTCTCTTGAATCGTTCTATATCGATTCTACAGATGAATCTAATCTCTTGATTCCAGAACAAGTATTGAAAAACTCTATTAACTTAATGGGTAAAGTACATTACTCAGATGGTTCTACCATTACTTATCCAGTAGATGGTAATAAGTTTGAATTATTGTATTTGGATAAAGCAGCTGAATCTGTAGCTTCTACTAAAGGCTCTTTGTCTTTAGTATATTACTTAGCAGACAATGAGAAATCAGTACATGTTATTAATAACAATAACCGACACTTAATTGTACGTTCGTTTAACTATACAATTGTTGAGCGAGATGGTGCTTACTCTGTTAAACTCTATCCTGTACCTAAGTGGATTAATAACGATATTGGTTATCAGCTTGACTGGTACTTGTTTACCTTAGATAGAAACCAATGGTTAGATGTAACCAATAGTGTATATATCACGCAGAATAGTCCAAATAGAAGCTTAAATGGTAAACTGTTTGGCCCATTGCAACAACTTGATGTCGCTATTGATTTAGGTGTAATCAACAATACATTTAGAGAACACATTCATCCACAGACAGTAGATATTCGTCTATTAAGACCTGCATCAGATGCTTCTGGTGATAGATTCTTGTTAGGCTTTGATGCTTACCAAAATCCAGCTTATGGTGAAAATATCTTCTGTCAAGTACGTATTGCTTCTGCTACTGACTACAGATACAATATCTCTTGTGGTCAAACAGTATTGGAAGAATGGTTAGAGAAAGTGTATTACACTACTAAACCACAATATCGTACTAGTCGTGAGCCTAACGCACCTAAACCGAATATGTTTAAGTTAATCATTAAAAACAATGAGTATGAATTCCCAATCCGTAAATGGAATACAGAATTGCAAATCAATGCTCAAGTAACTGCAACAGATGTTGTTAAGGTATTGTTCTTCAGTAGAACTCAAGACAATGATGTTTATTATTCTATTGCTCCAATGCCTGTAATTATCACTTAAACATTTTTATTAAAAACTACCTTTATATGAAATAGAAAGTAGCTTTGCCTCCTATTTCGTGCTCTTTATATCTTCCCTTGAGATTTAGGTTAGGATATAGAGGAACTCCGCCCCGCACAATGCAGTCATCTGTGTTTCTGATATCTTACATGTAACTTCGGGATAAGTGTGAAATAAAAAGAACATCGTGCTAGTTAAGATGGCGCTATACTGACGAATGTATACATATTTCTCCGAGCCTATAGCCTCTAGTACTCCTAGGAGTACTAGAGGGACTAGGGTTTATGTCTTATAAAGAATTCCAATAATCTAAGCTATCGATATCAGAAGAATACGTAGTATCTACATTACCGTTATAACTACCATAACCAAACATATCATTCCTACCAAAGTAATTAGCTCTATTACTTAGCATAGATTCAACACGAATAGAATCTAAACTACCTAAGATATTATCTACAATAATAGGCGATTGTTTCATCATGTTAATCTTACGGTTTTCTTTCAATTCATTAATCATATCGGACATACCAATAATCTTATTACGTTCCTCTGGGTCTAATCGTTGCTCTAATAGACGAATAGATTTCTCAATCTTACTAAATTCAAAATAATCATCAGTGTTATTTAAATCATTATAAAGAGATTCAATCTTATTACGAATATTTTCTTGTTCACGATTGTATGCTAATTTAACTGGGTCTACAGTAGTACCTGCTTCAACAACATCAGACAAGAATCTTTGTTTAATGATATCGTAATAGAATACATTACGAGCATTGAAGATAAACCAACAAGCTAATAACCAACTAATTACTTGGTCATCATGTTTACCTTTTAAGTGGTCAATACGACCATCTAATACAACAAGACCTAATAACTCATCTACCAATCTAGTATCTTTAATCTTATCTGCTACAATATCTACAGCACGATACAGTGTTTCATTATACAAGTTATTACGAGTATAACGACCAGTACCTGTAGTCATGTAACCAAATAAAGGACGATATTGGTTAGCAATAGACATACGGCTAGGATGTGAATCCATGGTATCAAAACGTCTAGGGTTGGAATCACGCTCATTGACTACAATGTTAAACACTCGTTTAAATGGGTCAATATTGTAACTAGGTAATACTTCAATCAAGTAATCGATAATGCCTTGTGCAGAAGATTTATTTTCTGGAACAATCAATATCTTAGGATAACGTATCATTAAGTCAGCTAACCACTGAGCGTAATTGTACAAGTTAACATTATTACAATCAGCACATCCAATAATCTCAAGATTAACTGCATTAACAAAAGTCAATGTTGTAGAGTCTCTACCTACATTAGAACTACTGTCCATACCTACAATAACAGGAACTGTATTCATCAAGTGATTAATTTCATCTTGATTATAATACCATTTAACAGTTAAACCATTGGTACCAATATCTCGATATACTGGTTCCATCTTACTGTTAGTCATCATTTGTAATTGTTTAGTAGTAAATGGAGAGACTTCGTTACCAGAAGTCCAAACATTATAGTAGTCTCGAAGAGCTGCTTCAGGAGAAACCCTGTTCTCTACAATCTTATTAATCAACCATTCGTCACTATAACCCATTTGACGATGAGAGAATGTTCCTTGGATACTAAATGTACCAGTAATCTTAGCAATTTCAGATTGTGGGTTAGAGTCTTTACGAACCATTTTCTCAAATTCAACCACATCTTTACAATCAAGATATTTTTCATCCCATTGTGCAGATTCTGTAAATAGCTCATACACCCATTTACCTTCTGGGGAGTCTTTCTTACCAGCAGTTGTGGTAAAGATAGAACCAGTGAATTTACCTTCACGCATTGCATCATCTTTTGCCGCGTTCATCGCAGAACCCATGGTAGGAATAGTAATAAAGTTATTCTTACAATAAGCAATCTCGTCACAATGTCGAATCTCTACAGTATCACCACGACCTTTTTTATCCGCATCTTCCACAGAGTCTTGTGCTACAATAGTATTATAGTAATTACGTCTATCTAATACAGTAATAGTCTCTTGGTTATTACTGTCTTTCTTAGTCATTCGGTTTAACCACTTAGGCATACGTTCAAACAGCTTACGTAAACGAATTACGTTCTTAACAGCCAGAGGTCTATCTTTTGTATACAATAACATACGTAGACCAGTACTGAAGTTTAGAAGATAAGTCATCAGTACGTCTGTCGAATAAGACTTACCAGTCTGACGTGGTTGAATCAACAAATACTGACAGTTATTAAAGAATGACCAAAATAAAGAAATATTCGCTCTATTGGCTCTAAATCTATTTTTAATATTACCTTCAGGAATAGGAGCAATTTCTCTAAAATAATAAAATGGATTAATGGCACATTCAGCAGCAATCCAAATCTTTTGTTCTTGTGTTAGATTAGGGTCGTAAGGGTCTACAAATTCTAATCGTCTATCGTGTAACTGTAAATGAAAGTAGTAGTTCTTAATCCCCATCTTTTTATAGATGTTTGCTAAATCAATAAACGACTGGTTTTTAGTCGAAGTATGGACAATAGCATTAGGATATTTAATCCAGTCTTGTAAAAATAATATCATGATATTATCCTTTAAGTATAAACCATATTTCAAAAATATAACCAAATCGTCGTATATACGTACAAAATAGAAATAATACTATCGAGGTGTTAGCCCCGATAGTATTATTATTTTTTTTATTTATTGTTTTTAATTCTGGTTATTTGTATATCTAAATAAGCTGAAATTACCGCATTAATTTGTTTTTCTTCACCTAATAGTCTTGATAGCAAACGAGGTATATAAACAGGTTGTTTCAAAACAGTGGATGTAATAGGTAAATCCCAAGACTTAACACAATCAACTCTATAAAGTATAATGTGTTTCTTTTTAAAGAACCACCAACCAGTTCTCTCTAACACAAAGTGTTTCTTAGTAACATGAATCTCTAAAGGAAAACCTTCGTAATTGATAATTCTTACATTGGTTTCACCATTAGGTTCTTCTACTTCTGTGTATATTTTATTACCAGAAAAGTAATCCATGATACTAAAACTTTTTGAGAGCAGTTTTTCTATTAGACACATAATTCGCCTTTCGAATGTGTTCCTTTTAGCCGGAATAATAACGCATTGTAAAGGCTCTCAGTACTATATATAACATTACCCCTGTGCGTGTGGCTGCTATTGATGGACCAGATTTAATCTTAGTCGCCCTCTTAACGATTTCTTCCACATCATCACGGATAGATAATAACAACTCATCAGTACTACGGGAAGATGTATAAACACCTTTCATTTTACTGATTAAACCACTAATATCAGATTTATTTTTCATCGCATTTCGATTTTGGTTTAAGTAAGTTAACAAATGAGTCATGATTTTATTAACCACCTCATCAATTTCTAACTTACCTTTATCACCTTTACCATACGAATCACTAATCCAACTTAGTGTACTTCTGAACATAGAAACAGGCATAGTCTTATTAGAACTTTCAATAATAGAAATCAAATCCAGTTTAATAAAACTCGGTTTATCAGGTATTACACCAGCTAAATAATTACGATAAGTTTCTAAAGCATTTGCCTTATCCTTAAGAACAGCTTCACCATCCATCTCGATAAATGTAGAAGAAGTACTGTTCACCCTCATCCCAGACTCTTGGACTTGTTTTTGTAAACCGTAAATGTTTTTAAGTAATGCTTTATTCCTACCTTGTGTATCTGTTAATAGATAACCCACTGATTCACCAGTATTGCGAATATCGTGTTCCATTCGTTGAATCGTTAATCGGTGAATAGAGTGTTTCATGTCAATAATATCGTCACTTCTGTCTTGTACTACTTTTATCCAAGTGCCTTTTTGTTTAATGGCGTATTTATTACTCATCGCAGCTAATGTTGCTTCGGCAACTTCTTTAGAGCAAGGATAAGGCCAGTGTCTCTGTAGACGAGAAGTGATAAAACGAAATTGTAAGACATTATAGATAGCTGACATTATCTCATTTTTACGCTTTTCATTGATTTTAGAAGACTTGTAGAACATATGGCTTAACCAGACACAACTTAAATTAAACGCATCACCAGCTACTACGTAGTAAACCGGATTAATAATATCGTTGAGTCTAGGTAAGAGTTCTTCTTCGTTAATGTTGAGTATTTCATCAAACCAAATACTTCGGTCTGAATTAGTAAATTTAACCACATAGACACCTGTTAAATTACCACCGAAGAAAGAAGCGTGTTCTACATTCTTGGAAATAAAACTATTCATGTAACGAATAATCTTATCACCTAATTTGTTATCGAAGGACAACTCCCCGCACAAATCATTAAATACATCTTTTACATGTTTATCCATTTTCTGTCCTTTATGTTAAATGTATTAAATTAGTAAATAAAATAGTCATTCATAACTTTTTAAAATATTTTAAACTTATACTATTCACATGAAAGAGTCGAATCTTTCCACCTTATTTTATAACTTATTTAAAGGAAACTTAAAATGATTAAATTGATTTTTGCAATTGTAATTGCTCTGTTTATCTTTCTCACTTCTCGTATGTGTTGGCATCTATAAAGTAGCTAACAACTACGATAAATACAAAAAGTTCTTTGAACAAAACTTCAACCAAAACAAAAAGTAATTTATACCAATGATTACCCTATGGAAAAACCATAGGGTAATCTTAATTTTATTTTTTAAAAGGAAATCAAAATGAAACAAATTAACCCATCTAAAATGAAACAAATCGAGCAATACGGAAATAAACAAAAACAACTCAAAGTAACCCCAGTTCACGAAAAACTGTTTAACGAAATCGTTGACACTATTGCTAATGAAATCGCTGAAGAATCTGGTGTCAATAAAACATACGAAGAAAATATTCGTACCTTGGTAGAAACCAATAAAGATGTAACTAAAATCAATGTAGCTACCATCTTTAATTCTGTTAATACAGCTATCGCCAATCCTAAAGATACAGAACATAAGGATAAGTATAAAGAGCTTTATGCTCTCTATCAACCTAACATCTTTATCGATGCTATCTTGAGGAAAGTATTCAAAGCAGTAAACGATAATGGTTATACTACCCTGCTTTCTGAAGACCGAAACAGTTACTATCTGGCAGATGCTAAAACATTACGCCCAGTAGCACTCTTCCGTGAACAGAAAACTTACGACCGTCCAAAGAATGACCAATCGACTCATCCATTGGCTTATGCTATTTTCTTAACCAATGACAAAAATGAATGGGAACCTGTTAAATACGATTTGGTAGATTACGTATTTACTAAAGGTGACTATGATTTCTATCCTACTCGTAAAGGTGATGAAATTGATTTGGTTACTTTCAACGGTATGGTGACTTTGTATACTGATATCAATTATGCTTTCGGTATTATCAAGTATTTCCAAAAACAAATGGAAAAAACCAATTTTGAATTTGAAACTACTCAACCTAATTGGGCTATCGTACCAGTAGACATCAATACATTGGATTCTAATTACTGGTATAACGATGAGATTAAAGCTTTCTCTATTTGTGTAGATGATTTGATATACCCAGATGGTGATAACTGCATCACTGAAGGTATGGAACATCGAGAAGGTAATGATGTAGAAGGTATTTCTGTTGTAGCAGGTAATGTAACAGCTAAACCAATTAAGAAACTATCTCTTAAATCTTCTACTAAATACAATACCCATACAGATTATACAGTAGTCGTGATTGAAGTTACTGATACTGATGGTAATGATGTTATTAAAATGAACCCAAATGATTTCACTGATGTATTTGGTGAAGTCACAACGCATGTTTATAATACATTCCCTAAAGAGAAAGGATTGGTTAAAGCTGAAATTCTGAATCCTACAGGTGGTGGTAATGTGTTCTACATTATTCAACCTTATGTTAAAGAATTTGTTCCGTATATCGGAATGACACACGATGTGGTGTCTGGTATTCTTGAACCTCTTCATCATGAGGGTTTTATTGATAATATGGTAGGTAAAAACAGCGATAAAGTCATTGATTTGATTCGTATGTTACCATTTATTAAACCAGGTACTAAGTTAACCGATATCAAAGAAAACCTCTTGTATCGCTTCTACGATTTTCTGCATGAAGAATATGTGGGTTTTGGTGGCAGTATTTTAACTGACCTTTATCTGGAAAGTGTACCAGTAGTAGAATTCCATGGTGATAGATCAAATGATTTAGATAGTGGTGATACCCTCTTCTGTGTTTATACTATCAATCCAATAACAGCAGTAAAATATGGTATTGATATTACTAATGCAGTACGTGATGCTAATGGTGATCAAAGTTTTGATTCACTCTATGTAATTGCATTCAAAACACGTGAAGAAGCACAAGCGTATGTTGATTCCACTAAAAACCCATTGCATTACTGTATTGTAGAAAATATAGTTAGTATTACAGTTAGTGGTACCAATGTACGTGAAGTTAATGATCGACTCTATATGGAATACGATTATAACTTCTTGGAATATGTATACGACGAAAATTGCCCAAAAGAGTTTTTCAAAACCAACTTTAATCAATTAATCGTTATATAAAATATTTTCAAACCTATACTATTTTACTGAAGGGAGTCAATATCGATTTCCTTCAGTATTTTATTTAAACTTAATCTTTTAAAAGGAAACCTTAAAATGGCTATTAATGAAACTGTTAAAAAGATCGCTGATGTTGTTGCTGAAAAACACCTGAGTTTTGACGCAGAAACACGTACCTTGAAAACTACAGGCAATGCGATGGAATCTGCATTGGCAGTAATCAATGAAGAGGAAAAACTTGGTTTGGATGAAAAACAAATCAAGAACACCTTCCAAGCCCTGAGCCTGTTCACAGCAGGTACTGGCTTGGCAACCGGCGAACAAGGCATTAAAGAAATGAAGAAAGACAAAACTCTGGACGCATTGACTGCTGAGTTCCAAGTAACTAAACAAGTGAAAGTGAAACACACAGTTTCACGTGACTACGAAGTTACACCAATTCCACGTAACGGTGAAAAAGTAGAGCCTGTTACTAAACATGGTCGCTTGGATACCAAGCTGGAAGTATCCAGTGTTAAAGCACGTAGCTCTGCAAATCTGGCAGCTGTACGTGACCATCTGTACGCCCAAGGCGAAGAGAAACTGGGTAAGTAATATCTTATAAATCATTCTAGGTAGGACCCAAACCCTACCTAGAATATTTTTAATTAGTTTGGAACTTATATAAAGGAAATTAAAAATGGCTAAACTCACTAAACAAACTGTAGCTGCTGTATCTAAAGGTAAAAAAGAAGTAGTAGCTAAACCAAAGACTACCCGTAAACCTACTGCTACGAAAGCACCAGTTAAACCTAAAGCTACACCTAAAGCATCTACTAAAGCTGTTGCTAAAACACCGGTAAAAACACCACATAAATCTACTGTCAAACAAGCTGATAAAGCTCCTGTAAATCCAGTAGAAACTCCAAAGATTCCGGCTAAAGCAGTATTGGCTAAAGCAACATTGCCACCACGCACTAAGAAAGTGGAAAACAAACCTCGTAAACCTCGTAAACCACGCTCATTCAGAACGGATACTTCTAAGTTCCGTAAATACAACAATGAGCTTCGCATTAACTTGCGTAACTTGATTTACGATAAAGGCTTCACCATTGCTAAAGTTGCACGTGAAATGGGTATCCTTCCCCATTATTTGTTCAATGTATTAAAATTGAACAAAACCTCCGAAGGTGGTAATGATGCCGTTGTTGTACTTGACATTGCATACGCTGTTTGTAGTGTAATTGGTGCGAATATCAGCTCTGTACTCCCAGTAGCTGAAGTAGTAAACCCAGTTTACAAATCAACTAATGATATGGTTGATAAATTCAACAAATTGCAAGAAGAGAATGTTCAACTGAACTTCCTCTTTAAGCAAACCAAGCAACAACTGGATACTCAGTTTGTTAAACTGACTAAAGCTGAAGCTAAAGTAACTAACTTAGAAAAGATTAAAGATAAACTTACTTCTCTTCTTAAAGCTATTGAAGAGTTGGAAGAATCTAAGTCTTAATTAAAAGAGAGGATTGCTCCTCTCTTTTTTATAAAAGGAAACCGCATGAATAAGCAACAAGAACTGATGTCTCTATTTAAAGAGTACACCAGTAAAACAAAACGCGAAACTTATCGTGATATCTGTATTGAAAATAATGTCATTACAGATATTATTAAAGTGATGAATACGTCATTTTACGTATTATACCATAATCGACTAGATGAGTTGTCTAGCAAGTTTAGTAAATTTGTAGAAAACTACGGTGATGGCGAATATTTACCTTCTTTGTTATTGGATACAGACTACACTGAATCAATCGGTAGTGATGATATTAAAGTAGTCACTAAAGACTGGGTGGTTTCTACTTTGTTTATTATCCGTATTTTCTTGAAAGAAGAATCCAATTCTTCTTCTTGGCAGGATTCTAAGATTTTGGATATTTTCCAAGGTCTTCTAAATGAGACCCTAGACCGAGAGGTTAATAACCTTAACGCACGTAAGAAACCACTGAATGATGACGAAGAAAATCTTTTGATTCTTATTTCATCTATCAGTGTCTACTGTGTAGCTGAAGGTTTGGATTCTTCATTAGGTAAACGTGAGGTTAATATTGCGTTTAAAGAAGCCATTAATAGTTGTTTTAGTAACTGTTATCTTACTAAAGAATCAATTGATTTTATCACAACCAAATGTGGTAAACGCTTAGGTAATAAAATGAAACGATTACTTAATAAAGTATCTATTTCTTCTATTTCAGAATACATTCTATAAGGAAAGTATAATGGGTAAAAAGGAAAAATTTGTTTTCGTATCAGACCGTGAAGATCAAGATGTTAGTGAAGTCATCGGAATAGACAGATGTCTTATCGATATTGAGAATACGTTGGTTAATGCACTCAGTGCTTTTTCTAAAAAAGGAAAAGACATTAGTAGGATCGATTACGAAGAACAGGGTAAGTTAAACATTAGTGAATACTATTACCCAATGGGTATGGTGTCAATAGCTTATTCGCGTACGGTATTCACGTTTGAAAAAGAAACCATTGATGCTTTATTAAATAAGATATCAGGTGGTGAAACCATTAATTGGAAAACTGAACACATCAATGTAACATATGTTAGATGGATGTATTCTGTTGATACCAATTTATATCACATCTGTAAAGACTTCAACACTAAGGAAGTGAAAATCCTAGATTTCTGTAGACGTGTTATCATTATTAAAGATGAAGAACGGAATATGAAATATGGGTTTGTGTTTCTCACTCTGCCATTGGGTTATGATAAAACACTGGCAGCCATTGCATCTAATACAGTGTATTACATGCTACCGCAAGAAGCAACTGACTTAGTGTGTGAGGAAAATGAAGCACACAACAAAGTTATGGATAATTATCTTAACGTACCTGAAGTTTCAGATGAAGAGAATATAGATAATCCAGGATATAACCTGTATAATCAAACATTCATTGATTTTGAAATTGTACACTGGCAAACATACGTTAAAGATAAACTATATAACGGAAAAGATAAAAAGTATGTTAATTGATAGACACTATAGTAGAGAGGATATCCTCTCTACTATAGCTATCTTTTAATCTTTTATTTTTTATCTACTTTGTAAGTTAAGAATACAGTTAGATGGTTGGTAGATTCCATAAGTTCGTAAAGAGCAGGTGCATTAATCTTCACTTGGTCTACACCAAGATTACCATGAATAAACAGAATTAAAATAACATGTTTATTACCACGTACAATCAAGTCTTTAATTAATTCTACATCTTCATCTTTTACCAAATGGTGTTCCATGGTAAAGATAATAGGATGTGGTACGCCTTTAGCTAAACCAGCTACTTCGTGGATAATGTTGTAAATACCGATACCCATTGGATTGACACTCTCAACAGACAAATGTGTATCTTGTACAACAGCAGGTGTATCAGCAATACCAGTAACTACATCATTGCGACCTAGTTTATAGTTAAAATCAGCAGAACTACCATCTAAATCACGACCTAATGATTCTACCATTTCCTCTTTACCGTCTTTTGCATACATGTCATTTAACTTCTTAGCCACAGATGTTGCAAAATCACCGTAGACAGGCACATCGTAATTATTTTTTTCAATATCGGAGTTAATGCTTTCTAAACTCAAATCACCGATATATTTCATTTTACCAAATACATGAATGGACATTTCTAATTCCTTTTAAATATTATTAGGGACTAACATTTGCATGAAGTCATATTTCATTTCTTCATTACCCAACCACTGGATACGAGAAGCGTATTTTAATTCTTCCAAATACATCTCATTAGCATCAGCATAACTATCAATAAACTGCATGAACTCACCTAATTCAGCACCACCGTCTAACTTAGCTTGACCAATTCTAATTTTTAACTTACGGTAGATATATGCTTTAGTAGCAAGTAATACTAATTTCTTAATATAGTCAGCAGCGGTAATAGGGATATTGTTTAATTGAGGGTCATTTTCAATAATCAACTCGATATAGCAGTTTGTGGTAATATAACTAGTACGTCTGATTCTAAATGAATTACCAGAAATCATGTCTACTTTAACTTCGTAGTTCAGAGGTATACCAGCAGTATTGTTTGCCATCTTTTGAGCGCCAGTTAAAATAGCACCACCACTAGAAGTAGGCATACTTAAACCACCTGTACCAAGACCACCTGTTTCTGCATATAGGTCTAATAGATTAACACCCAATACAGTAATAATCTTTCTATTATTGGTTACTTCATCAGGAACAGTAACAATCCAGTCAGTAGGTGTTACCATTTCTACCTTACAGTCACGCATAGGTACATTAAGTTTAGTGGCATATTCAATATTCAAATCAGGCATAACACGCTTATTAATTACTTCTTGAATAATCATTGCATCTGCACTCACAGGTGCAAATCGATTCTTACGAAAAGGAATAACAAATGCCTCTTCAATAATCTCATCAGGGATTTCATTATAGATATTGTTAATTGAAAGTGATAACATACTCATCACAAAACTCCTTATAAAACTGTGTAATATTCATACGTTACTCTATTTTTATTCTCGTATATATTATTAACATGAAGACGATTTTTCGTAGAAATATTTACGGAAAAAGAAAATTATGAAGAGTAATTATTTATAAAAAGGAAATCAAATGTCCGAAAATTTAGTACAAGAACAAATTATTAAATGGCCAAACCCATTAGAAGAAGTTAAACGTATTATGCAATATGCAACTGTATTGTTAGACTATCCTGATGGTTTTGAAGAAGACCTACAAAAAGCAGGTTTCCAAGGAGACCCTAGTAAAGAGAGAAAAGATAAAATCATCTCAGCAGTAGTCTCTAATATCAAAGACCACCAATATAAACTAACTTCGGTTAACTGGTTTACTAATCTTGGCATTAACCATATCTACCATGAAGAATTATTGAAACTAGATATCCATCTTAGTCGATGGAATTATCTTAAAGTTTTACAAATGATTATTGGTTATTGGTTAACTAAATATCGACAAATGTGGGTATTTAATAACTTAGGAACATATGCAATTTATGCTAATAAGTTAATGAATGAAATTAAGAAATGTAATGACGATGACGAAATCAATCGTGAGGTTACATTAGGTGGTTTAGAGGAATTGGCTCTTACTAATACTTTAGAAGAAGTATTTCCAGAAACTATTAAAGCACTGAATGATGCTTACGAGATGTCTGATTCATCTACTTATTTCTTAGATGAAAGAAACATCGATAAAAACGGATTGGTTATTCCTATCACGTTTGTGATTGACCCAATCTATCTTAGCATTATATTTGCACACTAAGCGAGGGAATAAATGAGTTTTGAAAAAGAATTACTGGAAGAGAATGGTCATTATATTGACATTGCTCCTACAGTTACAGTACACAATATTTCCCATATCCTAGATGCATTGGATATTACACTGATTAATCATGGTGATGAATCTCAGGAAATTGAAACGTATGGTGGGTATGGTTTCTATAATCCTATTACAGGTGAGAAACTAATCGAAGAAGGTCTGCCCTATTATTTGGAAACAGATAATGAAGTGGTTGTCTTTGAACAAACTGATGAAGTGATGAATCGATTCTATCGCAATAATGTATATAACCTTATTGACGGTAGAATTAAAGATAAATTAATTCATCGTAAAAAAGACAATAGAAATATTACAATTGCTACGAGTTATCGCTATTATAGTATTTCTATTATCAATAAGATTTGTCAATACGTAACAACGACTCACTTACCAGAACAATATGGTGGAATAGATAAGTATCGTTTAATTACAGATATTATTCGAGAGTATTTCCAACCAGTAATGGCTGAGTTCTCTAAGGTAAAAGAAATCATCCCTAGCTTAAATATCCCATGTGGTTTAAACACACATCCAGTATTTAAAATGCTAATGTCAGTTATCGATGATATTAATGATTTCATTTCTGTTCTTAAAGATAAGACTCCACGTATATTGTGTCAGTGTATGCATTATCGCGGATATCTTCTGGTAATCAATTACGGTGACTTCCGTATTGTAGAATGGGAACTCATGAAGATGTTAAGCGTAGATAGAACTACTAGTGTCTGTCAAGATGAATCATTTAATGCTTCTAATACCAGCATGGTTGCTGCTATGCCACAATTGCTTACTTTAAATATTTTGGATAGTTATTTAGAGATGACAAAGAAAGAATGCTTAGTTAAATACGAAAGCTTACTTTTAACACTAGTGTAACTATTTTAAATACGAGAAGGAAAATGAAAACTGATATTCCCTATCTGGATTCATTTGAAAAGAATACGGTAGTAAGTGTAGTAGACGTCTCTGTAATGGACTTATACTTACACTTACACCGTGTTCTTTCTAATAGAGAACTGAAACAAGGTTCTTTTTTTTTAAGAGAATTAGGTTACGATTCTTTAGATAGTTTGATTAGAGAATTTGTACCTAGATTGTTTGATGAAGTTTTTTTAGATAAAGATAGTAATGCTTATACTGACTTTGCAGATGTATTAGTCAATATGGGTCTTTCACTATCTGAAATTGATATGGCTGTAGATATTTTAATTGGCGTAACTACACCTGTTTTTAACCAAGTAATTTTTGACGATAAGACAAAATTCTTTGCTTCTATTTCGTCAAATGAGAAAGATTTAATCCCGACTATGCGAATCAGTTACTTGAACACTACTTAACCAACTTAACTTTTATTAATTCTAAGAGGTAAACCAATATGTCATTAGGAAGTTTTAAAATCAATAAAGTAGAAATCCCAGATAGTCTAGATACTGTATGTAATATTATTGAAAACATCGTACAGGAATCTATTAACAAACTGGCTGTTATTGATTTCATCATACGCCAAGCAGTTTCTAAATTACATGAAAATTTAGACATTAAACAAATCGCAGCTGAGATTGCCGAAGTTATTTTGTTTACAGAAGCATTTTCAGTGAGTTTACCTCTTTACCAAAATACTCCAATAGTATCATCAGCTTACTTACGAATAAAATCTTGTTTGATAGATATTGTTAGTTATTTATTAGAGTATTTGGAAAAAAGCCATTATCGAAGTAGTTTTCAAGAAGGAAATAAAGTCGTATCGGTATTTGATTTAACTATATTAGAGATAATCCATGAGTAATCGAACTTACGATATAAACCAATTTAGGGCTAATCGTCTTGGTAATCGAATTAACGATGAAATTGAGAAAAGGAATCAAAAACTTGAAAGTGAGATAGTAGATACATTTATTAACTTACCTGACGAGTTTATCCTAACAGATGGGAATGCTATTTTAAAATGCTTTAGAATGTTAAATCAGCAAATCAGATTTAATGTTCAAGAGTTCTTTGATTACATGATGTATTTCAATACTCTATTAAATAGCTTTCCCTTTCAGTATTTCTACAATAAAGAAAACATCTATAAGTTAATACAAGAAACGCCTTATGAAAAGATGTTTGAGTTTAGTAAAAACAGTGGTGAAGTAGAAACATTGAAAGAAATCAGTGTTGATATTTTTATTACCATTATTAACACCATTATTAATGAAAAGCTCTATATTGAAATTAATGGTCAACCAATAATGTGTTATCGCATTCGTAATTGGGATCAGTTTTCAATTACTCTAATTAAATATAACCCATGGATATAAAATTATGACAAATCCAACAAATACTATTCGACAACTAGAAGTAGGTAAAGTCTATTCATTTGACACCTACTCACCAGAAGTACTAGGCACTCGCTTAATTAACGTAGAGTGTCTTGCAGTAATGAATGCACAAACAGCCATTTCCTCTGGTTTAGATATTAAATCATTCCACGAGAGAATGAAACCACATCTACCAGCAGGCTATAACAACAATCCATTTGACATGACTTATGTTAAATTGGTTAGTGTAGATGGTAAAGAAACAATCTACGCTATGGATTGGATTAATCGTTCTACTATTCAGGAGACTTCTCCTAATAAGATTACTGTTACAATTAATGGTGTATCTAATAATGACGTTGAGATTATTCGTAAAGCATTAACCATGCAAGGTTATACTGATATTTCAATCGTATTATCTGAACGTTAATTTACACTATATATGAATAGAGTGATTTTCTAGACTTAATTACTTCATTCGTATTTTCCTAGTTTGTTTATTTCCAATTTTTAAACTTATTCGTTTGCCTTTGATAGTTGAAGAAACAATAAGGCTGAATATCTATTGTAAGGGTAATCCCTCGGTACACTTCTAAACAAAGTTTTACGATAGATAGTAATTCTATAAACTAGTCATCATCCGGTCATTCTTCGTTCACTCCTCCGCCGGCGCAGACTACACATGGAAGCGAATACAAGTACCGAAAATATTCCATAGGTGGATAATGACCTAACGACCACCTTAATCAGTGAATTAATAGGGACGGTATTTACTGAATCGTTTTGGTTTCCTTTTAAAAAGAAGTTGAGAAAAAGCTATAGTACCTCTAGAGTAGGATATCCTACTCTAGAGGGAATTAGTTTATTATGTTTTTATGAGGTCGATGGATACTCGATTAATGTTAATCTTTAAATTGAAAAAAGGATATTATAATGTCTGAAAAGAAATACCCTAAGCTCCCTATTGAGCTAGAACCTACTGAGAAACCTTTGGAATCTGATTCTACTCTGATTGCTGGTTTGAAAGTTGTTTACAACGATGAGACTTTGCCTAAAGACGAACACAATGACCAACTGGTAAAAAATCGTAAAGCAATGTATCGTGGTGAATTGCCTCCTGCTAAAGAAGAAAAAGCTGGTGGCGAAGCAGCCCATACAGCTGAAGGTGGTGAGCCAGGTGCTGCCCGTGCTAACTTTGTACCTCCAGTAAACGCTGAAGCAGGTCGTGCCGGTGCAAATGATGCCGTAACTGGTGAGGAATCTCGCCGTGGTGGTAAACCAGCACGTAACACTGAAGAAGGCAGCCCACAATAATCTAAACTAATTTACTATACACTGACCATAAGGTCAGTGTATAGTAAATATTATTAGTACCTTATCTTTTTTGATAGTGATTAATAGGTAATAGGAGTTCTAACTATGTCTTATTTAGATAGAATAAATATAGATTTTGATAGAGATTTATTTATTCTTCCAGTAGATGAATATAAGCGAGATATTGACCCAATTGGTCAGTACATCGAACAGCAATCTCAATTCTTACACATCATGGAAGATATCTCTCTCGAAGAAGCAGAAGCATTTGTTAAGAAAACGATTGGTAAAGAAGGTAAATACCCAATTAGAAACCCAATGGTAACATATGTACGTAAAGATGAATATGGTGATCGTGTTAAAGATAGAACCAGTTTATTAGATTACATTAACTCTACCTTAAAAGATAATGAAGTATTAACTGCTACATTTACGACATTTGTTAGTCAAGATAAAAAACTATCGTATATTTCAGAATACGTAGACCATCAAATCCCTAAACGTAAGAAGTTAAAGAAACTTCAGTTCCAAAAGAAACAAGAAGGTGATAAAGTAGGCGAAGCATTTGCTAACAATGGACAGAACAATATTAAGCGTTCTATTAACTCTATTTCAGGAGCTTCTTCTATTGTCTCTACGCCTATCTACATGGCCTCTATGCACCCTATCCTTACTTCTACGTGCCGTATGACTTCAGGCTATGCTAACGCTAATAACGAGAAGCTATTAGGCGGTAATCGCCATTACCATAACCCAGATGTCACCATTAATAATCTTTGTGTATTAACTTATCGAATTAATGAAGATAAGATTGAAAAGTTTCTTAATGATAATAACCTTTATGTCCCAACAGCTGAAGAGTTATTTGAAGATATATTAAACTCTACACGTTTATATTGGAGATGGTCTGAAAAAGAACAAATCATTCTAGAATTCTTAAAGAAATGTAATCGAGAGCAAAGAGCTTCTATTGCATTTACTTACGACATGTATTTAATGCGTAAATATAATCCAGAATTCATGAAGAAATTTATCATTCGTTTAGCGACTAATAAAGTGCCTGATTCTGACATGACTATTGCAGATGCTAAAGTTATCTTTAGTAAAGCAAAAGAATCTATTCGTAATATTGGTATCCAGATTAATGCTGATTTAGTAAAAGGTTTAAAAGAAGACCAATACGTAGATACAGATACTATTTTAAAAATCAGTAGTTGTATTGTTAACATCTATCAAACCTTTGAGTTATACAGCGATTATATTACCACATTCTTAAGAAGTAATCATATCCCACCATCTCTAGCTATGTTCCCAAATAGCTTAAGGAAAGTGGTACTAATGTCAGATACAGACTCTTCCATGTTTACTACACAAGGTTGGACAAACTGGATTGTAGATGAAACTAAAGATGAAACCTTGCGTTTCCCTGTATTTGCAAATATCGTTGGTTTAGTAGATGCTACTTTAAAACATCATTTGGCTATTATGTCTTTTAACTTAGGTGTTTCTAAGAAGAAATGGTCTTTGATTTCCATGAAGAATGAATTTAGTTTTGATACATTTGCTTCCATGGGTAAAACCAAACACTATATTGCTTCAATTAACTATCAAGAAGGCAACGTGTATAATAAGATTTCTATTGAGAAGAAAGGTGTTCACTTAAAGAACTCTAACTCACCTCAAGAAATCATTAACCATGCTGAAGACATTATGCTTCGTCTTTATAGTATTAAAGAGAGAGCAGAAAGAAAACTAGATAATTATTCTGTTAAATTAACCAGCATTCTTAAAGAAATCGCTGATGAAGAAAGAAAGATTTTCAGAATCGTAGACCAAGGTGATGTAGAGTATTATCGGTCTAAACAGATTAAAGACGAAGAAGCGTATAAGAACGATGGTGAGAATTCACCTTATGCTCACTATACCTTCTGGAATGAAACATTTGGTCATTACTACGGTTTTACAGCACCTCCACCTTATAGTGCATTTGATGTAAAACTAAGTATTAACAATAAGACTAAAATGAAAGAGTTCTTAGATTCGTTTGAAAATCAAGAATTAGCAGATAAAATTAGAAAGAATATGGAAAGACGAGGTAAAGATGTATTGGGTACCATCAATATCCCGTATGAAGTATTCGTAGGTAAGTCTATTCCAAAAGAAATTATTCCTTATGTAGCTAAGCGAGAATTGGTAGCTAATATTTGTAGCCCTTATTATATCGCATTAGAAGCAGTCGGTATGTTCTTCTTGGATAAGAATGTAACTAAACTAATCTCTGATTACTATTAAAAGGAAATTAAAAATGGATAGTATTTTCTGGGGTGTATATCTTGCAGATATCGTAGGTACAATAAAAGGTACTGCTTTTGTATTGATATGTTTAACATCACTGATTCTCTGGATACTAGTGGGTATGAAAACAGATAACCTTGATGTACCGAGATGGCAATTTGTAACAACTGGTATCGTATTGGTTCTTTCTGTAATCATTAGTATTTTCACACCTAGTAAACAAGCCATATACATCATGTTAGGCGTCAAGACCACTGGTGTTATCTTAGACCAACCTGTCGCTAAAAAGACTATCGAACTCTTAGAATTGAAGATTGATAAAGAGTTAGAAGACATTAAAAAGGAAACTAAAGGTGAATGATATTGTGAGTAATCTTGGTGATTTAGTCTTAGTTGCTTATTCGGTTTTTCTATTTTTATGTATATTGCTTGCATGTTTTTTATTATTGACTCTCTTTTTTATATTTATAAAAAAGATACTCGATGAGGTTAAAAAATGAATGATTTGACTTTATGGATTTACATCGTTTATATAGTAAATAGAATACGTGAAGTATTTTGTGGTGTAACTGTATTTATTGCTATGGCATTTGCTGTTAAAGTATTATACTTCATTTACATCGATAAGAATGGCTATATTAAGGAAGATGAATATCTTAGTAAAGAAGAAGTTAATGAGTTTTGGAAAAATCTCAATAAGAAACTATGGGGTGTATTAGGTGCATTTGTAGTATTTACTATTTTCCTAAATATCGTTATTCCTAATAAAGCAACTATGTACGCTATGGTAGCTTCTGAAGCAGTATCTCGTTCTGTTGATTCTGACATTGTGAAAAAAGCAATTAATAGAATCGATAAAGAGTATAACTTAGAAAACAGTAAGTAAAATATATCTCTACTCTACCTATTAAGGTAGAGTAGAGTATACTTATCTATATTTATTTTTTATAGTTTAAACAACCATTCAATCTCTTCAACATATAAATCATGTAAATCAGATATCCTACTGTCTTTAAACACACGACCACCATTTAAAGAAATCAGTTCTTGTCTTAATCTAGTTAGATATCCACTATTGACATTCTTATCTTGCATAGCAGGTGTTAATAGACAATGTTTTAAGAACCTAGTCATAGCCAATACATATATCCATTTATTTTGTCTGGTTAATAATATCTTAGGCGTATCCATAAACTCTAATGCTCTTATATCACCTATACCATGAATATTCGCCGCTATCTTTTCAATAGGGTAATTACCCTTTCTAGCCATCATCCAGATATCTTCAATATCTTTATCTAACTCTTTACTATTATTGTTTATGTAAAAAGAAGTACCAGCATAATCAATCGTTTTAGCCATAGAGTCATCAGTCAATAAGATATTCTTATTAATAATAACTTGGTTAATGTGACTAGGTAACATATTAGGTAAAACACACATTCCTAAGAAATATCCTGTATTAGGTAATTTATGGTCAGGATTGACTAACTTTATTTCTCTATGGTGTCTTAGCCAAGCAGCATATTGTAAATGTAATAAATTGATGTCAATTTGAATAATAGCAAATCCAGGTCTATCCACATAGTTCTTACTGGTCATTAAGTTATAACTGATATGGTTTTGGTCATGGCGTAAAACAGTAACTGGCACTAAGTCTTGCCAGTTTTCTTTTACATATTCCCAATCCCAGTAGTTATCGACTTGTGTAATAATTTCAGTAGTGGTAGGGCCGTAGAAGTTACCATAGTGTAATTTACCAATACTTCGGTCTGAAGATAAACCTAAGGCATTTGCATGATACCATGCTTTATCGTTATTATAAACATAAGCAGATACAAATTTATCAGGTATGTTTTTAGGCATGGCAAATGATTCAATGATGCGGTGAAGAATATGGTAACCACCTACGTAATAATAATTATTACGATACCAGTTAATGGCTTTAGCTAGTCGGTTATCAATAACCCGATTAGCGAATTTTAGGTGCCACACATTCTCTTTACGAAATCGTGTAGGAAATCCGACTAGATTAAACATATTTATAGTCTTTCTTATTTAAATAGGTATTAGAATAAAAGTATCATCATAAGATTTTATTATTTATTATTTCGAGATAAAACTTGAATATACCTATATATGAATATGTACGAATTAGATACTCAAGAGAGTATCGACCCTAGGAGATATAATATTTAATTTATTAGAAACAAGAGAAAACAATGTTTTCTACTGTATTTAAAAAAATTATGGTAATATATCATTAAAGTGTAGTAGGTAGTATTGGTGTCAATATTACATATTACGAACAAGGCTAATATAGCCGTGTTTAATTAAGCTTAATTTAACATTCTTACGAAAAGGAAATCAAAATGGCAATTAACGATAAACGCCAAGCTCAACCTTCTGTAAACTCTATGGAAGATATCGGCAAACTCGCTGGTGGTAACAACACCGCTAACAACCAAGCAACACAATCACAACCATCTACTAAACGTACTGGTGGTTTCACCTTTGCTGACCAAGGTGGTTTGTTTGGTTCTACCTTTACCGTTGTAAATGACGGTTTGATGAAGATGGTTGAACAAATGAAAACCATCATCAAAGAGAACACTCAATCTAATCGATTGGAGTTGGGATTCTATCCACTTGACCGTAACAACCATGACCTCGGTATGGACATCTTGTTGGTTACTACTCGTGACCAAGAACTGAAAGGCCCATACGGCGTATACGCTTTGGTAATCTGTACATCAGACACTACTCTGACTACAGAAACTACCCAAGCCGGTCCAGGTCAACGTAGTTACACAATTAACACCTACCCATCTCAAATCTTCGAAGCAGACAACATTGTACAGTTCCTGCTGCAAGCTGCTCGCGATTGCCTGGGTAGCAATGACGTTGTATTCGCAGGCGGTTGCCCAATCTTTACTGACTTCGTGAATTTCGAAGACAAGAAAGAAATTCAACCTGCACTTCTGAACGCTATCAATGCTTGTACTTTGAAAGCCTTCGCAGCATTCAACGAAGCTCAAGGTAAACTGGAAGACATCAACCTGTTGGAATACGACAACAAGAAAGAAACTCTGGAAGTTGACCGTAAACTGATTGGTGGCTGTATCAAAGACTTCCACGGTAACCCAATCCGCGCAGATTGGCAACATGTTGTGAACGCACGTCAAGTTCAACAAAACAACGTTGGCTTTGTAGGTGGTTCTGTAGCTAAAGAAGTATTCAGCATTTCCGGTTATACCGATGTAGTAATGGTAAACCCAGCTAACACTACTCACGTTGACTCTCCATGGGCACGTAAGAAACTGGCTCAATCTAGCGATGAGCAAATCTTCTTGCCAGTAAACGTGTTTACTAGCCTGATGCCAGCACGTCAACAATCTTTGGGTAACATCATCTACGCATTGGGTGTAGGTATTGGTGCTACATTCGCAGACTACTGGTACATTTACCAAGCATTGAACCCAATGAACCGTGCTCCTGATTGGCAACATACAATCGCCGGTTTGGGTTACGAAGCTTCTGAAATGTTCCGTCTGCCTGAGTTCGCTCCATTCCCAACTCCAGCCACTGACCCAAATGTATCCGAAAATGATTACTTGGATATCATTGGCCGTTACTTCTTGGATTCTACATCTTTCGCAATCGATGTAGGTTTGGGTACGCCAACTGAATGGATGTTGGCTGACTTTGTAAACGCAGCGTTTGAAGAAGACCATGTTGCAATCCAACCTGATTCTGAAAATGCTAAAATCTTGGCAGTAACTGACCACTTGTTCGGTGGCCGCTTTAAAGAAGTTTACTCTTCTTTGGGTGGTACTGGTCGTGTAGTATTTACTCTGCCAAATCGTCGTTTCTTGGTAGGTCAATACCACAATGCCCAAGCAAATGAAACTCGTTCTCTGCAAGACGTTGACCGTCTGTTCTTGGACAATAACGTTAACGGCATTAAAGAAAACTTGGAATTCACTCGTGCATTGGTTGGTGCTCAATCTGACCCACGTTTGGAAGTACAACAAGGTATCGGTATCCAACAAGAAATCGTTGGTACTCTGTTGCCACATTCTCGCATCGTAGGTTACGGCGCACGCTTGGAAATTGAAAACATCTACGCACGTGCTGTACACCAATGTATGTTGGAAGTAGGCCCACGCCTCATTAACCGCAATGTGACAAATACCTTCGGCCAAAATATGTTTGCAAACTACATCGGTTCTGCAATGATTGACAGCCTGGGTCGTTCTATCCTGTCTAACCAAACTGCAAGCAACAGCCAACGCAGTTCTTTGTTTGGTGCACGTTGGGGTAACGGCGTAAACAACAGTGGTAACACTTACTAATTACCTTCTGAAATAGAAGTATATACTACCGAGGGGATAAAACCCTTCGGTAGTATTTTATTTTTATTTTGTATAATTTTTCAAGATTCGATATATTTGAGTAGTTTATACTGCTTTTATATAAGGAAACTAGGAATTTAAAGAGAGGTAATCAATGGGTGTACATTTAAAATATATTAGCTCAGATGAGCTATTTAATAGAACCCATCACAGCAAAATCGTTATCAATGAATTGTCTAATCGTACTATCCGTGATAAAGCGATTGTAAATAGTTTGTTGATGTTGGAAGTAGGCGAAGCATTTGATAATATCCCTAGTTGTCAATGTGGTGCACTTTCAATGAATATCTATAAAGGTGTTCGATGTAGTAAATGTGATTCGGTCGCAGAAGAGGTTGTATCTACCGACTTAGATAATAAGATGTGGGTTCGTGCTCCTATTGGAGTTCCTGCATTAATGAATCCAATGTTGTGGTTTCAGTTACAAACCTATTTGGAACGTTCAACGTATAAGTTTAATTTGTTGCAATGGTTAACCGACCCTACGTATAAACCGAAGGTAACAAAGTTCACCAAATCCATCTCAATGATGTTACAAAGACTAGATGAGTTAGGTTTAAATGTTCGAGATTATCAGCATTTCTACGATAACTTCGATACCTATATTCATTTACTTTTAACAGAAAAGGAATTTAGACGCAGTTCAGATACGACTTCATCATCTGGTGAAGCACTATTAAAACTGTTTAAAGAAAATCGAGATATTGTTTGGCAACAATACATTCAAATCCCAAATAAAGCTGTTACCATTATTGAAAACTCAAATGGTAAAAAATGGATTGACCCAAGTACACCAAAATTATTGCGAGCAATTCGCTTAATGGTAGGTATTGACAATGAGGATAATGTCCGTGGTGGTATTTCTACTAAAACCAAATTAGCCAGAGCTTCTAAGTTCTTGAGCTATTTTAGTGAATATCAATCTATGGAAATTAACCCTAAGTTCTTGGGTTCTAAACCAGGTGAAATCCGTAAACACGTTATTGCAACACGTTCTAACTTTACAGGTCGTTTTGTAGTAACAGCAATCAATGGTCCACATCATTATTCAGAAGTGCGTCTACCATGGATTGGGTTTATGGGTATGTTTGCTCCACAGATTCGTGCAAAACTATACCACAAGTATGGTTTGTCTTCATCAAGAGTAAGTGAAATCATGACGAAGTATCAAAAGGTATATCATCCTAAGTTACATGAAATCATGCTAGAACTAATTGATGAATCTACGGATTCTGAAGGCAACAAAGGTATTACCATTGTTATTAACCGTAACCCATCACTGAAACACGGTTCTATTGTACGATTACGTATTCCTCCAGTAGTAGGTGTTAAAACAGATGTACGCGATATGTCTGCTTCAACATCTGGTAAAATTGCAGCATGGTATAACGGTGACTTTGACGGTGACCAAGAAACCTTCTTAGCTGTACTGGATAAACGTATGTCAAAAGCATTTGAACCATTTGATGCTAAATATTCAGTAGGTGATTTGATTAATGTATACGAAGCAGACGGTGTGACTTCCATTTCTAAACAAACAGTAATGGCTTTAGCAAACGCACTGTTGTTACATGACGAGCAACAACCGACTAAAGAACAAGCTGACTTTATGTCTAAATTTGCAGCATAAAGAAAGGAATTAGTATGGCTAGATTACACTTAGGCGGTAGAGATGCTGCACGTGTACACATGTACGGTACCATGAACATGGATACAGTCAATTTTATTCAAAATAGAATTGACAACCTCACTAACCTATATGGTGAAGGCGCATCTTGGTTTCAAGAGAAAGTGCAACAGCGATTTAATGATAGTGCTATTCGTTCTATCAATATTGCTCAAAACAATATGCACTATAGTGGTGGTGTGTTCGATGATGGTATCCGCCAAATGTTTAGCATTGATGACTTTAGGTCAGCATCACGTAATAACCAACGATATATTCTTGCTAACCCGTATTTCCATAAAGAATACAGCAGCGGACGTATCGAAGGTTGGGGATTTGAAGAAGATAGGTTCCCTAAACTCACGGGTGAAGATAATCCATATTACCAACAAGTTGTGGATGGTATGGTTCAATACGCTGATGAGAATTACGATGGTGAAGAACACGATGAGAAATTTGTGATTTATTCTAATGATGTGTTAGATGAACTTCCTGAACTCTTAATGAATCAGAAAGTCATGGTACGCAATAACTGGAATAGATTCTACAGCATGATTTCTGAAGGTGAAGAAGACCCATCTAGTTTACATGGTGCATACCTATAATATCTGATACAGACTACTACCACTAGCAATAGTGGTAGTAGCCTTTCTATAACTTTTATTTTTTAGGGTGAATCATGAAACCTAGAAGCAATAACCCAAAACTAAAACTCGTACCTACTTTAGATAAAGAAGGATGGTTACAGTATGGTGAAAAGAATAAACTAGATCGATTGCTGGCTTATTTTTTTACTTCAGAAGCCTCTCAGTCTACATTATACTATGGTACTATACCCACTTATCAAGCCATTGCAGCTAATAATATAGAAGACATTACTACCCTTAGAGAACAACTAGAGACAAGTGTAACTGAATACTTAAGAAAGTATTTAGAAAGTGTCAATGTAGAAGTATATGTAACTACAGTAGATGGTATAATTAAAGATATCCATGAATTGGAAGCAGAAAATGCAGTGGGTATTAAAATGAATATTCAATACTACGATAACGATAAATACGTAGTGTTTGAAAAGAACGTAATCTATAAAGAAGGTATCTTCAGTTATGTATTGGATAAATTCAATACAGGTTTCTCTATTTCAGAAGATTACCGTGACCCACGTTAATTAGTAAAAGGAAATTAAAATGGCAGAATATAGCTTAGTAGATACAGCTAATGAATTATCAGTAGTCCGTCCTGGTGAAGAGTTTAATGAACAAGCGGTTATGATAAATGGTATTAAACCAGTAATTGAATCATTAAACAATGAAGCAAAACTTAAAAAAGAATCTCGTTCTGTAATTAATGTATTAGAATATATTGATAACTTCTTACCAATGCATTGTGGTTATGTTACAGATGAAGATAGATTCACCATTGAGGATTGGTTAGACTTTGCTGGTGGCCCGTATAATGAAGTAGATTTAGTAGACAAAGATGGTAATGTTGTTGCTACTGTTCCGTCTATGTATCCTAACAATAGTTATGTATTGTTAAACGAAGAAGTAGAAAACATCGATGAAAGTGTTACTTCACTAGGTCGTAAGTTTGAAATCATTAATAATACAGGTGATAATTATCGAACTATTTCACGTAAGTCTCGTACAGATTTATACGAGAGTATGTTAGATAGATTTGATGGAAATGTCATTGAAGCACATAAAGCAAAATGGAATGCTTTCTTTGTGAAAATGGGTTTATTTAAACCAACAAACGAAACTAATGAACAACAAACTAATAGTGAAGATGATAGTATAGCTAATGGTGAATCCAATCCATTTATTTCTTATTAAAAACTATTTTTGAAGATTAGTTTAAAAGGAAGTGTCCAATGTTAAGACCACTTAAAATTAAAGCATTCGGTGATGTCCACAATGGACACTCTTCTACTCCTACTATTAAAATTTCAGAAGAGATACGTGAGTGTTTCCCTTATGGTAAAGATGCAGCAGGTACAGATATCTTAGTATTAGATGGTGACTGGTATGATAAGTTATTACCTAATAATCACCAAGATGCTATTGATACAGAAGTAACTATGTATTATTTGTTACGATATTGTAAAGACCATGATATTGTATTTTGTATTGTAGATGGTACACCACTACATGATGCAGGACAAATTCAGAAGTTTCTACATATTAACAAAGAAGCTAAAATTGATGCTGAAGTCATTTTGGTAGATACGATTGATATTGTTTATATTTCTAAATACGATGTCAATGTATTATTTGTACCAGATAGACCAAGAACCACACCTCAAGAAACATTCTCTATCGTACAAGAGAAATTAAAACAACACAATATTGAACAAGTAGACTTTGCAATTATGCATGGTTGTTTTCAATATCAGTTACCAGAGTTAGCCCCAGACCATAAACATAATGAGGAAGATTACGAGAATATAGTGAAAGGCCCGATTATTATTGGACATATTCACAAACATTCCTCTAAAGGTAAAATTATTGCTCCAGGTAGTTTTTCTAGATTAACACATGGTGAAGAAGAGCCAAAAGGCTATATAGAAATCATCCTCCAACCATCTGGTGAATTTAAAGCAAAATTCATCGAGAATAAAACAGCGACTATTTATAAAACCATTAATATTACAGGACTCTCGCTACAAGATTCCTTTGATAAAATCAGAAGAAATGTAGAATCACTTCCTCCTTTATCTAGAGTAAGGATAGAATGTGAACAAGGACATCCTATTTCTTTAGATAAAACATTCATGGTTTTAAAAATGGAAAACATCGATATCTATTGGTCAATTAAAGTCAATACAGATAAATCTATCATTGCCAATCAAGAAGAAGTATTTAGTATTGAAAATGATTATGTACCATTGGTTATTAATCCTGATAATATCGAAGAATTAATCCTATTAAAAGCTGAACAAAAAGGATATTCACCACAAGTGATTAAAACCATTCCAAATTACTTAAATGAAATTCTGAAAGAAGATTGAAATGAACTATGTGAATGAAAGAGAAAGAGGACAACTTCCTTTATCGATTGGTACATCACTTGCATTTGAATCTATGCTAAACACCAGTGAGATTATCAAACACGATAAACCACTGTATGTAGGAAATGGTAAAGTGTGGATAAATATCAAAACACTTTATCGTAATATATACGGTTCAGTACATAGAGAAAACACCGATAGAACATCAGATTCTCAATTTGCAGATGCTATGTTTAGTGAGATTGATTTAATTAAAGATATCTGTAGAGAAGAAGCAAATGGTATTGAACCTGTATTCTATTGTCCAAACTACGTGAAGATAGACAGTTTTAATAATGAAACGTTATTAAGATTAGATAATACTTCACTACAACAAACTTATACAAAACGAATGACAAACTGTTTAAAGATAGTATTGCCAGAGTTTAATAAGTCAAAAGAGTTAACCAATCCTGATAGAATACGAATATATGATAATTTTATAGAAGATATAGAAAATCAAAATACATTAATGATTACACATTATGCTTTTGATTTATTGTCTTTTAGAAAGTTTAAGAATTTAACTTTACTCGAAACCCACACAGGTAAAGCCAAAGGTAGAGAGTTATGGTATACGAAATATTATAATGGTAAAGATTTACCAGAGTTACCATTTAGGTTAGATTTATTAACTTTATTAGGCGACGGTACATTGTTTAGAAATAAAGTACCTAAGTTTAAAAAAGAAATTATCAGAATGGCTAAAGATTATCATTGGTCTAGTATTACTACCACGGATAAAATTAGACACAATATTTCTGATATCAAAGACCATCAGATAAGAATGAGACTATTGGCTTGTATTAAAAACGAATACTGTTAATAGTTTTATCACTTACTTATTCATGAATACAATTATTTAAACCTTAGTTTAAAGGAAAAGAAAATGGCTGAAAAGCAACAATTTAACCCAATGTATCGTCCTAATATTACCAATATTAACTTGACTACTCTTTGGGGTCGTAATGAAGAGAAAAGCGTAGCTTATTGCAAAATGTATGTTTCTGGTAATAAACTGCGTTTGAATATTGGTACTGGTTTGACAGAAGATAAAGCCAAAAAACAACCAAATATCCGTTTGGAAATTAAAGATGGTCAAGTACCTTCTTTCTTAGCTATCTTGGATATTCTTCGTGATTTGGCACTTAAACAAGACGATGGTGAAAAGAAAACCGTACAATGTCCACTTTATGGTTATATCAAAACCCGTGACATGCAAAAAGCAGAACGTAAACAAATTGCTACTATTCAAGTAGGTCGTACTGAAAAAGGCATCTACTACTTTACAGCATTTGATAACTACCATGGTAAAGTAATGTTCCCTCTGACATTTGAACGTGATATTGAAGTTTATAATGTTAATACAGGTGAACCAGCTGATGCTGCGTGGAAATCTCGTTGCTATATGCTCTCTTGGGTAGAAACCATGAAACGACTAATTATCTCTACTTTGGTTCAAGAGTTTGTTGACCCAGATGCTAAGAAAGACGATAATAAGTCTAATGGTAATCGTGGCTATCAATCTAATAACCAAGGTAACCAAGGTTCTAACCAATCTTCTGGTGGTAATAGTAATTTTGATGATTTTGAAGATGACTTCCTTCCTTAATTAAATTTAAAGATAAACTAGAGACTCTTTTCGGAGAGTCTCTAGTATTGTATAATATTTCTAGTAACTTACGATACAAAGTATCTAAGTCGCTTAAAATTATTTTTATAATAATTTTAAGTATATAATATTATAATGGTGGTTGTTAGTGATAACATTCCACTTCTTTTAATTAAAAGGAAATCAAAATGAACTATCTTACTTTTGAAATGGACAGTACAAAGGCCAATGTACTCGTTCGTTATCAGAATGAATCTGTGTCATTCTCAATGACCTATTATAAGAAAGGTCGAGATAATCATGATGTCATGGCAGCAGCTTCTCCATTCTTAGAATTTAATGAATGGTTAAAGACTAAGCCAACACAATGGCACAAAGAGATTTTTGAAATCTATAAAGATATCAAACAATCCATTCTTGAAATCAATGATGTTAATCGTTTGATTGGCGTATTGAATAAACATTTTATCAAGATTTACGCTAAAGTAAATTTAGATGAAATGAAACACTGGATTACTCTCCCTAATACTCCGGTGTATGTTTCCAATAAAAAGGAAACCAATTACGACCCACAAACGACATATGTTTACCAAGACTATTTAGACTTGGTAACTTATTCTTTGGCATTGCGATTCGTTGCACCTATTTGGGGCGATATTCACAATCGCTTAAATAGTGAATTTGGTAAAGATGCCAAAGAAGTCTATTCGATGGAAATCTTATACGATACTTGCATGGTATCTAATCCAGAGAAAAACTATATCTGTACAGCAGAGAATCGTTTGCGTGAGTTCATTGCAAATACTAAACTTAAGTTAGAAACGAATGCTGTATTGGTATCTGGTTTGTCAGAAGATGATTTCTATAATTACTTGTATTCTGTTATTATCTTGAAGAAGATTGCACAAGGTGATATTTCAGGTAATGATGATTCGTATCATTTGATTGCACAAACGTATTTCTTCTTATCTAATAAAATCAAACAGGCTTCAAAATCATACGGTGCTGATTCTACTCAAATCCAAATGAAAAAGAATCCTGTAGAGGATAAGAAAGGTAATGAATCTAACTCTCAATCTGTATTAGATGTTGGATTTGTTCGTTCACGTTTATTGGCTGATGAGAAGATGTTCTTGAAATTAGCTATTTCAGACCATCAACGTTTGATTCAGACTTTGTGTCCAGATTTGCCTGAAGATTTATACTTGGAATCCATGGATAATATCATGCAAATGAATACGAACTATAGTTATCTGTCTGAAGATAGACAATACATGAAACCAATTCAAGATGTACAGTTAATTATTACCAAATGGATAGTACATCGTTCAGTTAATACGGTGATTTTCGATCACTTGGAATTAAATGAACTAATTAACTTAATTGGTTTGGTACGTGCTATTCTTTGGCATAAAGGATTTCATGAATTTGCAGCAGTAATTTCAGCAATTGCCCTGCAACCTAATCGGGATTCTACATTTGTTCAACCAAGTTATCGTAAGAATCTGGAAGCAGGTCTATCCGAACGCTTGGCAAAAACATATGATTTAGGTGGGGTTACTAAGTCAGAAAAACGCAATATGTCGTATATTGGTTGTATCGAATTAATCCATAAAGGATTGTTTGAATATAACTGGTTATTGACATTACCAGAAAAATGGTTAGAAGAATCTAATCTGGTTACTCGTGAGAAACGTTTGATTCTACCTTCTGATATTCGCAATAAAATTGGTGAGTTGATGTTGGTAGTAGAATCTGAACAAGAATTTGTTCAAGATGAATTTAATTAATTTTATATAATGGAGTTTCAAAATGTCTAATACATTTATTGGTTCACGTCGTAATTCACCAATAACAATAGACTATCTTAACCTGATTAAGGTAGCAGGATATCAAGACCAGTTTCTGCGTCCTAATGTTACTACAATGACCGGTACAGCTGCTGCCGAAATTGGTAACATGATTCGAGATTTCAATGGTAAAATCCCAGGTTCAGTTATTGCTAAAACTACAGCTAACTTTATCTTACCATCTTCTCGTCCTGAAACATTATCGTTTGCTGACAATGTAGCACCTAATGCTGTATCTATTCCATTTGGTTGGAATGAAGATCGGTTTGTATTCATGATGCAAATCCGTACAACATCGGGTAATATCGAAACAACTGAATTGGTAACAGGTTATACTGACCGATTTGATGTAGCACATACTAACCAATACGTACACAATACAGAAGATGTAATCGTAGCACCTGATACTGTATTCTACATTAACTCAGTATCAACTATTGGTACACGTTATCTTAATAACATTGCTATTCCAGTTATTAAAGATTCGTTCTCTGTATTTGGCGGTGGTTTAGGTACAGCTACTTACAATAGTCAGAATGCATTGAAAATGACGCCAATGAATCTGATTCAATCAGGTAAGATTAATACCATTGATGGTATTACCGATATTCCTGATAACAGTGGTGTTACGACTATTCGTAGTGACTATAAGTCAGTAAGCAATTACCCTACATTGTCTTATCGTAAGTTTAACTCACCTACTGCATTGACTTCAAAAATCATTGAGTCTTATGCAGACCAAGCGAAGTTATTTGCTAATTCAGGTTCATACAGCTCTGATGATGTATATAACCAAGCACGTGGTGCGTGTGCTGACCCTAGCATTACACAAACCAAGATTTTGACATCAATCTCTACAATGGGTGGTTCTAGCTCTACATTTGATTATAAATGGTTGCAATCAATCGACCCAGACATCGATAATAAAACCGATGTATTTGATAGTGGTTACCACACTACAGAGTACAGTGCCCCATGGGATGCGCCTACATTGGAAACCCAAATGGCATTAGTTGCTTCTAACATGGTGACAACTTTGATGTTGAATTATTCATTGCGTGTATTGGAATTCTCATCAACAAACATGATGGTTAACCATGGTGGTTTTGGTGCTTCTTCAGATTCAGCAATGATTTCTAATATTTCAGGATTTGTAGAAAACATCAACTTCAATAACATCATTGGTTCTCTTGAGAATATCATTGGTGAAGAATTGGGTATGGTGTTATCTCAAGGTGGTGAGATTGGTTATGCTATTCACGTATCTGCTGAAATGAATGCTGATATTAATATCACTATTTCGTTTGAAGGTCGTCCTGAAGAAATCTACATCTTCCCATCATTTGCTGACTCTGCATTGTCACCAATGATTACAACCAACACTAAAACTTATCGTAACAATTCACGTGATATTGGTGCGGTAATGGATTTGGTTGAAGATACTGTTGTTACCTCAAGTGGTATTGTAGGATATAACGGTATGGGTGATGTATTTAGCCAAATGAATAGCGGACATAATCCAACAGGTAATGTCTATTAATCTATAAGAGGTAGTCACTACTACCTCTTTTTCTATAAAAGGAAATAAAATGAAATTGAATATGTTAGATGTGTACGACGCACTATTGACAACTTGTGGTTATGTTGTAGATGACAATGGTCGTGTACGTAAGAAACTGGGTAAAGCATTACCAGTATCAATGGAAATTGAAGGTGAAACACGTTATCTGGTATTACCTACTCGTGAGAACATGTCTTCACCTGATTTGATGAACTTCGTATTCTTCCACCCATTCCAAGAAAACTTGGTACGTGGTGAATCACGAGTAATGTCAGCAGTACGTCGTGAGTTGAATAGCTCTTACGGTGCAGCTATCTCTGCGCTGATGTGCGATATCGTAGGTATCTCATCTGGTACTGTAAATCACAGTGACCTTACAGTAGAGCAACGTAAGTTTATTGGTTCTATTGGTAAAGTAGATGAGCGATTTGTAAAAGACTTTGATAAGATTATTAATAATCTGGCTAGTCGCAAATCACGTAATACGCCAGTATATCTTTCATTGCGTAAAGGTGTAAACTGGGCAGGTAAAACACACTCACGTGCAGCTATCTGGTCTTCTCCATTGCTGGAAGAAGTAATGACTTGTATTGAACAAGTGAATAAAGGTACACAAGCTACTCCTAAGATTTTAGGCGTACCTGTTCGTAAAGGTGATTTGAAAACATACGAAAATCTTTGCCGTGCATTCTTTGGTAACATCGATGAAAAGAACCATGATTTCTATAGTTCATCAGACGCTACTGATGCGCCTTATTGCGAAGCATTTGTTCGTTCATTGCTGACATTGCCTAAACACTTGAATAGTATTTCTGACATGTTCTATACTGGTAAAGGCATGGTTCATGCCAAAGAAGTATCTAAAGAGTGCCACGAAATCACACACATTGATATTGATTGGTTGGAAGAGTTGTTAAAAGAATCAGAAACAGGTAACTTTACAGTACGTGATTGGCGTAAAGAATATTTGTTGATTCCTTTGCAAGATGGTAATGAAGGTGTAGCAGCTGTAACTAAAGAAGAAGTGAAACAAGAAACTACTTCTCGTAGTAAATACGGTGCAGTTACAGAACAAGTAACAGGTCACCCATCTACTGCACAACAAGCAGCACCACAAGTTGTACAAGCTACACAACCTACAACACAACCTGTAGTTCAACCTGTGCAACAAGCTCAACCAGTGCAAGCAGGTAACCAGTTCTTGCAACGTCAAGAGCCTGTATCAGTGCAACCAGTAGTTCAGCAATATCAACCAGTACAACCACAACCTGCCGGTAATCAATTCTTGCGTCGCCAGGAACCAGTACAACAGTATCAACCAAACAATGGTCAATACAGTGGTTTCCAAGCACATCGTCAGAATCAGATTAATAACCATTACCGACAATTCGTTGCACCAGCAGCCGTTAACGGATATGTTCCTGGACAATCGCATACAGTGAATGTACAGAATAATAATGGTTATGGTTATAATGTTAATCGTGGTTATAATGGTGGTACTACCAATTATAACAACAATAACTATTTTAACCGTAATGGTTCTGCTACATTGTTTAGCACTCGTAAACGATAAATAGTAATAACTAGATACACTACCACGTGGTAGTGTATCTAGATTACTATATATTTTTTTAACATGATATTATCTAGGAGTAGTTCTATTTAACTAGCTGTCCGTTTTACAATTTGATTATGGTAAGAAAGTAAACTATTAATTAATTCAGAACGAGGAATTTTAATTGTTAACTTATCTTTTTTATATTCACTAGGAGATGAATAACCATTAATTCTCATTGTAATCCAGTGGTGTTGTACAGGTACAGCTAAGTTTCTTAACAAGCCATAGAAATCGTATTCAAAGCGATTTGCGTCAATAGGAGAGATTGTTTTAAATTCCTCAATATTCTTAGGATCACTCAAGATAGCTAAGTGGTCTTCTAATACTGTTTTAAAACTTTCAGATACGTAATCGCCATCATCGAATGTAGAATCAAGTAATGATGATGCCATTTGTAAAACCTTTCAGGTATATATTATTAAATTGGAAGAAATAGAATAGTATTATTCTATCTTTTAGTATAGTGAAGCACTTATAAAAGGAAACCAAAATGACTGAACAAATTGAAACAGTCTATAACGAAAACGATATACGGTTAATTGGCTCGACGGCCTTCAATCCGTTTAGCGAATACACGTCTTCATCACGTGGTCAGATGCAGGCAAATGCCATTTCACAACACTATGTGATTAGTGGGTGTAAGCCGAATATGATTCAAACTGGTGCGGATATAGAGTACGGCAGATTCTCTAATTCCATTACCACACCCCATAACATGGTAGTATTTTCGATTGTAAACCGTTATATTCCGTCCCAACATAACGGTATTCAATTGAACCCACAACAAATTGTTATTTACCAAACATTCGACGAAGGTTCTCGTCCATTGTTCGGTATTATCGATATCACACGTTTTAGTTCTTCACATCCTAAGTTTGGTTTTGAATATAAACCAACTGAGGAAGCACAGCAGATTCGTGTAGGTAACAGTATTCCAAAAGGAACAGTATTATACGATACACCTGCAAAAGATAAACATGGTTTGTATTCACCAGGTATTGATTTAAATACTTTGTATTCTTCTTTAGAAGGTACGATTGAAGACTCAATCCTGATTGCTAAAGACGTAGCACCATTACTTAAAACCAAAACATTTACCACACGTGTATTTGAATTAGGTGAAAAAGAATTCCCATTGAATCTTTATGGCGATGATGACAACTATAAAGTCATGCCAGATATTGGTGAATACTGTATTCCTACAGGTCAAGCATATTCAGGTATTGTCATGGCAAAACGAGAATATCGTCCAGACTTATTACCAATCATGTTTACAAAGAAATCTACACGAATCTTCGATTCTGTAACAGATGTACCATTAGATGGTAATGGTCAAGAAGCACGTGTAATTGATATCATTGTTTATAAACAACCTAAAACCAATACAGCTGTAGCACCTAAAGTCATGGAACAATTAGATAAATATGCAAATGCTTATCGTGATTTCTGCGAACGTATTATTGCAGAGTATCGTAAAATCATGGCTAAGACCAATGGTAATGCAGAGTTTACTGATGACTTTGACCAATTGATTAAACACTGTATGGCAATTACCAATGAACCAACTAATGATGAACGTACACGTAATGTACCTATTCAGAAAGTTTCAAACTTCAATCGTAAGTTAGATGATATCACTATCATTGTAACAACAGAATATACGAAAGAAGTAGGGCCTGGTTTTAAGATTACAGGTTTACATGGTAACAAAGGTGTGATTGCAGATGTGGTTACAGTAGAACCATCGCAAATGCCTTACGACCCTATTACAGGTATTCGTGCAGATATTTGTATTGGTGTAAACTCTACCTTTAACCGAATGAACCAAGGTCAGACTTACGAAGTTAGCTTAAAAGCAGCTATGTTGGAATTGAAACAATGGATATGCAATACAGTTAACCTAAATGAGTCTACACCTAATCTACGTGATAAAGTGATTCGATTACCACGTGATGTACTTGAACCTATCTTTGCACGTCTGGAAAGATTTTACGAAATCTGTTCAAACAAACATTACGATTTCTATAAATCAATGTCCTTCCAAGAGAAGACAGTAGATTTGTACCACATGATTCACGAGACACCAATTATCTGGATGCCTCATGGTAATAATCGTCGTATGTTACATGTATTTAAAGCATTAAAAGAAGAAGGTTTCTTATCAGACCCAAACTGCTTAAGATTCTGGAATCCACATAAACAATGTTTTGAAGATACAGCGACACCACAACGTATTGGCCCACAATACTATATCTGTCTTGAGAAGATTGGTGATGATGCAGCGGCAGTATCTACAGCTGCAACACAACCAAATGGTATTATTGTACCACTGACGTCTAAAGATAAAACTACACAACAAATCCGTAAACAGGCTACTAAGTTCCCAGGTGAGTCTGAAGGTCGTTTGTTGGTAGGTAGTGGCCCTTCTGGTTTAGCAGCAGTTCTACATGACCGCTCTAATAATCCAGAGACTGTTGATAAAATCTTAACTACGATTTATACAACAGACAGACCAACAGATATCGACGATGTGATTAATCCTAATGAGATTAATATTGGTGCAAATAGACCATTACAAATTCTTCGCCATTTCATTCAAACAAATGGTACGAAGATGGTGTATGCTCCATTTGACCCAAGTCAACAAGTATTGTCTAAAATCGATCCTATTACAGGTGCAATCTGTATGGAAATTGATGAGAGTGATGAAGACCAACCTAAAGCTAAGGTAGGTAGAAATCAAAGCAATCAATCACGCGATGAAGATGATGATAAAGAAGTAGACTTGGATGGAAATTCAGACGAATCAAATGATTCTGATGATTCCGATTCAGGTGAAACTGAAAGCAACGATAACGACTAAAATGAATAATAGGTCTGATATATATTATCAATATGTTAGACCTGTTATTTTATAAAGGAAAACAACATGCAATTAGCTGCAAGGAAAATACTAGATGCAAGTCCAGTAGATGTGTTAGAGAACTTTGTCGGTAAGTTTAAACTAGAGTTTGACGATGGCGAAGTAATCGATACAACAGGGACACAAGTTGCTATCTCACGATACGGATGGGAAATCATTAAAAAGTTTCCCAACGTCCCAATCACTAAAGAGCATTTCATTTCATCTTACATGAAAGACGAACTCTCTTTTACACCAACGTCGTTTCGTTTATTTCTTTCTAAGATTGTAAACAGTGTATTTGATATCTATCCAATGGATACCAATGAACAAGCATGGGCATTACAGTCTGAAGTATGGGAAGAATACATGAGGGCATTTAACGATATCTTTAATGATGTACAAATTCATCGTGCAAAATACCATATGTCGATGAATATTGAAGACATCTTAGATATTGAATTTGACCCTGAAATTATTAAGATTAAGAAGGATTATCCAGTTAACGCTAATACGGTAAAAGACCCGCATTACATTGCCAGTATCTATAAGCGTAAACAAAAGGTAATGACTTCAGAAAGACATAAGTACAATAACATTTCCATCATGATGCACTCAAGTGTAATTAAGATTCCGCAACTGATGCAATGTTTTGGCCCACGTGGTTCTGTAACTGATATTAACTCCGATATCTTTAACGAACCTATTCAAGATGGCTATATGGATGGTTTCCACAGATTGTACGATAGATTGATTGAATCACGTACAGCAGCAATGTCTCTGAATAACCAATCTGCTCCACTGAAGTTTACAGAGTATTTTTCTCGCCGTGTACAATTCATTGGCATGGAATTGAGAAACTTACATTTTGGTGATTGTGGTTCTAAATACTATTTTGAATTCCAGGTACGTGATAACCGAGATGGTTATGTGATTTCTGATTTGGAATTCTTAGAAGGTATGTACTATGTTGCTGATGAAGTAGAAGTAAATGGTGTATTACAACCTATCTTAAAACCTATTAAGAAAGATGACCACCATTTAATTGGTAAACGAATTAAAGTAAGAACTATCTTTGGTTGTCAGCATTCTGACCCACAAGGTGTATGTTCTACATGTTTTGGTCAAGCGTCACGTAGTGTACCAAAATATCGTAATGTAGGACACTTTGCTATTATTTCGTTTACACAAATCATTACGCAATTGGTATTGTCTACAAAACACCATACTTCTTCAGCTATTGGTGCTTTGATTGAATTGACTGAACATATACTGAAATTCATGAAAATCATGAAGGATGGTTTGGCCGCAGGTTTGAAAGATGACCTTAAGAAGAACTTTACTTCAATCAAATTAATTATTTCCGAAGAAGCTATTGACGGTATTTCTGATATTAGTAATGTACGTGATGTAGGTGTATTGTCAGCAAGACGTACTTCACACATCAATCGTATTAAACTTTTGTTTACTGCTAAAGATGGTTCTGTAACTGAAGAGATTATTGATGTTGTTCCAGTAACAGATGTAGGTTATCTGTCTATGGAAACATTGAAATACATGAAAGACAATGGTTGGGTAATTACCGATGATGGTATGGTAGAAATTGAAATGATTAATTTCGATACTAATCGACCAATTATTGAAATCACTCCGAAACAATCCGATATGTATAAATATGCAAAAGGATTGGAAAAGATGATTAAGTCTTCAGTTAAAGAAATTAAACAGCGTGCTATTTCTGTAACACCTGAAATGTTCTTAATGGAACTATCAGATGCAGTTAATAGTAAACTGGGTATTAATCTATCAATTCTTCAGGTATTAGCATATACTATGCTAGGTACGGATATTGTGAATAAAGACTTCTCGTTACCTAAGCCACATACAGGTCATGGTGTCGGCACGATGGACCAATTAATTTGGGGTCGTAGTTTGTCTGGTGCTCTTTCTTATGAAAAACAAGGTAGAACACTGGCTAGTCCTAATTCTTATATCCACACTAATAGGTCAGATTGTCCTATGGATGAATTCTTTGTTCCAGAACAAATGGACTTGGAATACTTTAATCTATTAGAGCAACCTGAATATACCTATAATGACCTATTGAATAAACGTTAAAATAACACCACCCCTTCCTCCATAGGGGTGGTGGTTATACACCTCTATGGAGAATAACACATGACACCCATGAAGATTGAAGTCTATCCGTTACAGGTTATTATCTATCCTAGAAATCCGGATGACATTACACAGCTTCGTTCTTTCGCTAGAAACTACATGCGATGGAGCGAATACTACGATAAAAGACAAAGAAAGAAAGTGCGTGTACCCATGGCTGGGTATGTATTTTTTACTAACGATAGACGCGAAGTAAGAATCATGCGTACTATGTTAAATGATTTAATCGGCCACTTGAAAATGTTCCGATACAAAGAAGGAATTGATTTTCAAATAGAATATAAAGATATTGACAACATTGTGGATGATTACTATCCTACTATTAAAGAAGGATGGAATCCACGTGGCGAACAACAAGATGTCATTGATTTTTTGTTAGGGTTTGATACAGGTTGTGTATTAGGACACTTACAAACAGGACAAGGTAAAAGTCTTATTTCGATGTTCGTTATTGAAAAGATGAGAGAAAGATTTGTTGGTATCATGCGACCACAATACTTAGGTAAAAACCAAGATAGTGGTTGGATTAAAGACTTCTATAAAACTTACGATATTGATTTAAAGAAAGACTTAATTCGTATTCAAGGTTCAGATGAATTAAAATCATTTATCAATATCTGTTTAACAGAAAATAGAAACCCTTATAAAGCAGTTTTAATTTCTTCTAAGACTTTGATGAATTTTATTAAATATTACGAAGAATATAGTTTAGAGGAATTTAAAGACTTAGGGTTTAACTGTACACCACAGGAATTTCCAAGATTATTAGGTGTGAATGATTTAGTAATTGATGAAGCTCACTTTGACCATCACTTAAACTGTAAGTTTGTTTCTTACTTAGGTGCTAGAAGAGTATTTGGTTTATCAGCTACACCAGTAGCAGATGATAAATTCGTAGATAGAATGTCTAAACTACTTTTCCCTGTAGAAAGACGATACGTACAAAAAGTACATGTGTCTTATATTCAGCCTATAGCATTTAAATATAAATTAGGTAGTTTAAATGGTATTCGTGTCGAAGGTTTTAGAGGATATTCTCAAACAGCATTTGAGAAATCACTCATGAAAAAGAAAACATTATTGAAGCAATATTATAACATGATTGTTTCAATTATCGAAGACATTCATTTTCCTAAATACGAAATTAATCCAAACTTTAAATTACTAATTACAGTAGGTACAATTAAGATGGCAAAAGACTTATCTAAGTATCTATCTGAATTATACCCTAATAAGAAAGTAACCAGTTACGTTGAAGATGATGTAGTAGATAACCTATATACTAGTGATATTTGCGTATCTACGGTATTAGGTGCAGGTACTGGACATGATATTCCAGAACTGGCTACGGTTATCATGACTAATGCGATTAACTCTACACAAACCAATCTACAGATTGCTGGTCGTTTACGTAAATTACCTCAAGATGTAGAGCATAGTTTCGTTTATTTAGTTTGCGATAATATTCCATCTCACCGTAATTATGATATAGCCAAAAGAACCCGTATCTTTAAAGGCAAAATGCACCCTGTAAAAGATATAAGATATGACAACATTTTAACATAACTTATTTCTAACTCAGGGAATCGACAAATGTTACTTACTCAAAAAACCATAGGGAAATTTAAAGTGAAACAACCTAAAAATGAAATTCCAGTTTTTCGCAATATTGATAAACGTATTTCACCTACAATTGATATGTTATACGAAATTAGCAATAATGGGGAACTCTTTGTAACAAGTAAATCTTACCGTGGTACTAAGATGCCTTACAGTAAACAAATTCGTGTTTATGTTTACCACAGTATGGCTGTTACACCTATTCCTATTCGTACTTCGTTTAAACATTTTAATTCAGTAGTAGATATCTACGAAGACCATGAAAAAGGTATTGAGTTTACAGATGTCTATATTGCACGTAGTAATACATATGTCGATTATATGGCTATGGGTAAGATGATTGGAGTTTGTGCAAAACAAATTAATCAAATTCTAAAAATCAATAATTGCTCTAACCAAAGAATTAAAGATACGGTTTCTGTATTTATAGATAAATTACAAAAAGCACTTCGATAAAACTACTATACTACTAGACTACCCGATAGGTAGTCTAGTAGTAATAGGATTATGTTTATTTTTAAATCTATACTATTAAAGTGAGAATTGTCTCTTAATCTTTTATAAAGGAAACTAAAAAATGGAAAATTATACTTTGGAAAATTTCGTATTGACTGACGTAGAAAAAGAATACGTTAAAATGTACAATGGGTTTGATTTCTGGTACGCATACACTGATGATGGTAGTGTATATCGTGCTGCTGAAAAACGACACAATGAACTGAAAGAACAAGGTGATAAAATGATTGTTGATAAAGCTCGTTTGAAGTTTATCAATGAAAATACACGTGAACTTCTTCACAAGTTAAAAGACCAAGAAAAAGATAAACAATAAATAATAGACTAGGGTAACATTACCCTAGTCTATTAATATACTCTAATACATTTTATTTTATTTTATTTCAGATATATACTACTATAGTGGAAAGAGAGGAAACTTTCCACTATAATTCTTTTAACAAAAACTTAAGGAGTATTACTATGTCTATCAAATTCAATTTCCAATACAACGAATCCATGTTCACTAACCTTGATGTTAAGGTTGAAAAGCAAAAATGGATTCAGTCTCGTTATATGCATAAAAACAATATCCCATTATTGAAGAAGGACTCCGAAGAGGAGTTAATGAGTAATCTCACTTTCTTCGGTGGTTACCTTACTGACAAAGATAAAATCATTGTTAAGTATATCAACCCAACAATTAACGTTATATTTAAGGTAATGGGTTTCTTCTCTAAACAAGTACGTCAATCAACAGAAGAAATAATGAACATCGATAAACGAATCTTACCGCATGAAAAATTGCACTGCGTGCAATTTCGTAACTTCTTCATTGGTGGTCGTACCATCCGTGAAGTGAATGCGGAAATTAGTAATCTGTACTTCGCTAATCCAGAACAACAACGATTGGCTGATGAAATCAAACAAATCCAATACGAAGCAGAGGTTGATGCCTATTGCTTCGATTTGATTCGTGGTGAGACTGGTATCAAAACTGTCGAAAATATTGTAGACATTCTTGTAACAGCTTACCCACAATCACTGGAAGTTTGCAAAGATCGTTACGAAGTTCACCTTGATGTAGAGAATCGTTTAGAGTACATCAAAGAAAACTTCCATATGTTCAAACCTATTATGGGTTAACATAAGGAAAGTAAATAGACTAGGGAGAACATCCCCTAGTCTATTTTTTTAGTTATTTTTTTGTCTTCTATATTCTTCTAGCATACTAGTCATCGTAGGTGCGTTAAATAACTGACAAGATATTTCTACAGCATTAACAAATCCACCACTCATGTTAATACCACTTTGTCGTCTCCATCTTTCATCTACATTATCAATACTGATTAACTCTTTAGTCATGGTTTCACGAGAAGTATTTAGTGCACTATTACCATTAGGATAACTAGAAGTTACGTCAATATCAGCATTGTCTCTAAATACTAATGTTTTTAAACCACGAGCATCTTCAAATAGATTATTACCTTCAGCAATTAATAAATCTGCTCTTAATGTAATAATCCAATCATCTCGACCAATGAGTTCACTATCTAATGGTATTTCATTATTCGCACCACCAGTACCGTAAGCATAACCTCTTTCTAGATTAAACCAGTGCATATCATCCGCTAATCGTTTAGGTTCTGAATCAAAGTCTTTATAATCACTAGATTCACATGCTGATACGACACTGTGTGAAATATCCATAGTTTGTTCATCTAAATACTCTAATGCAATACAGTCAAACTTATTATAGATAACATATTCAAATGGATAATTACTTTGCATGAAAATATGCCAATCCACAGTACCAATCAAATGACTACTTTCATCAAATTTTAACTTACGAATCTTACTGTTTCGATTAGCCCTAGCAATTTCTTTTTCTGACATACCAGGTTTAATCTCATCAGGAAACTCAATAGACAAAATATAATCCAGTGAATACTTAGGTAATTTACCTTTATGTTTACGAGAGTTATAGTAATAACACATACTATCGATAAAGGTGAAACTAGCAGGTACATTAACTTGTGGCCATTTTTCAAAGTTAGCTAAGTTTTTCCACACACCTTTTTTACTTAATGCAGATTCTTTACCTGGATTATAATCAAAGAATCTAAAAGCAGGAGGTACAGATGGATCGGATAATATATCAGATACTTTAACATCTGCTCTCTCACAAGCCTCAATGGTTCTGCGTACATCGTAATCCATATTCCAAGCACTAATAAAATCAGGCTTAATCTCATGCGCTCTTTCAAATATTTTCTTAACGACTTCAATTTCAGTATCCACTACGTAAAACTCTTGCTTAATGTTTCTTTCTTTGTTTACTTCACCTAGATAAATCTCATCGTATTTATATAAGGTCTCTAATGCTTTCTCTTTAGAAATATTAGGAAACTTACCACGAATAAAGTTAATATCTACTACAGTAACAACAATATCTTTCATGGATAATGTTGCCATCTCAATATGCTCGTATTTTTCTTTATTACGGATATTGGTTTCCACGTCAAATGCTGCTACGTCTGCTAACTTCTCGGTCTTACTGGCTAACTCACCATGGTTATATTTATATTTTAATTCAGCAGATGAACTTAAATCAGTACCGTAAACATAAGGGCCTCTTAGAATATCAGAAGGAGAGATACGTTGACCAAAGTTCTTAATACCTAAAGAATTCATTGCAGCACCTAACATCTCTTTTCTAGGTACACGAATCTCTTCACATTCTGAAATAGGAAAACGCTCTTTCTTTTGTTTATGGTTTCTATTCTTAGGCGTACATACCCAGAAAGTCTTTTTAAAGTTTTTAATTAATTTGATTTTTCTATCTATTGTACCATCGTCAAGATAATCCGTAATCTTAACTAAATGTACATCTGTTTCTCTATTACCAATCTTTTCACTTAAGACGGCATTCTTAGCAGCATTGTTTGCTAAGTAAATAACATTACGGCATTGAGTGCCAACTACTTCAGCCATTTTAATTCCTTTAAAAGTCAGGTCTATTCATATTTTTTTAAATGCAAAAATATATATTAGTCAAATAAAACGAAAGATAATATGAGAACACCGTATAACGTTATACTAAAAGGATGGTTAAAATGAGTTTATTTGATGAATCGTTAGAGTTATCTAACGAGATGATGGTCAATGAAAACAACTGGTCAATGGTAAAATCAGGTTTTCATGAAGAATTGACAAAAGCAATAAAGATAATTATCGATACAGAAACACCTCGTACTTTTTATCGTAGTAAAGAAGCACAAAAAAGAATTACAGATGTGATTGCTAAACATACAGGTATTAATGTAAATATATCAGCAGAGCACCGTTGTTTTGCCATGATGCCACCTGACTTAAATAAAAACCATACATTGATTGATTTCGATCAAAGAATGTTTTTTAATAATGAAGAATTAAAAAGACAACAAGGGAGTATTAGAGGTTCTGTAGATATTAAGAATTTTAAAATTGGCGGAGACTTTAAAGACGTAGTTGTTGATTTATTTATTGGCCCAGACATGATGTGGCCAGGTTATTACGACAGTAATGCTTTAATGACTCCTGCTGAAGTTTCAGCAGTTATTTTACATGAAGTAGGACATATGTTTTCCTACTTTGCATTAGTGGCACATACTTACTCTATTAACTTACCAATGCTTGGTACATTAAATCGTATTGCTAATACAGAAGACGCTGATAAAATAGAAATTATTCTAAAACAATGGAATAGTAACGAGACAACATTAACTAAGGTAGATACAAAAGAACTATCTGGTAAACGTAAAGAAGTTATTGTTACAGCTATTGTATCTAATCATATCCAAGATACAAAAACACTTATGTCACAACGAGAATACGAAGAAGTCAATACAGAACACTTAGCTGATAAATTTGCAGTAAGATGTGGTGCTGGTGGTGACCTATCATCTGGTTTAAATAAAATCTTAACACTATACGGTGTTAGATCAACATTAACCATGACCAGTTTTGTTATCAACGAAATTATTACTGGTATTGTTCTACTCATGATGTCAGCATTTACTGTTGCTGGTATGGCTATGATACTTCCTGGTATTATTGGATTAATTATTACCTTTGAGATATTTAAGTCAACATCTAACGCAGGTGATGGTACCTACGATACTGAAGTAAATCGTTTCGGACGTATGCGTAATGATATGGTTACTATGCTTAAAGATAAAAACATTGATAAAGCTATTGGTAAACGTATTCGTGATGACATTAGTCGTGTTGATAAAATCTTAACTAACTATAAAGAATATAAATCTTTAATTGGTTCGTTTGCAGATATGATTATACCTAGTAAACGTAGACTATTGTCTCAAACAGAATTCTATAAAGAATTAGAAAAGTTAAGCTCTAACAATCTATTTGTTGCAGCTTATGATTTAAGAAATTTAAAATAAAAGGAATTAATTATGTCTTTATATTCAGATATCCGTGCTCTTGCTGATTCTAATTTCCAACAAGAGAATCGACTACAAGGCGTGGCATTTGCTGTGGCTTTAGCACTAGCTGTTAAATATATCAATACAGTAGATGGTAACGATACTGTTGAAAATACTTATTTACAATATGTTTATAAACCAGCATCTGAAACAATTTCTTTAATTAACGAAAATGTTTTAACAGATATTCGTTATTGTATGGATTTGACCAAGAAGTTATTTGTCATGATGTACAATGTTAAATATAGACCTATTTCAGTTAGCGATAATGGTTCTTCTCTTTCAGCTGTATTGTTTGATGTGGAAAGTTATTTCCCAGCAGATACATTAGAATTCTTTAAACAAAATAAAACAGGTATCGTTAATATCTTTAATCGTCTAAATCAAGAATAACGAGGGTATTGTTATGAGTATTTTTGATGATGAATTAGAAACACCTATCTTATCTTTAGAAAATAACGGTAATGAGGTACCTCCTGTATTTGGTTTAGATTTATTCACTAGTGAATCACCTAATGAATCTGAAGAAATCAATGTCGAAGGAGAAGATACTTCTGAGATTGAGGTTAATGTAGATATTGGTTCTGGATTATTTTCAGCTGATGTTTCTGTAGAAGGTCTTTTTGAATTTGCTAAAGCTAAAAATGCTTATCAAGAACAAGCAGAGAATGCTCAGTATTCTAGAGCATTAAACAAAGAAACTGACGAAGAAATCGAACAACGCCACGCTGATAAAGAAGCCAAGGAGCAAGAAAAACAGGCTAAGAAAGAAGAACGTAAAGAAAATCGTAAACAAGCATTAAAAGATTTAGGTTCTGATTTAGTTGAAGCAGCAAAAGCTACAGGCAAAGGCGTTAAAGAAGTAGCGCGCATTGCTTATAACCTTGCTACTGGTTCTAATAAGTGACGTTAAATAAATTAGATACTCCTACAGAAGTAGGAGTATCTAATTATATAAGTTATTTTATTTTTTCGCTTCTGCTATTTTTCTAGCAATGTAATTTTTACGAAGTTCTTCCAACTTTTTCTGCTCTTCTTCACTTAAACCATTATGTTTAGGAATAAAATGAGGACCAGTTTTAAAATCATCTTCGGTTGTGTTTTCAAATAAATTCATTTTTATTAACCTTTCTATCTAAAACCTATGAGTGTAAAACCATTTTCATAGAAATAAAAAGGAAATTGATATGTCTATTAATAAGTATTCTTGGGATGATGTAGATACTACCACCCCAGTAGAACAACATAAAGAAAGTAGTGAACCATCAGGACAATCTTCTGATACTGAACCTACTACTAATAAAAGTAATACTTCTATTGAAGAAATTCTGAATGCTCCTACAGAAGCAATTAACAATACTGTAGAACAATTAAAAGAAGTAGAACATGCTGAAGATGAAGTAGCTAAGCTAGAATCTTCTAATGAATCTTTACGTAATATGTTAGTATTCATTAAAGATAAAGGCTGTATTTCTCGTGAAGACCGTACTACATTAATTGAGATTCAACCAGATATCCCACTAGAAGAAGCAAGTGAATATACTTCTACACCATCTCATCATTTGTTAGATGAAACTGAAGAAACCATTCAAGAGCAAATTTGTACAAATGAATGTACTATTAACCAAAAAATAGCTAATGATTATTATAATACTGCATTGCGTTTGTTAACCTATGGTGATAACCGACCTATGGAAGGTGATAACCTAGAACCTCAAGCGATTATGGTGATTAATGAGAAACTAGGTAAAGTATACGGTAAAACTGAAAGTCTGTCACTTCGTTTAACCACTGTTCGTACTATTCTAGATAAAATTTATGCACAATTAATAGAAGAGAAACGACAAGCTCGTGAAGACCTTAATTTGGCTATCTACGATAAAGAAGTATTAGAAGCTGTAGAAACACGTTATGATTGCGTAGCTGAATATATCGGTCAAGACCCAGAAGTAGCTGGTTATTCATTCTTATTCAACGAATACGATAATCCTAAAATCAATAAAGTGACACTAGAACAATTCATTGAGTCTAATTTTAAAACGATTAATTCCCCATTTACCTATTTGGCTTATATGGTAAATATTAACCGCATTAGTAACCTATTGGATGTTATCTATTTTAATGGTGATATTTACGAACCATCTTTTAATGAAAAATTAGATGAATGTGGACAGGAGTTAAGTGGTTTGTATAATAGTATTGCAGATTGGGTAGAAACAAGAAGTTCTGAATCTAATGCAAACATGAAAAAACAATTGGGTATTGCAGCTAATGTGGTAAATAGATTGTTATATAATCAATACTGGAATCGTAAGTCTATTGATGAAGTACTCAAACCAATCGTAAAAGATACTAATGGTAAAGAACTATTTGGTAAACATTGTTTACAAGTCCTGAATTCTAATTTCAATAGATTAGAACACACCATTGTTGGTGCTTCTAGTTTGTTAATTGGTGAAGTAAGTAGTAATAAACTTTATTTAGATTGGTATAACGATGTCTTAATTAAATCCATTAAAGACAATATGGTTAAAGGACAAGACGATGATACTTACGCTGCATTGTCTGTTTTGAATAACTTAACTAAAGAAGTGATTCGTTATATTAGCTATTCATTCTTAACTAAAGTAGTAGCTTATAATCAATTGTATACATTCTACAATAGCTGTAAAGATGCAATGGCATTAGTATTAGACTTCTTAGGTCAATACAGTGAATCTGAACCTAATGAAACGTTCTCTGAGGAAATTAATAACTTAGTACGTCAATTTGGTTTACAATGTAAAACAGTAGCTGAAGAATTTAGAGCATAAAGATAATTACTCTACTACCCTTAATTGGGTAGTAGAGTAATATTTCTTATAGTGATTTAATTCTTTCTTCTTCGCTGCTATGTACTTTGAAGTTGAAAGTAACGTCTTCATCAACAGATAATGTTTCATCTGATTGAATGGTCAGTTTCTTACGAATAGTAGCACGTTTACCTTCATCTAACACTGTAAATGAAATAATACGGTCACTACCACCTAAATTACCTACTGTCAGACCAATAACGTCATCACCGTGTTCTTTTACTAGTTTAGAAACAATAGTAGAAACAGAAACTGTTTCTTTACTGATTTCTTCATTCAGTACACGAATAGTGGCTTCTTTAATCTTATTGATTACATCGATGTTATTGTATACTTGACGAGATACAGTTAAGTTAATTTGTAACGATTGTGCTGCATTGATATAAGTCTCAATACCTTCGTTATACATTACTTTCAATTGACCCATGGTAGCAGAAGGATAATAGTAAATACCAGTTTGTTCTAGTGTTTTCTCATTAATCGGTGTTAAATCAGAAACAATCCAGTCAATGAATAAATCTACTAATTCATTACGATATTCAGTAGCAATATCATCAGTAGCAAACCAGTAAGTCGCATCAATTACCATAAGTTCTAAACGACGAATAATATCACGAGGTCTATCAATAATCGGTTGACCATTGTTATCCAACATAATATCACCTTGACGATGTTTCCAAACCAACTGACCATCGTTATCTACCATTTGTTCACCTTTACGGTGTACTAGATTATATTTAACTTTACCATCTACAATGTTAATAATAGAGCCTGTTACTGCGTCTTTAGCATATACATCTTCTTCGTATAGCATAGGAACATTTTCAGTATAACGTTTGTAGATAATTTCATCAGCATAAGTTCTGGCACGAGACCATAACCATTTCAAATGGTGTCCTAAACGAATACGGATACTTTCACTCAAGATAACCTTAGCATCATTTTCTAACAAATGGATACCTACTTTATCATCTAAAGTCACACGACTCCATCCATCTACATTACCATAAAAACCAAATAACAATTCAAAATTATTATCTAATTCAATAGGAATGTCTAAATCACTAGAACCTTTTAAAGATAAGTTATTAATAATCAAACAATGGTTATCGTCTAAGTCAAAATTAGTCACTAATTCAAATTCGAAAATAGGTTCTTCATCACTGTTTTTACCTATTAACCTACCATTTAGATAAACATCATTTTTATCTTGATAAGGTTTAACTAATAATTGTGCCCAAAGTCTATCATCTGGTAGTTTCTTATAATCAGAATTAGACTTCATCTCCACACGAATAATATAACCATTCTCAGAACGACGAATACTATACTTATCAGAAACAGTCAATGAGATAGGAATCTTATTGTTACTTTCATTATAGTATTTAGTAATAGCTTTTGGTGAATCTAAATAGTAAGCACGTAATTTAACAGTATCGTCTTCATTATCGACAACATAGTGAAATGGTGAATAGAACATTTCTTTACTATTCACTTCTTTAGCTCTATTTTCAGCACTTAAGTCTAAGATACGTTTGATTTCAGTATGGTCTAACATAGACATCTTACCATTATACATGGAATAGATGGAGTTAGGCATAATGGTTACACGTTTCTCATTGTCTTTTACAGTGCCAGTACCTACTAAACCTGAAATAGTAGTCGTCAGTGTTTCAATAGAAGCAGCAGCAGGAGTAATCAAATCAGAGTTCTCTGGTTTTGGCATACCACGTACTGCCCAATAAGCACGGTTAGTAACATAATCTACAGATTTAATAATCTTAAAGCTATTATCCAAAGAATGGTCAGTCAATGCAACGTGACTTACAGGAACTTCATTAGGGCCTACAGTGTTATTAATCACACGACTACGTAATTCCTCAAAGGTCAATGGGTCACGACCTTGGTTAACATAGTCTCTACTGAAGATAATAACACTATGTAAAGAAGTCAGCGCACTACTGAATTCATCTAGTTCACTGTAGTCACGATTTTTAGAACCTTGTGGGAAGAAATCGTAGCTATATTGGTCTAGAGTATAGGCATCTAAGTTCATGTCTATCTTACCTAAGGTGGTATAGATGTTTAATTTAACACGACCACCTAATGAACCAGAAACCACAGGGCTTGCTGCTGGATTAGTTAGTTGGTTATAGACTTTAGGAATAGACATTGACAATGTAAAGTCTTCTGTATTCTCTACTAGCTTTAATACAGCGGTAGGTTTATATAAATCGTAAATATCAGGACAATGGGTAGTTGCCATCTCTTTCCATTTAGACACACCATCACCATGAAATACTCGTGCGTAATGGTAGAAGTCATCAAATGTCTTAGATAATGTAATATTCATGTTAGCAGTAATATTGTCTTCTACGGTAATCTCACGTACTTGAATCATCTCTAATACAATAGAAAGACGTTTAGCACCAGCCATTGCTTGAGATACTTCGTGATAAGCAATATTACTAGACAATGTTTGGATAGGTGATTTTTCAGTAGTATCGTAAGTTACCCTAAAACCACCATGTTTCAATTGTAAGATATTAACTGGGTAATCTAACATAAAATCTACTTCACCTACAGTGATTCGCATTCCTCGTGGAATACGTAATAGGTTACCACTACCATCAGGTAAAGGTTTTAATACTTGTAGGATTTCACCATAATCGAATGAAACAGCAAACTTAGCTTTAGCAGGTAAACCAAATACACCTACCCAATCTAAATCACTTAAGTGGTAATATAAATCTTCATGTGTTTGAGCAGATACAGGATATTGTCTACGGTTTAATAACCATGCTTTATTTACTGCACCTGCTGTTTGCATAGCTGACATTTCAAGACATAAAGCAACAGGGTTTTCTGCTGAAATAATACCGAGTTCATTGTCTAATACTTTTTGAATAGTCTTTAACGCATCTCGTTGCAATCTTGCTGGAGAAGCAGAATAGCTAGATACATTTTCTACAATATCCGAAATTAAATCGGCATGTATAGCTTCAGTCATTTTTTAATTCCTCTAATAAATTAATAAGGACCAATATTACTTAACAGAATAATGTCTTTTTTGGCTTTTACCATATCCTTAGTCGTCCACCATTCTAGTTCACGTGAAATAGGATTAATTCTAGGATAACAATAGTTATTAAATATTGGCTGGTATTTCTTAGATACTTTAACGTAGAATCTCTCACGTAATCCATTTGCCATATTTGGATTAAATAATGTCACAGTATTATTAAATTGCTTAATTAAAATCTCATCCAAATAAATTGCACCAGAACAAGCAAACTCAACATCTACAGTTCTATCGATATAAGGTCTAGGATTATCACTTGGATTAGAATAATCGAAGTAAGGACCAATATCTACGCTTCTTGGAATCGCATATCCTGTCGCACCCATTTCTTCTACGAACGTTCGGGTCTCATCCATTATGAGGCGATAGATTCTACAAGTGTAGTCCATTCTGCCGTTACCTAAATACTCAGGCCATGGCATCATGCCATATGTTTGATATAAGACAAAACCAATATATTGAATCCAATAGTAATACAGATATAAAGTAGCACTGCCTTTCATGGCGTGCAAACTTAAGTTTAAACTATATTCTGTATTATAGGTACTAGGGCCATCTGCCATGATGTGTACTTCTTTTAGAATACCAGCAGGGGTACTGTGAATACCTAGACCACTAGAAGGCCATCCTGTTAATGATTTTACTAAGTTATCAGAAACAGCAATAAAAGGATAATTTGGGTCAACCAGATTAGAACCAGGGTGACGTGGTAAATCACTTTTACCTAGTGAACCACCATATTCTATTTGTTCCATTCTTTTTGCTAAACGAGGTGATAGAATCATTCGTATAGCGTGCATGAGCGAATTCTTATTCGCTGTTAATAATGGCATCATCTTTCTTTCAATTTTAATATTGTCGGAAGATAAGTTTAAATCTGGACGAGTAGTAAAGATATAACCTGGTTGATTGGTATTTGGTTTAATCATGGGTGTGTTAGCAAGAATGTTAGGACCTTTAAAGGTATCTGCCATTGCACTTGACACACTAAACCCGTGTTTCATTTTTACAAGATGGTCTATAAAATCAACGGTATTGGTAAGAAATTTTTCGGAAAGTCCTGTTAGCCTACCTTCGCGTAGTTCTTGCTCTAAGAACTTTTCGACACTATGTTGAGAATCTGACATTTTATTTTTAACCTTTCTATCTAAAAAGGAATTCGTTATGGATATTGCAAATATGGGTATGACCGCTGTAAGCGCAATCGGCAATCAGCTTAAAGCAAATGCTGCTAAAATGATTGCGTCTGATTATAACAGCGCCACTTCAAAATCATTATCACAATACACTACAGAATTACAATTACGACCTACGTTTGCTATTGAGACAGAGTTGCTTAATGACTCGAATATGTCTACATTAATTCAGACAGGTCTAGCAAACTACGCAGGCTATTATATTGTTGCTTTGTCCATTGATAATACTATCAATGGTGTAAGCATTGGTAAAGCTCTGGGTAAATACTCACCTACACGCGATGCGACAGGTGAGGCTGTTCGTTTAATGGGTCAAACAGTAGCTACTGTCTCCACATCTTCATATAAACCGGTCATCGTAAGTGGCAATACCACATTGTCTACATTAAGTAATAAAATTAGTGTACCAGCCATGATTCCAGATTTACCTAGCAAATATTTGGCTAAATTAGAGGTATCTACTGAAGCCACTTATCAGCAAGTGAACATAGAAGGTGAATTCGAAGATATTGCAAGTAATGTATTTAACCATCGTGAAAGTTCCGTTACTTCTGCTAATACTGATGTGTCTGAAGAGATTAATAAATTAGCTAACTTAGCAGCTGGTCGTATTTTAACAGTAGATGTATCACGTGAAAAAGCTAAAGCTACAGTAAATATCTTGTTAAAACCAGAATTGAAATCTATTCGTTCTAACATGTTAGTTGAGATTGCAGGTATTACTAAGAAACCTAAATCCATGCGTGAGCGTTTAATTGCTTACTTCGACCGTGGTACCATTAATTCTGCTTTTGACTTATTGGTTTGCCGTGATTTGGTTGAAGCACACCGTCGTAATCTAGTAGAAGATACCACTGGCTATTACGAGAAAACACATAACCGCAATGTAAATAATAAAACAGCAGCTATGTTAACAGGTGAGTTCTCAGTAGGTACTGTTGCTAATACTTGGATTATCTCCGATGCCACACGTACACGCATTCAAGCAACTATCGGTGCTAAATTGGATAACAAACGTGCCCGTGATAAATTCTTCGAAGAATCAGGTATCATGACCCTGATTGTTTATAATCAAGACTACCAACGTATTTTCATTTACAACCACGGTATTGACGATGTATCTGAAATTTCTATGAACTATCTTGAGAAGAAAGCTAAATCTGATTCATTTGACATGGATGTATTCAAAATGCTTTCCCAAGGTTCTGCACCTATTATTTAAAAAGGATATTTAACATGTTTGGTAATATTTTAAATAGTTTATTGAATACCTTTAAGTCTGACGATATTTCAGATACACTGATTGATACCCGTAATCGTATCCGTGATGGTGCCCTTGAAGTGGTACAAAGCTGTATTCAAGATACCCAAAATGTAGACTTCAGTAAAAACATGGAATATAAGTCTACTTTAGCTGCAATTCATCGTAACTATCCACGTGGTACTGCGAAACTGGAATTGTTCCAAGCTTATGGTTTAATCTTAAATAACTGTGATAAACATCTAGATGAGTTGATTGGTTTAGTAACCAAATACTTTACCAAAACAGTAGATAAAGATTCCATGACTTATGCTCGTGGTCAAATCATGGCTTTGGGTAAGACAATTGATTTCGTAGGTGATTTTATTCCTAAACACTGCCGTTATGTTATTGTTAAACAAAACGAACTAGCAGGTGGTTTGAAAGCTGAAAAAGTAATCTCACGTGGGCAAATCAACTACATTAAAGAAAACACTGTAGAGTTTTACAAAGCATTGGTTTCTTTAGCCAGTATTAATATTGGTGAAATTGAGAAGATGTTAAAAGAGATTCCTGATGTAGTCATCAGTGAAGATGGTGCTGAAACAAAAATGTTTAAACAACATAAGCTAGACCCATCTGGTACTTTGAATAACTTCTTATCTGCTTCGACTAACCCATTCTATTATATTGGTATGGCAATTGTAGATTATCAACACAACAAATATAAATTGGCTAAAGAAGAAGTAGAATCTATTAAGATTGAATTAGAAGCCATGAATAGCCAATTGGCTAATGGTCAGGTAGACGCTTATACTGAACGCCAACGTGACCTGGCTATTGAGCGTATGCAGAAGTTAGAGTATCAGATTTCTAAATACGAAGAAAAAGCACGAAATACCAAATACTAAGAAAGGAATAACAAATGAATATTCAAGAAAAGAAAGTCATTTATATTCCACGTAAACAGTATCCACTAAATAAAAGAAATACCTGTGCGGATGATAATGTCCGTTGTTTCCCAGTAGACAATACTCATTCCACTTATGGTTTGGTTTATAATGCTCTTTACGAGATTGAACAAGATACTAAGAAATACAATGGTTATAATCAACCTAATACTGTTTGTAATGGTAAAGGCCCTGGTATTGTATTTCTAAATGGTATTGGTGATGTTGACATGGTTTATCAAACCTATACTCGACATCCAGATTGGTTTAAAGGTAGTTCTTTAGAAGCACTGAAAAACCGTGAGACTGTTTACAACCTTACTTATAATCTATTAAGTAGTGACTGGTATAATCTGTTAAGTAACTACGCTTCTACTGGTAAATTGGGTTATAATGAATTCATGGCATTTGCTGATGCCCTAAAAGAAATCGGTATTGTTCGTCAACCTAAAGACAAACCAAGATATTCATTGAAACAACATTCTCGTCGTCAAGATGAATTTTATACTGAACATCAAATTACTCATTTTGAACTTGGTTCTATTATTAAGTATGTTCCAGAATTACATGGTAATTTTGATGACATTGTATTTGGTGAACCGAATAAAATCAATACTGCTAATCTGATTCGCCATTGTATCGGCTTTGGCGGTATTGGTTATTTGGTTGAATTGTTAAAAGTACTGTATGGTACTCGAACTATCGTAGGTTCTGGCCCTTATAATTTACTATTAAGTAAAGGTAGAGAATAATGGAAAATGATTATATGTTACTAGGTACACGCCTAGTGGTTAAGAAATAAGTTAAAAGGAAAATAAAATGAGTTTATTTGATTTGTCTTTTGAAGAAGATAAAAGCATGGTAACTTCTGGTGTAGAAGGTGAATATGAAGAACCAGAAGAAGTACACCCAGAAGCAGCCGGTGCTGAAGGCGAACAAGTTGAACATCTGTCACGTGTATTGAATACTATTGATTCATTAGAGTCTGCTCGTGTAACATGTTTAAACATGAAACAAAATGAAGCAGAATATTCTATTGAAAGTATCCGTAATTTTGGTCAAACTATTTCTGAACGTATTACATTAGCATATCAAACAAACGGTTTGAAAGAAGAATTCCCTGTACATATTTCTACAGAATCTTTCTCTACATTACATGGTTCTCGTAATGCCATTACACTGGCACTAGAAGAATTGGATGGCCGTATCCTTGGTCTGTCTACAGAAGCTAACCATTTCTTTGCGCGCTTCTGGCGTAATACTAAAGAATTCTTTGGTCATGAGTTTAACCGTATTGAACGTATTAAAGACGATATCAAAACTTTGATTAACGAAATTGAACAACACGGTGATTTCAATGATTCTGGTAGCTTGATTGTTAAAAATGGTTCTGCTTTGACCATTGATGGTAAATTGGCAATGGATAAAGTAGTAGCTAATGTAGCTGAAGGTGTGAAGAACCAGTTTGGTAATGGTCAATTCATGGAAGACTATTTCTCTGAACTTCAAAAATCTTGCCAGTTCTTTAATTCAACAAACTGGAGTGATGGTAAGAGTGTTGCTGCTAACATGGAGAGAAAAAACTTCTTCAAATTAGGTCGTCCTTTTAAAGAAGTATCTCGTGGTGATCGTAAGTTCAATAATTACGAATGGGAAATTTCTGATTTGAACTCGATGATTGTTCCAATGCCTAAAGGTAGTGATTCACTGATTCCTAGTCATCCTTATTCTGATCAAAATAAAACACGTACAGAACTCTCTGGTAAAGCTGCTACTAAGAGTTCAGCCGATAGACAGCTACCTTATATTGGTAAACAACAATTATTGAAAAACCTAAATACTTTCTTAAATTGTTTAAATGATTTACCAGATGCAAATCAATTTAACACATTGACTTCCAATATGAAAAAACGTATTGAACAATTGGTTAAAATGAATATGTCATTGAAAAATCATCAACGCGATAGCACTGATTGGAATAGTGATGATTGGGAAGCTTTAGCTGGTTCCGTAGCCTTTCCAGCAATTATCTTTATCTTATTAGGTCCAGCTGGTATTTTAGGTTTAACCGCAGGACGAGCTATTAATACAATCTCAAATCTGATAAGTCATGTTACATCTGATGATGCTCAACAAAATATTGTTCGAAATACTACTCAAGAAATGGGTGGCTTTGCACGTGGTGCTACACATGGTATCGAGCATACACTTATCAACGGTTTGTTCTTGAAAAAGTATACCAATTCGTTTGAGAATAAAGTTACCTTATTCTTTATTGGTACCTATCGAGAATTGTATACTGTTATTAAATCAACAGCGAATGCTTTGTTGAGCTATGGTTACTCTTCTATTGGTAAATCCAATAAGCACTAATAACTAATATATTTAGATACTACACGGATATCCGTGTAGTATCTATTTATTATTATGTCTTAATGTATTTTAGATTTTTTCAAACATATACTACTATAGTGGAAAGAGAGAGGAATCTTTCTAATTTAATTCTTTCAACAAACAAACAAACTTAAGGAGTATTACCATGTTCTTGACATTAAACGTATCTAAAGAAGTTTTCATTAAATGGATGGAAGTAGCAAAAGCTACACGTGAAGCTGACAACTTCTACGACACACCGCATGGTCGTAGATACATTTCTGGTGAAATCTTCCCATCAATCGTTACACGTGTAACTAAGTTTTACAATCGTGAGGATAACGAGGTAAAGTGCGGTTGGGTTACTAACGACGATGTAGCACAATACACCACCTGTGGTGGTAATGTGTGGGGTATGCGTAAAGACGACGAATCTTTCATCGCCTATTTTGCTGGTCGACGCAGTCGTGTTCGCGACTTTATCGATATGATGAAAGATAGCGACCCTTCTTTCAAGAAGGAAGCTGCTAACATCATCATTCATGAGTCTGCCGCACCATCAGACATGCGCTGGTGGGAAATCAAGGACGAATATCTTGCTCGTAAAGAGCAAGAGAAAGTTGTTGCTAAAGAACGTGCAGAAAAAGCACGTATCCGCAGCAACCGCAAATTCGCCCAAGAGAATAATCCCTTTGTAGTATTGAAAGGGGTTGTAAAAGGATAAGGATAATAGAGTAGGTAGAGCCATTCGGCTCTACCTACTCTATTTCTACCTTTTCTTTTTTTAATCTAATTTAGGTAAATGGCCTTTTTCAGTAGCCTTCTTTAAGTAAGACATAAATTTCTTACCTGTTAACCAAACATCTTTATCACGTTTTGCAGCTTTCTCATATAGCTTTTTAGGTAAGATGTTTTTAAAGCATTTAATCATTTCAGATTTATCCAAATGGTTACCATAGTCTTTAATATCACTGGCTTTACCAAACATACCGGAAAATGACGTATGAATCATGATAGTGGAATCTGGATTGACATCGTACTTACAAGCCAATGGTAGCAATTGTGTAAAGATAACAATGGCTGCTGAACAAGCTTGGCCAGTAATATACAACTCCAGACATCCACCTTTCTTACTATACTCTTGGATATAGTAAATAATCTCATTCATGATGTGTACATAACCACCAGGAGAATTGATAAAAAGTTTAAGTGTTGTATTATTAGGGTGTTCTGTAACAATACGTAAGTCATTTAAGAATTCTTTCTGTGTATTTTCGTAGATTTCACCAGAAAGATAAAGAGAATAGGTTTTAGCTACAGTGTGTTTAATAATGGTGTTAGATAATTCTAATCCTGCCATTTTTAATTTCCTTATTTAAAGACAATTTCAGTAATACTTTTGTCTATGTTTGTTGTATAATATATTTTTTTACTACCTAATTCTAAGTCATTGTAAATTCTATCTAAGATAAGTTCCCTAAAACCTAATTTACAATAACAGCCATTTTCTTGTAACATGGTAGAAATTTTAAAATCAAACAATTGTGAAATCTTACCATCTTTATTTTCACCAAAGAATGTAAGTACATCGTTTTTATTGAAGTCAGTAATATACTCACCTTGTTCTTCTGAAAAACGACAGAACATGGTTGAAAACCAACCAAAACTAATTGAATCTATTTTTCTAGATTTAAAAAGTTCAGTTAAATAACTTTCGTATTCACCTATTGCTTTATTTAATTCGTCAGTTTTCTCTTTGATAGATTCTTCCAAATCTTTTATCTTAGTAAAAAGACTATTAATTTTATCTTTAGTTTCCATCATCTAATCCTTAATCTACAATCTTTATTTTAAGTAAATCTTGTAAAGACCCAACAAGTGTAATGTTACTTGTATCTACATTAAATTCTTTATTTGAAATAAATCCTTTAATGTAATAAAGACTACTTCCATTAGAATCATCAAGCATGGTTTTAATCTTATTACATACAAATTCGTATAGTTCAAAATTATCTTTGTAATCAGGTAATTCAGAACATTTAATTACATTTACCATAGTCAGTACTTCACCAACAAAGTTATAAAAATAGAAGATACTGTTAGGTTGATCCACTCTAGCATCAGCAATTAATGTAGCCACATTAGTATAACTTACTGACGCCCTAATTGATTTAATACCATTCCACTGAATAGTTTTAAAATTTAGTATAGATTCAATCTTTTTATCATTTTGTTTAAGTTCCGTTTTTGTTCTTATAATTTCATCTTCTAAGAAATTATTTTCATCTATTAGATAATCAGGAATGAGTTTTTCATCTAATTCATTTATTTCCATTTTAGTTTCCTTTTATAAAAACACTAGTGTTAGTAAAATACTACTTATATATGGTAAATAGCTAAAGTATTATTTTCTGTTAAGTACGTTATACCGAAACGTATTTTAACTCTATGCTAATAATACTTTAAAAGATTCTGAGTAAAACAAATTCCAAACAAATTTATTTTACTAGTTAAAAAAGGATTTATTATGTCTTTATTTGATAAAATTATTGCAGGTCAAGTACAAGTAACTAACCTGGACGCTACTGAAGCTAACGTTGAAGGCGTTGTTGAAGGTTTTGAAGATGTAGCTGGTGAAGATGAAGCTCCTGAAGAAACCATCGAAACCACTGAAAACTCTGCCGGTGAAGAAACTGTTACTGAATCTGAAGAACTGAACACTGAACTTCTGGATACAGCTGACGACGCTGAAGAAGTAGCTAATGTTGAAGAAGAAGTTGCTGAAGCTGAAGAAGCCGCTGTAGCTACTGAATCTTTCTTGGCCAACTTGTTTGCTGCTAAAATGACCGGTGGTTTGACTGAAGTACACTGCGAACTGGCTCACGAACACGTTAGCTACATCTCTGGTCGTCTGGGTGTTCCTGCTGAACACGTACCTGCTCTTGACTTTAGCACTGAATCCTTCGCTACTGTAGGTGGTGTAACCATGAACACCGAAGGTGCAATTGAATCTGTTAAGAACTTCTTCTTGAAAATCTTGGATGGTATCTTGAAAGGTATCGCTTGGATTATGGACAAAGGCGCACAACTGGTTTCTAAACTTTTCAATAACTTTGAAAAAATGAAATCTTACGCTGCTAAAGTTAAAGAGAAATTGGCTAAAGCTACTGGTACTCCTGAAGAAAGCACTTATAAATCTCACGGCGGTGCACTGTCTCTTTACATCAATGGTAAGTTGTCTACCCCAGGTCAATGTGTGGCTGCGATGCAATCAGTAGCTGACGAAATCGCTAAACGTTGGTCTACTTCTAAAATTGGTCAGGAAGGTGCTGCTGTAGGTGAAGCCACTCTGAAAGAAGTAGAACAAATCGAGAAAAATGTGGACCGAGCTGATGCATATTCTGAAAAATATAAAACAGAAACTGGTGCTACTCAACACGAACATGTTAAGTCAGCAGGTATTGTTTTTGCTCGTACTGTAGGTAAAACGGTTAACAGTATTTTGGGTAGTATGCCATTTACTAGCGGTACTAAAGTTTCATCTCAAGAAGCTAAACGTGCAGGCGTAACTCTTAAAACTTCTGAATCTTGCTACCTTTCTACTCATCTACCACGTAATAAAGTAGGTGTGACTGTTATTGGTAATAGTGATGATAATAGTGGTGCTAAAGGTAACAGTATGCGCGTATATTCTCGTATTAACAACTACAAAGTTGCAGAGAAAAGCGGTGATGTAAATATCCCAATCCAAAAACAAGCTGACTTGTTGGCTGCTGTTGCTGGTATCGAAAAATTGTTGAACCAAATGCAACAAATCAAAAAACTTATGGATGCTGCTAAACCTGCTGCTGGTAAGCTTAAAAACGTGATTTGGAAACTGCGTACTAAATATGTTGCTATTTCTAAAAAAGCACGTGAAGGTCGTGGCTTCATGGCTAACATCCGTGCTACTCGTGTTGCTATCATGCTCGTCAATGACATGATTGGTATGTTGCGTGAACCTGGTACTTCTTTCTCTACTTACGTATTGTTTGAAGTTAAAGGTCTGTTGGATGTCATCTCTAAACAAGCTGACCTACTGACTCCTAAAGACGCAGAATAATAAATTGATGTAAATCATGTAAATACTACCCTACCAATTAAGGTAGGGTAGTATTTATTATTATGTCTTAATGTATTTTAGATTTTTTCAAACATATACCACTATAGTGAAAGAGAAGAAGAATCTTCTTTATTTTAACTAATCACTTTTATTTAAGGAGACTATTATGTCACGTAAAGATAACTTAAAAAAATATGGTAACCTGCTGCACAACGCAGCAACTAAATCTTCTTCTAAAGAGACTGTAGAGGATGTGATCATTATTGAAGAAGTCGCAGTGGTTACTACAACTGAATCCTCAAATGAAGAACTAGTGGGAGCGACAGAACTTCCAACTACACATTCCTATATAGAAGGTATCTCCCCAGATACTTTAGAAGAAGAGGAAGAGGAAAAAATCGGAGGAAAATACCTCCACAGTATTTTCCCAGATACTTTGGAAGATTAAGGCTATTACCAGATAGGTTTTCCTATCTGGTAATAATTTCTATTAGTTACTTTTTTGTGATATTTATTTTTTTAAGGAGTTTAAAATGGAAGTTAAAGTTGATGTATGTGTTGATAAAGATATGGTCTCTAAGATTGAAAAGAAAAAGACTATTATCGATAATGTCTTTGGATTTAACCAAGAAGAACGTAATCTATTAAATAATCTTTTTGCTATATTTCTAGAAAGAATTGCCGTTAATGAAACTACTTATATTCTGTTAGATAAAGACAGTGAGAAGAGTGAATTGATGTTTATCTACATTACTTGTCTTTATGCTAATTATAAATCAATGGGTGAAGCAGATTTGACATTTAGCAATATCGAAGAAGTTCGAGATGAAATATTTGAGTTTGTATATAGACTAATTGATTTACTTGACGATATACCTAATGATAATAAAGTCCATATTGCATCAGGTGAAGACGGTTATTATTTAGTTATTTCGTAATATTAGATAAGCTACTACTAGTAGAAGGATTTCCTTCTACTAGTAGCGTATATTTTTTTGAATATTTTCAAACCTATATTATTAAAGTGAGAATTATCTTTATATAAAGGAATTTAAAATGAAAGAATTTATTAACAAAGAAGACCTTGATTTAATTATTGAATTTATTTTCGATAAATTAAAACAAACATTAAAAGAAGAGAATATTAGCAAGAAAACACCACTATATATCGAACACGACTATAACTCATGTGTATTAGATATTGAAAATATTCATAAAACATACAGCCATACCCGTGTTGTCTCGATAATTAATAGAGGTGGGATAAATCATTCTTCTTTTATTGTTATGCGAAATAGTCTTACAGGGGTTCATGGTAATAACATTCTTAATGTAAGAGATGGAGCTACCTTCGCAATCACTCGTTTACATAATGATGAATTTTGTATTTCTGTACTGGATCATTACTACCATAATGACCGTTTATTTAATCGTGATAAAGATGATATTATCCGTCCAGAGAAAAATTATTATCCCGACATGATAAATAAAGTACCAGTGTCTAAAATTACTATAAACCCTAATCATTTGGAATACTATTATATCGAAAGTATGTTCAATAAATTTTATTCCAAGGCTATTGATTTAATTAGTTCAACTAATGAAAAAAGACATAACGCAGCTATTAGTTTTATTAAGGAATTTAAACAATGAGTAACCTAAATAATCTTTTCAAACTACCGGTATACGAAGAACCAATTTATATTGTAGTAGCAGTATCGGATAAATCAGATATTGAAAAAGAAGCGAATAGCTGGCATAATAGTTGGCTTGGTTTGGATTTAGAATCCTTAAAATCTCATGTAGATCACGTTTATTTACAAGATGATCGTTATTTCTTTATCAATGTATTAAAAGATAAATCAGAAATCGATAATCCATTTCTGGTTCGTTTAGTACAAGCAGGTCGTGTTTTATTGACTTGTCGATATAAAATCTGTACTAATATCACATCAGATAAATTTGAAATAACTGAAGACAAAGATACATGTACTTATTCATTTAAAATAAATAACTCTGAAAATGTAATTACTATTTTAGATAAACATGTAGTTACATTAAGAGATCATGCTAATATTTTATTTGAATTTAGTAAAGGTGATTATGCTAATATCTTATCTGAACTTAGTAATGGTGATGATTTTGCCGAGCGAGTAATCGCTAAAGAAAACTACGTTGAAGATGAAGTAGCTAAATCTTTTATTCTCGATATCTATAATCTTGTTCAAAATAAGATTCCCGATATTATTAAAAGTAATATCGAAATAAAACCTTCTCTCAATCTCTCTTTAAAATTTATATAAAGGAAACCAACATGAAACAATTATTCAGTATTGATACTATCTTATCAGCAATTATCTTGATTGTTGTATTTGCAGTAGGCTTAGCTTGTGGCTATTATGGTAAAGGAGTATTGCTGTGATTAAATCATTGAATATCAACATAGAAGCTGTGGTGATGTGTAAAAACAGATTCGATAAAGAAACTTTGGATTTATACCGAAGAGTTTATACTACTTGCGTAGAGAAAGAAGATTTCTATATCTTTATTAACAGAAAACGCCATATCGAGCATGGCCTTTCGCGTATAATCGGAAAAGATATAATGTATTTATCTGAATTATTGTGCGAATATAATTTAGATTTTACACTACCTGCAATCCCTATAGATGCTATACCAAAATATCGTTATCTAAATACAATATCTAAACTCTTGACCAAAGAGAATGTTCAGTTAAAATCAATACATGTTGATAAAGCGAGATGTTTATCTTTCTTTGAAAACAATATTGAAGTGACTAATGATACGATTATGGAAGATATTAAATCATCTTTATATAATCACTACAAAGATAGTGAATCATCAATTCAGCCATTAATCATTATTGGTGAAGATATACCTGATGCTATCTTTAAAAACATAGGTGATATTATTACTTGTAGTCTCAATGGTCTTTTAGAAGTTCTTAAATAAAGGAAACTAAAATGGAATGTTCTAACACAAAAGAATTTGTAATAGAAGATGGTGATTTCCTCATTCGTAATGGTGTTTTAACCAAAAAAGAATGGTGTGAAATTATTGCTGGTACTCTAAGTCTTTTGAGAAAAGAGATTGTGAATATTCGGGATACTGATATATTCACCCAGTCAGATGATGACTATCTTAAATATATAGCTTATAACAGTACTCCAAGTCTTTGTATATCTGATCCGATAAGTGCTATTACTCCTACCTTCATGGGAGATTATTTAAAAATCGAATACCTTTCTAAATTAAAAAGAGAATCGAGATTAAATATTAATAGTCCCTGTATTAGCATTACTACAGTTCATGATAAAACCAATGGTAAGTTAATCGGCGGTTGTCATGTTAAGGTAAAAGAGTATGGTAAAACCATTGGTGAGGTTTATATCGACCTTATCACTGAACAAATTAGTGGTGATATCATTTTTAAATTAGGGGATATTAAAGACGACATTCTGTTAGAACATACTTCGTTAAAGAGTAAAAATACTGGAACATCGTCTATTGTATTATCTTCTATTGGTGTTAAGTATAATGGTAGTCTTAATAACCAAATAAGAGATACTGTTTACAATTACAGCACCGTAATCGTCAATAAATTAAACAAGTTACTTTCTGAAACTGAAAGAAACTATGCTGACTATTTTATCGCAAATGACCCACTGAATGTCATGTTGAATGATATGGTTAATGGCCTAGGTTTATCGACGATGGTGATTGCTGGTAAAGACACTACGAACAAGTAGTAATCTTATTTTATAACTTACGGTGCACCGCACCTAAGTCGCCTTTCAGGTAACTTATTTAAAGGAAATTAAAAATGTGTAATCAATGTCAATGTAATCACGAACACAATACTGTAGAATTGAATAATGACGGTATGGTTGTATCTACTATCTTTGGTACATTTACTGTACCTGATGAAGTAGTTAAAGAATCTTTAATCGAAGACGAACGTGATGCTTTGAATATTATTCGTCGTATTCAACACTGGCGCTCTTCAGATGGTCAAATTGAAGGTGCGTATGGTCTCTATAAAGACCCACGTTGTGATGAAACCCTGTACTTCGACATGGATAATGTGTGGATTATTGCTGAAGATGAGAATGGTGAAGAATACGAAGAGTATATCGATCTTGATGGTGACATCATCATTGCAGCATATCGTTACTTACATAACGAACCACATATGTCTTATCCTTGGTTAGAGAAGTATGTAGATTAATATAAATACTATAGAGAGTAGGATAACCCCTACTCTCTATAATTATAAAAAGGAAGTCAAAATGAAATATCGTGGTTTTGCAAATAATGTTATAAAATACATTAATAAGTATTTTTGTAAATACAAATCTAAAACCAAATTTAGTAAAATAGAATATTGTACATTCAAACGAAGAATTTATACAGAATGGTACTTCGACGAAGATATCTCATTTGAAGATATTTACAAAAGAGAATTTATCAATGACTGGGTAAACCGTTCTCGTCTTAATCTTACCCACATGGGTTATGCCTTAAATGGTAAACAAACATCAGGTGAAAAGCTCTTTACTGGGTTTAAACCTAATCATGCGATTGTTATTGGTGCAGTACGTAATAACAACCAATCAACCATTAAGCAATTACCTATCCCTTATAAAGGAGGTCAGTAAATGAAGTATACGTTTATATACAAACCTGTATTAAATGTTATTCTAAAACATTTATACCGTTATAAACATATCAATAAGTTTACAAGAAATAGTTTAGATAAACTAAAACAAGATAATGTTGATAAGATATACCATGCCTGTCCTAAACTTATACGTAATTCTTGTAATGCTAAAGGCCCATTCTTTTTACAAATCTTAAAAGGTAAAAGTGTTTGAACTACAGGGTAGTCCAGACGACTTAGATGTAGAACACCCAAGTTGTTTGAATTATTTCTATATTCTAAAATATTTCAAATACATACTATTTAAGTGAAAGAGTGGAATTATCTTTCAATCTTTCTTCATATCATTTTTCTCCTAAACGTTCTATATTGCGGAACGCTAAATAAAGCAATACACACCCTGGTGCAGGTGTGCCCCGAAAAATGCACTATCTTTAATTCAGAGTGAATGAGGTGTTTCCTCTTCCCTTTCCACCTTAGTTGCTCTGGGTTGAAAGTTACATAGTAAACTCCCTTTGAGATACTCACCCCGACAAAGGGTGAGTATCTTTTTTTTACCATATGAATTATTTTTTTGATTATCTAGATATTCTTCAATATCTGCTAGATGCTTATCCATTTTATAATTTCCTTTAAACGTATGACTACTAATTATATAGTAAAGGACATACTATGTTATTACAATTACCCATCAGGAATGAAAAAGCCAGTATTACTCGACCAATCGTACTAAAGGTGGTACGAGACTTAAAAGAATACTTAGATATCTTTCCTGATAATATTAATATTATTTACATTGACGAAGAAGGTGTACGTAAAGAGAATGGTACTGCTACACATGAATTAGGTAAAGAAGGAATCAATACGACCTCTAATCCTTTAATTACTTTATCGGTTACTGAGGAGTATCGTAATAATACTTTCTTACAATACCAACATTACGACCAAGAATTCCATCCTTGTTTTTTACATGATAAAACTCAAACATCTATTACACCTTATTATTCAGATGTAGAAATGCGTTTGAATATTTCATACAGAGCACCTTCTAAGGCTGCTGCTAGAATGTGGTTAAATAGTATCAAATCAAAGATTAGAAGATACAGAGACGCATACCCACATAACTTAGAATACTCATACGAGATACCTGAGCAATTCATTTACGCTTTAACTGAAGTCTATCGTTTGATTCACAATCAAGATAAAACCATTGGTAATGTAGCTGATTGGTTTCAGCAATACTTTATTAGAAGATTCGGTACAGCTTCTGATTCAGCAGGTATCAATACTATCTTTGTAGTATCTGAAATCCAACAACAAGTATTTGGTTACTTTAATTTCGATGGCATGATTGAAGAAGGTGATAAGGCAGATGGTGCTACTTCTTGGGTAGTTTCTTTTGATTATCTATTACGTTATCAAAAACCTACTGATATTTCTATTTGGGTACCTCGTACCATTTACAATCAAGTATTACCTGATTCCATTATGGGTGTAGATGATGAAGGTGAGGTAGAGACTACTAAACCAGATGAAGTGAAGTTTCCTGAAAATCAAACTTATTATACCAATTCAGGTTATTTCTTAGACCAGTATTCTTCTATTCGAGATAATGCCGAATGGGGTTATTATAATGGTATTGCTGTACCTAGGTGGAATGAATTCCAACCATTACAATCACATTCAATTGTTGGGTTAGAGAGATTTGTAGACCAATTAGTATTATTCTTACCTGAAGATAAAGAAGGTGATTTAATCTTAGATTTAAATAACCCACAAGGTTACGATATTGATGAAGATTTAAAAGCTTTCATTGTTTCTGAAAAAGACTACATGTTACACAAAGGAAAGTCTGTATTCCAGTTATGCGTATACGAAAATAACGCTATGTTAAGAAGAGACTTTATTAAGATTGATGAAACAGGTAAAGTATATCTAAATGGTGAGATTGATATTGCTAAGATTTACAATATTCGTTTAGGTATTTACCATGATTGGAAATACTTAGATACAGACGCTATTGAAAGATTGAAGAAATGGTGTCGTGAAAAAGGTAAATGTCACTTCTTTACCTTTAAAGATAGATATGCTTATAACGAATGTCAATTGGGTATTCGTCGTCATCCTGATGATAGATTCTTTAAAGAAGTAGAGTGTGTTAATGATAAGTATTCTGAACTTTACTTTAAAATCATTGAATACATTGCAGGTAATAGAATGCCTGACATGGTTAAGAATAACCGAAATTGGGGTAAAGACCACCCATCTATTCTTAATACACACAAAACTGTACAAACATTCAATACAACCAATATTAGCCATCCTAAGGAGAGGTAAATGCCTACTTTAATTACAGATAAATATAAACCAGAACAGGCAAAACCCGTACATGAGTTTATTGAAAAACCAAAGATTGTTCCTACTGACTTTAAAACAGCAGTAGTCGATAATAGAGTCAATCGATTAGATACCTTAATCCGTTATGTAGAGGGTTCTCACCAAAAGGTTATTTATTTTAGACAAAGATTAGGTCGAGACGATTCAGTATCACAGTATTCTCAAGATACTTCTGCTGCTCATCAACAATACGAAAGAATTGATGGATTAGAAATTGTGATGCAATCTGGTTTGTCTACTTCCAATAATGGTAGTGATATTAGAACAACTGAGATTACAGGTGAAGCACTCATTGAACAGCCTATTATTCCCAATGTAGGGGATATTATGTTAATGGATTTTGGTAGAGGTACATTAGGTTGGTTTGGTATTAATAGTACCCGACGTATGACTCATCGTACTAATACTTTATACGAAATTCAGTTCTCTTTGTCATTTGAGATTACTGACCAATTAAATGACCCAAGAATGCTTGACTTAAATAAGAAAACTGTAGAGGTATTCAAGTATTCTAAAGACTATTTAAAAGCAGGTCAGAATCCTTTAATCTCTCCTAAGAAAGCAGCTTTATTTGAAGAGCTATTAGAAGAGTACGATAGATTAAGAGTATTGTGGTTTCGTAAGTTCTATTCCCGTATGCTAGAGACTTGTGTATTACCGAATCAATCACATATCACTTACGATGGTTTTTACATGAAAGCTATTCGTAAATGGTTTAGTGTGTGTAATACACCAGAGATGATGTATTTTAAAATCTTTGATGATTCTCAATTCTCTATTTTAAAGAATCCTAGTATTTGGGATGTTATCCATACTCGTGATAAATACTTACTGAAAGAAGTATTCACTAGAGCAGTCGCTGTACCATCTAGTTCTTTTAGTAATATCCCACAGTTTGCTATGATTCGTTTTTCAGGCTTTGGTTGTGTGGTTATGCCTGTAGAGGTAAGTTATACCAATGAACTCTATTTAAACCATAAAGACATTATTGGTAAAGCTATTGTCATTAACAATGATGTTTCTAAAACTAGAATGCATACTTACCAAGGTATTCCTTTAATCAATCAAGTACTGATGAACGATTCTTACGTATTTTCTCGTGACTTCTATAAAGATTCTTTAGAAGGACAATCTCACTTAGAATTACAACTAAGAAAATATCTTAATGACGATACATTAGATATTGAGACTATTGAAGCATTGGTAAAAGACGTAGAAAATTGGGGTGAAATGGAACAATACTATTTTATTCCTACTCTGATGATTTTAATTCACTATGGTGTAAGGAGAATGTAAGTGGAAGAAAAAAGAAGATATCTTACTCGTGATGAAATGAATTCCTCTGTTTATCGTTTATTCAATACACCATTTGTTGTACGAGTAGCTTATATTGATTTAATTGACATTGGTGAAATCCAACGTTATGGGATGATTACATCAGGTGATGAACATGATGATAGATGTAATGCTCACGAGAAAGTTACTGTAGCTTTGAAGATTCCTAAACTATTAGAATTATTTAGAAAACAAATTCCATTTTACTTAGTCGATTCTAGTCAAGAACATTTGATGTACACGATTATTCATGAACACTTAATTGAGTGGCGAGAATATGTAGAAGAGTGTAGAGGGATTAACCATTTACTAGGTAAAGTCCCCTTTAAGGATTTAAGGGATTTATCTGAAATGGCTACAGTGATTTATAAAGTACGTGACCGTAATAATGATAGAGACATTACTGAAACCATTAATGCGATTAATCAATCCTTTAGTGTTAGTGGTGTGTATACAGGTTACGATTTGTTCACTCGTGAGAAAGAGAAAACCGAGCTTATCGAAGAGATGAGAAACCAACAAGAGATGGCACCTCATTTAGTAGAGATGGGTAAAATTTCAGAAAAGGTTAGAGGTTAAGTATGTTTGATAACATGACCAATCCAGCTAATGGTGAAATTATCAAAATAGCAAAAGGTAATTCACCTGCTTCTTACGATTATACACAGGCTTATATACATGTTATTAAAAAGAATGTGACTTATCGTACTTTAAAAGTCTTGTCTTTAGATATTTCAAGAGACTATGATAAAAACATAGCAGATGAAATCACGATTGAAGTAATGTTATCTCCTGGTATTTGGGCAGACATGATTTATCCTTATATTGACGATATTGAAATTACCGTACAAAAATCACCCAGTGCGATTAGTACGTATCAAACTATTCAACGGTATAAAGGATACTGTAAGAATCCAATCAATGTTCGTAAGGTAATGGCTATTGCTCAAAATGCTTCCACTGAAGACTTGAATAAAATGGACGTGATTAAGATAGACTTTCAATTAGTGCCTATCTTAGTAGAAAAATTATTGACTATTCAAGCAGGGACTAATTTTGTAGATTGTCGTGTAGATGAAGCATTGGTGACTATGCTGATGAATGAAGGTTCTAAGATTGAAGGTTTAGACAATCAAGATACATTACAAGGTATTGATATTGTCGAACCTGATAACCAAGATACTTATCGTAATATTCCTGTACCACATACTACCCGTTTAATTAATCTACCTAATTACTTACAAAAGTTTTCTTATGGTATTTATAAAAAAGGATTAAGTCATTATATCCAAAATGGTATGTGGTATATCTATCCTAAGTTTGGTTTAGATAGAAGAGATAATAAAATACGATATGTGAATATCTTTGTTACTTCTCGTGATTTATTACAACATACACCTGTTACTTATCGAATAGAAGGTAATGACCTTTATATTATCGGTACAATAGAAAATGAATCAGTAGATAATAATTCAGCTAAGTTATTGAATCATGGTAATGGTTTAAGAACTGTTAATCTTAATGTACAAGATACAGACGATGCTGTAAAAGTAGATGGTAATAAAGCACTAGTATCTCGTGGTCAATCTGTTAATGAGTTTATCATTAACGAATCACCCAATAACGTAACATACGCGCCATTGGCACAGGCTAAAATCAATACCAATGTGTACGAACAAGTCTCTACTCTAGAAGGTAAAGTAGGTAAACTCTATTCTGTGGTTTGGAATAACTCTAATCCAGATTTAGTTAAACCTGGTTCTATTATGCGTATCCATTATACAGGTGAGAAGAATGAGCAATTAATGCTTGAAGGAGTGTTACTAAAAGCACACCATTATACACAAGCTACTGGTCAAGGTATGACTTCTACTGCTTACGAAACCACTACTGGTTTGTTTATCTTTTGTAAAGAATATTAATAGCGAATACAGGTACCCTAAATGAATAGGGTACCTGTATATTTAATTTATTTTAAACCTATATTATTTAATTGATGAGATATTCCTTTGATATATATCTTATCTATTCCATGAAAGGATATAAAATGGATGTAAATACTGATTTAAATATTGGTGATAGACCAATGTTAACGAGACAACATTCTAAAAGTAGGTTAGGTAAACTTTCATTTTACTTTGATGAAATTAATAAACCTATTGAAGAGAATGATAGAATTGAAAAACTGGATATAAAAGCACAAGCAATTGTAGACAGTGAAGACGATAGTCGTCAGGAATTTATTGACAAGGAGGTTACTAAAATGCTCCTTGGTGATAAAAATGCACTCTATGTTATTAGACGTGTGAAACAACTTCTTAATCAGCAAGAAGCTCAATAGCTGAAAGCTCAACAGGAAGCCAATTAAACTCTTAAATAAAGGAAACCAAAATGATTAAAGTAATTGCATTTGAAGGTAGCTCTAACGTAGGTAAAACTACCTTGATTAAAGCTTATGCTAAAAAGCTACAAGCTGAAGGTAACTTGGTATTTATCCATAAACCTACAGGTGACGAATCTACCTATGGTAAAGAATACGACATCTTCTCATTTGAAGGTGTAGATAAAGAGTATATGAAACCATACCAAGCTCGTTATCAAAAAGAACGTGAGTTTACTATTGATAATATTAATTGTTTAGCAAACATTGATAGCTTAACAAGTAATAAAGAATTCTACAGGAATATTTATATCACCAATATTTGTCAAGGAAAACTCGGACAACTACACGTAGTACGTATGCTTTTGAACAATATCGAAACCAGTAAAGATATTTATTTGTTGGTAGATCGCACTATTATCTCTACATTGGTTTATGGCTACTCCTATAAAGGTGATGCTAATCTTGAAGATTTGGTTGTGAATAGACAGTATAGCCAAGCTTATGCTGTTAAAAACATAGTGGATGTATTTGTTAATGTTACTCGTGAAAAACCATTTAATCTCCCAGAAGAGAAATTGAATGGGGAAGAGTTTGACAAGACATTTGATGAAGAGTCTATGTCTAAACATGAACAATATCAAAAACTTTATCAACATTTCTTCGATGTAAGTATTGGTAATCACAAAGTCGTGACTATTGATGTAGCTAACGAAGAACCAGAAACACTGGCTTCTGAATTGCATGGTTTGGTTGGTAAAGTGGAAGTTAGCGGTATGACTTGGTATGAATTCATGCGTCTGGCTAATCGTACTAATGCTACTTATAATGCAGACATCAGTAAAGCACTTTTCCATGGCATTGTAGGTATCTTGGGTGAATCCAATGAGATTTACGACAATGTAACAATTAATGCAATTGAAAATGGTGAAACATTAACAGAAGAGCAAATCCAAAACATGTTGTCTGAAATGGGCGATACTCTTTGGTACTGCGGTATCGCTTTGTATGACCTTGATCGTTTTGCCGCGCTGTGTGATATTGATCGATTTGGTACAACTGGTTACGGTAATTCAAAAGGAAAAACTTTTGATGAATTAGTCGATGATACTGGATTTGCTAATTACATTAGCAATTACATCTTAACCGGTGATCTGAAATCTATAGCTAACGCGCCGTATCGTGAAAAGGTAAAACACACAGATGATTATATTCTTGATTTGTTCCGAAGAAATCTGAAAGATGCTGTGACTGTAATCGATGATTATAAGAAACACTATTTCTACGGCCAACCTTTAGATTCTAAGTTGGCTAAAAATATCCTATTCTTGGTTCAGACTACTGTTGTTTATTTGAGCCGTGCTTCAGTAAACTATGGTATGGATTTAGAGTTAATTGCAGACAGCGTACTCAAAAAACTGAAAGCTCGTTATCCTGAAAAGTTCTCGGTAGAAGATAGCATCAACCGAGATTATGCTAAGGAATCTCAAGCTTCTGGTTTATTAGGTAAATAAGTATTGGACTACTACGGGGATAAAACCTCGTAGTAGTCTATTATTTTTTGTCTTTTTATCGGGCAATTCTATGAGAATTTATATTTACACCCCTAATAGGAGTATCCTAAATGAATTTAAGAATGTTGATTGAAGAACTCTCTTCAATGCCCAAAGATAAATTACTGTACGATTCCATTAACCAACCTACTTGGCATATGTCACAAACAGGTGAAGTAGTATTAGCAGGTTCACCTTGTCCTATCCAGACAGTAGAACAGCTTTTACATAAACTAAAACTTATCCAAAAAAGAGATTTACCTTCTCAAGACTTTAGCTTTAAACGTGCTGTACATGAAGACATTGAGATTTATACTATTTCTGCAAAACCAGTAAATGGCGTCAATAAACTAAGAACTGAACTCATTACTTCTTCTACTGTTAAACTTTGGCAAATGTTCTCTACTGACCATATGTTAGTAGATGTAGCAGTAGGTGGCCCATCTTATCTTATGTCTTCTGATAAAGTAAAGATTTTAGTCAATAAACCTTATTATCAAATTCTAGGTTTAAATGGTAAACGTACTTATTTAGAAGAATTGCTAAGTGTACATTCTTTCTCTTGGCAAGATGAAAAAGGACAAATTCAGTTCTTTAATAAAGCATACTGGGATAATTCATCTCATGATTGTCATTGTGATGATGCACCAGTTCTTGACATTAACAATAACGCAGGTGGTTTCAATACCATCCATCCATCGAAAGGAAAACACACATGCCAGTAAAATCTACATTTAATAAAAAACCATTGATTACATTAGGTGTTATCGCTTTACTATTCATTGGTATTATCGTTATCAATGTAAGCTGTTCAGCAAAAATGGATAAGCCACAAACCCAAACCACACAAACAGTAGAACAAAATAAACCTACTGAAACTAAACAAGAGGCTAAACCAGAAGTGAAGCAAGAGGCTAAACAAGAAACAGGTAATACTGTTGTAGAAGAAGAAGCTACTACACCAGATACACCAGATAATACTAGCAATGTAGACGATGTGATTAAACCTTATCAATTACCTGTCTTAGATATTAAAACCAAGTTAGGTTTAACTCGTGATGATAAGGACAATAAGATTGTTTCTTATTTTAACACTGCTACTAAGAATGGTAAGTTCAAACGTGTGATGTATTATATCTGTTCTCCTAAGGATACAGTATTGCCTACTAAAGGTCGTTACTTTATGTTTGACTTAGGTGCTACAGAGACTTCACGTCCTATTGCTATTAGTTCTATTAACGTAGGTGATAACTCTTACTTAGTAACAGATAAATCTAAAGTGAAAGAAATTCTGAAAGACTTAAACACTCACAATGAATTTCATTTGATTTTAGAAAACTCTCAACGAATTAATATGTTTGTTGAACCACGTAAAACTAATACTTTACCTTGCATGTAACTATTTACTCTACTGACCTCGTATAGGGGCCAGTAGAGTAATAAGCTATTTTAATTTAAATGTATACTATTTAAATGGTAATAGAGAAAGTGTTTAACTCTTTCTCTATTTAAGTTTATTAATAAATAATAAAAGCGACTACTCTATACTCCTGTTACAGCAGGAGTATAGAGTAAAACATGTCGCGGAAAGGAGGTGAAAAAATGGATATGTATTTAGTGCAAATCCTTCAGAACAAAGTTCTGTGCGGTATAGAACTTTCAGATAGCGAAAAACGCTATCTGGAAAAATACGAACAGTCGAAAAACGACGTGTTCGCTAATTGGTTAGCAAATAATTACTAACCTCACCAAAGAAAAGTAATATTAGCAGTATTACTTTTCTTTTTTTCCTTTCATAGTAAAGAAGTTAAAGAATTAATTAATATTAATTCAAATCTATATTATTATATTGAAAACGATTGATATAATCGTCTTATTGTCTCACTTTATATAAAGGAATCTTACTATGTTTAAATATATCAAAAACCAACTCATCAATCTGGTTAACAAAAACAATCAACCAAAAGAATTTGGTGAGTATTTTAATAATGCTTACCATACGCCTAAAGACATCTATAAGGATATTATTAAGAATATCCAATACTGGTTAAACGAGGAAGAACCTCGTTGTAAACAAGTCAAATTCAAAGTAGCTGAACCAGTGTATGGTACAGATGGTTGTATTCTTAAAGTAGATATTAAAGTCTATATTAAGGATGCTCACACTGGTACTATTGAATTTGAATTGCATGACAATGCAGGATTCAGTAATCACGAACATTATTCTATCTTGAAGTTTGCTCAAGATGAATACGTTATTTCTACTTATAACGAATGTTATAAAGCAGAAGATATCTTAGATAAGATGGAAGATGCTTGCCATCGTATTTCTAAGAAGGTATCTAACCACATTGATGTGGTAGATGATTTGTATAAAACCATTAAGTAAAAGGAGTATCAAATGAAGAAGTTTATTGGAGCACTGGTAGCAGTAGGCTTAGCAGCTACAGCTTATTCAGCTGAAGCAAAACCACATAAAGCAAAGAAGCCTAAGCGTACATCACACAAAGTGGTTAAACTTCACAAGAAACACAAAGTGAAGAAACACCCACGGATTAAGAAACATGTGCGGCATCACGTGATAGCGAAGCATCACGCTGTGAAACAACATGTGGTAAAACACCATTTTAAAAAGCATGTAAAGAATACTCACCAAAAGGTAGTACATGAAAAAGAGAATGTATCGCCTAATAGTGAAGTTGATATGTTGGCTTTGGCAATCCACAATGAAGCACGTGGTGAGCCTCGTAGTGGTAAATACGCAGTAGCTAATGTGATTCTCAATCGAGTAAAACACAAAAGCTTTCCTAACACTGTTCGTAAGGTCGTAACACAACGCGGACAATTCCAATGGTACCATAACCATAAGCTGCGCTCACGTACAGCACCTACTGAAGAAGCTCGTGCTATTGCGCGTGATATCTACCAGAAACATGTATCAGGCCGTCGTGTCGATAATACTGGTGGTAGTATCTTCTTCAGCTCAAATGGTGTACGTCCTGCACCACGTGCTGTAAAAAGTGTACGTGTAGGACACCATCAATTCTATCGTATTAAAACTTAAAAAGGAATCCAATATGGAAAAAGCAAAAATTGAAATCATCCGGAAAGACTTACCTACCTATATCTTAACCATCACTGGATTTGATTTGGATGAATATGTTTATACACTATCCAATTCAGAAGAATTTCCACACAGTGTAAAGTCCTATCCACACACTAATACATTGACTATCAAACCACGCTATAGTAAAGAATCCATTACGGTAACATATGGTGATACCATAGTGTGGAATAATGTATCTATAGGTGTTATCTCTGTTTCTGAACTAATTAAGATAATGAGTGTAAAAGATGAATGAAAATGAATTGATTACTTTCAAAAGTAAAGTCGAAGAATTCTTTATTAATTGTCAAGAAGAATTCTCTGTGCGTTTACAAATCGAATCTGAAGTAAAAACATTTATTCGTAAGAAGATGTTGATTTACAAAGAACCATTCAAACAACGTCTGCGTGATTTTATTGAAGAAAACAATGACTTGATTGCTCAATTAAAACATGCAAATCTTATCTTGACTAAATCACGTCAAGTAGACTTCTGTACCAATAGTTCAATGGAAGTATCGTTTATGTTAAATGGTAAACGCTATTTCTATTCTATTGAATACATCGTAGCTTAAAAGGAAACTGTTATGGTAATCCCTAAGAGTAAAAAGAAACAACGTCAATTCTTTATTGAATTAAATTACTTAGAGAAAGTCAATATCAAAGAAGCAGATCGTTTAATTGCTTCTGGTTACATCGGTAGTGTAATTCGTGGAATTGATGGATTGATTCGACAACACGGAACACGAGGTATTAAGATATTGGCTAAACGAGCACCTAGCATCAAAAATGATGATATTTTGTCTAAGTGGTTTAACAAACACCGTGAGTGGGTGTGGGTTAATAAGCACCAATATAAAACACGCCCTCTTATAGAACTTAATCCTAACCCTAATAACTTTGCAGTAGAAGATTTTCATGATAGTCTAGAAAACGAAGGATGTTCCATTGGTTATGGTAATCCATCGAAACAAGACTTTGAATTAGAAGACGAAGAGTGGGATGCCACTTACCAAGCAGCATACGGAACAAAGGTTATTGAGTTCCAAGAAGACCATAGTTAAATCTTAACTTTTATAAAGGAAACTAAAAATGACAATTCTTAAAAATAAAAATAAACGTCGTAAGATGTTTATTGAAATAAGGCATTTAGAAAAGAAAACTGACGAATTAGCTAAATATTTAATCACCACTGGTAATGTTGCCGGTGTAATGCGTGGTATTGAAATATTGATGCGAAGTCCTAACGTCACCGGTGAAAGAAAGGGATTTACTGATATCACTGAATTTGGTACTAAAATAACAACGCCTCCCGATACTACTAGTAAAGAGAGAATATCTGCCTATATCTCTACAGTAGAATATTCCCACAATATCCCCCTTGGTAAACCCTCCCCAACTAAATCTTAAAATATTTTAAACCTATACTACTACAGTGAAAAGGATGATGATTCCTTTCACTATTCTTATTAACTCTTTATATAAAGGAAATTCAAAATGAATAAACTGATTCTTTCTATCGCGGTATTGGCTGCACTGACTGCTTGTTCTAAAGAAGAAGCAAAGAAATCAAATGATGAAGTCATCAAAGAGACCATATCTTCTGACGACTTTAAAAATCTGGATAAAGACGCGCAAGCTATTGTATTGCGCGCCTTATCTGACAAAGAAGGTACTGGTGCAACTGAAGTAGCCAACAACGATACTTCAGGTAATGTAGATGACACAGAACTCACACCTGAAGAACAAGCCATGGATGATGGTAGTGGTATTACTACTGAAGATAACGGTTCCACCATTCACTTTGGTAATGGTTGGACCTTGTTTAAAGAAGGTACTACTAACTTTGAAATTCGTAAGGTGGTTGAAGCAGCAGGCCCAGTCTATCGCTACGAAGGTGATATCGATGGTAACCATGTTACCATGGCATTTACTTGTTCTCGCCCTAATGTCTCTTCAGTTGTGTTCATTACAATGGCTAATGGTGGTGAGTTCTCTGGTAATGGTTATGAGATATTCCCAGGTCCAAATGGTCGACGTCGTTACTTAACTATTGGTCCTAATGGTGGGATTAACAAGGATAAGGATAAACCTAATGGTGCTCTGGATATTGCTGCTACAGCAGACCTTGAGAAGAATACCATCGGTATTAAATTCCGCGATGGTTTTGACTCATCCTCCTCACCTTCAATTTTACGAAACCCTAGAAGGTTCGCCCATTCAACTGACATGTCAAATAGCAACTTCATCTCCGCTTGGTACAATGGTCTGTATGATAATATGTACTTAGGTCGTATTGGTGAAGCTGAGATAATGGCAGAATATACTGTTCCTACTCCTGAAGTACCTGAAATCAATGGTAAAGTCAATCAGACTAAACCTATCTTGGTTTCCAGTATTCCTAAGTTGACTGTAGGTGATGGTAAGATTTTCAACAAACATCCTTGTAACTTCTTCTAAAATAAAATACTACTCTATCCGTGAATATATGGATAGAGTAGTATTTTCTAAATCTTCATTTCTTTTTTACTTAAAGGAATCTATATGCAACAACATTTGAATACCATTCGTGAAATTTTGCAACATGGTGAAACTATTTTAACAGACCGTAGTGGTTCAGGTATGCGTTCTGTTATCGGTATTATGGAAAAGTATCCTCTTTTAGATGGTTCATTCCCATTGGTTACTACACGTAAGATTAATTTCACTAAAACACTCCATGAATTGATTTGGTTTATTAAAGGTACTAGTGATGTTACTTACTTAGAAGAAAACAAAGTGCCTTTCTGGACGAAGTGGACTACTGAGCGTAATATTCAAATCGATAAGAAACCATTTAAGACTATCGGTCCTATGTATCCTGAAATTTGGCGTAAACTTTCAGTAACGAATGTCAATGTAGAAGTAGGCTCTGATAAAGCAGATGACCATATGGTGAGTTGTAAGACTATTGACCAATTAAAAGACTTGGTAGTGGGTTTAGCACGTGATATTCAATACGATGTTATCTCACGTCGCCACTATATCTCTAACGTTAACCTAGGTATGCGTCCATTTGAGAAACTAGACCCTATTACTAATGTTAAGATGGGTCATATGGCTTTGGATACTTGTCACCGTGAGTTCTTTGTTTCTTTACGTCCTTTATCAGATACTGAATTAGACGAAGTAATTAATTATCGTGAGAATCAAGCAAAACAATTTGGTGAAGTAGATAATCGTCCTTTACCTAAATATAAACTCATGACTTCTTTAACCATGCGCTCTAATGATGTGGCTATTGGTAAACCACACAATATTGCCCAATATGCTTGTATGAACTTTATCCTAGCACATATTTTGAACTGTCACCCAGGTGAACACACCCACATGGTACATGATGCACACATCTATTTACCACACATTGAAAACATTAAAGAACAGCTAAGTCGTACTCCTTATCCTTCTCCTAAACTATACTTATCTCAACAACTCACTAGAGAGAAACTCTTAAGTGGAGATATTGATATTGAATGGTTTAAAGTAGTCGGATATCAGTCACATCCAGCTATTTCTTTTTCACTAGAAGGTTAAAAAAACTTATCATTACAGCACACCCAAAATAGGTGTGCTGTAGTGTAATAAGTATGACTATACGCAGATTATTTAGGAGATTTTAAATGAAATGGATACAAAATTTATTAGATAATTGTGTCTATTGTAAATCACATAAAAAAGATTTATTAGTCATGATAATAGTGGTGTTTATTTTGAGTTGCTTTCTTTTTTTATCTTATATGTATCCTGATGGAGAAAGAAAATTCTCACATAAAGCACGCAGTAAAACTGTTAGTTGGGTAACGCAGACTTATCCTGATAATAGAGACTCTTATTATCTATCGGATAATAAAGGTTTGGCTTTAGTATTGACTTGTAAGGATAAGAAATTTACCATACAGGACTTAAAAGCCATGACTATTTTAAGAATATCATTGTATGGTGAACAATATCCAATTTCTACTTTAGGAATGGATGATGATTTATATAAAGTACCAGTGATTAACGATAATCCAAACCCTACTGAAGAACAGATTCGTTTTCTAAAGAAACTATCTACAGCAGACGTGATTACGTTTGAGTTTAAAAACATTAAGTACACTTGGGTGACAGACAATCAAACTACCCTGTCACGTTGTGTTAATCTAGATTAATATAAGGATAAAGCAAAATGGTAGACAATGCAAATAAGCTAATGCCTTACGACCCACGAGTTACGGGTATTGATAACATCAATCGTATTTTGGAAGCCGCTGGTATTCCAGAAGAATTACTGGATGATGTAACGATTGAATCTGTAAAAGATTCATCTAATCCAGAATTTAATGTATATCAAGACAAAGTAGGTAACACTGCTTTGAAAGTAAGTTACTCTGGTGAATTGGCTAAGCTCACTAAAAAGACTTCTAACGTTCACTTCTACGACCGTGTGAAACCTATTCCAGATAAATGGCAAAACAAAATCATGTACGTACGTGATTCTGAAATGGAAAACATCAGTATTGACCAATACATTAAAAATGTTTGGACTAATGACGGTTTCCCATTCTTAGGTGAAAACTTGTCATTTGACGTACAAGGTACAGCCGGTGGCTTGCGTTATGGTCGTAACTTAGTAGAAGTACGTCCTTCTGCTCGCAGTTATGGTTTAACTGGTGTGGCTTATCAAAAAGTACAATACTTTGTCGATTTAGGTCACAAACAAGCTAAGATTGTTGCAGTAGTAAACCCATTTGTCAATACTGTACAAATGAACAAAAAAGACTGCTACATTGAGATGGTAGTACCTCCTGCTGTTACTGTTCAAGAAACTGAACGTCGTATTCTAGACCGTTATTTACGTGAAGCATACGGCATGATTCGCAGTAAAGCCATCTTAAAAGAAATCGATGATGAAGTTATCGACATCGTTCGTAATCCTAACTTCAAACAAGAGCTTCGCGCTCCTCAAAATGAAGAGCAATCTATTGAGAAGAAAGCTTCTGCTAACTACGCATACTCTTACTTGTATACTTTGTCTCAAGAACAAGTAGAAGATGAAGTATCTGCTGTAGTAGGTAATATTCGTTTGATGGTAGCTCGTGGTTACTTGTCTAAACTCTTACTGGATTCTAACTTATTCCCAGTAGAAGAAGAACAAGCTTATCGCTTTAAAGAAGATAAGGTGCGTAGTTTCGTATTCTCTAAATCTAATAAAAACTTCGTAGAGTTTGAAATCACATTAGGTAAAGAGACTTCAGTTACTAATGCAGAACAAAAAGCTGAAAAGATTATTCGTAAATTCTTAGGTGATTATTCTGTATTTGTAGATGTTGGTTTAGAGACTTCTGAAGCCAATCGCTTGATTCTTTCTGTTACTCCTAACGATAAAATCTCTGATTATGTTTCTGGTGATGTTAAAGCCATTGTTAACTACACACTTCAAATTAATGGTGATGAAGATAACTGTGGTTGTGACCATAAACCTGAAAAAGAGACTGTAGTCGTTAAACGTAATTTAGGTGGTTTCTCTGGTGTAGCCCACTATGAAAAACCAGCTACTCCTGCTACACCAGTAGCTCCTGTAGCTCCAGCAGTAACTGAAGAAACTGAAACAGTACACGAGCGTCCTGCTCCTGTTCAACCACGTGTTACTGACGTAGGTACTGCTAACTTAATCGATGCTTACCGTCACGGTAGGAATGGATAACAATAATAAACCCTTTTGGGGCACTCACTAAGGGATACTTTTGTGTCCCTATTTTAAACATAAACTTTAAATTAAAGAGGTTATTAAAATGGCTGATAAGTCTGAATTAAATAAAATGCTTACGGAATTTGCTGAGTTTTTAGGTACTGAAAATAAAACCTTAGCAGATGAGATTATTTCTAAAGTCAATGATTTGAAACAAACCATCATGGGTGGTGAAGTTGATGAAGAACTGGACACTTTCCGTGAACTGATTGCTGAATTTAAGAAACTGAAAACTGCTTCAGGTAATACACCTGAGTCCATCTTGACTAAGTTTACTGAAATTGAACAAAAAATCACTGATTTAACAGGTACTGTTAGCGCAAACAAAACTACAGCTGAAAGTTTGGCTAATACTGCTAAAGATACCGCAGATGAAGCAAAACGACTGGCTGAAGAAGCTAAAACTACTGTAGCTGACTATGCTGCTGTTAAAGCTAAAGCAGAAGCTGCTGACGTATTGTCTCAAGCTAACCAAACAAAACTTCAAACTGCTGAACAAAAGATTCAAGCCATTGAAGCTAAAGTAGATGATTTGGATATTACTGGTTTGGATGTCGCTGCTTTAAAACAAGCTTATAACTCTACTCGTAATGCATAACTAGTTCTATAGTCTATTTGATAAAACAATCGAGGAGACTTATATAATTGAATATAGTTAAATCGATTGTTTTCTCGAAAACAAAGAAGGGATAAATCAAATGGCTAATCAAAAATTAAAAGAACTACTTATCGATACCATGAAGTTTCTGGGTGAAAAACATAAGGAATTGGCTAGTGTAGCTAAAGCTATTGCTGGTGATGGTTCACCAGAAGGTAGTGTAACAGCAACAAAGGGTACTGTTTATACCGATAATCAAATTACGCTAGGTGTATCACAGTGGATTAAAACTACACCTAGTGGCAATACAGGTTGGAAAGTTTTAAATGGTGATACAGGTTGGGTAGAAATAACAAAAGCTACTACTAGAAAAAATAATAGTAATAAAGTTTGGATTAGACGAGTTAACGAGCGCGTAACATGGAAATTCGGTGGTGGGTCATTTGATTGGTTTGGTATTGTTGCTCAGGCTGATAAAAGTTGGGTTGGTTTATATAAAGGTGGTAAAATTTACCACACGTATATCTGTTCCCCTATGTCTAATCTTATCCCAGTAGGTTTTCGTTCACCTAATAGTTTAATTGGTCAATTCTATTCCGACTTAACCAATAAAGCTTATGGCGTCTGGAAGTTAGGTGGCGTTAACGATAGAAATCAATTTCGTTTAGAGTTCTTCGACCAAGAAGATGCTAAAAAAGCAATTGATGATATTCGTTTTGATACCATTACTTACTTAACAGATGACCCGTGGCCGACTTCTTTGACGGCTTAGTATTATAAGTAGTTTTTAATTGTAAAACAAACAAGGATGTAAAAAATGTCGTATAAGACTCCGTACAATATACATCGATCTGCTGGTATGAACATTGAAACACTCTTACTGAATGCAGGATATACTAAAAAAATCCTGAATGAAGACGATGTTTATATTCAGTTACTGGAAGACGACACTTTGGAAGGCAATAATGCTAAACTCTTTATTGCCTTTTCTAAAGACGTTGCCTTGAAGATTGATAAGTCTAAAGTAAAAACATATAGTAACGATGCACCTTTACCCAATGGTGCTAAATACATTGAAGTACCTGAATTTCAATCGCATTTAGATAATGCTACATTGAAACAAGTATACGATGTATATAAACGTGTAAACTCTGAAGATAGCGTAGACTATGTTCCATTTAAGTTTTCTAAAGAAGACATTGTTAAAGAGTTTACAATTATTGAACACGAATTTAGTCGTCAGAAACTAATTGAATTAGCTAAAAAGACATCTAATCGTAAACCAAATACACCTATCATTTACGGTTATGTAAGAGAAGTACAAGCTACTCGTGAAGGTCAGGTAACATACGAGAATGATGTACATTTAGTATTCCCTGATAAAGAGTCAGAACAACAAACTGACCCTACTACTAATTTAGATAAATATTACTCTTACGAACCTTTCACTCCAGTATTAGGTGGTAGTAATATTCAGATAACACCAAAAGGCACCCATCGCTTCTTTGCACTACCTGAATCATTGCATATCCATGCTGCTATGGATTTGAATCTAACAGATACTATTTTGCAATATAATGCAATTAAGTTTGTAAAAGATTTTAACCAATCTTCTTTGAAAGATTTTGTTAAAACAGAAGTGTCTGTTGAAATGGATACTGGTACAGTTACACAGAATCCTGTTGTAGTATTCCATAAACCTAAATCTACTGTTTCAAACAAAGGTTTGTTTAGAGACGTAATTAAGACCTATTATTCTGGTAAACGAAAAGACTTTTTCTTCCAAGAATTGTTGGTTAATATTACCGATGAAGTAACACCTAAAACAAAACTAGGCTACGACATATACACTTATGGTTTTAAAGGCTCTGTATTAGAGGGCACGACAAACTATAAAGAATACAGTGTATATCTAGATAGCGAAGCATTAGCTGGCATTAAAGAAAATTTCTACGACTTATTTTCAGGTAGATTAACGGTAAGAAACATTTGCCGTAATCTTGGTGAATTAGCTGATGAATTAGCTACTGTACAGTTAAGCACATTAACTGATACTATTCAGTCTACACTGACTGATAGAGATGAAACATACAAAGAGAAATTTACTCAATTGAAATTCTCATTGGGTAATCTAAATGATGGTAGTAAAACACTTTTGGTTAAAGGTGAATTAATTACCAAAGAAAATACCAGCCAAGTATTACAAGACTTAATGAATGTATTACACGCTGAGTATAACGTTTCCTTCTATTTAGAAGAAAAAGCAACTACAAATACTTACGATGTTTCTTCTCTCACTAAACAGTATGTTCCTGTTGAAAATACTGATACATTGTTAGAAGGTGTATTCAATATTACAGTTGAATACAATGATGAATCTGTCTTAAATAAAGAATTAAGCGGATTCACTGGTGTCGAAGAATAAACCATACTAAAAGGAAAGTATAATGGCAAATATTAAATATACTATCGGTGTAAAATCCGGTGTGAACTTTGAAAACCTTTTGATTGACGCTGGCTATACTAAAGCCGTCTTAAATCAAGAAAATGTTTATTTTACAGTATCTGAAACTCCAGATGATGCCGAGTTTAACAGTGCTGTAGATGTAATCCTGCGTAAATCTGTAGCAGACAAAATTGACTTTGCGACTAATGAAGTCGTACACACTTCTTCTACTACTCCGTTTAATGCTGAAAAAGTAACTGATAATAAAGTCATTGCTCGTAAAGTAGCTAATGATGGTTCTGTTTACTTTGAAGAAAAACAATTTACTGCTGATGAATTGACTGGTGGTGAATACGTTATCGTTACACACCGCTATAACCGTTTGGACTTGTTGAAAGCAGTTACTGGTAAAGAAGAACATACTATTGACGTTTCTGATACTGAAGAAGTATTGCGTGTAGGTGGTGTTTCTACTTTATCTAAAAAATCAACCATTGATGGTTTCTTGGCTAAATGGAAACTGCACGCAGATGACGTCAATGGTGCTCCACGTGAGTACTATCAATTCAATAGCGATGGTGATTTAGACTATGGTGTCTCTACTACTACTGAACTGACTCCTACTGCTTACCATAAAGTTTCTTCTTTAGGTTCTAAAGTTAAAACTAAACTGGTAATGGACTTAGGTGCTCAATCTCAAGCTGTACTGTTGCGTCCTAAATTCATTAAAGGTAAAAACCGTTCTTTGACTCTTAAAGAGAATAAAGAATTGAAAGTAAAAGGTAATACTATCACTACTGAGAACTTGTCTATTGGTGGTGCTACCTTTAGTAAAGACTATGTATTGGCTAAAGCACTCGAACGTGCATACCAAGACAAACGTGGTCAGTTCTTGAAAGACAACCTGCTGGATGCTAGTACTTTGTTAGAAGTTAACCCAGTAGTAGCTGATGATGAAGTATTGGAAAAATACTTTACCAATGAGTCTGTACAAACTCTGACTGATGAAAAAGTAAAAGTATTGCAATATCGTGGTAAAGACTTAGCTGTAGAATTGCAAGAAAAATTCAAAGGTAAACTCAATGTCTTTGTAGAACAAGTAGACATTGGTGAATATCCTAAAGAATTTATCGATAATAAAGACAACTTGACTCAAGCAGGTGTTTCTGAACAAGCTGCTAATATGTTAAGTGGTTTGACTTTCACTCAAGGTGTATTGACCAGCGGTGTTAAAGCCCTGATTTTAGATGCTCCTGAAGTGAAATCTATCGAAGAAGCTAAAATCAAAATGCAACAAGTATTCGGTACTCTGTTGGGTCAGTTAGATTTGAAACCTTTAGATTTGACTGACTTGTCAGCTACTAAAGAAGTAGAATCTGACCAACACGTTTACGATAATTCTTCTTTCACTCGCGTAGTACGTGTTAAACCTGAATTTGAACCTATCTTTACCGGTACTTTCGGTCTGGTAATCGAATATCCTGTTCCTACTGACATTACTGTAGAGAAAGACCTCAACGGTTATGAAGGTTACGAGCATGATGCTCGAGGTACTGAAGAAGTATAATACTTTTCTAGCCTCTAGCTAAGAGACATACAGGTACTGTATTCATTCGTACAGTACCTGTTTTTTATAAAGAATGAAAGGATAGAGATGAGTAAAAAATTGTCTTACCGCTTAAGCAAAAGCGTGACTGAAAATTTTGAAAGACTATTGAAATCTGGTGGTTATAAGGAAGACGCTTTGAATAAGTTTGACTTATATGTTACTCCTTATACTAACGATAAGAATAAACCTGTCTTTGAAGGTGATAACAATACTATCTTGTTTGTTGCCTTAAATAATCCTTATGGTGTAGAAATTAATAAAGGTGATGTACCATTTGATACTTCTATTTATCCATTCCCAGAATCTGTTGTAGGTGATGGTGGTAGCTTAGAGGTATTGACTGAACCTGAAACTGAAAAACGTTATGTCTATACTTACAAACGTGTTAAATCAGGTACTGGTGTAGAATACCAACGTGTTAAATTCTATCCTGCTGACCATACCCATAAGTTTTCTATCTACAAACACCAATACCGTCGTGTATCTTTGGTAAACCACGTAGCAGAAGCAGAAAATAAAGATTATGTGATTAATGTTTCTGAAGTAGAAAATAATGGTGTATTGTCATTTAACGTTAATCCTGTAGCTACGTTGAATACTTTGTTTGCAAAAGATTCTGACCGTTTGAAACAATATTATTTAGAAGACTTTGGTGCCGCTGGCCCATTTAAATACGGTAACAATACTATTCGTTTGACTCCTAAAAATGATAACGAACTGATTGTTCGCCCACAAGACATTACTGTTAAAGTCATTGGTGACTTGGCTAAGATTCCTAAGAATGACCTTAAAGCTTATCACTTCTGGTTCTTGCGTAACCGTACTTACCGCAAAGTAGGTAATAACGATATTGACTTTAGACCGATTATTGGTAACCGTGTGCGTGTTACTAATGGTCAAAATAACATTATGGATATCATTTTAGCCTTTACTTATACTGGTGATATCCGTGGTCAAGGTGAGTTTATTAAACGTGCTAATTTAGACACTTCTGAAGTAACTGAAGTACCTGATTTGTTTGAGTTGCCTGTATTCTATAAAGACGGTGTGGTTAAAACTAACCGTACTCGTCTGGCTTATGCTAAACCTATGCCAGGCAAAGTCGTTACCATTAAGACTAAAGAAGAAGTCGATTACTTTATTAACAAAGGTACAGTTTGGATTGCTACAGCTGATTTAGCTGAATTTCCAAATGAATACAAAGAAGACTACTTAGACCCACAAGGTGACCGTTATGGTCAAAACCCTTGGAATACTGCCATGGCTGGTCGTATTGCCGGTGTAGACTTCACTACATTCAATAAAGACGTGTACAATAACCAAAACATTACTGTATACGAAGTACCTGAAGAAAACACTCGTGGTTTCACTATTAGTCATTCTAGTATTGACACTATTGAGAAAGCTAAGAAAGCAGCTGAAGACATTTACACTATGTTTAGAAGCTACTTTATTGATGGCTATACAGTTGTTGCGAAAAGTGATGAACACACTTCTGAAAATGAATATGTATTGGTTGTAACTCCTAAACCTGGTTTGGAAGACTATGTAGTAAACAAATTCTACATCCGTGCTCAAGTTACTCCAGCTGCTGTTAGTCCAGAAGCTTAATAGATAAGGAGAATAAATAATGCCTAATATTAAGTATAATCTAAATGCCACTACAGCAAATAACTTCAATAGTTTGCTGATTGATGCAGGTTACACCAATGCAGTATTGAATCAAGAGAACGTATACTTCACGCTGTCTGAGATTTCTGAAGAGAAATACAATGCTGCTGTACATATTGCTTTTTTAAAAGATGTTGCTGCGCGTATTAATACGACAGACCACAATGTGGTTAAAACAGAATCTAATACTGTAGACCCACACAACACTGGTAAGATTTATGTACGTAAATATAACAATGGCTTACTTTCTTTTGAAGAAGTCAGTGCGGTATCTATTCCTGAAAATAAAGAATGGGTAGTATTGACACACCGTTATACTAAACTAGACTTAGTACATAGTATTTTAGGTACAGAAGTATCTTACATTCCAGAGGATAATTTAGATGCTTCTGCATTGACTACTGCTGGTAAATTTGATGTTGCTGTTGCTAGTTTGTTAAGTAAGAATAAATTGTATCAAGACCCAGAAGATTCTGGTAGTACAGAAATCCTATATCGTCCAGAAGAAACAGGTAATGTAGCTTATGGTGTAGTATCTACTATTGCTGTTGTACCTTCTGTTACACATGGTTTCTCTTCTTTGAAATCAGACATTAAAGTAATGCGTCAGCTTGATTTGTCTAAAGTATTTAAAGTAGAAGTATTATGCTTTAAATTCTTAAAAGACGTAAGCTATGCTGGTGCAAGTAATCTACCAGTTTATAACATGCCATTTGATTTAACTCAAGTGAAAAACCGTTTCTTTGATAATGGTTACTTTAGTGAATCATTTGACGCACGTAAGACTTATCTGGAAAGTAGTGGTTTAGGTGCTAGTGAATTATTTGGTCAAGCTGTTTTGGCTAATACAGATGATTTAGAAAAAGCATTTACTGAAGAAGAGCGTCAAGTTATTACTGAAAATAACTTGAAACTGGTTAAATTACCTACAGTCGAAATTCCTGCTACTTTAACCAATAAAGTAATTGGTAGCCGTAACTTCTACGCTATTCAATCTGATATTTCAAGTTATCCTAAAGAATTTATCGATAATAAACCTGCTTCAGTTAACGCTGAATTTTCACTTTCTACTGGTGTTTTAGCGAATGCTAATGGTACATTGGCTTTAATTGCTGAGCACCCTGAAGTTAAAGACGAAGAGAAAGCAGAAGAAAAACTGAATGAATTGGTTACTTACTTTAGAGATACTTTACAGTTAGGTAGCTATCTAGAATTTGGTGGTGTTAACCAAGGTGGTAATATCTACGACAATAGCTCTGCTACTGTATTAGTTACTGCTAAGGGTGATGCTAAACCATTTATTAATGGTGAATTTGCCATCGTAGTAGAATACGATATTAAAGAAACTACTGTAGAGAAAGACTTAAGTGGTTTTGATGCTAACCCAGGTATCGATGAAGACGCTTTACCAAGTGAAGAGTCTGAAGTAAACAGTATTGATTTAGTACCTTCTTTAGCTGGTTACACTGAAATTGTAGAATAACAATTGATTAAGTAGAAAGAGTAGGATTACCCTACTCTTTCTATTTTTATTATGTTCTATTTTATTACAACTATATACTACTAAATTGAAAGAGAAGAGGACTTCTCTAATTTGTTTAATCTTTATATAAAGGAATCTTAAAATGGAAATAGATATGCAATCGTTTTTGAAAAAACAAAAACAAATGCTGAAAGAAGACTTGTCTTCTTTAAATAAAGTTAAGTCTAAACTGAAGAAAACACATGATGAAGTAAATACTGAACTATGTGTTCAAACGGCTATTAGACCACCATTTGGATTTGATAAAAACATTAATGCTAAGATTAGTGAATTACGTAGTTTGAAGGCTAAACTACATTCACAGCTACTTGTTATTAATAAGCAGATTGAAGACATCGAATCTGCTATTGAAAACATCTAATGTATTTTAGATTTTTTCAGATACATATTACTAAATTGAAAGAGAGGAAAATTATTTCTTCTCTTTAATTCATTATATAAACAAACAAATAAGGAGACCTTACTATGGAAAATATAATTAAACAAAAAATGGTTTCAATGAAAGATGAGTTGGTGAAAACCCTTCAAGACTTTCAAAACCAACTTAATGAAAAGAAAACTCTACACAAAGAGCTTTCTGAAAAAGCCAGCCGTTTAATGGATGGTGAGTACAATATCGACGTATACGCTGAGTATACTAACATCGGTATTGAGAAATACCAGATAGAACGCGATATGGAAATCTTAAATTACCAAATCGAATCTACTGAGATGTACATTGACCAAACCAACAAAATTATTGAAAAACTTTGAAAGGAAAGTAAAATGAAAATCCGTATCCGTTACATCCTCCTGGCTGCAATCGCAGCTGTAACCATCTACGTTGTATCCCCTAGCGATGCTGATATCGCTATGGGTGCAAACCAAACAGCCCAAGCTAAAGCTGACGCTAAGATGCGTCAGATTGAAGACCTAGCAGATTATTGTATGAAAGCACCGTCATCAGACGAGTGCAACTAATACAATACAAAAAAGAGAAGTAACCCTTCTCTTTTTTTTGATTTAAAAGGAGTATTTTAATGGCTATATTAGTCGATCCAGAAAAGTCACAAACAGAAAATCTAATGTATCTTTTAGAACAAGCCAATATCCCACAAACTGTTAAGAATGATATTGAAGGATATTCTTGTCTAGCACGTGATAAAACAATTAATGGTAAATCTTACAATACAGAATTACACTTACACATTCTACCTAACTCTCCTACACATTTACGTGAAAAAAATTCTTATGCTGAAAGTAACTATAATCGTGTACCTATTGGTTTTCCAGGAGACAATACATTTGGTTTAGAGCATGATGAGAGAACTGAAGGATTGGTAGACTTTAGTAATCGTACAGCAATGAATGAAAAACTAGCTGAAAAGATTAATAGACATCCTAAGTTTTCACAAGAAAGTAAATTCCCATTTCGTGTAGAAGTAGCTGAAGATTTTCGCTCTATGACTGTATTTCCTTCTCTAGCTTCTCCTTGCTATTACGGAAGTAAACAATATAGATTTAGAGTTATTGAGATGGTTTCTATTAATAGCATTCCTATTCAAATCTACGTATCTCGTCATTTCTTTCCAAAAGCTAAGAATCAGTTAATTGGTACATTCTACGGTGGTTGGACATTTGACTGGCATTTTCCTTCTAATGAATATCAAGACAATAGCGGATTTAGGATTGAAAGGGGTTATTCTTTAGATAGTCGTTTTACAGGTAATGAATCTGTTAAAGAATTCTTTCTTAAATTACTTAATTTAAAAAATAATATCGAGCCTTATAAAGGTAAACCTTATTTAATTCAAGATATCGATATTGAAGAACAATATGTTCCAGCTATTCAAACTAAAGTAATTAACTTTGTAAAAGACCCAAATATACACATGTCTACTTACGATTGGCGCTCTGACGGTTTCTGGGTGAATAATATCTGGAAACGTGGTGCAGCTATTATTGGTGAAGATGATATTTTTGGTTATCGTGTATTCTATTGCGACGATGGTAAATACCATGGGTTTAAATCTATCGTATTACAATTACACATTGGTTCCGTTTTCTTACGTTTCTTAAAAGAAACTAATCGTGAAGTAGGTAAACCTTTTACGATAAAGAATGTAGCTGGAATTGATAATGGTATTGCTGTAGGTGCTGATGTATCTTTAAAATTTACTAAACATTTAAATAAAGACTATATCAATTCTAATGACTTTACTGTCTACAATGGAATTATGTGTAAATTCGAAGCCCTCAATGGTCAGCCTACTACTGATGATAATCCATGGTTAAAAGATTTATTCTACGCTACTATTTTTAAAGAGTTTAATGAATGGTTATTTAGTAAGTTTAATATTAAACTAGTAGAAAGATTTATTACTAATAGAATAGTATCTGAAATTAGAAACATTAATCTTAAAGATTACAATAGTTTAAAAAACTTATACAGTGCAGAAGATTCTGATAGAGTTACTATTAATTATTTACCTAGTAATGGACATATGTTTGTTATAGGTACATTTGGAGTATTGTTTAAACGAGTAGTTTAGATTTTAATTTAGGAATAATATTATACTGAATGTACTTATTTAAATAAAGGAATACATTATGGATAGTATTATTCTCCCCAGTAAAGAGATGTACTCTGTTGTTCGGGATGACCTTGTTTGTATTGACCATGTATCACTAATGCTCTCTAATGAGTCTGTATTGGCTCTAGCTTCGATTTTAGATGGTATTGGAGTATGTCATACCCTTTTGAATAAAGAGGGTCTTCCTCGTCAAGCAGGGGTCACTATAGTGTATTCTAAGAATAGATTACCTAAGTATCTTATTAAAGAAGACTTAGAAGTAGACTCTACTTTTGTCCCTTTAGTAAAACCCGAACAATACGATACCTTTATTAATTCTGGTAATCTTAAGTTTCAAACTATTACTGACATCCATGGAAATAAAATGGATGTTATTCTTATTAAAACAAATACCTTCATGTCACTACATGAGAAATATATTAATGACTATAACGCAGAGTGGTCTCAAGGTGAATACATGCCATTTATTAAAATCAATTCACCTAGTTACTACGATGGTTCTGATTGGTTTAATACTTTAAGTATGCCTGATACAAACCAAGCATTAACATTTACTGATGTACGTTACATGAGGTTTGGTGAAAGGATATAATAAAAATGCTTTATTCTGATTTAAATGGTTATAAAGAAAGTATTAAGAAGTGGCTAATCCCTGGATTGTTTATTTTTTTAATGACTATTATTGTTATCTCTCTAGTCATTATCCAACATCAATCTCGAGCAATAGAAACTCGTAATGAAAAGATTGTATTATTAGAAGATGATGTACGTGATTTGAAAAAAGAACTAGCATTACAGACTGAATTAGCAACTGCTTATAAAACAGCTGCTGATAATCAATTGGCATTATTTAAACAAAGCCGTGATAACTTTAAGGTTATTAATAACGAGTTGAATCAATCTTTAGAAAAACATAAAGATTACGCTAATGAAGAATTACCTTTGGATATTCGAAATATTGCCAATGGTATTCGACCTATCCCTTTAAAACCTAAGGAATAAAAATGAAATACTTAGTTCTTCCTATTTTACTTTCTTTAGTAGCATGTACTACACCGACTAAAGTAAAAGAATATGTAGCTTACGATTGTCCTATTCCAAACGTATGTGCTGAACCTATTAAACGCCAAGAGATTAAAACCAATGGTGATTTAGTGAAAGCATATGTAGAAGTAGTACAAGAGAATGAAGAATGTCGTATTGTAGTCAATACATTAACACAATGTATTCGTCAATCTCAAGACATTATCCGTAAGTCTAATTAAATTATAGATTATTTTAAACATATATCATTATAGTGAAAGGGACGACGGTTCCTTTCACTATTCTTATCAACTCTTTATATAAAGGAAAACAAAATGGATATCTGTAAATTTGATCAAATCTTCACCAAAAAATTCCAATTTTCAAAATTCTTCACTAAAGCGGTGAAGAAAGTATTGGTCGATGGTTTTGGTGATAAAGCGCACTTCAACTTTGAAGCAACACAAAACGTGTTGTTGCCATCTCGTAAAGGTGGTGATGAAACAAGTGGTGTACGCCCATTCCCGTTTAAACTCGATATCTCTGAAACCACCGGTCGTATTTATATCGATGGTCGTGATGTTGAAGGCATGTCTTTTGTGTTACCAGAACACTGGGAAGAACTCCCAGTGGAAACTGTAAAAGATATCTATGGGTACGTTGAGAAACTGCTTGCAAACATCGAACCTAAAGAAGATGGTAGCAAACCTACCATTAACATCGAAGTTGCGGTAAACATCGATGAAAAGAATTACACTTCAATGAACGACCCAGAGTCTCTGAAGTTGGTTCGTGAATTAGAGGGTGGTAATAAACCTACCAAAAACGAACTCCACAATATTGCTGACAAAATCAGCAAAGAAGGCGTCGACCCAGAAGTCGTTACTAAGATTGTAGAGATTGTTCTGGCTACATTGCCACTGGTAATGAAGAAGTAATCTAATATAGAATACTATAGGTGGTTAATCCCACCTATAGTATTTTTATTTTTTATCTTTTATAAAGGAAACTATTATGTCTAAAAATAAAGACGCTAAGCGTAAAGCTAAACTGAAAGCCCGTAAAGCTACTACAGGCACAGTAGTAAATCGTAAGAATACTCTTGGTTTAGATGCCAATGGTAATAAGAAAATGAACGCTACTGTCACAGGTTCTTTAATGACTGATTTGTTTGAGGAGCAAATCACTCAACGCATCGGTTCTAAAAACATTGAAGAACTCTGTACTACCATGAAATCCAATATGGATAAATTCCTGGTAGGTACACGCGAGAAAGACAGTATGCAAGACTACTGTTTCTTAACAGAGAATGTCTATGTCTCCAAAGTGTTACTAGAACTTATCAATAAATACATTGAGTCTGATGACCTGGCAGACCAAATTAAGATTAATGAAATTAAGACTAACATGAAAAAATCTCTTCAAGACATGGAAGGTTTGATTATTCGTATTTGGCCTCAAGCAGTACGTCGTCAGAAGTCTTTTGTATTTGTATCTGAATTAGGTAAGAGTGCTAAACCTATCGTAGATGAATACATTAAATGCTTTAAAGAGATGTTGGGTATTTGCGATGTTGGTATTTTCCAAAAAGCGTGTCGTGTTACTATGGCTCGCTTAGGTAATGAAAACTACCAAGAAGAGAATATTAAGTATTATCGTATTCGAGAAGGCTATCAACTTTATCGTGAACAAAAAGCATACTACTTAGATAACTATGTAGAAGAGATTGCTAACGATAAAGCAGCTTAAATAAAAGTAGGTAGTGAACTAATCTCACTACCTATTTTTTTGAATATTTTCAAACCTATATTATTAAACTGAGATATCTCGATTAACTTTTTATATAAAGGAATTTAAAAATGGAAACTGTAACTGTAGAAAAACTGAATAAAGAATTCAAAGTAGAAGTACTTCAAGGTACTCCTAAACATTCTGACATTAAGAAATTACTGAAAAGTGATTTTAATTTTATCAAAGGCATTTGTGAAGTATACATCTTAGAGCGTCATAACCGAATTGCTTCTGTTAAGATATTATTAACAGATGGTTTTATCATTACTTCTCTATTGGAGATTGGTAAAGGTAAGAATCTGGTTAATGAGATTAATAGCTTGGCTACTACAGCAATGCGTCAAGTGTATAATTCTGGTTCTTTCTTTATTCCAGGTGATATGACATTTGAACAATTTAAAGATTCTTATGCTGATAAGGTTAGTGCCACATTACCTATTATTTCTAAACAATTAGAAACTAAGATGAAATATCTTCATTCTAATATTGAAGAGAATATGGAAACTTTCCGATTTATTGCTAAAATAGCATAATTTTTTAAAAGGAAATCTAAAATGGAAATTAGATTTAACTTAAGTAAATATTTTCGTAAAGAAAATGACCCATTGTTTAAAGATGGTAAACTTTGTCTTTATACAGACACTAAGTCAGAAGATTATCCAGATGAAGTAGTGAATACATTTGCAGATACTCTGATTGATTATTATTGTCTGCATAGTTTGAATAAAATGGCAGAAAGAATGAATAAGTTTAAACTTCATTCATTCAATATAGAAATAAACAACCATCTCTCAATTAGCTTCGCTGAAATTTATCAACATGTATTTGTTTACAATGAATACGATATGTATACAGATACTAAAATTGAACTAACAGAGGAGCAAAAAGAATGTAATGTACTCTGTGGTGAATTTAATAAACTATTTGATCGTGTTTGTGATGTAATCTATCGTAAAACAGGTTTCTGGTGTAACCGTATTCGTTATTCCTATTCTGCTTATTGGAATGTAGCTGTATCTAAGTATTCTACAGAAAACATCACTTCGAGTATGGGGCAGAAGATGTTATCTATCCTAAATGGTGGCGATATTTTTACCATTAGAATAGAAAATGAAAATGGTGAATTGTTCTTACCTACTTACGAGCCTATTTTAGTAGATTATGATTTTATCGCCCCTACAAGAGCAATCAATTTAACCGGTTTTAATGGGTTAGGGTTTACCTTTAAAAAATCAGGTAAAGAACATACTCCGTACTTTAGTAATCCTAGTATGTTCCTTGGTTATTTAGAAAGGTTAGGTTATACTGGTCGTATTGTGATTGTGAAACAGAATATTAGTGATGTTATTCGTCTTGATGATTGTATTGCTGGTAATTCTATCAATGTTAAATATGTTGAAGAACTTAATAGCGATAATAAAGTACTCGATGATGTTTATTCTGAGGAAACTAAGTCTATCTTTAGTGACGCTCTTTATAAACACATTGGTGTTCTTAATTACGATGAAGAACCTTTCCCTAGTAGTTACATTAATCCAAGTATATTGTTCGATATTCCTGATGGAGCTATTTACAGAGAGGGTGAGATTTTCGAAGCAATAAAACAAATTGCCAAGAAACCTTCTGAAGGTGAATATCTAGTAGATTTCAAAGGTGAGTTAGTTACTGTTTGTGAATTACTAGACAGAATCTCTGAAAAAGAATTCTTAACTATATTGAATATTCATGCCAATGGTTTAGATAACTACACTAATACTTCACGTGAATACTTAAATAATGGCGCCATTATTTACTATAATGTAAATAAGGTATTTGGTCGAGGATTTAATAAATTCTTCGAAAACAATGTACGCGAAGAGAAATTGGTAAAATTCAGTCCTACTGAACTTGAGTTGTTTGTTAAAAATCACCCTAGTGTTTTTGCTGTTCGAACAGCAAGAAAGAATACCAATATCATTCGAGTAGATGTGGATGATAATGGAAATCGTATTGCTGGATTTAAGAATTGTGATTTAATTATCACTTCTAAAGAATCCTTGCAAGAGTATTTACACAATACTAAGAACATTAATGATGGTAACTATAATCTATCTAATGTATATAATTATGGTGTAAATATCAATCTTAGCATGGTTGGTACTGATGGTGAGGTAGTATATTTTTACGATATCTACCGCCATCGTGAAACTGGTAATATCTATATCTCACTTAAAGATAAACCATTCTATCGCCCTATCCCTCTTAACTTTAAATTTGATTAATTCTTAATGTATAATTACTCTATGGGTAATTTATATTCTCTTTTTATAAAGGAAACTTAAAATGAATAAACTTTTTATTTTATTGGCTTTGTCTGTTTGCGCTTGTGCTATACAAAAGGTAGAATCTACACCTGTTACTCCTACTGAAGAAAACAACATGAATGTAGAAGTACAAATCAACGAAGACTCTGGCATTATGTGTAAAGAAAATAACAGCATTGCCTGCAATGAGATTCGCGATTATTGTTTTAATAACGATAAAGACGAAGACTGTGTTGCTTTTGCTAAATTCTCTAAATAAGGAGATACTAAGATGGATATGGTTAAGTTCGTTCAAGACGGTATTAAACAAGCTAATAAAAACCAAAAGACATTACAAGCTATTGTCGATATTCTTTTCGACGGTACTGTAGATGTGAATTCAAATATTACCATCAATGGTTTGCGTAATGATTTTGGTGATAAACATCGTTTCACTGTAATCAATGACATTGTTGTAATTAGTTTTACTGATATCTTTCATGCAGTATTTAATTACTGCACTGTAAACCACGAGCATGTTAAAAGAGCTATTGGTAAACTCATTGAACAAACCAAAGACAAATACCCAATTAAAGTAATCAGTAGACCTAGTAGTAAACTAATATCTGGTATTGGTACTGAACCTACACTTATCGTCAGTGGTTTTACAGAAGAAGAATTAAACATTCTTCGCGGTAACTCTGCTAAACCTAATAGGTTAACTAATGGTAAATATAATAACCACAAGTTTGCTCTTATTGAAAAAGAAGCTAAACCTGGCTCTAATTATATTATCTTCGATGATATTGAAACTTTGCAATTATACAAAGACAATATCAAAGACCAATACGGTATTGAGTCTGAAGTGTATCACATCGATACAAATAACTTTGATTTAGAAAAAGTAAACCTATACGGTAAATTGTACGAAGGTTATTATTTCACATCAGAATCTCTACCTATGGTGAAGATAGAGTTTACACCGTTTGATGGTTATGCTACTAAGTCTGTTTTTGAAGATATTATCATTGTCTCTGGTTGTTATCTCTCTGACGATATTGAATATTACGAAGATATTGATAACTTCATTAAAAACCATGGTGGTAAGGATGTAAATGGTTTTGAACCTGCTTCTATTAGAATCTATCATGGCGATGCTTGTGATTACATCCTAGCTTATAAGAAACCATTAAACAATGATGCTAACATTATTCCATTTGTTTTATTCCAAGAGTTTATTAATTCTAGTGAAACCATTAAACGAGTTATTAATGATGATATCATTATCTATATCGATGATTTGAAATCTGAATTCTTAGAATTTATTAAGACTTACGATAATCCTAAAAACTTATATGGTTTAACTGAGAGACTTTCTAAAGTTAAACAATATATTAAAGACGGTATTATCGGAGTAGGATATCTTGGGTATTATATTGAAAAGGCGAGTGCTTATGCTTATGGTAGTAAATTAGACTATTGCTATAGTAGAATTAACGATAAACGAATTATCTTCCCTAAGGGTGTTGATGACAATGGTATCACTTCAACTACAATCCGTATTATCAAAGACAATCAAGATTTGGTATATGGAGATATAATCGAAACTAGTACTGATTTTGATGAAGATACAACCATTGGTGTTTTTATCAACAGTGTTATCGATAATAGCGTACTTATTGATAAACATGCTAATTATCTTTACGCCAGTGTCGCTTGTGATGAGAAAGTTACTAAAGCAATTGTCGATGAAAGCGACTATTCCGATTTCGGTATCTGGAAAGAGAAAAACATTAGCACTTATCGTGGTAGTGTATTTGGTATGTGTGAATTTACTCAAGGTAAAGATGCGTGTTTCGGCCATCAAGTTAAATTCTACACGATTAAAGAGTTGTTAGAAATGGGATGTGTCGTTTCCCGTTTAGATAAAACCTCTTATGCTGTAAGTGGTTTTGTTGATTTAGACGATTCTTTAATTAAAGAATATCAAATTACCCGTTTGTAATAAATAGAGAGTGCCTACACAGGCACTCTTTTTCTTAGCTTTTATTAAAAGGAAATCAAAATGAATCTTAACACTGATTTTAAACCTGTCACTGACTCCCCAAAAGAACCTGGTACTCGACCAATCTATACTGATGGTTGCTTGTATTGGTATTTGGATTCTAGATCAGATGATTATCCTAATGAAATCATCCAAGATATTGTCAATGGGATTGTAAACAATTACAATCTTCTTGATTTAGATAAGATGTATCGCAAACTTGTTTATCCTAATGCTAACTATATCGAACTTCCCATCCATGTTGGTTACAATTCTTATAACATTATGTGTGCTAAATACGATGAACCTGAAAAGCAAGAAAAATTGCTGAAAGAACAGGAGTTATTAGAAGTAGCAAATGTTGAAATATCTAAATTAATTAACCGAATTATCAGTAAATTGGAAAAACAAACTGGTTTTGGTTTTATTAAAGATAATTCGTTCGATGATAACTATGTGTTACACATTAAGGCTTCTAAATGGGCAGCGTACATCTTGCCTCAAGATATCGTCAGATACATCAATGTCAACACATGTGAAAATGATAAGGTTATTACAGTTTGGTTGAAAGATAAAGATGGTGAATTCTATTTGCCTTCATTCACTATGCCTGAAGTAGAATACGAATACCTCGCGCCTTTCTCTCGGTATGATGAAAAATATTGTAATAAAGATATTGCTTTCACTGTAAAACCAGGACGCAATAGTTATGTCAATATATTCACGACAGGATACGATATTGAACGATATCTACAAAATATTAACTATACTGGTGAATATTGCATTAGTGTAACTGATATTTCAAATGCTGATTTATCTAAGTATGTTTTAACTAACCTATATATCAGCCGTGAGTTGATTGAACCACTACGTGACGATAATAGTGTTACTTTATCTGTAGGTAAAAATACTATTAACATTCCTGATACTATCAAGAAAATGTTAAATCAACGGACTGAGATAAAAGAAGATACTCTTTCTGATTATGTTGATATATTTATCAGCCTAGGTGCTCAGAGTAAGATTTATCCTAGGTTACCTAAAGATGCAGTATTTACAGATAACACCTTATTTGATAGCATTAAAGAAAACATCAAGAATACTTTTGGTATTCATAAAGACGAAATGATTTTTAATAGGAAAGGAAAACCTATTAACATTGATGAAGTTCTAGCTAATGTTACTGAAAAAGAATTCTTTGATAACTTTAAATTCAAATTCTTCTATAAACGCTATCATGAAGAAAGGAAGATTAATACAATTACACTAAACAATGGTTGTGTTATCTACAATAAACCAAACCCATTTAATAGAAAAGATGTGTTTAGTTGTTTCGAGGGTAAACATATCAATGTTAAGAATATTCGACCATTTAATTTTGATGCAAAACAAGAGTATGTTTATCTACTTACCAACTTACGAGAACAAGAGTATTTTGTTAAAGTAGAGAAAAACGAATCTGGTTTGAAAATCCCTTCATTCAAAAGTTGTTCAGAAATATTCTTAACAGCAGAAGATTGTGAGAAATACCTTAAAGAAGCTTCTGAAAATGGTAAAGATACTTCAGGTATTTACTTTAGTAAATTAGATTTGAATAGAGGTGATGTTCGTGGTTACTTCAAAGACATTTCTACTGGTAAACTCTATAGTGAATATACTGAAATTGATTATGTAACACCTATCCCTATGAATATTAAATTCTGATTTACCTAAATAACATAATCTACTCTATACAGTACCTTAACGGGTACTGTATAGAGTAATATGTTTTACTTTATTTTTTAGAACATTTTAAAGTCTTTAATACTAGGGATACCTCTAGTAACCATATCAGGTAAGAAGTGGTCTATAGTCAGTTTAGATACTACTTCCATCTCACCTTTCTTATCACCCATTAAGATACTTACTTGTTCTTCAGACCATTTTAAGATATCTAAGTTTCGTGTAGAAATGTTTTCTTCACCACCTGTATCTAATGTTACTTCGTATAAGTGTACATCTTTAGTCTGATCAATACGATTAGCACGTTTAACTGCTTGATCGTAGGTACCAGACCTAAAGGGTAAATTTAAGAAGATTACTGTATTGGCTTCTGTTAAAGGCACTGCTTCTGACAATGTTTTAAATGTCGTAATCAAAGGATTAATCTTACTGTTTTCTTTAAACTGTTTAACTTGATTAGAGAGACCAATAGTTGTTGTTGTTTCACCAAAGATAGTAATAGGGTGGAAACCTTCTTCTGTTAAGATTTCATTACAGCGTTTTAATACATCTACATAATCTGTAAAGATTAATGTTTTTGCTTCAGCATCACGAATGACTTCACCTAGATTTGTTTCGTAAGTTTCTTTACTCTCTTCATTCACTACAGTAAATGATTTGGCCATCGCTTCTACAATAGCTTTATTACACTCAGTTCTCTTACGTCCAATAACATTGCCTAGTGTTTCTCCAATAATCGTAAGTTCTACGTATTTATACACAGACTTAGCTTTTCTAAATATCTTCTTAGTCTTATTAGAAAGAATAGGAATAATTACTTTATCTTCAAAGTAATTACAATCAATAATGTATTGTTTGTGTACTGGAGACTGTGGATTATATCCATCATGTAACTCTTTGGTTTTAGCTAGGTATTCATCTAATGCTATTTGCATCTTACTATCAAAGTTACTCCCTAGATTAACTTTAAACTCTTCAATACCTTCAAAATACTCTTCAATATACTCTTCTCTAAATTCATGATAAAAAGCAGTACGCTCTCTAATGTATTTTTTCATTTCTTCACGAATAGTCGTTAAAGTATATTTCCAAGCATCAGGTAAGATTACTTTAGATTGATAGGTAAATTGTTCTACACCTGAACCTTGAGCTTTAATGGTGGCTTTTACTAATTGTAAACGATTTGCCATAACACTAGCGGCATAGACACCAGAAATACCAAATACTGCGTTAAAAGATTTAACCACTTCAGGTGTAAATAACTTATCAATAGTTTCAAACATTGTCATGGTTTCACTACCTAATGCTTTTAGTGGTGTACCAGACATCCATAAACAGAAATAAGGATTAACTATTTTATTCAATTCTCTAAACAATGTGGAGCGTTCTGATTTATAACTATTCAGATTATGGCCTTCATCACCTATTATACAGTATCTAGCGTTAGGTATATTTCTTAAACTAGCTACTAATTTATCCAGTGCTTCAAAGTGACAAACCATGAATTTACTGTCTAGAGAAAAATTAGCTAATTTAACTTTACCGCCCTTGACAGAATCAATAGAGAGATTATAAGTCTGTGGTTTACTGTAAATACGATTAATGGTCTCTTCCCATACGTCGATAACTGCTTTCTTAGGACATACGACAATAATCTTATCTGCGCCTAATAGTTCCATTAAAGCAATAGAATTAATAGTTTTACCTAAACCAGGCCCTGCGTCTAATAGATAGCCTCTTAAGTCCATTAACTTAGATTTAAATAAACAGTTATCGATAAACTTATCTTGATGTTCAAATAACTTAAATCCTGGTACGAATATATTCTTTAAAATAGATTTATTCACACTAGGAATATCTTCATCTTTGGTATTTTGAATTAACTTAATATTCTGTACCAAAGGAATAGTCTCAAACAATTCTTTTAATTTTTGTAATTTAGAACGAGATACAATTCTACGTTTAAATTTATCATTGTTTAGTAATTCTAATACTACATGGTACATGTCAGGTAGATAGAATTTCTGGAATTTCATTTCCCATCTACCTGACTTATCTAAGATATTATAGAGCATCTTAGAACCAATGTATTTCTCAAAATCACGATATACTAGTTTTAGATTAATACCCTCTACAATGATTTGATTTTTAGTAGTATCTTCTTTAATAGTCGGTGATTTAAATACTTCAAACATTTTGTTATTCCTTTTTACTATAAGGTTATTCATATCTTTCCATTGTCCTTTATACCTTAATCTAAGATAATTTAAACCTATACTATTAAAGTGTACAAATCTATTAGATAGTACATCTATTTATTATTAACTTATTTAAAGGAAACTATAAAATGGAAAAATTTGCATTCTTTGCACTAGGTTGTTTAATCTTAATTGGTATTGTGTTTTTCGTAGCAAACTTCATTGCCAAATTAGAAAAGTACAGTGAAGTATTACCTCATGATAAAAACATCAAAATCATCAATAAGATGATTAAGAAACCTGATATAATTAACAAACACCGTATCAAACGGATTGCTCAATCTTCTCAAACTACATCTGTAACAGGTATTACTAATCTGGAAGAACAAGACCGTACTGGTTTAGTTCGTCGTATTCTGATTGATTATTTCAATAAGAAAGAATTTAAGATTGGTACATTCCGCGATTATCGCTGGGGTGTAGACTTAACTTCTAAATTCATTGAAAAAGTATCTGATTCGGAAGCCATTGAAGCATTCTCTTTGTGTCTGTTAAGTACCGAATTTACTGATGATGGTAACTTTGGTAATACAATGATGGATACACATGTAGTACGTAAACTGGTATTAGATGTATACGTATGCTACAAGTCTGTAGATTCTGAATCCAAACAATCCGATACGTATAAGACCTACGACTTGGATACCAACATCGAATTAATCGAAGTGGTAACAGGTGGTGACATCTTGTTGAATGGTGTTTAACTCCGTTAAATAATGTTTAACATAAAGTATTATACTACTCTCACTGGATATCCAGTGAGAGTAGTAATAGTATTATCTATTTTTTTAGCCTACATCGTAGAATGCTAATTCTTCTTCACCATTCTCATTTCGTGTAGCACCAAAACGAGACAGTGAAGTATCACTTCCGTTAATGTCAAATCTTAAACCACCTACAGGTGCAAATGGTAAGATAAATACTTTATGTTCTTCTGGAGTATCATTTTGACCACGGTGTTTACCACGTGCAAATACTTGATATTTAGTACCATTGTCTTTTACAATATCTACTGCAATCTCAAGTTCTGGTTCACGATATAAACCACGACAGTCAGCATAATACGAACCATCTGATACTTGTTGTGCCAACATCTTATTACCTTGACGTTTTAAATCCAGTGCATCACCTGATAACTGGTGAGGTGTCAATAAAGCAATATTGTGTCCTGCACACATAAAGTTTTTAGTACGTCTAAAGAGTTCTTGTACGTCAGAGTCACCACGAATATTAGGTAAACCATTTTTATTAGCCAGATTCAAATAGTCAATCAGACACATGTGGATTTCATATCCCTTAGATTCTAATTCTAGAATCTTATTCTGAATTTCAATATAAGACCATTCAGATGGATTAATACGAATCAGTTTTACATTGTATCCTGTAGACTGTAGTTTATCTCTTACGTACATTGCAGCTTCGTTTTTATCTAAGTTTTTCTTATCGTCATCTGTTACGACTACATTATCAAAGTTACCTTTTAATAAAGTGTAGATATTAGATAATACAATTTGCATGTCATCTTCAAAAGAAATCAATACATTCATTGGTTTCTTTTTTGGATTGGTTAATAAGTCTTTAGGATTATTAAACATACAAGCTGAAATAAACATAGACAAACACACACCTGTTTTATTGTTGTGTGCCAAACCACCTACTACAGTCAATTGACCTAGACGCAATCCGCCACGAGTCATTCTATTCATTGCTTGCCAAGGCATACGAATAGTACGAGAACCATCAGATTCTTTCTTAATCAACTCGTATTGTTCTGCGACTTGTTCGATGTTATTTAAATCTAATTCAACCACTACACCTGGGATTTCTTCACCAGCGTAGTTTACTAAGTCAATAGCATCTGTTAACTTAGTAGACATATAGCCATCTAAGTCTTCTACTTTGTCTCGATTGAATTTTAAATCGTAAGTCAATTTCTCTAAAATATCTTGTGCTTTTTTATTTTTTAGATATTTACTCAATTCAAAACGATAAGATAATACAGAACGCTGTACTTCTTGAGGTGTTAGTTCAAATGCAATATTGTCTTGGATACTTTCAAACAGTGTTGTGTCTTGTCCACAGATGATTTTTAGATGTTGTATTAAATCATTATAAGGAATTGGGTTCTCTCTAGAAACCATGTCTAATACTAAATCTTTTAAGTCATTTAAAGTAAAGTCTGTCCCACTGATGTCTCTATTATTAATCTTTAAAGAACTAATAATATCATTAACCAGTTTAGAGGAATCTGATTCTTCTTCTAATTGAGATTCTCTGTATAATAAAGAAATACATTTTGCTAATAATGCTTTAATGTTCATGTCGGGATTTCTTTCTTTATTTTTATATTGTTAATAAAATAAGTAACGGTTATAACGTATGTTAATATGAATTATTCGGTTAGTATATATTAGCCTAATCAGCTATTTTTACATAGATAGTCAGGGCTAAAATCTAAATTGAAATCTATTAACATATAAAGGATATCACCCATGATTGAGTTACCTAAGAAAACAGAAGCTGAAAAGGTATTGGATCGTTTTATTGATTCGGAAGAGAATCCAGAGAATAATATTAGATTGGTATTTATACCAGAAGAATTATATAGCGACTTAAAAGATAAAGGTATTAGCCCTGTTGACTTACTTTATTATGATAAAGCTGTCGCATCTGTCGGCTCTAACGCTTTAAAAGAATTAATTGCTCTAAATGCTTTATCTAAATCCTCACCTTTAGATAAAAGTAGAGTATACGAATCTGTAGAGATGTCTGAAAAACTTACCCCTTTGATGGGTGAGGCATTGGATATTCGCCTACTGTGGCTTGCAAATGCTGCTGATAAAGAAGCATTTTATAGCCAATATTTTCCTCAGGAAAATGGTGAGTATACTTTTGAAGAAGAAGTGTTTAATACAACACGTATTCTATCTAAAGTAATTACGGGTATATGTAATAACGTATACCTAAACACTAACGAAAACTGTATGTATGAGAGTATTGACGTGTCCCCTAGTGGACGTATTTACTTTATTTCTGTACCTACTTCAACGGTAGAAGGAAGCTACAGTGAACATACATTGAAAACTTATGTATTAGAGAAAATTCGTGATGTAATGAGAAAGTCGTCTATTTACCACTCAGAACAGACTATATCAGCTACAGCATTGTTCGGTAATTATTTACTATTATTAGATAATTAATATTATTTTCAAAAGTACTATAAGTTATTCTTGTCTTGATTTAAATTTTAAAGGTATTGAAAATGTCTCAAAAAAATATTTTCGGTAAAGAGAAAAAATCCTTTACCCCCCGTTCAAATACACAAGTTATTGCTGACATCGTAAAATCACGTGCTCATGATGTTTCTCTGAGCACTGAATCTGCTAAATTGCTTGGTAAAGCATTCTTGTCTATTGAAAGCTTGAGCACTGTTGAAGCTGAAGACCTGAGCGCTGTTACTAACAGCCAAAAAAATGTAATCGACGGTATCGTTGCTGACTACGAAGAAAGCACTGGTTCTACTCTGACTGAAGACCAAGTAGACGACCTGTCTGAATCTATCATCATCGCCCAAAACCCAGATGAATACTACAACGCTGGTGCACAAACTGAACCAGGTACTGTAGTATCTGCTATTGGTGGTGGCGTTGACGTAGGTGTTGTTGGTCAAGAACTGGCTACTGAATCTTTCGAAGTTCACGGTATGATGAATACCCTGGCGATGACTGTTTCTTACAACATCCGTCCTGAAAAACAATCTAAAGCTGTAGAATTGTTCTTCCCTACTATCACTTTGGATTCTACTCAAAACAACTATACCATCGACGTACACCTGTCAACTGTATTCAACTCTAAAGAATACGACTTGGGTGGCAAAGGTGATGCATACCGCAACCAAAAACACGTAATCAAAGCATTGCGTAAACACGATATCTTGAAATCTAACTTCACTGACATCGTTCCTGTATTCCGTAAAACCATCAGCGAAGATTCTTTCGTAGACAGCACTCTGTTGCCTCCTTACGTTGTTCGTACTGACTTCGATGAAGACGTACAAACTTCCTTGCTGAAAATCGGTAAAGAAATTAAACTGACTCACATTTCTCAAACTGACCGTATGGTTACTTTGGGTATGTCTGATGATACTGACCAAATTTCTGCTAACCCACGTTTGAAAACTCTGGGTCTGAAAGTTGGTAATGATGTAGTATTGTTCAAAAACTTGCAATACCATCAACAAGCTACCTTCACTTACTCTCCTAATGGCGACCGTGAAGGCATCCAATTGATGTACGATGTAAACACTCACTTGGTAAATGCTGATACTATCGGTGAAATCTCTCAAGCTCTGCCTACTGAATTGAAAGCACTGAAAGACAAAAAACTGGAAGCTCTGTTGCGCTTTGACATCTCTGGTCGTGGTAACACTGACTTGGGTACTGTTACTCTGAATGCAGCTGCTGTACAAGTACGCGCTGTACGCAATGCAGAAACCAAAGAAGTATTGTCTATGGAAAACGCAGACGTTAAAGCTCTGGTTGCTGAATTGGAAAAAACCTCTATCGTAGGTTACGAAGTAGATGCTACTCGTACTAACAGCAACTTGCGCGAACATGGTCTGCTGTTGGATGACCGCGTACAACGCATCATCTACGGTGTTAAACTGCACTCTCCAATCGCTATTCGTCGTCCTATCGATGACAAAGACACCGTATCTGATTCTCAACGTATCGACAGCTTGATTCGCTTGTCTTTCATCCGTCGTACTAACGCTGGTGTATCTGCCATTTACGATATCCTGAACATGTTGAAATCACAACCTCAACAACTGGATACTGCTGAACCATTTAACTACACTTCTGTTGGTGTGGGTCAATGGTTTGCTCGTACTTACGTTAAAGATGTAGAATTGGATGTTTACAAAACTTGTCAATCTCTGACTACTTCTGACCGTCTGAACAACGTGTCTTCTGTAATGACTAACTACATCTTGGGTGAAATGACTCAAGCTTACTGTTCTTCTGAACTGGCTGCTGGTTACGAATTGACTGACATCGGTGGTAGCTCTTTCCGTCCACACGTGATTGCTATTGCTGACGCGTTCACTAGCAAATTCATCTTCCGCGAAGGTGATGCTCGTACTCTGGGTGATGGCTTTGACTTCACTATCGAAGAATGTTCTGACGAACGTTTGGTATTGGATGAAAATGGTCAAGCTAAAGATGGTGAAATTGGTACTATCTTCTTGTCATTCGGTAAACCACGCAATGGTAGCCTGAGCGTACCTCTGTGGTTCGGTAACACTCTCGATAAACGTGAAATCCCACGTATCGTTAGCCGTGCCCGTGGTAGCAAATACCAACACGAAACTATGGTTCAACCATGGTTCAGCCACATCTGTCACTTGCCAGTATTGGTACGCATTAAAGTAACTGGTCTGAAACGTTCTATCCAAGAACGCTTGAACTTCCAAGTTACTAATGAAGTAGCTCAACCTGCTGCTGCTGGTGCTGCCGCTGGTACTCCAGGTGCTGGTGTTGCACCATAACCAGTTCACAACTGATTAATTGAAATAATTAATTAAAGATACCTACTGCTCCTCTACCCATGTAGGTAGAGGAGCAGTAGGCTTATCTACGTCTTATTGTATTTTTTCTAAAACATATAATATTAAATTGGTACCCAATATTATATTGTTTCATTTTAAGGAGGAAACAAGTATGTCTTACAATGGAAATCAAGGTAATTCTATTTTCAATGTACGAAATAGAAGTAACCGTAGATTCAAAGAAACACATTTACCACCTGACTTCTTCAATGAGAATAATGAAAATACAGTTAATGCTGAACATTCTGATTTAATTAATAACAAACCACATTCTGTTATTATTAAAGATAGTAGTATGTTTGGTGCTAAAAGTGGTAAATCAATTGAACACCCATCTACATTATTCTCAACAACTGAAATCATTAACATGTCTAATACTGATATCAATATCAGTAATCGATTTGGATATGTATATCGATTAAAACCAGGTACAGAAAACTCATCTCTAAGAAGATTGACTTTGGAAGATAAAGAGTTAGTTCTGCGGTATGGTTCTGGTTTATACATTATTGTTAGTCATTTATCTAATTTAGAATCAGTAGTACCTACTGTTGGGTTATTAAACTCAATTGAAAATTCTTATAAAGAATCAGGTAACACCGATGATGCTCTGTTTGGTATTACTGAAAATCGACGTTTATTTGCTAAAGTATTAGAAAATAGAAAAGAGTTAGAAGATAAGATAACTGATGTAATTAAAGCTACTAAAGGCCCCTATTCTACAAACCTCTATTTAGCAAATAGTGAATTAGTTACAGTATTCTATTATCCTGAAGAAATTATCCGTATGAATAAAATTATCTACGATAAAGAATTGGATATTGTAATTTCGCCTAATGTAGTAAACTATAAACAAATTATCCACCCATCATTCTCTATTGAAGATTCTGAATTGCATCAAGCTATTCGGAAAGAATTAACAGAACAAGGTAAATTAGAATCTATTAAATTTATTACTAATAAAGAAAACGGTAAAATTTATCGTAAATTAGGTAATAAGATTCAAGTTATTAATGGTGAAAAACCAACTAATGGTGAAGATTCTGGTTTATACATTTATACTTCTTATTTAAACGATGAAGATAATATTGAAGTGGTTAATGTATTTATTCCTTACCGTGATAAAGAAACATTGCAGGAACATGGTTACTTCACTACATCGGATGAAGCAAGAACTTATAATTCTGAAATTGAAATTCGTAAACTTAAACAACAGGAAGTTATTTTAAATAATCAGTTTAAAGAACAAGAACGTGAACACGAACTTAAAGTACGTAAACTGAATGAAGAGATTAATCAAAAAGAAAGAGAGCTTAAAGAACTTAAACTTAAATTAGACCATATTGAAACATTAGGTAATCACGAAAATTATCGTGAAGAAAGAACATTTAAACGTGAAGAAAGGACTTATCAAGCAGAGAACAGAGAAGTTGAAAGAAAATATAGACTCATTGACCGTAACTTAGACTTGGAGGAAAAAGTAATCGAAGAGCGTTCTAAACGCGTTAAAGCAGAAGTAGCCGCAGCAAGTGCAGGTAGTGCAGATACATCACGTAACCTTGCATCTACTGCTGGTATTATCACAGGTACTGCGGCCATTATCGGAGCAGTAACTAAAGTAGTCTCCGATAGTAAGAAATCAACCGCTGTCGGAACTGTAGCTAAGAAAGGATTTTTAGCATTATCAGCATCTAGTGCTGCTACAAATGCTGTGGCAGGAGTAGCTGCTAAATCAGCATCGGCTTTTGCCGGTATTAGTTCATTAGGAGCAGCCTTACCTGTTATTGGAGCAGCAGCAGCTGCTGTAGGTATTGGTTATCTCATTTTTAAAGGAATTGGAAAATTATTTGACTTCTAAATTAATTTGAGTGAATTATCTCTTGATTGAGATATCAGGTGTTTTATTATTGTTAAAAGAATATCGCGAGTCTTTTATCATGGTAGAATATACTTTAATACTTATACAAGGAAAACAAACATGAATCCTTTATTGATACAACGGATTAAGGAAGATACACCACATATTGACGAAAGAATTGGATTAGGATTGTCTTATCACGACAATCCTAACATTCCTCTTTATGTGGATAGATTGTTTCGTATTAACTCGAAACGATTTCCTAAAAAGTTAAAGTATCTTGGTTGTGAAAAAGTCCCTCCTAAAGAGGGATATCAATACATGACCAGAATTAGTAATAACAATACGCGTAAATACGATATCAATAAAAATGATATTCGATTATACGCATTTAACTTTGACTTTGATGGTCAGCCGATTCGTAAATATATCTATCTTCCATTTATTCGTCGACATGGATTCATGTGGATGAATGGTGTAAAATACATGGTTGCACCTGTAATGGCGGATGGTATTATTACAATTAAGCCTACTGAAATCTTTGTTAAACTGATTAAAATTAAGCTGTGGTTTGAGCGCATTCGTAGCGTGAATATCATGGTAGATGGTGTACCTGAATATACATCTATCTATCATTCTAAAATCCACAATAAGAAAGATACTGGACGTACAGATAATTTCATTAAAATGAAATGTACATTAGTGCATTATCTGTGCTGTAAGTTTGGGATGACTAAAACATTGGAAATGTTTGGTTTTAAACCAGGTACTGTTCAGATGTTAAATCGTGATGATTTTGAAAATCCTGACGATACATTAAAACAATATCCAAAAGAAGATTGGGTAATTGTTGAAAGTAATGGTCGCAAACCACCACACAGCTATCTCTATCCTTATTACGAACCTACAAAGATGTTCTTTGCAGTACGACGTAAAGAATGGGAAACCATTCGTTCAGCTAAGACTGTTATCGGTACATTGATTTACGTATTAAGTCACTATACTCGTTATAATCGAATGAATCCAGATATTGTGGATAATACAGAAGCATGGCGTAGCATGATGGGTGAAGCAATTTGTTCTACATCAGACCATGCATCTATTATTCAAGACAATATTGATAAACACATGGTTTCATTGGATGGTTATGTAGATGACATGACTATTGATGACTTTGAGAGAATTGGTTTAGGACATATTGATAGCATTTATAAACTGTTTGTTTATATTGTTGAAAACTTTATTGACTTAACCAGTGAGATTTCACAGATTTCTAAATCTAATACTCTGTATGGTAAGCAATTGCAGATTTGTCAATTCTTGTTATTCGATTTGACTAAAGCCATTAACAATGCTTACTTTAATCTTAGTACATTGCGATTGGAAGAAGACAGAAATCCTAATGTACCTATTAAGTACGAAGCTGTACGTAAAGCCATTGAAAGCATTCGTGCTGAAGTGGTTATGCAGATTAAGAACCACACTGAAATTATTGTGGTAGATGACCCAGCTGATTTACCTATCTTGAAAATGGGGCGTATTGTTATCCCACAAGAGAAGTCTGATAAAGCCAGAACATCTAATACACAATTTAATGTAGAAGACCCATCTGTAGCACTACATGAATCTTTATTAGAATGTGGTGCGGCATTTGATATGTCTAAAGCAGACCCATCAGGTCGCAGTAGATTAAACCCATATGTAACCATAACCGATGATTACACCATTGTGCCTAATCCCGAACTTGTCGATAAAATCGATGCCGTTAAGAAATTGTTGTACGGTGATGTCGATAATAGACATGAAATTGTAGACACAGAGTAATTGTTAAAGTATATTTTAAAAAGGAAACTAACATGAATATCGATTTGTATCAAACAGCACCTCTGCAACAAATGGTTGGTGAGATGTTGACACAAGTGATTGATGAAACACTTTACGCAGGCCCAAACCAAGTATCATTCTTTCGTGGTTGTGCAGCTGAAGCATTGAGTCAAAACAATAATTTGTTCTCTGAAATCTACGTGAATATCTTGCAGGTTTTAGAACTCGAATATCTCTCTAACCAAATTAACCCTAACAACCAAAACCAAGTATTCAACTTAGTAAGTAATTCTTTTGTTGATGCTGTTCCATACATCTTCTTGAACTATGGCCCAATGAACCAATTGAATGCTCAGGAAGCACATGGTTGCCGAAATGATGCTAATAAGTATTGTTCTTACATTGGTAATATCCAACGCCAATTGGCTCGTCATTATAGCAATAGCAATGGCATGATGTACAACAACAATGCCGGTGGTTATGCTACACGTGGTGGTATGACATTACGTAATAATAACATGGGTAATAACGGTGGTTCACGTTGGGGCAATGTACGTGGTAATAACTTTGGTGGTATGGGTAATAATCGTGTAGATAATACATTTAGTGCTTCTAACACACAAGCACATGATGTATTTGGTCGTGGTAATAACAATGCCAATTCCTCACCACAAAAAGACAGTAATGACTATTTTGCTATTAAACGTCGTAAGTATGTTGAAAGTCAAAATACTCAAAACACTCAACCAGATAATTCAGCGTACAATGAATTGGTAGATGAGTCTGCTGTTATTGGTACACCACAAGTTATACATGGTAAAACGAATGGTAAAACGACTTCTAATACACACCAGTACGAAGAGCGATTCGATAAATCTTCTAACAATGTTACTGAAACCAATGTTCAGGTTAATAATCAAGAAGCCATTCAAACTGAAGAAGATGGTTTCCCAATTGTACCGAATAGTCGTCGTCAAATGGCTATTGGTCGTAACTGGTTAGTAGGTTTGTGGATTAATACTTCTACTAAAGGATACGAAGATATTAATGAAGTAAAAGTACGTCGTAAGTTAACACCTGAATACTTATACCCATTTGACTATACCAAACATCGTGAAAAACTGTCTGAAGATAAAGATGGTTTGTATTTTGAATACTACGATGCATATGGTTTGGTTCAACGTGAGTATGTATTTGCATTTAATGCGAGCAATAAACTGTGGCAATCTTACAACTATCTGAATAAACGTTGTATGATTGAATTGGATGAACATGGTTTACCTTGTCAGGTATTGTACGATTTAACTGAGGAAGAAAGAATGGAACTTAAAGACCATATCATTCCTGGTAAAACACCAGGTATCTTAGGTAGTGCGTTAATCCCTAATCGTGAGAACCCACCTAGTCTGGAAGAAGAAATCAAATATCTGACCATGACCGATGAGGAACGTGAGTATCAAGAAGCAGAAATCCTTGCAAATGGTGGTGAAGTAAATGAATACAATGTAACCATTAACGATAATGAGATTATCGCTGATAACTTACCATCGTTGGTTACAGAAATCATTGATGATGTTTATACAGAACACAGTGGTTCACGTTTGGTTGAAAGTGATGTCACTATCATGAATCCTACTTCTACTAAGAAACGTCAATTAGAAGTAGTGCGTAAAATCAAAGAATGTAAAACATTTGATGATTATCGTGATAAAATCATTAAACCACTGACTAAAGCACGTGAAGTAGTTCTGTTACGTAAACTTTCTGAAATGATTGATATCCAATTCAATAAGATTCTGCTCTGCCTGGATATGGCGGATATCACTGTAACAGAAATTGTAGAATGTTACGAAGATTTGGAAGAACGTGATGACATCATTACTAAACAATCTCGACAACAATACAATACACTTGTAGAAGAAATGTTCGCATCATTCACTATTACCAATAATGATGATGAATATTTATCAGATAGTGATACACCGACTATTGTAAGTAATACAGCTACTGTAACTTACGTAGACCGAACTGCTGGTGAATTAAATATTACAGTAGATGGTTCTGAAAATAACCAAAATGGTTGGGTATGTTTAGTTCGTGATACTAGTTCTGAAATCAGTAATTTGATTACAGCTTCTTTAATACGACGTAATCGTAAGTCAAGTAAACCTACACGTGATACTTATCTGTTAACTTCAGATGGTGTACTGATTGAGTTTATTCCGGCTAGTCGATTTGACATTAATCATGTCTTCTACCGTATTTGTAAATTAACGCAATAAAAAGGTAAATAGAGTAGAGAGGGAATTCCCTCTCTACTCTAGATATCCTTTATGCTTTTATTTTTTAGTCAGGTGCGCCGTCTAAGGAGTCACTTGGATTACCTTCTCCTCCTTCGCTTTCACCACCTTCGTCAAAGTTAAAGTCATCCTCACCACCTTCGCCGCCTTCATCACCGAAGCCGAAATCTTCATCGCCGCCTTCGCTATCACCATCGTCACTACTATCGCCACTATCGTAGCTACCGCCACCACCTTCACTAGGTTTAAGGTCGTTACCTTCCATAAACCCTTCGGTAGATTTAACAATGTTTTTAGACTTCTCAAACATATCCATCATGTTCTTAATAGTCTTAATAGCAAAGTCACGCATAGAAGCATTCTTCTCGTAAGTTTGAACACCATCATCGCTAACGGTAATAAAGTCCATAACTTCAGTACCAAATCCAGATTCAATTAAGAAATTACGCATAATTTCTGCTTTAATCAAACCACGATATTGGTCGATAAAATTAGCTGCTTCTTCACCCAATACATCATTAGGTAATGATTCTGGTGAATAGATATAATCCAATGTCTTATCGATACGAGCTTCCATCTTACTGATTTGGTCGTTAATCATTTCATCGTTATCATTTGCTTTCTCTGGTAATTTAACTACCAATCCAGCAATGAATTTATCAGTGATATACTCGATAATGGTTCTAAGTGAATCATCACTCAAAGCATTCTTATCAATTTCATCATCTGATGCTTCATTCAGTACATCAAGAATATCATTTAAATTAGACTTAACAGTTTCTTTAAGTTCTAATCTTAATGTAGGTGAAGCTAAGATAAGTTTCTTAACAAACTCTGTAAAGTAAGGATTTTGTTTGGTTTGGATTTGTTTGACTACCATTCCTACTAAGAAGTTTTGTTGTAATACTTCACGGGCAAAATCTACCCCGTAGGAATTGTCTACTAATTCTGGAGGTAAGAACGTACCCATTTGTACTAATCTATTAATCAATTCAGCAGTATCATTATCAGGTACTGGGATATCCGCAGTATTTCTTGTGATATCGTGACCAATATTTGGTACTTTAGGATGGTCTGATTCAATTGCTAGACGAATGTTAGATTGATTAATTCTATCTTCAATCGTTTGTACATTCGATGCGCCTACCATTAAGCCAGCGGTTAATCTGGTTTTTAAAGTAAGTGCTTGTGCAATTTGAATAGTCTTTTTAGGGTCTGGGTCTTTTTCATCAATTCTAATGGTAGCTACTGTTTCAGGAATAGAGTTAGCAATACCTGCACGTACTTGTGCTAACATAAATTGAATACGTAAAGATAATAACACTTTCATGTTATCAATTAGTGAACGACCCATGCCTTTATTATCAAAGTCCTGAGCCATATAGGTCATGATGTCTTTAGGCATAAACAATACACGTGTTCTTTGTCCTGCTAATGCACGATAAAACATAATCCTAAATGCTTCAGTAGAATCACCAATATCTAAGTTTTTACCATATTCACCTTGGCGTGTTCTTTCAATAATCTCTTTAATAATAGCATTACCATGAATACGAGATAACATTTCGATTTGACGTGCCTCATCAATCATTGAATTCATGCCATCGAACATCTCACGTCCTTGTTGGATTAATGAAGATGCCATCTTAGAACCACTGGTACGGCTATTAAATGTATTACTCAAGTCACGATAATAGTTAACAGGTTTTACCTTAGATAAAGGCGCACCTTCTTCATCGTGTAATACTAAATAACCAACATGTTCAGAAGGAGTACCAGGTTTATAAATGGGAATAATTGATTCTACAGGATATTCAATTACCAAAGGCTCATTCAAATCTTTACGATAAGTTTGACGATTGTTTTTCAATACTTTAAGATTATTGTCATCACCATAACCTGAATTAACAAAGCTATCAATATTTTTAAATACCTTATCTAAGATTTGTCTATCAGAAGCATTGGTTCTATCAGTATAAGATTCTCGAGATAAACCCAGTGTACCTTTGATTCGTTTATCAGTAGCTTCTTTACGTAGATGTCCTAAACGAATCATGTTTAAATCATCGCTGTATTCGATAAGCGTTTCATTACCAGAACCATCTAGATTAACAGTCCATTTACCTTCTTTACTTAAAGTAATCTTACTGTCTTTCTTATCGTCTTTTTTAGAATCGTCAATATCGAAAATCTCTTTAGGAAATTCATACTCGATTTTATCACCTACTTTAATCCGTGTATCGACTAATTGATTTACCACATTGTTAGATGTAGTAGGATTATTTGTCTGATAAAGTGCAGGTGTAGAACCATCTGTATTACCAGAAGTTACTTCAACACTATTAAAATTAATTGAATAAGATTCATTAGAGAGTTGTGGTTTCTTAGTTTCTGTTTTCTTGCCAGCAAAACCTACACATGGTCTCATGTAATCGCTAAGTTGTTTATCGATTTCAGTAATAGATTGTTTACTGGTTTGATAAGAGAATGATTCTTTAGCAAGCTCTGGGTTAATCAATTCATCCAAGCTAGATTCTGGAATAACGGCAACACAGTAAGCACCTTTAGTAAACAGAATTTTATACATGATGTCGTATAGTCTACCATCTAAGTTAAATCCGGTAGCCATATAGTTTTTAATTCTATCTACCATTTGTACACCTGAACTTTGTGTAAACAATCCAGGTGGAGGTAGATATTGTAATTCTTGACCAGATGTAATATAAGTAGGTGAGAGAACATAGGAAATCAAAATTTGAGCAGCGCGTTGTAAGTCTGGTAACAACTGCATAATGGCTTCATTGTCGTCAATATCTTGTGCTTTGTCTGAAGCCATGCCTAGCAGATAATCTAAACTAGGTGTTGTTTCAGTTAGCTGACCATTATTTTTAAACGATTCTTCATTACGGCTACGAATAAGTTTTGAAAACAATGAATAACTAGCTGGATTTCTTTTAATATCTTTTTCATCTAACTTAACAGGTTTTCCTTTTAAATGTTCATTTAACGTATTTAACAATGCGTTGTCATTTTTACCACTCATTTTTGATTACCTCTTTAAGTATATAAGGAATTTCGATATGATTAATCAATACGATTATCACTATAAAGTATATATCGATAAGTGTCTAGCCTTAGTATCCACCATGATTATTAAATCGACAAAAGATGCTAGGGACATGAGTAATGAATTATTTTACCGCACCTTACATCGATACGATGAAAATGACCCATCTAGTTGGATATATTATAAACATATCTCTGGTGAATATCACGTAACAGACGAACCTATTTACGTTATTTCTGTAGACACTACGGAAAGAATTATTTTCAATAAAGAAAATTTAAAAATACATAAAAATACTCGTAAAGAGTACTCTTACGGAACTCATAAGTACGAGGAGCTTGTTGCCAGATACCCGAATAAAGAACTCTTAATTAAAGGTATCTTAAATCCTGTAGACATTGAAACAGCGATTAATGCTGACGATGGAACTATTCTTTCTTACGATAAACGTTTTGTAGAAATCAATGAATATACATTGATTGAAAAACTACAAGATAGAATCTACGGAATAATGGAAAGATGGTATCAAAAGCAATACAATATTGATAATACCTATTATAATATTACTTTCATGGGTATTCTTTATCAGAAACTATTAGAAGCAGTAATGGAAATACGAATGGAGAATTGCTTAACCAATGAAGCACATTCTTATCATTATCGTCGTTTCTTAGCTTCACATGGTTTCCTAGATTTCTATCTAGAACATTTGACTATTAAACAAGCTATTATCCTTTATAAGAATATTCGTTGGGTAGAACGTTATATTGGTCAAAGACATACTCAACGTTGGTTGATTAAACACATCATGACACTGCGTAGTTTACCTATTGCAGAATATAATGTTATTCAGGTATACAACGATATTGTTAAGGATGTTGAGTCCATTGCTAAGTTTGAAAAAGTATCTTTAAATGGTTTAGAGAATATCGATAATACTACAGATACACTAACATTAAAACAAATGATGGATAAAGAAGACCCATTAGCACCATTTAACTTACGTGAACGTGAGTTTGAAGAAAAGGATGCTAAAAATCTTTTGGGTTCTTCTCTGTCTTCTGAATTGAAGACTAAGATACTAGAATCTAAAGCCATTGACTTTACAGATTCAGAAACACATATTTTACCGAATATGTTATTAGACTTCTGGATTGAAATGACACACAAGAAAACTTATAAAGCTTATATTACGATTACTCATCCTCTAAATGGTGAAACTATTCCATTAAATAGTAAGAATGCTTTATTGCTTTATACTTACGCTGTTTATAAGTTAAATGGTATTACTGACCCATGTATTCCTGATTATACCATTGGTTTAGTACCTAACAAAAAACGACCTACATTAGCACAGTTAAAATCTGTTATTCCAGATACAACATTAGTATCGGATAAATGGTTAAATGAATTAATTGAGACTTTCTCTCCTATCCATCCTATTATTAATACGATTGATTTCTACGAGCAAGTACATGAACAATTTACTCAGTTAAATTATTTATTAGATAAAGCTAAGACAGATGAACACTTAGATGCAACTACTTATAAAATTGCTACTGTGTATCAAATGTACCATACTGAGAATGTGTCATTTAGAACCAATGATTTAAAAACATTCCCTCAATTCATTAGTCAGTTGTCTTTTGATGAAAAAGGAATGTTAAAACAAGACTGGTTGAAAATTGCCACAGATATTTGGAAGAAGATTACTGGTTTAGATAATGTTAACATTAAGTCGTTAAATAATGTCCATCGCGCCATGATTGGTTTGATGACTAAGTTATCGAGTTATTCTGTACACTATATTCGTGAGATTAACGAAACACCATTAATTGCTACTAATTTTAGAAGTCTTAGAATAGATGGTGGTAATGCTAAGAGAACTAAACACGTTACTGATTCTGCATTTAGTAACTATGCTACTGAAATTATCGATGATGATACTGTAGGTAAACAAGATATTTGTGAAGTCAGTGATGACAATGGTATTCATTCTGATGATGGTGGTATCCGTATCTTTGTGGAATTTAATATTGACCCATCTGTTAAAACATTAGATGACCATCTAACACGTGCTAATCGTATTAATACAGATAGTTTTGTTCGTGTTGGTTTATATAATTGGGCTGTAGGTGATGCTATTGAAGGTTTAGAAAACCCATTGTCTTTACCTGCTCTACCTGGTATGCAATCTTGGATTAATATGCCAAACGAAATGAAAAGAAAAATCATTGACCAGTTTGGTGGTAATCTGGATTGGACTGAATACGATAAAGATACTAAGAAAGCGAAAGAAGCTTTGGATTGGAATATCCGTAATAAAGATTTACGTGGTTTAGATTATAACAAATAAGCATTAGACTGAGACGATTACCAAAATGTAGTCGTCTCAGTTATGATGTTCCTACGGAATGATATTCCTACTGGAATAATGTTCCTACGAATTTTGCAATTAAAATATAAAAGGATAAAATATGGCAACAACTACTATTGTACCTAATAAGCGTACAGTATTCGAATCGGTTCGTACCATTATTGGTAATGAAAACCAAATCCGTCGTGAGTTAGGTTTACCTTATAGCATTACTCCTAATTCTACTTTGAATGAATATCTTAAAATTAATCAGAATGTAAGTCCTCCTTCTACTACTATTCCTACTATTGGTTATTACTGTATTGGTTACGGTGGCATTAGTATGCAAAACTGTACTAATAACCAAGATGTATTACCTTTCCCTAAAGTTTTCCAACACCGTGCTGATGACACTGGTTTGTTTAAAATGGTTCCATTTGTCATGCGTGAAATTAATAATGACTTGACTCCTCAAGAGCGAGCTAAGTACGCGCTGCGTCGTGAAGAAAACTTCAAAGGTGTAAAATACTATGCTTATTATTTAAAACGCCTAGATTTGTCTCGTACTCAAATTTCTACGCAGATTATTACTAAGCAAGCAGATGGCTCTTACACCAATACTGAATACACTCCTCGTGACAGTAATTTGAAACCACAACCACAAGAACTAACAGTCGGTGAAGAGAATGTGTTGAAAGCAACATATGCTCGTTCAGTTGCTCAAGTTCCTGTTAACTTTGGTAAACAAGACGTAGAAGAAATCTATAATGTATTTAACATTCTACATGGTGACCCAATGACTGCTGTGATTTCTGAAATTGGTTTGGTTTCTGGTATTGATAAGACTGTAGAGGTTGTTACTTCCTCTGGTCGTTCTCAATTTACAGAAGTCATCGCAGCACAAATTGCCCACATTAACCGTACCATTCAATACCTTGGTGCGAACACTGGTGGTTTTGAATCTATCTTCAACTTAGGTATTAACGAACCTATTTGGAATATCTCTCAAAACCAATAATCTATTTAAGGTTTTATCATGACTTTTGACACCTCTGACTGGGTGTGTAATCTAATGGCTATTGACCCAGGCTCTAGTAGTCTGGGTGTAGCTGTCTACGAATTAAACTTGAAGACTTTTGATATTATTCAGACAACTGCATTTACAGTACATGCTACTGAATTGTCTCAGTATTCAAAACACGCAAGTAATCAATATGGTGATAGACTCGCTCGATTTGCTGCAATGGAAAATGAGTTAATGGAGTTATTTGAATCCATTAGACCTTCTATTGTTATTTGCGAATCCCCATTCTTCAGTAGATTCACACCCTCTGCATTCTCTGTATTAACAGAATTGGTTTCCATTATTCAAAAGACATTATTTGATTTCAATAATCAAATACCATTCTTTAAAGTAGACCCACCGACTGCTAAAAAAGCCATTGGTGCTAAAGGTAATGCTAAAAAAGACGATATGACTATTGCACTAGAAAAAGTAGCCGATAAGTTGAAGTTGGTTAATCCTGTAACTGAGTTAGATGAACATGCTATTGACGCTTGTGCAATTGGATATCATGGTTATAAAAAATATGTCTTAGATGGTGGGTTAAATGGGAAATAAATTATATTTAAATATCCTAACATCTATTCGTGTAGGATATAAGAAAAATAAAGAGAACTTGGTTTATTTCTTTACTTTACTTGTTATCTTTTTACTTTGCGCTGTTATTGCAGAAAGGACTTTAAAGATTGCTCGTTATAGTAATCAAGTAGAAAGATATAAAAACGAGAGTGAAGTAAGTAACGAATCAAGAGTTAAATTATACGAAATTATTAACTCAGGCAAAATGCCGAGTTATTTAGATAATTATACGGGAGAAGATAATGGCCGTTAGAAATTCAGAAATGATTACTAAGGGTCTAAAGAACATTCGTAATGATTTTGTATTAAGTAATAGAAAAGAAGACGATGCTGGTTTAACTCGTCTGATTGAAGAGTACAATACTATCGCTAAGAAGAATTCTAATTATCCTGATATAACTGGTGAGATGACTGGTAAGGATATTAAAGAAGCCATTAATAAAATGACATTTGAAGAACAGATGATTGTGATTTATGGTTATCTTTGTGGTTGTGGTAAGGTGAGTGAGATACTTGACTACGACCAAGAAGTAAAGAAATTTAGAATTAACTTTCTGTGGTGGGCAGGTTATGCTTTTCTCTTCTTGTTTATTGCTGTCATTGGTGGTGTAATTACTGCTGGTATTATTAGAAATGATATTAATACTAATGAATTACTGAGAATCTTTATGTCTTTAGTAAACAAAATTACAGATATCTGGTTTACAGGTAAACCAGTCGTTGAATAAAAAGGATTAAACTCATGAGTTTATTTGATTTAAATTTCGCTAGTATTTCTCGTGAAGCTGCTGAACAAATGGCTGACCAAGAAACTGAGCAAAAACTAAATGAAGAGATTGAGAATGTCGGTAAAGCAGTACGTGAAAAAGAGCATACTGTATATGCCCGTATTCTTGATTTCTCTCAACTTAAAAAAGCGGATAAAGCTGAAATCCAAGAACAACACGTTATTCCTGTTGAACGTACTGAAGAGAATCGTGGTAGTGGTAAGATTCGTATTCGTAAAGTAACTTCACGTAGTGGTGATGTACGATACGAACTGACGACTAAATCTGATGTTAAAGAAGGTAAGATTGAAGTTACTGTTCCTACTACTGAAGAGAACTTTATTCAGTTTAAAGTCATGGCTTCTGTTTCTATGTTCAAACACCGCTATACTTTTACAGATGAAGGTAGTGGTTTGAAATGGGAAGTAGATGCTGTTCCTGATGGCAATGGTGGTTACTATCCTTGGGTACGTGCTGAAATCGAAGTAAAAGATTTGAAAGATAAAGTACCTGAATTCCCTATTAAAACAGAAGAGATTATTTATCCTCCTGAATTGTCTGAAACTACTGAAGAAGAGTACAAAGAAAAAACGGATAAACTCAATAGTCGTTTCTTTGTTAAAGGTAATGTTTATCTGAATGACAACAATGCTCAAAGCAATACTGAGTTAAAAGGTGATGCAGATAAAGAAGTAGAAACAAAACCTGAATCTGAAGCAGAAGATACAACTAATCCTGATGAAGCAGATAAAGAGAAAGACGCTAAGGCTTCTCTATCTGTAGATAACATCACTGATGATAAAGACAAGGCTGAGAAAGTAGAAACACGTGGTGAACAAATTAAAGAAGCACGTGAAGAAGTCGAAGGCCCTGATGAAGACTCGGGTGACGATGAAGAAGCTACTACTGATACTGAAGAAACTGATTCTGGTGAAGAAGGTGACAGTGAAGGTGAGTCTGAAGGTGATGGAGAATCTGATAAAGGTGAAGACTCTGGTGAGGAAGATAAAGGTGATAAAGAAGGTGGTGAAGAACCTGGTTGGGACGAGCCTGCTAAAGACGATAAAGAAGTCTCTAAAGAATCGTTTGACAACTATGGTAAAAACTACAATAATGATGGTCAGGTAGACATTAATGGTATTGTAGAAGTATCCACTGAAGAGCAGCCTACTGGTATTCAAGATGAAACATTTAATTTCATCACCAGTGAGATTTCTCAAGAAATGAGAAAGTAAATTAATTAAGTAGCTGTACTAGACATGGGATTACCATGTCTAGTATAGTATTTTTTATCTATATATTATTAATGTGATATATCTTTATAAAGGAAACTTTATGTTTGAAAATTTATTTAGCGTCAGTAGCTTAGCGGTTATATCGTATTGTCTATTGGCAATCATGGTTACACTTTCCATGTTCAAGATACTATTGATGGTATCTAATGGAATTACTGTTTCTAATGGGAAACTGAACATTAACCTAATTCCATCATTATCTGTACTCATTATTCTAAAATTTATTATTGCTCTATTTGTTACAGGATTTGTTTATCTAGGATATAGTATAACCAAAGACCAATTAATTGTTATTGCTGTGACATTTCTTTTCTTACGTAAGATGACAGGAATTAACGATGACAATAGAGAAGAGTCTTTTCACGATAACCTTTACGTCTATGTATTTGTTCCTGTAAAGTTATTGGTAATTGCTATTATTCATTTTCTCACACTAGGTTTATTTAGAGCAACAATGATTGAGTATAAAATAACTCATGATTATATTGCTGAAATTCGATTAAATGATGGTGATCCTTTCAATGCTTTCTACAATGAGTTATTAAATAACCTTGGTGATTTAATGTATACGTTTTGTTTAATTCGTTTCATTGACCCTAAGTTTAAAGAAGACCCATTTGGTGCATTAATGTTCTATCCAGGTATCGTGTATCTTTATATCTTATTACCTATTAAGATTGTTGTCATTGCTATTCTTAATATTTGTACTTTCGGTATGTCTACGGTCATTAAATGCGAATGTGAGATTATTACTAACTGGATAGTCTATACCCATCTGAATAATTCTGTTAGCAATTTCTTAATTAAGTTATGTAATGGATTTACATACATCATGTTACCATTGGCTAACGATACTTCAGTGATTATTGGTCAAAGAGATGAAATCTTATCTATATATAACGAAGCTAAGGTTTTACCAGAGAACACAATTGGTAAACCTAAAAACTTGATAGAACACGCTTCTTTAATGGAAGCATATACAAACAAATTTAACTAACCACGGAGATTCTCGAAATGGAATTTATTACTAACCTAATCGCAAATACCGATATCATTAAACTATCGTATACATTCGGTGGTCTACTCTTTATCTTTAGTGCAGCTAAGATATTCTATATTAACTTTGGTTTAATAGATAAGAATGCATCTAGTTACAAACATATTTGGTTTAATATCTATTTGTTCTCTATGGGTGCTTTGTATAGTGTATGCGGCGAAAAGCTACCTGTAGGAAGTCGTCCTACCGATAGAGAGAAACTATTTGCATTACTTGTGTTAGGCATTATTGTTGGTATTGTATCGTATATTAAATCGTATGGTATTGGTCGTTATCGACAAGGATTCTATGCGAATATTTGGGCACCTATTAAACTAACTGTTTTATTTATTATTAACTTCTTTACATTTGGTTTATTTAGTTTTATTCTAAGTGAGTATAGATACACTATTGATGGTATGAAGAAAGCAAATCACTTTTATCGGCTCAATTCTTTGTTGATTCGTTATTGCAATATGCTTTCTAGAATTATGGTGGTTATCCACACACCATTTATAGAACAAACTAAAGAAGAAGGTAAACGATTGGTTGGTCTTTATATTAGTGACTTTACTATTGATAAAAATGATAGTATCGGTAGACCTAGTAACCTAACGGAAGTTAACGAAGCTTTAGATAAACACTTAAAAGAACTTTATACTAGTTCTAAGAACAATATGGATTCTAGTAATTAAGTTACCTTATTAAGCTATTCGGATACACTATCTGTAATGGGTAGTGTATCTAGTAGTTTTATGTGTTATTTATTTTTTATTTAATTTAGAACCTATATTATTAAAATGATGAAGAATATTTAACATTGTTATTTTATCTATATGAAAAATAACTTTCTTATACAAGGAACAACAACATGAAAAGTATCATGATTGTGGAGTCTCCCAATAAAGTAAAACTAATTGGTAAGTTTGTACGTCCACTCAATATTCAAGTAATGGCTTCTATTGGCCATGTACGTGGTTTAGATATTTCTATTAAAAATAAAGGTGCTATCGAAGTTAATAATGGTTTTAAACAACATTTTTGTTTAAATAAGAATAATGCCAAGAATACTAAAGAGCTTTTAAATAAATGTAAAAGTGCAGATGTTGTTTATCTAGCGACTGACCCTGATACAGAAGGTGAAGGTATTAGTTGGCATTTGAAAGAATTGATTCGTGGTGTCAATAAAAACTGCGAATTTAAACGCGTAACATTTAACGAGATTACAGAGAAACACGTACTGGAGTCTATTAAGAATCCTCGCACTATTGACCAAAATAAAGTAGATTCACACTTTGGTCGTTCTGTATCTGATTACCTATATGGTTTTTATGTTTCTCCTCTTTTGTGGAAAGTATTGACTCCTGGTTTATCAGCAGGTCGAGTACAATCTCCTGCATTACGTTTGATTGTAGAAAGAGAACAAGAGATTCGTAAGTTTGTTCCTACTACTTATTGGACAATGACAGTATTTGGTAATAAGGATAATATTACTTTCCCTGCTAAGTTAGTACGTGTAGGTGATGTAGCCTTAGGTAAATTGTCTTTTGAAGAATCTTTATTTCCTAAAGATGTTGTAGATGGTTATAAGGACACCATTAATCAATACATTGGTAAAGGTGAGAAGCTATTGGTTTCTGATGTAAAACGTGGTAAGAAATCAGTTAAACCTAAAGCACCTTATCGTACTTCTACTTTACAACAAGATGCAGTACGTAAATTAGGATGGACGACTACACGTGTCATGCAAACAGCACAGAAGTTGTTTGAAGGTGATGGTAAGTCTGACCATGGTTATATTACCTATATGCGTACTGACTCTACCGCATTAAGCCAAGAAGCATTGGATAATATCTTTGCATTTGGTCGCAAGAACTATAAGCAATACATGTCTGAACATGTGATTGAATATGGGAAGCTCGCTAAAGGGGCACAGGAGGCTCACGAAGCCATTCGACCCACTGACATATACCTTACCCCTACCGACGTTAAGAATCGCCTAGGAAACGACGAATATAAGCTCTACAAGCTGATATGGGAACGTACTCTGGCATCTCAGATGAAACCTGCTCTATTTGATACATTATCAGTCTCTTTTACCTTAAAAGAATTTGGTTTTAGAAGTTCTGGTTCTGTATTGAAGTTTGCTGGTTACTTAGCTGTTTATCAAGAAGGTGAAGATTTAGATTCTGATAAAGAAGAGAATACTAAATTACCTGAATTGGAATACCATGATAAAGTAGAGGTAGTCGACTTCAAATGCGAAGAACACCAAACCAAACCACCTGCTAGATACAATGAGGCTTCTTTAGTGAAAACACTTGAAGACTATGGTATTGGTCGACCTTCGACTTATGCTAATATTATTCGTGTATTAAAAGACAGAGCATATGTTAGCATGGATGGACAGCGATTCGTGTTAAATGACATTGGTGAACAAGTCATTAACTTCTTGCTACAATACTTTTCTAAATACATCGATTATAACTATACTTCTGATTTGAATGTACAGTTAGATAAGATTGCTTCAGGTGAACTAAACTGGAAACAGGTTATGTACGATTTTTGGAATCCTTTCTATCAAGTCGTAGAAAGAACCGCTAAAGAAGCTAAATCTGTATTTGGTAAGATTGAAGAAATGGCCGAACTCTGTCCTAAGTGTGGTCAACACAATCTTAACTTAATGCAAGGTAAATACGGTAAGTATAAATCTTGTCCAGATAAGAAATGTGGTTTTAAAGAGAGTTTAGAAAACAATCGTCCTAAGAAAGAAGAAGTTGTATTTGAAGGTAAGAAATGTCCTGAGTGCAATGGTCGTCTTTTAATTAAAGAAGGTTTTAAAGGACGTAAGTTCGTAGGATGTGAAAACTATTCTCGTAAAGAAAATCCTTGTAAGTATAGTTGTAATATTGATGGTACTGAAAAGGCTAAAGCAGTAAATACTGGAACGACTTGTCCTAGTTGTAAGAAAGGACAATTAGTGATTCGTTCTGGTAAACGAGGTAATTTCTTCTCTTGTAATCGTTTCCCTAAGTGTCGAACCATTGTGTCTGCAAATGATTATGCAGATATCTCTGGTTTACAATTAGCTGAAGTAGACGATTTACTAAACGGTAAATAGTAGATTAGGTAGAGTAACATACTCTACCTAATTTATTCCGTTATTTAATTAATTATGTAATACATTTATTTTTTTAACACAAAGGAACGATTATGTTATTCCCAATCTCTGCAGATAAACACAAGTATACACAAATCAATGGCTTGAACGTTGATGAACCTAATGAAAAGATTAAAGGTTTGTTAAATTTCATTACTGTACCTGACCGTAATCAAATTGACTTTAATGCATTTAACATTGTTCAAGAAGCTGCACGCTGTATTAAACTACGTGCAGAAGAAAGTAAAAAACGTTCTGAAGAAATGGCTGAATGGAAAGAGAAGTTCTTGTTATTGAGTGAAGAGAAACAACAAGAATATGAAAAGAATGGTTACTTGGAAGACTTTCCTGTTCCACCTAAACCTATTGAACTTTACGATGGTATTTTAATTGGTGAAGATGTACCTAACTGGTTATCTGGTAGTATTGTGGAATATTGTTTTATTGAACAGATTCCTGTATACTTTAACTTCCATAAACCAATTTACGGTGAAGTCGGTAAGAAAGAAACCAATGTACCAGGTGTAAGTGAAATCATCACTGGCCCTACTGGTCATTCAGAACACCATTTGTTTGTAATTTAATGATATCTAATACTACTCTACCCAAAAGGTAGAGTAGTATTAATATTAATTAATATGTTTTTAGTATGTTTTGTCTGGTAATTCAGCAGTAATCTTTTGTAAGTAAGTGTTACCGGTTTGAGATACTTTAGAGTTATTCTCTTTCACCAATAAGATACGTTTAAATACATCAGCATTTACTGTAGATGAGAATACATTAGAACTTACAGTCCAATTAGTTTGGTCTTTATAATCATCTTTTGATGTAATATCAAACAGTGGTTTATTAAAGTTATCTACTAAGTCAATAGTATTATTCTCTATAGTAAGTTTCTTATCTGTAGAGATAATAATCAGGGCTTTAATGTAAACATTAAGTTCAGTAACACTGATTGTGTTATTTCTAAAGATAATTGAGTTTTCACGTAATTTAGAAGTATTCTCTTCTTGGAATGTTACTGGAGCTGAACGGACACGTTTAGATACAAAACGGTTGTTCTCTACTACTACATTACCTAAACCATTGACTACTTGAGCAGGGGCAATACAGAACATAATATCTGAAACATCTACTGCTTCAATATCATTGTCTTTAATGTTCCAAGTAGGAATAACATTTGGGTCTTGGTCATTATTACGAATCTCAATCACGCGGTGGATACCTTGTTGTTTATCTGTCTCCCATTCTACACCACGAATGACGTTACCTGTAACATTGTATACAGGACTAGTGGGTTGACCTTTCCATGGTTGCCAATCTTGTGGTTTGGTTTCAATACGGATAGCACGTTGTTGATAATAGTCCATACTGGTACGTACAGGGATTTCATCATCTGCTACTAAACGGAATGTCTTATCGAATGTAATATAGTTATTAATCACATCTACACCATTAGATGGATAGCCACGTGATTCAATAGCAATACCATGGAAACGGTTATTGATGACACGGTTATTAACGAACTTACCAGAGAATGCATCATGTACATCTAAGCCTTTACGGAAGTTACCTTCAGCGTGGTTATTCTCTACTAAGAAGTTAATATTAACAGAACCAGAACCCATTGCGATACCATAACCCGTACCACCGTCAGCAGCGTGACCATTATGATTCAGATAGTTATCTCGTACTACTAAGTCTTCTTGCCATGCAGAAAGAATACCTGCTACGCGATTGTGGTGTAGATTACAACCTACGATTTTATTGCCTTTAGGTAAACCAATTAGTTTAGGATCCATACCTTGTGAATGGTGTTTTTTCGCACCATCCATTACTTTTTTGTCTACAGTATTTAAGAATACACCTGCACGGTTACAACCTGTTACTTCTACTTGAGAGATTAAGCAATCATCTGTGTGTTCCATGTAAATACCATTAATGGTACCAAAGTAGGATTCACCTTTACGATAGAATTCACCTTCGTAAGTTAATGATAGATTTGATATCAAACGTTTAGAAACATGTTCTAAAAGAATACCTGCTTGTGAACGAGCATCTGTTGAGTTTGTTCTAGGGTCCCAGTCAATAGTCTGAGGCCAGTTAAATTTAATTTTGGTTTTACCCATCCCTGCGCCTAAAATACCTTTACAACCTTTATTTTTAGTCGGGCTAATGGTAATCTGTTTTTCTAAAGTATATTCACCTTCGTCAATATACACGAAATCCTCTAGTTTATCAGCGTATTCAATCGCTAACTCTAGAGCTTCTGTAAATGTCCGATTATGTTGATCTGAACATGAGGGACACATAAAGTAATTTTTTACATCAATCATTTTGATTCCTTTTTGTTGTGTGTAACGTGTTTGGTTCATAGTTTTTACTTATTGTATCCCATGTTTTACACGTAGTAATTATTATTTATTCGTATGAGAATAACCTATAAACCTTTTGAATAAGGAAATAAGATATGGCAATTGAAATTCATTTACCAAGAAAATACTCTAGAGAAACTCTAGAGATGTTAAGAAATAACGATGGTCCTAATGTGGTAATGACCCCTGGGGCTGTAGAAGTTGATATTGAAAGAACCACTAATAAGGCTGGCTTACCAGTCACTAAGCAGTCTGTATTGGATATCTTCAATAAACAAGTAATTGAAAGATTTAATTCTCTTCCAAAATATAGTCGTGATTACTATTTTATACCCGTGGGTAATTATGGTGGCTGGCACGATGATACTCTACATGCTGAATTTGTAGAGAAATTAGGTAATGCTTATTTAAGTAATGAATATGGCATTATGGCCGTTTGTGATTATTTAAAATTATCTGATTTTGTAGATAGAGAGGGTGATATTACCATCGATGACTTAGCAAATACTTTCACAAATACCATCAATAAATTAAGTACTCTACGTACATTTTCAGTATCCGTAAGAACAGGTAATGGTGACGATAGCTTTGATGGTCGATTTGGTTTTGCAATTGGTAAAGAACAAGTTACTGGATTAGTAGATTTTAATGAAGTGAAAGATAAATTAATTAATTCAAGTGATTTCAACACTGTTTGCAAAAAATGGTATATAAAATTATTAACTGTTATTGTCGATCCTAGTAGAAGAATAAAATATACATATAATTTACCATTGCCGAAACCAAGTGATTTCAAATTCTTTTTAAAAGAAAGAGATTTTGGTAGACCTGGACCTGCTGAAGAAAGATATATTGGTGAAAATAGAGTCCAGCTCACAGCAATATTTGCTCACTCTATATCCTCAATATATTTCAGGATTCCAAAAGTGACTCGACCTATATCTGATATAACTCTTAAAATAAATCGCCATGGTGGTAATCATAGACATTCTCTGACTATCATGAATGCAAGATTGATAAATGAAAGAAACAGTACTATTGTTGGTCATGACCCACGAGTTGCTTTTGGTTCAATTAGTGACCTTAAAGTTCATAATTTTGGTAGTGACGATGGTAGGCTTTATATTTCGTTCGCTGACTATGCTATTTATGCTAATGATTCTTCAAATGATATAATTTTTACATTTGATGTCACAACTACTGGAGATAGATACGATGCCAGTTGGATTTATGTAGAAATAGAAGAAGTTAGAACCGGTACTGGAAAAAGAGAGTATGATGTATTAGACCCTCGGAATGATGATAATGTAGAAACTAGGTTAGAAAATGTACCTATCGCAACTATTAATAGTGAAATCAGAAGAAATAGAATTGCCAACGGTGTTCAATTTAAATATACAATTAAAGATTTCAAAAGGAGAATAGCTGACATTTATTTTGTATATCCATCTGGAAAAAACTTCAACACAAACTGTGAGGTTAGTTTAGAAGTATATAGAAATGGTAATAAGATAGGTAATGGTGTTGTAGTTTATAATACTAGACCATGGGCATTCCATTCTCATGGGTGGGATTATGCACCTATTATAAGGGTTAGTTTATCTAACTTAGATGTTAAGAATGGTGATGAACTGGTAATTAATTTTAATAATGCGTATGTTACAGATAATGCTATTAATAATTTTAGAATAGTACGTGTACTTTATTTCCCAATTAGTCTTGGTTTTTCATCTGATTATTCTAATAATTTATATAAACGTGGTCGTTTATTGCGTAATGGCACTATTCTCGATGGAAGTTTTTCTAGTAGTGACCCTGTAACTGAAAAAACTCTTCACTATTATTTTAAAGAGAAAAGTGTTTCAAAATATTTAGATATTTTTTAATCAGTAGATAAATAATTATACTACACTAGGATATATCCTAGTGTAGTATAATTTACTTTATGTCTAACCAGCCCAACGTGCAGGAGATACTTGGATACGTCGAATAGTATTACCATCATGATAAACAGCAAATACTTTATCACCTAATACTTCAATTTCAGCAGGGCGTGTACCACTAGGTGCACCTGCTTTATTGGTATTAAGTTCTTCTTCCTGTGTAGGTTCAATGTTTGTTTTAACATTGAAGAAAATACCCGACTTAATCTTCAAACCGCTAAAATAAGTCTTACCTGGTACAAATGTAGGCATACCGACAATATCTCTATCCAGTCGATTAAACTTAATCGCAGAGTTAGTAGAGTTACCAAACTCAATCACATTGTTTTCACCAGTATAGAATCTCTTAGTCATCCAACAGTTATCAAATGAGAATGTCTGAGCAGCTACAGATGGTGAGAACAAGTTAATGGTCATCTTACCACCTTTGTTATCATAAGCAGCTCTCTCACCAGTACTGAATGCACAACCTTGGAAGTTAATGGTAAATGTATTCCACCAGTTAAATATATTAGTAGAAGAATAAATAAATTCGTCTGCTTTTACTTTAGCGTCTGCTACAGGGTCTGTATTATAAACAATAGTTAAACCAGTAAAAGACAAATTGGTGTTATTAGAAATAGACAAACAATAACGAGTAAAGGTAGGATATGTTTTACCACCTCTTGTAATGTTATTACCTACATAAGCACCTCTAAATTCAATCTTACACCCAAGATTAATAATCTCTTGCTGACGCTCTTCTGAAGTATTTGCATAATCATTAAATCTAGTACGAATAGCACGAGCTTTAGCGTAGATTTCGTCGGTATTAGGACCATAAGGGATGAATTCAATATTACCACCTCTAAAGTGTACTTCATTACCGTCTTTATGGTTTACTGGATTAGATTCGTATGTAGCAGTCGTACCTGTTACAGAAACTAAGCGTTTACCAATAATGTGTGTTTTACCTTCTTTTAAAAGGATAGTACGGCGTACATCTGATGGGCCTTGTGCTAATGCATAACCGATAGTAGCTAGTGGTTTCTCTTTCGTACCACGTTTATTCTCAAACGTAATAGGTTCATCTAAACCAGCGTCTGGGTCTACATAGACGTTAGCAAAGATATCATCTGGTATGTTACCATAGTACAAGCCATCACCATTCCAACGCAACTGGTTATTAGCTGCTGTAGAAATAGGGACAATATCTTTAGTAAGTTTAGGTGTATTACCAAATACACGTCTCATTTCTGTATTGATTTCAGATTCATCTAAGTTAGCTTTAGTGCCATTCTCACGAGTAATCTGTTTACCTGGTTGGGTATACTTACCAAATAACATTTTACTTACAATGTTTTCCATAATGGCTTTATTAGACCAAGCAAAATCTTTTACAGCAGTATCTTTAGTATCTACATTTTGTTTATTGTAGTAATTGTCAGCTAAGTTTTGCTTATCTCTATTTACTACACCTTCCAATTGTGTAATAGATTCACGAATAGGAGGCAGAAGAGCATCTACTTGTTGTTTAGTATACATAGTCCCTTTTAGGGTATTGATACTACCATTTAACGTCTGAACACGCTCATCGATTTCTGGTTTAGAATATACACCTAACTGTTTAATATTGTCTAATGTCAAACCATGGACATTACCACGTGCATTAATGTGGTTATCTAAAGAGGTTTGTAAACCTCTTACTTTGTTAAGAATGTCATTGTTAATTTGACGTTTTAATTCTTCTAACTTACCACTAATGTTATTGTTGTTATCACCAATTAAGTTAGCAACATCAACATCTACTTTATTTTTTAGTTTCTCTAACTTAGCATCAAAACCACCAATGGCTTCCCAAATCACATTATGGGATTCCTCATCACCAATTAAGGTGGCTTTAATCAAACGTTCAATAACGTAGATTAAGCCTTCGTAACCATAAGTTTGCCAAATAGGATGGAAGTGTTCTGCTGGTGGGAATGCATCTGGTTTATTAGCAATATTCAACCAAGACACTGGTCGGTTGTCTAAATTAAGACTGTTTAATTTATTTTGTAATGCAGGGATATCGATAGAAGTAAACTGACCACCTACTGCTTGGTAAGTTACAGAGATATTTTTACTTACTGTTTTATCTACTAAGACAATGGTAGAGGCTGCACCTAAACCTGTTAATCCTGCAATGGTTTCTGAAGTATCATCAAAGAAGTAAGAAGCACGTGGAACGACTTGATTAGTTTTCTTATCTTTAATCACGACACTTTCAATATAAAAATGAGCGTGTCTAGGAGAGATAATTCTAACTTCTCTATCGTTCAGTACATGACCTTCCTCAGATACTAAGTTATTCGGATTTCGTCCTGATTTATCGAACTCATACCGAATTTTCATTTCTGGTGAAATAGGCATTTCTAAATTCCTTATTTTAATATAAACACTCAAAGATATTCGATAAAATTACTACGGTGATTTGTCTCACCGTAGTAATCTATCCTATTAACTCCAGCGAGCAGGAGGTACAAATTCAGTTTTAAGTTTATTAGAATTACTGTCTAATAGGAAACCTTTTACCGTATTGATAATAGTGTTTTCCATATCACCTGAATTAAATACCATTCTATTATCAGCATTGAAAGACTTAACATTACCATTGTTATCAATCAATACTCGTGCACCATTACCTGTGTAAATTGTCATGCTACCATCTGGTTCAATAATTACTCTATCTTTACTAGCAACCTTAGTTAAAATACTACCGTCTTCTTTAAATTTAAAACCACTATTACGAGAAGCAGAACCTAAGATATCTAGGTCTTCGGAATTATTTGGTGTTAAGGTAATTTTCTTTTTAAATACTCCGCCTTCGTTATAGACTTTAGTCACAGCTTGGTTAATGGCTTGTGCAGCAGCAGTATCTAAGTAAGACTTATACACCACAGTTTCGTCTTTAGTAACTTCAGGGAATCGAACTGCGTAGACATTGTTTCCTTCAACATACTTCAGATTCAAACGAGGGTATACTTTAGAAGCAGCAGTAACATTAGAACTAGGAAGTGTTTCAAAAATCCAATTACCATTACCTGATGGCATTTGAATCTTCGTCCACTCGTTTTGTTTACCTATTTGTAATTGACCATTAATCGCCTGATTACCTTCTTTACCTACTTTAGTATCTAGATTAGTATCAGTAGCACGTTTTAAATCACCTACTGCTTTTTCAGAAGCTACTTTAGTCGTATCTGTACCTGTAGTAGAATGAGAAATACGATTTTCTGATACACTGGTTAACATCCAATTACCCCAGCTACCATCGTATTCAGTAGTACGGAAGTAAGTATTACCAGTACTAAACGCTGTATAGAATTGCAAGCCTTGGTAAGCACCTGGCATTACCCAAAGTGTACCTGCTCTTTGTTCTGGGTAGTTTCTTTCAGTAGTAGCGTTAACGTTAGCGTCTTGAGAATAGAAACCATAATGCTCATCACCTTTAAGTGTATTCAAGTCTTCACTAGACAATACTTTAACAAATCGGTATAGATAGCCTAAGTTTTTACTGTCTACAGTGGTCATGACTTGTTTCTTATTAGACCAACCCATCTTCAAGATATTTGCATTAGCTGTAGGTGCTAATTGGTCTACACCCGTACCCATGTTTACAAAGTTCTTAGTAAAGGCATTGCGGTTTTCATTTTCGATTTCAGTCTTAATAGTCGCTAATGATTTACCTGCTAATTGGTCAGAGTCAGACACGTGAGATTGACGAATCTCTTCACGCCATGCTTGAGGTGTTTTACCACCAAATGAACCTGCATTCACACTGTTATTAGCTTGTTGTAAAGACTTAGCAACGATTTGGTCAACTGTTAAACCACCTACTTGAGTGACGTTGTTTTTCGCTTCGTTAATAATCGCAGCAGCAGATTTACCACCTAAAGTAGCAGCGTCTAAGTTACCAGCAATATTAGTACGTACAGTTTGTGTGATTCTATCTACGACTGCATTACTTACATTATTTGCTACAATATCTCTTTGGAATTCAAATTTCAAGTCGGATACTGACTTACCTTCTAATCGAGCAGCATTCACATTCTGTTTAGCAGAAGCAATAATTTGTTCTTTAGTAGAACCATTTAACTGTGCTGCATTGACATTGTTTTTAGCTTCACTTAAAATAGTCGTTAAGTTTTTACCATTTAAGGTCGTAGCATTGATTTCTTTAGCCAATAACCAAGTAGCATATTCATCTGGAGTTTTATTACCAAAGCGTTGAGTGTTACCTACAGTAGTACTATTTAAACGATTCATGATAGCTTCATTATTACTACCAGTAGCACTTTGGATAGAAGCGTTAATGCGGTTAGTCACATCTTCCATCATCTGCGGGTAAGTTAAGTTATTAAACTTAATGGTGTTGGCTGAAGTACCTTCTAATACCCAGTTTTTAAGTTGTTGAGAGTTACGGCCATCCATTAATGTGGTATCGGCTGCTTTCTCATTTTTACCTAATTTACCAGATAAAGCATTATTTAAATCTAGTGTCGTGATTGCACCAATATCAGCAGCAGTTAAGTGGTGTACATTACCACGGGCATTGATATGTTCAACAATCATGGGTTTGATGTAGTTATCAATAATGCCTACTACAGACTTAGGTGTAACATAGTAGTCTTCACTACGGTCAGTATATTTAGTAGCAGGTAGTGTATTTAAGTTACGAATGTTACCTAAACCAATATCACTCTTAGTAATACGTCCTACTGCTAGGTTTACTTGGTTAATGATAGATTCTTGTAATGATTGTTGTGATGCAGAACCTAACTTACGTACTTCAGCAATCAATTCTTCAATACCAGGCATTTTATTAATGTCATGAGTATGTTCGATTACTGGGAATTGTTGTGGTAGGTCAGCCACTTGTTCCCAAGAAGTAGTGACTGGGTTATGCATCCATTCTGATAGAATGTGGTTAATTTTTTGAGCATCGATGTTCCAAATACCGCCTACTGTACGATATTCTAAATACACATCACCGCTAAATTTTCGATTAATGAATTGTACTGAACCATAGAGTACTTTACCGGCTCGCATGGTGGCTTGAATAAACCTAAAGCCAAATACGTAGTCTACACCTTCAACCAGAAAGTTCTTAGCACCTTGTTGTGTTAATGTATACATTTTAAAATCATTAACAAAGAAAGGAGCATAGTCTGGTACGATGTAGTTAAAGTCGTAATTATTCTTAATGGTTACAGTATGTCGTTCATTCCGGATAATGTTGTTTTGATTTATCCCGTTAGGGTCAAATGCATAAACAGGATTTGTATTTTGTGCCATATCAATTCCTCGAATTTATGAAACTTTTAGTACGACTAACGGAATATAAAAAAATACCGTTAATACTTATTTATTAATCTATAATGCGCCTGTCGCAAATATTCATATATTTGTCTCGGGCATGTAGGAGATTTACATGGCTGCTGCATATGAAATTAAATCAGCAATGGGTAGGGTCATTGGTTCTCAAGCACAATGGGAATCTATTGATTTAAAAAAATACCCTTTAGATAAACTATATAAACGTTACAATACAATACGCGCTACACTTTTTAACAAGTATACTAAAAAGAGTGGTGTAATTACTGTAGACGATTACGAGACTGAATTAAGACCTAATGAAACATTCTTTCGATATTTAGATAGAATTGGTGAAAAAGGTTTTAAACTTAATTCTGGTAGTACTGAGATTAGTAAGTCTGGTTTACTCTATAAGGAAGCATTAAGTAATCGATTTAAGATTGTACCTGTTAGAAAAGGATTATTGCCTGACGGTGATTTTAGTGATAAGTATATCTATAATGATTTATTTGTTACTAAAAAAGGAGTTAACCCAGTAGAGTTACAGAAGTATACTTTATTTACTGTAAATGGTTATGTTCATCAAACAGATGCTAACAGTAAAGGGTTATGGGTAGAAGATGGTTATAAAACCATTAAGAAGAGAAAGAAACACTGTATTGGTGTCATTAGCTTTGAGAATCTAGGTGCTTTGAAACAAATACCTATTCGTAAAGAGATGATTAGTAAACTGAATGAAAAGGTTAGTTTATATCACGAATGTGTTATTGACATTGGTGAAGATTGTAGTAATAAGACTATTATCTTAGTATTAGGTGGATTCATGCATGTCTTAGATTACGAAGTATTTAGTCGTATCTCAGACAGTGCTGTAAAGGTTAAATTGAAAAATGTTCCTTTGTTAGAACGTATTCACTTAAGCAATGATGACTTGGATTATGGTGATACTTTATTTGATAAGAAATACGGTGAGACTAACTTAATTCTAACTGATGTTTATTCAGATGACTTTATTAAGAAATATCTCACACTCAGTTATTCTTTTATTGTCTTACTAGATAATACTGAAGTATTTAGAGATATTACTTATCCTAGAATGCGTGGTATTCCAAATAACTATTTAACAGAATATAAACCTAAATTACCCATGATGACACGATTAGGTAAATTCGAAGAATATGTTACTATTAAAGACGGCGATACTTACGTATTAGAAACTGCAGACTGCCAGTATCGTCCACGTTTGTATAATAAGAGCTGGCCTTTAACGGAGAATAGTTATTACAATGATGCACGTCAGCCTACGGACAGATATCGTATTCCATCTGCTTACTTCTTTAATCTACTGACATTAGTTAAAAAATAAATAGCATAAAAGACATAGCTACTACTCTACCTTTTTAGGTAGAGTAGTAGTATGTTAACACTAAGGAACTAACATGATGAAACAAATATATGGCGAAAATTTGTTTCACTCTCATGGACGAGAAAAACCCGACATCTTTCTCATATAAATCATGTATTAGAAAATTAATACTTAAATTTTTCAGTCGGAGTCGGTACTTCATTTGGTAACATACGACAGAATAAACGAGTATCTACAAAAGATAAGTTTAATCCTGAATGTTTACAAATGGATTCAATCGCACCAAATGAATCCTCGTTAAAGTCTTCTGACTCTAAGTCTTTTTCTGAAATAATTTTAACAGATTCTATTTCTTTATTAATTTCATTTACCTGGTTAAGTCCTTCTTGGTTAGATAATGGTGCAATACGTGGACAAAGCATTACTACTGTTTCTAGTCGTTTTTTAATAAACTCTAAATGATGATGCGTTAACCATTCATTCCAATCGTAGCAATAAAATGAAACCACATTATCATCTAACCAATCACTACTAATATTCTTAAGAGGCTGATGAATTACCCTTACTGGAACAATATTACCTAAATGAAGTTTAATACAGGTTACCATGTCATTTAACTCTTCTTTAGTTAATTGGTAAGGATAAGTATTTAATACTAAGTCTACTTCAGCTTCTTTATTCTCGTATGTATTCTCTACGATATAAGAACCAATGATGTCTCGAAGATTAATCATGAGATTAGTCATGGTAGAATTAGCTAATACAGCAATGTTTCTTTCAGCATAGCGCTTACGAAACTCGTATAAGTCTACACCTGGAAATTCGTCTCTTTCACGTGTAAAGAAACCACTGACTTGTAACTCATCTGCTTTCTCGAAATCCATCATTTCTAATACAGCTAATCGAGTATCGAATAATTCATCTAGACTAACCAGAAACCCATGTTTCTTTTGGACTTCTTTATTAATCATTCAGTTATCCTTTCAAAGTAGATTCATCTAGAATATAGTATAACACACAATCTTTGTAGTTTAGTTTAGTAAATGTTAATAAGATTACAAACATCCAGATAGTAGGTTTAGTTAAATAATTTTTAACGATATCTTCTGCTATATCTTGTTTATTAAGTTCTCTAACTAATCCATTAGTATAACGTTGAATGTCTTCGTATAAACCATGGTTATTTATCTTAAAGTAACAATAGATATCTTGTAAAATGTTAGATAATAAATTAGTATCTTCTGTATCTGATTCAAAATATCGATAGATGTCTTGAATCTTTTCTATTTTAAATAGGTGGTTAATAAAAAAAGATAATTTACTATCTGTAATAATAGAAAAGAATAGAGGTAAATGTTTGCCCTCATCAAATCTAGATAAAACATGAGCACTACTACGATAAAGTTCTTTTTCTATCTTTTTAGAAAAACTATCGCTGTCTTTAATCTCTTGTTCTAGTTTAGCTATATAACTAACAGCAAAATTAAATGAGGTTTCTGTATCACTTTGTTCTTGGGTTAAATCAATATCTACATCTTCCATTTTGGTTTCCTTTTATTTTTGCAATAAAGTAGATTTTAACATCATTGCTGTTAAATACGAATGAAGCATTAAGGTTGCACCTACTTCACCACTATATGGTTTTAACGCATCGGCTGAAGCTCTACCCATTTGAGAAATAGATTGTTCTAATAGACGCATACCTTTTTCAGAACCGCCCCTAAAGTGCATCATCTCTTCTACAGTCTTATTTAAACCCATGGCTAATAACATATTCACTTCAGGGTAAGATACACGCGCACCTTTTGAAATAGGACCTGTTGCTTGACCTGTATAGAAGTCAACATGATTATTGTCTTTAGGAATAGAAATCTTTTTAGAAATCAATTGTTGTTGTACACGGATAGGAAGATAAACAATCATGGCTTTTTTATTAGACAATTCCCAACTACCGTCTTCTTCAGGCATCCAAATCTTATGGTAAAACTCAACACCATATTCGTGTCCTACTTTATGTAAATTGTCCATATTCAGACGGGCATCGTCATCGCCAATTGGTGAGAATAATTGTAAGTAATCTTTTTCATTTTTAAATGAATGCATTAATTCTTCAAACTCTTTATCTGATAATCTATCTAAACGCTGCCGAGTTAATTCAGCGTTATTGGTTTTTGGTAATAGCTTACCAATAAATTCTACAGCTAAGTCGGTCGCTGCTTTTCTGGCATTATTCATTTTGAACTACCTTATAAAAACATATAACAATATAAACACCTACGTAATCATAAGATTACGTAGGATGTCTAATTAATTACTGTTGTGTTTGTTCTTGTACTGGCTCTTCTTCCACTACTGTTTCACCAGCATGGTCGATGTGTTCTTGAGCTTCTTTGACTTCTTCGTCATTGGTTTCAAGAACTGTTTCTTCACCATGTTCTAGCTGAAGATTGTCGGTATCCACACCCTCTCGGATGTTACCATTTTCATCAAACAGAACTTTAACTTCTTCATTCATTTGCATCATTTCACCAACCAGTTTACGGTTAGCATCAAATGCCTCTCTAACAACAGCTGCGGTTGCTTCTTCTTGAGATTCAATCTTATTCTCTTCACGGGTAAACCACTCACGGTCAATTTTACCATGTTCTACATAGTAACCAATGTAAGGAAGAATTTGATGATCCAACAATTCCAGCCATTCTTTAGAGGTCATGGTTTCACCCAGTAAAGAACGAATTTCACGGGTATTGTAACCGTCTTCTTTCTTACCAGACAATTCACCAATACGGAACAAGAACAAACGAAGTTCACGAGACAAGAGAAAGATTTGTTCAGTAATTGATTTATTGTAAATTACTGCTTTCAGGGTATTGATATTAAAGCCCATGAAGTTAAACAAATCAGTCAGTGTGAAATAGCCGTGTTTATCAATCAGTTTTTTCAAATCACTTAAGATAAAATTAGGGTCAGTAATCAGAGCTTCAAATGTCTCGTCTTTCAAACCTGTTTTATTTAAGGTGTCTTCTACTTTTACTGATTCTTCACCAGTCATCTTAGCATATTCATCATTAATCTCTTGAGCTGTTTCTTTGGTTAGCTCAATTACTTGTTCTTCATTAGTGTTATTCATTTCAGTCATTTTGATTTCCTTATTTAGAAGATTCTTCAATCATTGTAGTGATTGATTTTACAAACTCTTTGCGATATTTTTTCTTAATGGTTTTCTTATCAGCTTCTAGCCAGAATGGATGATAAGTACCTAATGCAATACGCATAATATCTAGTGTAGAGAGTTCTAACTGACAATGGTCGTCATCATCAGCAGAATACCATGGGCGAGTATTCAATAAGATGTCCCAGTCGTAACCTTGTTCTTTAACTTTCTCGTACAGTGTTTCTGGAGTAAGGTCAAGAAGACGAACATCGATATTACCTAATGCGGCACGCCAGTATTCTTTCATTTGTAACATGTCTGCACAAATTTGAATAGCACGAGCCAAACGGAGGTCTTCATCCATCAAACTACGAACAGTAGTACGAGCCAATTTCACTTCAGGACGCAATACGCAATAAGAATCTTTAAAGCTACCATTTAAAGACATGTCGCCTTTTAAGCCAAAGAAACCATGTGTACGTAAGAAGTGGAAGTTAGTTAACTCTTCTAACACACCATACTTTTGCGATACCACAATATTTACAGTAACACCTGATGGCCCTGTCTTACAACGCAGCATCTTCATGCTAACGACGTTTAAGTCATCTGGATTATTGTCTACACCAACACCTTTTAATGGATAGTCCATTTGGTTTTTATCGTATTTGTTGAGTTTAGCTACACCACGAATCAACCACATGGTCATGGCAAGGTAGTTAATGTTATTAGGAACACCTTTTAACTGCATACCACGGTCTAAGTGTTGGAGTGGTTGGTGTACTGGAGCGTATGGGTCAAGTTGATATTTCTCACCATAGTGAACAGTAGTTGTTAAATAAGTATTTGTACCTACTAAGATGTCTGGTAGTTCATCAATCATGTTACGTTTAATTTTACCAGAAGTCATGTGAAGCATATTTTGTTTTGCATCACCTAAGTCTGTTTTATCACGCAATTCGTTAATTTGAGAACCTTCAAACTTAGAAGCAGAGTCTAATGTAATGTGTGTAGGCAATAAGACTTTAATCTTTTTATTTTCCCTATCTACAATAGGGATTTCTACCATCATTTTAGAACCTGCTTTTTTCTTAGCATACATCCAGTCTTTTGCCATTTTAAACCATTCGTCGCCTTTATAGATTGCAGATTCAGTTACAATCCATCGACCTGATTGGAACCAGTCTGGTTCATGGTCTGGACGAACAATACGACGAAGACGTGCTTCTAAACCTGGCATAAACACATTATTCTCTGTATCGTATTTTTGACCAGTAGAATAACGGTGGAAACGGAATGCACTAATCTGACTAATATAGTCAGCAATAGCGGATTTATATGAGTTACCAGGGCCTACAATTACAACGGAACCATTATGTCCGCCATTTGTAATATAGCGTCCATGTTCTCCTAATACAGGTGCACCTGTTAGAATATCCATTAAACAACCGATATTGATATTTGCGCGAAGATACGGTGATGTCTTCGCTTCCATTTGAAAGAAACCTTCAATAGCCATGTTATGTCCTTTATTGAAAATCTGTTTGTCGGGGGGTTAAATATAATGTATTCAAATATATTGGGAGAGACAATTTATTTAGCTATTTTTTAACCATAATTAAACAAGAAAGTCATTCATCATGAGTAAATTTGATGCATTAAAAAATCAATGGAATGTTCCATTAGAAGTATCGATTGAACAACTTAATTTGTCTGTATCTGAATTGAAAGATATCCAATTAAGTAACGAAGGTTTTATTCAAGCAATTACCGGTGTTTTTAGTAAAGGTTTTAACGCTTTAAGATTAGGCGTAAATAAACTAACTGAAACAGAACAAAAACAACTTTTAGTCGATGAAGAAGCAGTTCGTAAGCTAACTAGTAAAGGATTTACTAATAACTATGCTTATTTGATTGACCGTCAGGTATCTGTACCAGCTGGTATGAATACGACATATGTTATTTATACTACTCATGGCTTGAAAATGTCTGAAACATTTAAAAATACGATGAGTTTAGTAGAACAATTGCGTTCTGATATTGGTCGTATTATTTCTACACAAGATGGTATTAAAGATTCTACTATTTTCTCAGATGCAGTCTATGTAAAAGCTTTGAAAGAATTGAAGAAAGACTTAGATGTTCTTAATAAGATTCGTAAAGGCAATGAATTTAATGCTATGCGTCCATATGGTGATGTATTTAAGAACAATGGTGAGTTAATTGAATCTATTAATATTACCCGTAAAGCTAATAGTAATTTTAATTTAATTGACCGTCGTAAATTAACGATGTCTGTAGAAACTACCATGAACTACGTTAAAGAATTATCTGAGTTAGCAAAACAAGATGGTTTCTCTAAACAACTAGTCACTAAAGTAGGTAATGCTGTGGCTTGTGTGGCTGAATTCATTGAAGCATTTAGTGCTTCAGTATTTAATCAAGAAATGACTGTACGTGCTTTAAATGAAGTTTCTTGGGAAATAAGTGGTCTAGCTTAAAAACAATTACTACTAGGATACCATACAGGTATCCTAGTAGTAGTATGTTATCTTGCTTTTAATTGTTTAACTTCTGCTTCTAAAGTAGCTACTTTATTAGCTAATTCGATTACCTTCTCTTCAGCTATTTTAAGTTTAGCTCCTTTATCTGCTTCTCTTTTAGCCAATTCAGTAATCTTAGCTAGAGCAGGAGTTTGTTCTCTCTTGCGTGTCTCTCTTACTGACTTGATTCTCTCATGGTCTTGATTTGAGATAATATGTATTTCAGATAAAGCCATGGTTTCAGCATGTATCTCAACACCTACATTTAAATTACATAATTCTTTAATTTGCTCAATTAACAAATCTAAATTAGTATTTAATGGTAATGCACCTAAACGAATACCAATACCCATTGTTACATAGTTCACACCTGTACCAATAGGATAAGATACTAGATAATGTAATGGAAATGAATATCGTTGTCCAGAATCAGTTCTTAGGAATACAATCCGACCTTCTGTTTCCATGTGTTCTTTATAGGTGGCTTCAGGTATCTCATGCTTCTTATAATAGGTTTCATAAGGGTCAATACCAATAGCAATCAATTGTCCATAATTAGATATTGCTGTACACTCTAGAGCAGTATTAACTGGTAATAAAGAATTAAAAGGAGCTTTAAGCTCCCATAATCCTTTTGACCCTACTGTTGGGTTATTTAAAGAAGACATTCATCTATTCCTTATTTCTTATTGAAGTTATACTTAGCAGCTACTAAGTAGTGGAAGCCTTCAAAATTCATGACTAAGAATAACTTACCATTACGAGTAACGCGGGTAAAGATTTTATCACCATTGATAATCTCACCACCTGGCAATGTTAAACGTTCACGAGGCAATGTAGATGTAGGTGTCATTTCTTCAGCAACCGCTAACATGTCTTGTAACTTCAAAGACCAATTCTGTGTACGGGTAGATTGATAGTTAAAGTCAGTAGAGGTAGAAGGCACGTCAATAAAGTCAGGGAACATGTCTCTGATTTTAAATTTATTGTCTCGGTTTTCTGGAGAACCACAAACACTAGAGGTAATAGAACGATAGTACAATGAAGTAACTTGTAAGTTATCTTGGATATGTATATCTGGCATTTCATTCATGAAAGGTTTGCCATACTTAGTAAATGCTTCTTTATAATTCATGGCTGGAGAATATAAAGAGGCTTTCTCTTTTACTTTATTCTCGTTACTGAATACATCCCATTGTGGTACAATAATGAATTCATTGCGTTTAAAGATTTCTGGGAATACTTCTTTCCATTCATCTCGACTGTGTGAAGAATTTGCTAAAATAGTATCCTGAATCTTCTCACGCACAGAGTCAATATTGTCACCTGCATCACCCCAGATTAATACATACCAATTGGTATCTAATTCTGGTCTACGGTTAACTGGATTGTGCCATTTGAAGATATCTAACCTAAATACGGTAACAGGTGAAGAACCTTTTTTAGCATTGGCTTTCTTAGTCAATAGATTAACTGGGGTTTTAGCCAATTCAGCTTCTACTTGAGTACGTGTAGTAAAGAATACATCCATTGCATCTACTGGAGGTACAATCTCAATTTCAAAGTCATCGTATTCTGATTTAAATGATTTATCACTAAACCATACGTGGAATTCATTATCATTGTTGTCTTTCCAGGATACCCATTGAACACAATAGTAATTGCCGTCTGTAACGACATTACCTAATTGGAACATCTGAGCACGTGTACGGAAAGTATCTAATAGATTACGTTTCAATTCATCTACGTAGATTTCACGAGCTGAACGCAATACATAATCGTAGATATGTTTAACAATATCTAAAGTCAGATTCAAATCATTTGATGCAATCTCGACACGTCTATTGTTGTCAGTAGAACGAAATAGTGCTAAAGTGATTGACTTATCTGTATTGTGGGTATATAATGCAATATCTTTCTCGTAAGTACGAGAGTCTGTAGATAGTTCACCAAAACGATGTTCTTCCATTCTGGTGTTTGTCACGAAGAAATCGTGTTGTGCAAATGCTTTAATAGATTTACTCATTTTTTGTCCTTAAATATACTATTATACAATGAATAACTATAGGAGAATAACATAATGTGGAAAATAATTTTTGGCTTTATCTGGGAGCTTATCATCGGTAAGGATGTAAGACCAGGTAAAGCTTATCAACATCATAAATTTCGTATACTATTAGTAATTGTAGTATGTGCATCTTTATTTTATAATTACCTGGTCACTAAACGATTGTTTGTTTATTACGAAGCTTACAATGAAGTGAATGTTAAATATGAAAAATTGAAAAAAGAAAACATGCAATTAGAAGCAGAAAATAGGAAATTGCATGATATTGTAGTTAAGCACATTGACCGAAAATATAAGCCACCGCCATTGCCTGGCACAATGTAAATAAAAACAGATGTTTGGTTTCTATGAAAAAAGTAATCTCTCAATACTCTCAATTCACTTTAACTATAGGAACTAAACGTTATGTCTTATACTGGTAAAGGACTTATTATTTACTGCGATGGCGGTAACTTTAAAAGAAACCCAGGCCCAGTAGGGTCTGGTCTTTATTATTATACTTTCTCTAATGAAGAAGCTGAAAAGGTATTTCCAATTAAGGGTATTCGACCTACTAATAAGGGCTTTACTGATATTAAAATGCAGAAAGTAAAAGAATATCCTAAAATTGAAAATCTAGATGAGTTTGTTAAATCTGTACTCGATGATGAATCATTCTACGATGTTAAAATTACTAACATGGTAGAATGGTGTAAGGGTACAGGTACTATTGGTAGTAATAATGTTGGTGAGTTACTTGCTTTCCAACAAGCACTCAAAACAATTAATCAAGAACATCCTGATGTTTGTATTATCTTTACTGACTCTGAATACATTATTAAAGGTATGGGTTGGTTAGATAAATGGAAGTCTACTGATTTCATTACTGGTTCTGGTAAACCCATTAACAATAAAGAAATATGGGAAGAAATCTACAAAGAAAGAAATATTCTCCGTGCTAATAAAATCCCTTATTCTATTAAGTGGATTAAAGGCCATGGGGATAATATCAAAGATAGTCGTACCATTTCAAACATCAGCAATATGTTTGCAGATAACTGTGCCAGTATTGGTGCTTCATTATCCAATAACAAACTTTACCTTCCAGATAGTTTAGACGAAGTATATCGTAAGGTCACAATAGAGGAATTAAAAATAGATAAAAAACCAGAACCGATACATCCTCTATTGGTTAATAAGCGACTTTATTTTAGTTTCGGTGGTAGAACTGATAAAAATCTTTTCTATGTCGGCAATCCAGGATATCAGGTTGAAGATATCTATATTGGTAAACAAATCCCTGACGCACAAATTGGCATTGTCTACATGAAAGATAGAAATCCTGTCATCGAGATGGTAGAGGAGGAACAAAATAAATGGTTAAATCAACATTATGGTTATAACAACCTAATGTATTGTTTGATGTTAGACAATATTGCAAATACTAAGACTTATCGTAAATTAGCAAAATACGGTAATATCTTTATTTCTCGTCCACAAGGTGTTCCTAACCTGGAAACAGTAGATGGTAGTACACTAACATATGTGAACGACCCAGTTTACTTAGGGATGAAAAACATTGATAATATTTCTGCTTTACAGAATGTATTAGATTTGTATAAAGATAACAGTCATTTAGTTAAAGCAATCGATTTAACTGATGTATTCTACTCTACTAAAGAAATGGAAGTCGTAAAAGATTTACAGGGAAATAATATTAAAACGGCAGTAGGTAAAGCGTTACTTAAAGAGCACACTAACACAATGAAGTCCATTAAAATTCCTATTGAATTTGGTGGTGATGAATTTGTGAAAGAAAAGCAAGTTAAGAATATTATTTTAACCTGTGGTATTGACATGCCACGTAGAAATCAGATGAAATATTTTGAACAAGAATATCCATCTGTAAAACTTTTGGTATGGCATACCTCGTGTGCTTTGTATCGTTTTGCTTTTCTGGTAACTTTACATGAAAAGTTAAGTGAGGAAAAACTTACAATTAAAAACTATGGAATTTGGGAAGGCGTAGGGGTATCTCAAATTCTACTTGATTAACAGGATAGCCTACCATGATGAGTATAATCTATAAAATTCTAAAAATTTTACTCCCAGAGCGTTTAATTAGAACTTTGTTTATTACATCTCTTTATACGAAACTGTTTAATGTCAAGACTTTGGATATTAGAATTTATCATAAAGTCAATAAGCTCTTAACAGTGTGTAATAACGACTATGCGTGTGGTGCTGGGATGAGCTTAGCTCAAGTCTTCTGGAATGGTGTGGAACTACAGATTGTCAAATCAGAATTGAATTCAGAAAATCGTGTCGTATTGACACAAGAAGCTGAAGAAGAGATTGTTTCTAAGATAATCAGTAGAACTCCTAACTGGCTTATTTATAATCATGCCGATATGGTTATAGATATCAAGAAGATGATTGAAAATCGTTTAGAACTAAAGAATATTACAGCTTAATAATTAAATAACTATATTACACTAAGCACCGTAGTGGTGCTTAGTGTAGTAGTATTTATAGTATTTATCCAATTGGAGGAGAAGTAACAGATTGAGTTTCGTTGTGTCTGTGACCATTAAAGGATTTACCATCAATAATGTGGTCGCCTTCAGTAGTCATGTTACCAATATGTCTAATATCACCACGCATTTCAAAACCGCTGCCGTCACCACCAGGCCCTGCACTAATACCACCTGCTACTGTTAAGTTACCAGTATGGGTTTGAATTGGTGTAACTGTAGCAATATTAGCAGTAGCATTATTCTGCATTTGCATAGTGTTGACTTGTGTCACTTGAGATACATTGGAAGTTAGATTATCACAACTAATAGTAATATCTCGTTTATTAATTTCAATATAAGCACCTTGTGCTGTCTGTAAACGAATGATACCATTTCCTGAATCTATCTTAATCAGATTACCAATGTCATCCATTATGTTAACCAAACCTTGTTTAACATCTACATTGACATCATAAGCCCATTTTTCACCATCTGATTTAGTCGTATGTAATACATTGACTTTCTTCTCATGGGTAGAAATACCTTGTGTCCATGTATTCTCTGGTGTAGGTTTCTCATTCTCATTTTGAGTATTAGAAAAACCCATAATCCTGGTTTCTAACTTCTGGTAGTTTTTAGAATTAGAAACAGTTTCCCAATAGAAATAATCTGTATTGGCTTCACGGTATATTTGTACTTCAGCACCACGTCTAACATTAGGTGGTACCATCATGTTTGGGTCACGACATAACCACTTAGCAACAATGGTATTACTGGTACGTACACCGACAGATATCTTATTACCATAGCTATCTGTATACTCTGACGTATATTCTTCTATAACATCATGTAATTCACCATCTACCATAGGTAGCACGCTCTTAGGCCATACAGTCAATATGTCCGTATTTATCTCTAAGTTAATGGCTGCTATACCCCTTGAGTATGGTACAAGGTTATTTAAGTTATCCATTATACTTTCCTTTTATTAATATATTGTAACCTTTCATATTTTTGAACAATTATGTCTTATTAAAAGGATAATAACCGTGAAAATATTATCGCTAGAATTAAAAGGTGCTATTCGTTTAGAATTGAGTGGCATTAAAAAGATTACAATTACTCCTGAAACCAGTATCATGGCAGTAATTGGTAGTAATGGTAGTGGTAAGTCTAGTCTATTACATTACCTAAGTCCAATGTTGGCTGATAAGAGTGATTTTAGTAAAGATGGGTATAAAAAGATTAGAGTAGAACACAATAATCGTATTTACTGTTTGACTTCTGATTTTAGTATTAACAAACACTCATTCGTAGATGAAGGATTAAATGAAGAATTGAATATCGGTGGTACTGCGACTATGCAGAAACAACTGATTAAAGATTACTTTAACTATACTGACAAAATCCATTTACTCTTAACAGGTAAAGAGAAGTTTACGCAAATGTCTCCTGTAAAGAGAAAAGAATGGTTTACTATGCTGTGTGATTCTGATTACACATTTGCCATTAATACATTCAATAAAGCAAAAGATAAGTTGCGTGATGCTACTGGTGCTTTGAAGAAGATGACTCAACACCAGATTCAGTTAACTTCTACTAATGTGGAAGAAAATGAATTAGCAAATATTAACGCTTCTATTAACGAACACAATATTAAGATTGAAGAACTCAATAAGATTATCGGTTATAAAGACGCTTTTGCTAATCCAAATTATAGTATTGACTTAGAGAGTAGTTTATCTACCTTAGTCAATAAAGTAGAACCATTAAACAGAAGACTGGTAAAATCTATTACCGATATCTCTAATAAAGAATTAACGCCAGAGTATAAAGAAGAGATTATTCAGCGTAAACTTTCTTTAGAAAAAGAATTAGAAGCTACTGAATTACTATATAGTCATTTGATTAAAGAATATAGTCAAATGGAAAATAAGATTAGTCAGGTAAAGATTACTTCTCATTCTGAATTAGAATCTACTCGTATTAAGATTGAAGAATTGACGCAAAAGAAAAACGAGTTAGAAAAACAAATAGAATCGATTCCATGTGAATATCCTATTACTGATTTACATCTACAAAAAGAAGTATTGGTACAAGGTAATCCTGATGTACTAGAATTACTTCATCGTTTAAGTTTATTTGGTGATGAAGATATTACTCGTGATTCTATTGCTGAATTAGTTGATAAGATAGATTCAGTTAAGAAAGAGCAATCTAACCTTACTGTTTTGTATAATCGAATAGATGAAAGAATTAAACACTTAGAACAAAAAGAGAAAGAGATTAAAATCCTTTGTCCTAATTGTTCACATGAGTTTCATCCTGGGTTTGATAAAGAGAAATATGATTTGTATTTGAAAAAGCGTGAAGAAGTTCAAGATAATCTTGATAAGATTACTGCACTTATTAAAGAATTAGAAGAACAATACGTAGATAAGAATACGAAGTATACCATCTTAAAAGACTTTAGTCAATATTGTCGAAATCAATCTAATGTGTTAAACCAATGGTGTGTAGATGTTATTCGTAATAAACTTTATCTAGGTAAAGTATACGAAGCTACTGAACTTTATAATAACTATAAAGACTATGTGGTTTTGTCATCTGACGTTGATAAACTTAATCAAGAGATTCGTTCTTATCAGCAAATTATCGATAATGCAAATCAGGTAGATGAAAAAGAACACTATCTTTTAACTGAACAATTACACAAGATGTCCTCTCAATTGGATGAAGTTAGAAGAAATAAACAAAGTATTATTATCCATTTGGAATCTATCGAGGATATTCTTCGTTATTACAATGAATTTGAGGAAGCTAAAGACTCTCTTCAAACAACATTAGATAATATTGACGATATCCAAATGAAGTTAGCAGAATACGATATCTATACTTTGGTATCTGGCTTAATTGCTGAAGAAAGAAATCAAGTAGCTATATTGACTAAAAAGCAAATTGAAATCATTACTCGTGAAAAGAATATCGAGATGGTAAATAAACAAATCGAAGATATTAAACAAGAGATTGAGTCATGGTCTGCTATTGTAGATACATTAAATCCTCAAGATGGTTTAATTGCTGAAGGTCTATTAGGATATATTAAGATATTCTTAGCTAGAATGAATGGCTTTATTCAATCTATTTGGTCTTATCCTCTTATTATCCATCCTGCTAAAATGACAGACGGTGAAAGTAATGATGAGTTATCTTATCGATTCCCAATGACTGTAGGTTTGAGTGAAAAACCAAAAGCTGATATTTCTTTAGGTAGTGATGGTATTTTAGAGATTATTGATTTAGCATTTAAAATGATTGCCATGAAAGCATTAGGTTTATCAGGGTATCCTATATTCTTAGATGAGTTTGGTAGAACATTTGATGCTAAACATAGAGAGAATGCTTTAAAGCTAATTGAGAAATTATCAGAAGAGTTTATTGAAGACCAAATATTTATTGTGTCTCACAATTTTATGGAGTATTCCGTTTTGAATGATGTGTCTTTCTGTGTATTATCAGAAGACAATATCGTTTTACCACCTAACAACCTCAACAGAGGTGTTGAAATTATTCGTTAAAAAGGAAACTGAAATGGTTAATCAAATTGAACAAAATCCTGGTAAACAAGCTGTGGATACTGCTATCGCTAATACATCAATTCATGATTGTGATGATAGCACATACGAAGTTCATGTAAGTGCTGCTACACAACATATGTTGGCTCAACTGCGTGAGAACTTCGTTACTGGTTTGAATATTTATTCTCTTATTGAATCCACTATCTTGAAGTATGCGGAATCTCATGCTACTAAAGAATATTTGTTGGTTAAGTCTACTCAAGCTTATAAACAACTAAATGAGAGTACAACTAAAGAGTTGGGAGAACTTCGTCAATTGGTTGAAGTATTGAAAAAAGAGAACGATGAACTACGAAATGAATTAGATGGTTATCGCAATAAAGCTACTGTAGTCGAAGAACCTGTTACGGAAGACGATGTAGAGAACGCTCCTATTCTAGTTACTGCACCAGATATTGAACATTCTTCTGAACATACTGTTACTCTTTCTGATGAAGATGCTAAATCTATTAAAGGTAATGGTAATGTTGAGTCTATTAAAGGTAGTGGTTTTGACACTACTCTTTCAATCACTCGTGTTATTTCCGATGAAGATTTAAATCGTATTAGGGAAGGTGCGATAGGGTCATTAAAAAAATCTGAAGAGATTACTAGTTCTACTGTTTACGGTGGAAATAGGTCTTTATTAGACCATCGTCACCCTAATCCAAATGGTGCTGGAAATGGTGTATATGTTTCTACTGGTAAACCTGAAAACAATACGGCTGAAAAGATTCATGTAACCAAATATTCTGAAATCGAAGATACTAAAATGTAACATATAGATTAAATAGAGAGACACTAAGTTAGTGTCTCTCTATTTAGTTTAGTCATCCATACTATCATTATCGCCTTCAGGTAAGGTATTCAATTTACTCATTACATCTTTTTCGCTAAGAATAACAGTACCACGTACTAATTCACTGTCTGTAATTTCACGTGAAGCAGAAGGTAAGTCAATTACTCTTTCTACCATAGTTTCAACAGAATTAGGAACAATATCCTTAATCTCTTTTCGCTGTTCTTCATTTCGACTCATTGCTTCAGATACCAATGCAAATACCAAGTCTTGTTGTACAGCATTTGATTCTTCATCTACTTTCAATCTAGCTTGAGCAATAACTGCTTTATCATTTGCAGCCATCATCTTTAAAGCCATATCTAATAGTTCAGTGTCATTTGCAATATCTTCACCTTTTGCAAAAATAACTCGAGTCAGCTGTTGGCGTAATTTAATGTTTTCATCCATTACACCCAGTTCATCGTACTTACTGGTATTACCTACTTTCTCAAAATTATTAATATTAATTGGTACAATTTGTTTTGGTTTCGGTGGTGAATCTTCAATCATTTCTTCAACCATTGTTATTATCCTTTTTCAAATTTGTTTTAAACATATACTATTATAGTGGAATTGGTGTACTTCTCCACCAGTTATTTTACTTATGAATTTCTAAAAAATAGAAAATCAGTTATTCATAAAATTATATAAAGGAATCCATATGTCTATAATTAAAGATATCTTCTATATCTGGAAATTTCATAGAGCTAATCGAAAACTAAAATCTCTAATAGAGAAAAATAAACAATACGATCAATTTATAATTGATGCGCTCTATATTGAAATCAATGATGATTTTAATACAATGTATACAAACCTAATGGAAGTTTGTGAACATTATCGTAAAGAATTATCTCCTTATAACAAACGTATCTTACCAGATAATATTGGTACGGATATTAATCAGATACCAGTTGGGATTAAGTATCTAACTAAAGCAGATACTTTAATAAAAGTAAACAGCACAATTGGTTATCTTACTTCTCAACTTAATAATCCTACTTTTAAATTAAAACCTTTAGAAGTAGAAAGACTGAATACTAACTACTCAAGGTATTCTCCTAACATAATCACTATTGTCGATTTCTTCGATAAAATGATTAATTTGTTAAAAACATTAAAGGATAAGAAAGACAGTCCTTTGATTTACTTTAAACTGAAACCTATTATGTTCGTATTAATATCTGTTATTTCAGTAAGTGCTCGAGCATTATTCGAATTTAATAAGGTTGAAAGATAATTATTTATATAAAGGAAACAACATGAACAATGAAGACACTATGCTTCGTGGATTTCGAAAGATCACTGATTCTAAGGATGGTGGTTTAGGTGAAGTCACTAATGACTGGCCTGGTATTTGCGCCATGTTATTGCGGAAGATTATCCGTGATATGTATATTGGTAAAGGTAAAGAAGGCTTTATGCAATGGCAGGATGAGCGTATTACTTATCCGCAAATGGAAGAACTCATTGAAGAGTTTGTTAAACGATACTATGGAAGTAGTATTTCAGATGCTGAATTGAAATCTGAAAAATCTCGTTTACTCACTGAGTTCTCTCGTGATGGTATTTCATTTAAAGTATTGGGTGAATTACTATTGGTATTGGATTTTGACTGGGTAGATATTTCGATTACTGCTGCACGTAAATCTGGTACGGTAAAAACCTATATGCAACATATCGGTGGAATTGGTAAAACCCAATTTGAACATCCTGAATATACTGAAGAATTTAATCGAGAATCTGGTGGCCATGATAATCCAGCAGATTGTCCTGATTCTTTAGTAGTAAAGAAAATCAAAAAGAATGCTACTCGTAAAAAGCGTTCTAAATAACATTAAACTATTTAAAAAGGAATTAACTTAAAATGTCAACAAATACACTCGAATTCAAAGCGTATCGAGATATGGATAAGAAAGATGGTATTGACCATATCCGTATCGATAAACACGCTATTACTCTACTTGGTAAACAGCTGATTCCCAGCTATACTCGCACCTTTTACCATCCTACACATGGGTCATTTGCCAGTATCCAATCAGCCATTGAATGGTATAAACTGGAAAAAGACGACTTTGAAGTACGTCTAATGACCGGTGCTAAATTGGATGAGTATATCCATGGGCAAGTAGAGTCTGGTAAAAACAGTATTAAAACTACTGAAGTACCAGATGAAGTAATTAAAGAGTTTATCATGTATTCTCTATTGAGTAAACCTGATTTATTCAGTATGGCTGTAGAAAACAAATTACCTTATTGTTGCTATCATGTAGGTAATGATGGTTATGCTAAGGTAAACTATATCCAGTATACTCGATTGCTTGGTAAAGTAATTGAAGAATTACGTGATAAATAATTGACAATACTACACTACCTCTTTTATAGGGGTGGTGTAGTATATAAAATCTATGAATTATTTTTTAGTTTTAAAAAAGGAAGTAGTATGGCTAAAGTAAAAAGAACACCTGCTCCACCTAAAGGTAAAAAAGGTAATAAGTCTAAAAAGACAAAAAATGGTGTAGGTAATAAAGTATCTACTAAAAAGAAAGATGATGCAAAAACGGTATTTAACAGTAGTCTAGATACTAAGTTAGCGACTATCGATGCTTATCAGAATTTAGGTAATACGGTTAATAGTTTATATCAGTTTACTAATACGATGTCTTTGACTTCTATTACAGATGCTATTAAAGGTGGGTTAAACGGTTTGAATAAAATCAACGATTACCTTAAAATGGCAAAGGATATTAGTACTGGTCTTAAGAGTGGTAATCTATTAGAAAGAGTAGGAACATTAGCACCTGGAGCTAAAGCTGCTTTACAATCAGCTGGCTTAGACCCTGCCATGTTTGATAAGGTACAAGCTGCAGCTAAAATAGGTAATGATGTTGTTACTACAGTTAAAGATGTTCGTTCTGGTAAGTTAGATGTATTATCTGGTTTAAATAATCTAGGTAAAGCCATCACTGGTCAAGACATTGCTTTGATAAAAGATATTCAAGCATTTAAAGCATCAGCTGCTGCTATTGTTAAAGAGTTTAGTAGTGCTGGTATTGCTATTCGAGACAACTGGTATTCTTTAGTAGGACATCGCGATAAAGATGGTTACGAATATAATGTGGCTATGGATGTCGCCACTACTGTAATGGATGATTTACTTGAATATGGTGATTACGATACTGCTAAGATAGCTATTAAATCTATTAATCCACAAAAGTTAAAAGAAATCACAGGTGATTCTATTGAAAAGATGTTGAAGAACTTCAGTATGAATTCTGTATTTAATGTAGGTAGGACTGAACAAGATGTGTTCAATGATGTACTAAGTACAATTGAAGCATTTGACAATGGTAATTACCTTTGGGTAGATAGAGAAAGTAATCGTAAGTTATTTAATGTTCGCTTGTTCATGAGTGCTTCTGAAGACTTTAAAAGAATTGCTAAAGTAACATTAGCTGATAGATTCTTTTTAGATAGTCATGTTAAGAAGTCACTAGATTATACTGATAAAGAAAATGAAGTATTGTTACTATTAGGTAATGTATTCACTAACATTAGTGATTTTAAAACAGAACTTAATAAAGACTTCCCTAACTTTATTGTTAATGAGCGACAACAAACAGTTTCTATTATCTCACCAGACGCATTTAAAATTAATAACGCATAAAGAATACATTACAGTATAGCTTTCGCTATACTGTAATGTATACACATATTAACGTTCTGCTCTCTCGTCCCACAATAGAGCATTCAAACCATCTTTCAAGAATATCGCCCCTAGCAATTGTCCAGGTAAACTATTACCCATAATACTCGCACTTCGTGCACTACTAAAGCTAGAAACAAAGTTCAATTGGTTAAATGCTAATCTACGTTTTAAACGAGTAGCTAAGTAATATTGTTCGTTAACACCCATACCTGCTAATGTAGCCATATAGTCCATGAATGGAGTGTCATCGTCAAAGATACCTTTCGATAGGGCATCTACAGTACCAAGTGCACCACCAGCAGCTGCGCCGCCAGGACCACCAAATAAACCACCTACTATCACTTTTTCAATAGTATCACTTAAAGAAACACCCTCTGTAATAGGCATGGCAATAATTTCTTCCATTGGTGTAATAGAGAAACTAACATTGATAGACATTAGGTTACCTTCTGGTGTAAAACCCATCGTACCATCACCACGTGTAATAGTAATAGAATCAATAGCTGCTAATCGAGATTGCATTCTACCTTTATCGTAGAATTCACAATACAGTGGATTAGAGTGAGAATGTTTACCTACAGATGTTGGTAAGGCCGCTGCTAAAATACAAGCCAATGGAAAATACACATCATTAAATGCAGAACGACGGTTAGCGTATCTTGCTTTTAACGTAAATGAATAACTAGGTTTTGGTAATTGTGCTTCTGAGGATTCCCAGTATTTAGGCATAGACACTGTACCACCACCACCAGCAATCAATAAACCACCTAAACCTACTGTTTCGATAACACCACTAGCAAATGACTTAATACCACTAACAACTGTTTCAATTGAATTGGTTACTATATCATCGCCAATATTACCACCTGCTAGATCAAAGTAAGTGGAGCGACCAGTAGAAGACATACTGTTAATCTTTTCCATTAAAGAAGAAGTTTTGTAGTTATTAGAGAATGTTTCAAAAACAGCACCTGTATCATCTACACGGAAACTAACAAAAGCACCGCCTTCTCTTAACTCTTCTTCTAGGAATTTCCAGAAGCCATCGTTACTTACGCTATCTAGAGTTGGTGTATCACCGATATCGCCAGTTTTAGCTTTTTCGTTTTCATCTTGTTGTGGTTCACCATCTTTACTAGGTTTATCTGCATTATACATAGCACCACCACCATCTGTTGACATAGAAGTCCATTTAGCAATATAATCAGCTAGTTTAAATGATGTTCTACCATTTCTATTACGATAAGAAGTATGGAGCATTTGTCTTAGGTCTAGTTTAGTACCTGTAGCCATTTGAATTTCTTCTAATGTTTTATAACGCGCATGTGCTAATCGCTGAGCGCGTGTAGCTACGGCAAATACATCAAACTGAGCGCCTGCTTCGTAACCGGTAATTTTACCTAACGCACCATCTAAGAATTGGTTAATGTGACCATTACCACCGAATGTATTAGGCCATAATGCTTTCATGGCTTTAACATTATTTTCATCCCACTTCAAGTCATCTTCACCAAGAGTTAGGTCATTACCATTCTCATCTTCACCTGTACCACGATGAATCAAACCTAAGTCTACTAAGAAGTGGTTACAAATGGTTTGTACAGATGACCAATATAATGGCATGTTTGGTTTTAGATAAGCATATTTAGAAGTCGGTACACGTAGGAAGAAATTCTTTGCTTTACCTACCATGCTAATTAAAGCTAGAGGCCAAGCAACAATAGAGACAGCATGTCCAACTAAACGACCTAATTTAAACAATAAAGTATTAATCAAACCTTTATTAATAAATGCTGCTGCGCCTGGGTGGAACATACTAAACAAATAACCAGTTAATGAGTTAAAGGCTAATGTACCAAACCTAAATGTTACTTGTCTATAGTTATCATCAAATGTTTCTGAAAAGTATGGACTTAGACCATCATCGTTTGCACCTTTTCTTGCTTTTAACCAATGTGTATCTGACATAGGGTCTGTAAACAAACAAGGTTGTGGTAAAGGATTAATCACCAAAGAACCACCTGGTGCAGTATCTTGGAATTTAGAATCTGATGTACTCCATGTCCTTGTCTCTAGTGAAGCACCATCTAATGTTTCTTGGTTAATCATGAAGATACTACGTACCCAGTTTTTATCGTTAAAATAGCTGGATTTACTGGGTTCTATCTTTCCATCTATTTCACGTACTCTCTTTTGTACGTCCTTATAAGGATTCATGTTACTCATGTTTTACTCCTATTTATCAATCATAGAAAATAATAGACTACCAGTGTGTAAACACTGGCAGTCTGATTACTTTATTGGTTACCTTTTCTCATGTTCACTGGAGATTCAGCTAAGTTTGGATTAGTTCTAAACTCATTAGAATAATTCACTTTATCTCTAGCAGTGATTTTAGAATCATTAGAAGAAATTTCTTTCTTGCCTTTCCTTAATTCATCTAAAATATCTGTCAAGAGTTTGGTTTGTTTCTTATTCTCTTTAAGGATATCTTCTGCAACATTGTTAATGGTTTTAGAATGTTCTACTGATTTCTTAGTAGCTTGTTCAGAAACATTCTTCATTTCAGATACATTAACTTTATCCAGTTCAGCTTTAGCTGTTTTCAATGCAGTATCCAGAACAGAATGGTTATCCATTTGTTCTTTATATTTTCTACGAGCCTCTTTGGTTTTATTCAAAGTAGTTTCTACCATGGTAGAATCACTTCTTTCACCAAAGTGTTTTAGAATATTTCGGATAGAAGCTTGAAGTTTTGCTACATTGTCTTCTGGTTGGTTTGCTGAAGTACCGTCTTGGTTTAGATGTCCATTGGTTAACGTACTAAGGTCTGTTACCATACCTGTTAAATCGGATATGTCACCTGTATTAGTGGATTTAGTAATGTGTACTTCATTCTCACCTGACTGTGATTTAGCCAAAGCATTTTTCAATGAAGTCTTAGCATCTAAACCTTTTAAATCACCTGTAGATTTAGAACCAGTTTGTATTTTAGGAATACTTGGGTTATTACTACTGGTTGAACCACTAGCTGCTTTTAGTTTGGCAGCAGCTGAGTTATTACCAGATACTGCTGCTGGTTTTGGAGTAGATTTTGGTAATGATACCATGCTGTTAGCAGAGCCATTATAGCTTGCTCCAGCAGGTGCTTTCGCACTACCGTTATAACCTGGTGCTAACCTAACTGCAACAACCATGTTTTTAGTACAACTAGATTCAGTTACAGCACCACCTTGGTTACCAGCTTTAGCACCACCTTGGTTACCACCAATGTATCGTACTTTACCACCTTGTTCACCTAAACAGAAGGCAACATGGAAACCATTGTGGAATTTAATTACCACAACAGCACCATATGGATATGTTCCTGGCATAGCTGGCTGACCCCAGTTTTTATAGGAAACCGCAGCAGCACTTTTTGTAGAACGAATACCTACAGACTCTAAGATGTAACTTACGAAAGAAGCACACCATGTTGTTTTACCACCGGCTTTTAAACCACAGACTGCATGGAATTGTCTTACTGTACTATCGCCACTAACTTCATTCAAACCAAGGTATTTATAAGCTGCCGCCATCCATGGAGTACTACCATTACCTTGTGGTTTACCGGCATTTTCTGGTACACCATTAGCTGTCGCCCATTGTCTACCATATTCGTTAGCTTCGTTATTAATTCTAACTAATGCGGCTTGCTTTTCAGATGCTGATAATGTTTTGTTTTCATTAACCATCTTACGAGCAAGATTAAATGAGCGCATCTTATCCATGTACTCTTTATCTGGAGCCATTGTACTCTTACTAAAGCCAGAGTTAGCCCAATCGTATCTAGTAGATTTACCAGCTACATTAGGATTAACACCTCCGCTAGGCATTGAACCAGCGGTAGTATTTGTACCACCAATAGGAACGTCTACACCAAATGAACGGTGTTTAGCAAACATGTTATTAGTAAGTTGTGCACGTACTTGACCAATTGTACCAGAATAAGAAGGATTAGCTCTTGCTGCTTGTGGGAACAATGAAGCAAATGAAGCATTATCACCAGCTTGTAGGGCTTTTCTTGCACCACCTAATCCTAGGAAGTGTGCTAAGTAAGCATCACCTGGTTGAACGTTATTGGTTACTTTTCTCAATGCTTCAATATTATCCTTAACATATTGGGCACCTAAGATGGCATTCGCTGCACCATTAGTAGCAGGAGTACCAGCAGGGATATTATATTTAGGACCATATTGTTTTAACATTTGTTTCCAAGTACCATCAATGAATTGGAACAAACCAGTTGCACTAGAACCTTTTGCTCTAATACCAGGTTGGAAACCAGACTCTTGTGCTGCCATACCTGCTAACAAACCAGGGTCTACACCTACTACTTTAGCAGCTGCAACAATGGTGTCTTTTACAGCAGCCCAGCTACCAGAACCAGTAGGTTGAGGTACATTGGCTAAACTACCGCCAGCACCATCACCAGTTAATGCTTGTATGTTTGCCATAGTACCATTAGCTAAGTTAGATGCAAAATCGCCAGCAGCTTCTAGGGCTGATTTATCACCGTTCCACCAGTCTGAGACATTTTGTTTAAAACTATCCCAAGCATTGCCTGCTGTATTCTTAAATGTATTCCAAAGATTAGAACCGTAATTTTTTACCTTATCCATGGCACTAGATAGTTGACCCATGGTAGTAGACTCGTTAGCTTGTTCAATGGCTTTAATCTTACCTTCGGAACTACCTTTAGATTCTACATCTTTTTTCAGATAATTAACATCAGCATCGGCAGATGCTTTATTGGTATTTAGTGTATAACCTTCCCATGGTGAAACAGTACATGACCATACGGAACCGTATTTACCTTCACTGTTCATCATGGTAGTCGCAATAGCCATTTGTTCAGATGGTCTAGCACGTGAAATAACAAAGATATCTGTAGTATCCAATACTGAACGTACACCATTCATTAAGTTTAAGAATGCTGGTAAGAAACGACCACCAATATACATGGTGAGGCGTTGTAAACCAGAAGTATCGTTTTTATCAATACCAAATAAACCACAAGCTTTAATGACTAATTCTGCTATATCACCTTTATAGGTTGCTTTGCCTTGAGAAATAGTTACGTTTTCTTTCACCATTAATTCTAAACGAGCTAATGTACTAATACGGTCTGATTCGCTTAAGCTAGATAAACCATATGTTTTATAACGAATAGCGTTAAATGGGTCGTAACCTTCTTGCTGAGTAGGTGCAGTTTCAGCACTGTCTGATTCAAATAAACCAAAACTACTCGCTAAACCAGTAATAATACCAATACCAGGAACAGCAGCAAATAAACTAAACTTACCAGCACCTTTAATAAAGTCTGTAACAGGTTTACTCTCAGTCGCACTGGCTGCTAATGCACCACCTGCGGCGGCTGCTGCTACACCTACACCCATTGTACCAATATCTTTAGCTTTTGACTTATCTAAGCCAGCTTCTATTTTAGCAGTTTCAGCATCTTTCTTAGATTGCTCTTGTAATCCATTTGCCATTGCAGCGCCTTGTGCAAACTTAGCACCTTCTGGAGTGGATTTAATCTTAGCTAAAATATTATCAATAAAGCTAATTGCTTGGTCACCTGAACTGTTAACAGCAGCGTCTTTAAATGGAGATTGTGTAGAATTATATTCGCCTGGTTTTGGTTTAATACCTACGTAGTATTTGTATTCTTCTTGGTCTTTTAAATCATAAGCATCTTCAGCACTATACTTAGGATTAATACCTTTTAATACACTCATGGTTTTTGTAAACACAGGTTTAAACCTAGAGTTATACCAGTACATCCAGTTAGCTGTATGTTCTTGATCCTCTTTATCGACATCGAATAGTTCCATTACATCTTCAATGTCTAATTTAGATTCATCGATGGAAATCTGTCCATTTACATAACGAACAGCTTCGTCTAACATATTCTCAAACTTCAGAATAATCTTAGCTTTCTTCTCATCTTCATCTGGATTAAAACCATACATTAACAAACGTGCTTTTACTTTGTCATTGATTTTGGTATCATTTTTCAGTAGTTTATAAAGACCATAACCTACTGCACCTACAGCGGCTGTACCTAAGATAGCCCAACCAATTGGGTTAGTAGCTAAGAATGTAGCTGCGGTACCTAGACCACTGGCTAAGCCACCTAAACCAATACCTGGAGTCATTGCAGCAGATAAAGCTAAACCACCCGCATCCCATGCAGCATCACCAAAGTTACCTTGAGCAAGATTACTTGCCATGGATACACCAGAAGTTACCATACCTAGACCACCTAGGAGTTTACCACCTAGTTTAGCAGAACCACCCATGAGTTTACCGGCTATACCACCTGCTTTTGTACCTCCAAATAAACCACCAGCAGCTTTTCCTATAATGCCTGCACCTGGTATCTTAGATGCTACTTTACCTAAAAAGCCACCAGCTGCTTTACCACCTACCGATGCCGCTTTACCGCCACCTTTCAAACCCATTAAGCCTAATACACCAGCACCTACGGTTTTAGCACCATCCCAAAGTGTACTTAACAAACCACCACTTTCTTCCTCTTCACCTTCTTTATCACCTTTCTTTTTACCTTTGCCAAAACCAAATGGTAAAAGACTTGCAATCATAGAGGCTAATCGGAAATCTCGCTTAGCTTGTTTTTCGTCTTCAGCTTTTTCTTTCTTCTCTTCTGCTCGTTTCTTACGGTTATCAGCCATGCCATTTTCACGTAAACCATCACCATCTACATCACCTAAAGTGCCTGCAGGTAATGGGATACGTTTATCTAAGAGATTATAAATAGCATAGAGGTATCGATTGGTATCGTTAACTAAAGCAAGATTCAGGAACATACCATCCATTGCTGATTTTACTTTACCAATACCTTTATCGAAACCAGATTTAAATCCAGAAGCGGCACCTGATAGTACAGCCCAACCAATCTTAGCTGCACCTACAGCTAAGTTAAAACCAAATCGAGCTAATTTAAAACCACCGACTACAGTTTTAACACCTAAGTTCACACCTTTAGAAACTAAGGTACCAGCCATGTTGGATAGTTTCTTAGCTACTAATTTACCCATTGTACCAATCTTGTTACCATTTTTATCTACTAAACCTTTTTCGATTTCTTCTTGGGTAACAATGATAGTAGGTGTACCAGTTTCTTGCATTTGTCTGATATCGTAAATAGGCCCTACCATTTTACGAGCATCAGTTACGTAGTCATTTGTACCTTCATCGTAATACATTCTATCTTTAATATCACGAGCTAACATTACTGGGTTTTTCAAGTCACTAGGTAAGTATACGTCTACTTGTAAAGCATTAGCATAACCTTCTTTTACTCTTCCGTAAAGATTATGTTTCTTAGCTAACATATGTCCTGCTGCTAATATAACACCGGCTGGGCCTAATAGTGCTGCGCCTACTGCTAAGCCACCTAATTTACGAAGTACTTTTTTCTCTTTAAACCAATTCATTGCTTTTACAACAGTTGGTTTATTCTTAAACATTACAATAGAATCTTTAAACTCATCGTAGGTTAATAAGAGATTACCTTCTTCATCGTAAATTGAACCTTGGATGTCTTCCCATTTTTTAATGACTTTACCTTCAGCTGTACGGTATTTACCCATCATGAAATCTTTGGCTTTTAAGATAGGCTCAGGTGTGCCTTGTCTATAGACATCCATGAATTTATCTTTAAGTTTATTTGATTTATCGTTATAAAAATCTTGTACATTCTTCATGTACTTATCTTTATTATCTCTAAATAAATCAATAGCACCACCAACAACACTAGCACCCATACCAAAGGCTGCAGGTATACCTGTTCTAAATGGCCATGTACCAATACCCCAAAGGAACTCTGCATTTTGTCTAAGCAAAGATTTCTTTTGGTCTTCTATTGATTCATTCGGTTTAGGGGGACCCATTACTTGGCGTTTACGTCTAAAGATATTATTAGCAAACTGCCACCAACGCTTACCTGTTTGTGTGGTAGGGTCACTATTCTCTACTTTATCTGAAATAGCTAATGAACTTAAAGTATCCAATTTCTGTACAGCTACTTTTAAATACAGATTGGTTAGAGTTGTATTATCAGCAATGATTTCTAAATTAGATTTACCTTCTTTGTTGCTACCGATTTGGGTATTAAGTGTATTCTTAATAGAATCAAATGCATCCGTAGATTTTTCAGCAGTTCTTCTGAACATATTGATAAATTTTTGGATAGCTGAAGGACCACCCATTTTCTCAACATCTTCTTGATTGATGACATATTCGTCTTTATGGACTACACCAGCCAATTCGTCTTCTGAATTACCAGAAGTAGATTTACCTGTATAACCACCAGATGCAAAGCTACCCATTTTCTCTAATTCACGTACTGTCATTGAATCAGTATTATTAGGAAGATAAGGTAATAGTTTTCTATTCGGATCGTATCTACCTGATAAATAACTATCTGAAATTGTTCTACCTAATGCTGTATTACCAAAACCACTTCTTGTTCTGTTGTTTTGATAAGCCAATGCTGATGCGGCATTATGTCCAGAATTTCTATATGCTAACTTATTATCGTATTCATCTGTATAATAATCGCGCATGACATTTCTAAAGTCATCACGTGACATTTTATTCAGATTAGACATGAAACTATTATAGCCAATTTTACCATCAACTGTAACTACACCACTTCGTTTTAGATAATCTAACTGACCTGTTGCAGATAAATTATTAATTAAATCAATGTCTGGTTCTAAGCCTCTAGTAGCTGAATTAATACTGTCAGCAATTTCTGCGAAGTTCTCTTCATCTTCTTCGTGATCTCGTCTATTAAGTTCTTTAAACTTCTTAGCGACTATCTCTGCTTTTTCTTTACCTAATAGTGTAGCAAATGTATCTGGGTTAGAAAGTAATTCTGGTGTTAATGGTTTACCAGATTTACTATAAGAAATTAATATCTGACCAATTAGATTAGAATCTTCTTTGGTAAATCCATTTTTATATTCTAATTTACCAATCTTATTGTAACCGTGTAAATCCAATTTACCCATTACATTTAAACCAGCTGAACTATATGTGTTTGCAGCACTCGCACCTAATGCTCTAACTGTTAAATCTTTCTGCATCTCTGAACTTTTTTGGAATCGTCCTGATGCATGGTTATAGTCTAAAAGTTCTGCAGGTGAGCCTGTTCTTAGCATAGTAATTTCACGCAGGATTCTAGATAAGTATCCTGGGATAATAACATTGACTGATTTATTCATCAGTCTTTGTTGTCCTTCTGGTGTATTAAAATCTTTATAACCATTAAGATTATCTACATGAATTGCTTTTGCTTTATCTGTAGCTTCATCTACGTGCATTTTTAACCAATCTACAGCACCAAGCATCCAGTCGGTTATTGTGTTAGATTGTTTATCACCAAGAGAACCATCTGCTTGCTTATCTCTGGTACCTAAGTATTTAACCAAGAATTTCTCAATTTCTTTACTACCTAACATCTTAGATAATTCAGGCCCCATGTTATTCTTAAAGCGATTTAATGCAACACCACCTTTAAGAATTTTATCACCGTACTTAGTACCTTTCATGTGTTTTCTAAGTGATTTACCTATTCTACCGCCTACTAGAGATAACAATGAACCAGAAGCTGCGCCTGCTAGTTTTCTAGTATCAGATCGACCGTCATCAAACATATCGTCGGCTTCGTTATCCAGCATGGTTTCAGCCATTGGGAAAATAGCTTCAGTAAGATCACTTAAAGTACCAACATGTTGTGCAATATTTTCACCAATATTCTTGGTAAGTTTCTCCATGAAACTAGAAGAAATACCACCAAAGAATTTCTGTTTAACCTGTTGTTTTATTGCTTCTGTATTTTTCATCTTAACATAATCAGGTAAACCAGTATTTAATTTAATATCATTTAATGTTTTCAGTAAAGTAACATTAGATGTCGATTGGTTATGGTAAATATCACTTAACACATGTAATTGTCTAATACCTAATTCAATCGATTTACGATAATAATTAAATGTATTAGTATTACTAAATAATACAGATTGACGCAATGAAGCATCTACTGATGCGAGTACTCGGTACTGACCTTCAAAACGCGTTGTTTCAACAGCGTCTTTAGCCAGTTCTTTTTTCTCATCGATTGCTCTTTGTTTTTGTTGGACTTTAGATTGTAAACTAAACAACTCTCCAAGTGTTTGGTTTATAGAGTTATTTCTTCTGGTTTCCTCAGACTCCTCTCCGCTATCGTATGAATCATCATCACTACCAGCTACTTTATTTAATAGATTGGTTACTTTAGTTAGACCATTTCTATCTGCGATAGGGATTACTTTACGCAATAAGCTTTGAGTTTGTTTTTTAACTGAATTGAGTGATTCTAATGATTCACCAATTGTATAACCTAAGTTATCTTTAGCGTTAGATACTTCATCAAACACTTCACCATATGCTTTAGGAAGTACTTTATTTAATACAGTCTTCATTCCTTGTTTAGAAATGATACCGTCTGAAATACCTTTAGCTACCTCAGCTGTAGCATTTAATGCAGGAGAACGATTGGATTTATTCTTTTCAAAATCCATTGATTCCCCACCACCAAAGAAATCAGCATCATTCATTTCTTTTTCGAAATCAAAGTCGAAGTCGAATTCATTATCCATTGCCATTGCTTTTTGGATATTCTTCTTTTTTCCAAACATGATATAATGCTCCTGTTTGTATTTTATTAAAAATTTATATACTCCAATTATATTATTGGGATTTCATAACTTTACGCCTAGCTTAGTGTTAGGCTACTCTCATTATAAGGAATAATTCTTATGGATGAAAATTACAATAAGAAAGTAAAGGCCAGAACACCTTTTAATCTTTCTTTACTTAATCTAGATTCTGGAAATATTTATAAACAATTAGGCAAAGTTACTTCTGGTAATATGTTCGATGGTGCTAACTATAACTTGCACCCAGAAGGTCTTTGGTCTAATGAAATCTTTGGGCCTGTAGGCGACCCATTGCGTTTAAAGAAACAAGCCTATATGGATTTAAATGTAGAGATTCTACATCCTTTAGTTTATCGTGAATTGATTTCAGCAAATAGATTGTTAGATGAGATTATGGCTGGTACTACATTTGCTGTTTTTGACGAAGAAACGAAACAGTTTGTTCGCTCTAATGCAATTGATGGTGAAACTGGTTATGATTTCTTCTTTAGAAATTTTGATAAGTATCAATTACCAGATACTGGTTCACCAAAAAGACGTGAGACTATTAAATTAATTGAAAAGAATAAAGACATTCTTAAGATTAATAAATTCATTATTCTACAAGCTGGTTATCGTGATGTAGAATTTAAAGATGGTCAGATTTCCCATGATGAAGTAAACCAAATTTATCGTGAGTTATTGTCTTTAGCTTCTTCGATTGGTAGTACTTCGCATAAATCAAACATGGCTTTATTAAATAATACGCGATATGCTATTCAGAAGACAGCTTTAAAACTGTTTATGTACCTAGGTGAAATTACAGGTCATGGTAAGAAGAAATTAATCCAAGGTAAATGGGCTTCACGTAACGTATTCCAAACTACTCGTAACGTGATTACAGCTCCTAAAGCATCTGGTCGTTTTGCACACGATAAAGATAACCAAGGCTATAATAATATTGTCGTTGGTTTATACCAGCAATTGGTATCTTGTTTACCATTTGCTATTCGTGGTATTAAAAACAGTTTCTTAAAAGATAAGTTTTCAGACCCTTTGCATCCAGTTAAATTGGTTAATAAGAAAACACTAAAAGAAGAAGATGTCTATCTTAATCAAGATTGGTTTGATGTATTCCAATCTGATGAAGGTATTCGTAAACTTATCCATCGTTTTAAACCTGATGCTGTTAGACATAAAGCCATTGAAGTAGATGGTTATTATCTTGCGTTAATTTATAAAGGTCCTGATAATACTTTTAAAATCATGAATAGTATTACAGAATTACCACCTGGTAGAAGTAAGGAAGATGTACACCCATTAACATTTATCGAATTACTTTATATTTGTACTTACCATGAAATTAACAATACTCCAGGTTTTGCTACACGATATCCTATTACAGGTATTGGTAGTAATGTTCCTGGTAATACAATTGTCATGACAACTACTAAGACCGAAAAACGTAAGATGTTAAACGATAATTGGGAGATAGACGATAATAGTCTAGAGTTTTTAAAATTTCCTGTATACGGAATGGATTTTTTCAATTCCATGAGTCCGCCAGTGACAGCGTATAAAGGGATGGGCGCGGATAAATGACCATAAAAAATAGCAATTTATGGACATTTAGTACTAACCACCTATTTATGAATTATGTTCAAGTTTTTGAATAACTTTATAGATAGGTAATTAAAATGTTAAGAAGACACAATGATAAAACCGATGATATCTTTCTGGAAACAGATAAAGACTATTACACAGTAAATATTCAAGGTGATATTTTCCATGTAGAAAAATCAGTACCACCATCTGTTAAGCAAGTATTGCCTTTTGAAAAAGAAGGTGAATTCTTTGTAAATATTGAAGGCAAAGAAGTAAGAATTGCTAATATTGTTAATTTTGTATTTAAGAATACTAATCCTGATTTCTTTTGGGAAATAATGGATTGGGATATAATCTACGTTGATGGTAATAAAGGTAATCTATATCCATTTAATCTTAGTTGGAATAATACCAATATTAAAGACGATGAAGATGGATTTAGATTAATTCCTGGATTTACTAGATATAAAATTAATAGAGAAGGTGTGATTAAAAAAATAAGCAATGGTAGGATAATATCTGACACTCTAGATAAATCATTACGTGTAAAAGCACCTTATGTAAAAAACACCATATGTAGGGATTATGATTTAGTATATAGAAAATGTGGTAAACATAGACTACTAGCATACGCTTATTTACCAATGCCTAATAACTTTTTTGAATTAGATGTTAGTCACTTAGATTGTAATCCACAGAACAATGACTTATCTAACCTGAGATGGCAAAGTCGTAGAGAAAATAACCTACAGACTGCCAAACAATATCTAATTATGGTGCAACAACCCATGTTGGTTTATAACTGCGATACTAAGGAAATTAAAGAATACTTTAGTATTGGAGAGATGCAAAGGCAATTAGGTATCGGTAAAGGTGTGGGTGAGATGAGATTATTATCTAGAGGCACTGTTAGATATCCAGATGGTTATGCTTATATGTTAAAAAGTGATTTTAATGGTGAATGGCCTGAAGTTAAATACAATAACAGAAGACCTATTATTAGTTATCCTATTAAAGTTACTATTAAAAAGACTGGTGAAGTAATAACATACAATGGTCTTAATAATTTAGCAAAAGCACTTGGTACTGGTATAGATAGGTGGCAGCATCGATTGCGTAGACCACCGTTTAAGTGGGAAGATGAGTCTATCATTGTAGAAAAAGATATCGCTAATGGTAAACATATCTGTAATTAACATTTTAATACTGGTATAGTATTAAAATCGTTGTCCGCTTCTCTTAGAAATAAGAGAATAGCAAACCCCTCTAATTGACGGGAAAACTGTAAAAAGGCTAATACACTAACTATAGGTAGTAATACACTATAGGGCTTAATCTAACCAATTAAGAGATAGTAAAAGAGATTAGTCAATACAATAACCCGCAGCGAAGCGCCCTTAGTATTAAGGGTGAACGTTCAGAGACCAGTCGAAAGACGTAGGACTCAAGTGAGTCCCAAATGGGGGGCAGATACAGTGGATTTGTAATAAAATACAAATCCTCTATGTATCCTCCTTAGTAGCTTTATAGTTACTTTGGAGTCTTAGCAAGTAATGTTGAAGATGATGATATGGTCCACTTTCTAGTCCCCGAAAAAACGATGGGGATATGTGTAACCTTATTTGTTCATTTACTGAGGAATCTAAAAATGAGATTAAACAGTATAAAAAAGAGAAAAAAGCTTACCTTGATAGCGACGGCAGGATTCGTTATCCCTTGGGCTTTGACACGATTAACTTTGTTTGCCATAATCTTGGTACTTTTGAGGAAAGTGTGAAATGAGAATAAACTACAATAACTTTTATCTTAAATTCGGTAATCGAACTGTAGATAAATTACAAGCTCCTAGGATTTTTAATTTATCTAAATTTATTTTACCGAAACAAAATGCTTTTCATTACTTTGGTAGTACCAGTGATGATGTAGGGCCGAGTAAAACTAACCCTATGTTTGCGGAAACTGTACAGCGTATTCCTATTTATTTTTACCAAGACTTAATTACGCGTTTAGGTAACATGAATGTACGTGCGTTTATGCCTTTGGAAGTTATTCGTAAATATATTAAACAAAACCATAAGTTTATCCCTTGTTACGATTTAAGTAAAGTAAAACCTAATCCTTTAGTACCTGTTATTTTAAACTACGCTATCTGCGATAAAAGATATAAATACTTAGGTAATGAAATTCGTATTCCTTATTATAAGAATACGAATATTATTAATACCTTTATTAAAGGGATGAAAGACATTTACGATGCCCATGGTGATTATTATAATCAGTTTATTTTCTTAAATGTACCTGATTTAAAAGACTTACCAAAAGTATCTGAGATGAAGATGGCTGCGAATGTTACTACTAACGCATTCTTCACTCGTTTTAATACATTTGAAAAACTCATTATTTTCGAATTGTGGAAATGGTTGGGTTTAAATCGTAATAAGTCTATCTTTAAAAACATTCCTTTAAAAATTCTAGATAAGATTAACTTTGTTTTTATTAGTAATAATGTCTTTACTTATTATTCTTTAGGTCAATTAGACAGATGGCGTAAATCTGATGAAAATAAATCAGGTAAACTAGATCCGACTAATATGTCTAAAAACTTTGTTAAAATGCTTATTCAATTAAACAAAGCTTCTATAGATTCTAGTTTGATTGAATTAACTGAAGAAGAAGTAGTAGAACAAGAAGCTAAAGAGACTGAAGACTTTAAAGGTTCTGATGACGAATCTAATAAAGATAAACAAAGTAAATCATTTACAGATACTAAGGTAAATGAAAAACCAGTAGATGTAGACGATGTAGATGATACAACTGATGGTACTGATGAATCTGATGTAGAAGAGAATGAAGAAGATAATCTGGATATTAGTGAAAACATTATCACAGATGATTCTGCTGACTTGACTGTTCAAAAAGATTTAGATATCATTGGCGATATTATCGACGACGAGGATGATACTGACTATTCAGAATCTCTTGAATCTAAAGAACAAGAGAAGAAAAGTAATATTAATATTAGCCGAGTAGTCTCTATACCTACTGAGCAAGAAGAGGAATTTAACGATAAGATTGATACTAATTTAGATGTGTCTGATATCTTAAATGTATCTAAATTACCTATTGAAGAAATTCCTGTCTTAGTAACTAAACCTAAAGAGACAAAAACAGCTGAAGAGAAAGCCAAAGCTGCTTTAGATTATATTGCCAAAAACCAAAACATGACAGTATCTAAATACGATGGTATTCGTAAATCTATTGGTAAGTATCGTAATTTGAAATTAACCAATGACAGTAAAATGACCGTCGGTGAAATGGTTAATACTAAACCTGAAGAATTAGAAATTTCAAATGAAGATAAAGAAGTTTCTACTTTAAATGTAATGGGTAAGCGCTACATTGAGAAACACTTGGAACGAGATGTAGCAGCAATGATGGTAGGTATTCAAGGTGGTGGTGCGATTGTACACGATATACGTAAGCAAACTCATGAAAACATCATGGGTGGTTACGATGTATACTCCATGAAGATTAAACCCATCGAAGGTGAGCAATCTACCATTCGTGTTAAACTACCTAGAGTAAACAGCGATGGTAAGTTTAAGGTCAGCGGAGTCGATTACGTACTTAGAAATCAAAGACGAGATCTTCCCATTCGTAAAATTAACGATAGTACTGTGGCATTGACTTCTTACTTTGGTAAAACATTTGCTAAACGTGATACTACTCGTCAGTTTAATTACGAGAAATGGTTAATTGGACAAATACGCGCTATAGCATTTAATCCAGAATTAGATTCAGTAAAAGAAACACGCAGTGGTGATGTATTTGATAATAATGTAAAAGCTCCAGATATTTACTCTTTATTATCCATGCACTTTAGGGCAGTAACCACAAAAGACGCTTTTATCTATTTTGATTATCACAAAGCCAATGAACGTTTTGGTAATGACTTAGTTAGAAGTGTAGAATCTAAAGGATTATTCTTTGCTGGTAGTTATAAAGGTAAATTTGGCTTAGGTGTTAATGAAGACGGTATTTTCTATTCTGTTATTGGTAATGAAGTAACGGAACTAGGTGATATCGAATCCATGTGTGGTATTGATTCATCTAAAGCACCTGTAGAATCAGTAACTATTGATATCATGGGTAAGCCTTTGCCAATTGGTTTAGTATTGGGTTATAAACTTGGTCTAACTAAACTGATTGCTGCTTTAAAACCAAAATACTATAAAACAGTCAAAACAGGTACACGTGTTAAATTAGAAAGTCATGAATACATGATTAAGTTTTCTGATTTCTCTTTAGTATTATCTCGTAAAGACAGAATGGCTTCATTAATCTTATCTGGTTTAAGTAAGTGTGATACCAGTGATACTGCAATAACCCTATTAGATAGAAAAGAAATCTATTTTAATCTATTAGAGTCTATTAAAATTCCAGGACGATATGTTAAAGAAATTGATTTATACAACAACATGTTTGTAGACCCGATTACTGAACGTATCTTGATTGAAATGAATGAGCCTACTGATTTTACTGGTTTATTAATTCGTTCTGTTGAATTGTTATTAACTCGCTATCATGCTGATGAAGTAGACATGACTGGTCAACGTATTGCCGGTTATGAAAGAATGGCTGGTGAAGTATATAAAGCTATTGTTAATTCATTGCGTGAGCATAATCGTCATGGTATTAAAGCAAACTATCCAATTGAACTTAACCCTGAAGCAGTATGGATGTCTATCTTAAAAGATACATCTAAACAGACTGTAGAGAACTTAAATCCAATTCAAGATTTAAAACAACAAGAAGTAACGACATTTAGTGGTAATGGTGGTCGTGGTAAGAAAAGTATGGTTAAACGTACACGTATTCACCACAAGACTTCTATAGGTGTTATTTCAGAAGCTACTGTCGATAGTAGTGATGCTGGTGTAACCACTTATATGTCTGCTAATCCTAAGTTTAAATCATTATACGGTTTACCTGAAAATTCTGGTACCGAAGAAGTGAATAAGGATTTAAAACCTGAAAACGTATTCTCTACAGCAATGATGATGTATCCATGCTCTGATACAGACGATTGATTAAATATAAAGATTGGGTCGTCTCTAAACCGTTTGAATTGCGGGGACCTCTCGCTAAGTACTTTGTACCAACCCAGGGTAGCGATATACTTGGGGGCAGCTCTAATCAAGCTGATACGGTAAAAAGCAAAGTAATAGAGAAAATCCGCAGCCAAGATTCTGCTTTTGTATATAGTAGAATAAGGTTCAACGACTATCGAAAGCACGCTTGTTAGTAAATTAGGATTAACAAGTGGAAGTGAGTAGAGTAGGGGGTCTGCACAACGTAGACTCTCCCAAGCTGACGGGCCGTAGGTCTAACCAACCTGCGGTATGATATAGTCTACTTAAGAAACGATTAAGCATGAAATACTTTCATATGCGTAATTCGTTCATATGTGCCCAAACGTAGCGTTTTTCTAGGGACTCAGATTAATCACAGCCTATCTACCTCTAATGGTCAGGTAATGCCTCTGCGTACTGGCTATGATGAAAAACTAGTAGAGCGTTGTAGTGATATGTACGCTTCTACTGCTGAACAAGATGGTGTCGTCACTGATGTTAATGATTTCGGTATTACTGTTACTTATAGAGACGGTAGTACGAAACAAGTAGAAATCGGTAGACGTTATGGTTCTAGTGGTGGTTTCAATACTGCTCACGATATTACTACTCATTTGAAGAAAGGTGATAAAGTTAAGAAAGGTGACGCGATAGCGTATAACTCTGACTTCTTTACATCTGACCCAATGAAGCCTGGTAAATTAGCAATGAAAACTGGTGTATTAGGTAAAGTGGCATTGATTGAGCATCCATATACTTTTGAAGACTCTACCGCTATTACTCGTAAGTTTGGTGAAAATACCCGTGTAAAAACTGTAGTGAAAAAAGAAGTAGTAGTAAACTTTGACCAAAGTATCCATAGACTGGCTAAACCTGGTACTGTAGTTAAGATTGATGACCCATTATGTTATATTGAAGATAGTATTACTCACGATGGTAGTCTATTTGATGAAAACAGTATTGACTTGTTAAGAAACTTAAGTAAGTCAGCTCCTAAAAGTAGCATTAATGGTGTTATTGATAAAGTAGAAGTATTCTATAATGGTGATAAAGAAGATATGTCTGAATCACTAATGAAGATTGCTAATGCTTCTGATAATAAATTGGTTGCTCTACAAAAAGCTTTAGGTAAAAAACCATATACTGGTGAAGTAGATGACACCTATCGCGTAGATGGTAATCCATTACTTGTAGATACTGCTGTAATTGTATTTACTATCAGCAGTAACCAAGGTATTAGTGTCGGCGATAAATGTTAACTTTAATAAAGTGAGTTAACTTGTCCTTCTAGGTAGTAATACCTAGTCGAATGTCCTCTAATTGCTGGAAGTCCCTTAGAGTCTATTTAACCACAACGTAATTAGAAATAATAAGCGTGAGGGTTTGAGAATAAATAGAATTGGGTAATCAGCAGCTAAGCAGCTAAGTGTTTATTGTTTAATTAACATAAGCTGAAAGTTCAACGACTAACCGCTTGCCACGGTGTACATTCAAGTGAATGAAAACGGGGACTTCCCTATAACTGGTAGTTATTGTTATAGGGAAAAGATATAGTCTTGTCTTACATGAAAGTGTAAGCAGTGTGTAATACACACGGGTAAGAGCTAACGACTCTTATTGAAAATGTCGAAACTGGTCTATGGATGCCAGCTCAAGGCCACTGTGGGCTATGTGTATGATGATCCGCCACGTCTTGCTAATAAGGATGGTTCTATGGGTATGGAACTTGATGCTATCTTTGGTAGCAACAGCGTTTATAATAGGATCGTCAATAGTCCTTTCCTAATGGGTATGACAAATATGTTGTTAGTAGAGATGAGTAAAAAGGTAGCGGATACCTACTTTAATAGTAAAAATTAGCTGTATTTGTGACTAGAGGGGCTACTTCCTTAGGGGAGTAGTCTCTCTTCTTATTAAACGTTTAATGAATTTATTTAATAACCTCGAGGTATTTAAAATGAATAAAGAAATACTCGTCGATTCAGAAAACGCATTGGTGTTAGCCAGTGCTGCTTTTCTAGTGAGTCGTTTATCACTGCATGTAATTAATAATGTCATCGGTACTCTTCCTGAGAAAGATGGCGATGTTTTGACAACAGACGTCGTTGAAGAATTGGCATTAGCCGACTTACAACGTCGTATTATTTCTAAAGGAGATTCTAAATGATTAGCACTCGTTTATTGGCTCTCTCTTCACAAACTGCTAAAGCCTCTTTACTCCCACGTCAAAAACTAAAATGTCAAGCAAACAGTCCTTTGGAATACGTCTTTAAAAACTGTATGCCTGAAGAAGAAATTATTACTTCTACTGAAAGTGTTAACCAAAGTCTGAGTTTGATTTCTGACAAAGCAAATACTCCATTTGCTCTAAGTGGTAATTTTGCTTTAGGTGTTGCTCTGGATGAGATGGATAAAACTTATGTTAAACCTCTTATTAATCAAGTAAACTTTGTTCGTAATGTAGTTAATCCGATTGTTGAAGAATTACACAACCGAGTAGAGGCTACTTTAAAAGAAAAAGAACAACGTGGTGCGGTAATTAATATTAAGAAATTAGACATTCCTGATTTCTTATACGGTCCTTTAGGTCAATATATTAATACTTTTGCCATTGTAGAACGTGTACAAAAAGGCCCTAGCTTTAAACCTACTTTCCCAGATAACTTAAACCGTGACCAATTAATTGAAATGTGTCGCACCAGCAATGATGATGTTAATGCTGGTATTATGGAATTAGCTACTATTTGGAATAATTCATTTGAAGGTGATTTATTCGATACTGCTTATAATGAATTGATTCTCGGTACTAATGAGAAAGTCGGTGGTTTGGTTCAGTCTTATCGCAATATGTTATTGTCTGTTATTGGTTTCTTAATTGTAGACAAGATTGCGAAAGAACCTACTAAAGGTTTGAATTTGGATAATGTTAACCTGACTGTATGGTGTAACTTCTTCCGTTCTGCATGTGCTCGTGTTATTCAATCTAATGTAAACCAAATTGCTAATGCTATTTCTGGTAAAATCCTTATCCAAGGTATTAATCCAGATACTACTAAAAAAGAAATCACTGTATATGGTAAAGTATACGATGAATGGGAAAACCCAGATAAAATTGAAGTAATGGTAGGTATTCTAAACACTGCTAATAATACTTATTATCGTTCTATTGCTAGTATTGTTGAAAACTTAGATAAACTAAAAGACCGTGGCTCTGTTGTTTTATCAAGTGAAGTACGTGTAGAGAAAAGTCGTAAAATTTCTCGTTTGTTAGATGCAATCCAAGGTAATATTATTAACTTGGTTCAAGAAACCATTGACAGCGAAGAGACTTCTGATTTACGTAGTTTCATTCCGGACAATAAAATGTCTGTAGAATACCGTGGTGAAATCAATAAGTTTATTAATGCACACTATCCAGGCTCACGTCTATTGGAAACTCCATTGCGAATGGTTATTGCTCAACTTATTTGCAAACTATTCTTCCATGAGACTATGGCCGGTGTCATCATTCAACGTATCAACCAATTAGAAATTAAAAACCCTAATGCTACTCCAGCTTCATTGATTTCTAACACCATGATTGATTTACTGATTGAATGGGTAGCTGGTCAAATTGAACTGGTAGACTATTAATCTATAAGGACCAACTGATGAATAATCTGTCACAGCGTGATGCTGATAAAATCAAAGATATTTTAAAAGAAGTAGACAACCAAGTAATTACTACTAAAGGTTGTAAAATCATTTTCCCTGTACGTTTTGAAACAGTTGGTCTGGCTACTGTTGGTGTAGATACTTCATTCTACGGTTTGTTTAAAATAGAGACTTTAGATGGTAACTATTACGCAATCCACAACATGATGGGGTATCTACATTCAGACCCAGATTCTGTAGATATTGTTACACATGAGGAAACACAAGAACCGTATTATGTGTTAACTTATCAACCTGGTTCTGTGGTTATTAAAACAACGGATATTTTGAAAGATAATAACATTATCGTAAAAGTATTTAAGGAATTTATTAGTAGGGGTAAGGTTCCTTATTACGTAACGTATATGGATATTAATAAGATATTCGATACGTGTAATGAGTTTGCAGGTGCTTCGTTATCTGATACCATGGAAGCACCTACTGTACCTATCAGTATTATTGCAAGGAACCCAAATGACATTAACCAGTATTATCGGGAAATTATTAATGAAGTTGATGTGGTTAATACACCACCTGTGTATGTTCCAGCCTCATCTGTAAACTTTAGTGCTACTAGTGCATTAACTAAAATTACTGGTAGTTATTTCTACACTGGTGTCGTTTCCGCTATTAATAATCCTACTAACCAAACAGAAACTATTGATTACATCTTAAGATATTAAAAAGAAATGGATATTTAATTATGTTAAGTTACGACATGAAAGATTCTAATTTTGTCTATAAAATGTCAAGATTAGATGGTACAGATAAACAAGGTATCCTACGACCAGATGAAGGTGGTTGGTATACTATCTGTATCGGTGCGTTAGACCACGCATCTAAGAATGTAAATAAATCAGGTCAAAATGAATACTATTCTTCAGAAGGTGCTGAAAGCTTCTTTGCTCCAGGTACTCTGTTTAATGATAGAATTCAAGGTGGTTTCGTTAAAGCTGAGTATGGTCATCCTAAACGTGAAGCTGGTATGACTGATATCCAGTTCTTAGAACGAAACATGCAAATTGAAGAAACTAAAGTATGTGCTACTTTTGGTGCAATTTGGTTGGTACCAGGTTATATCGATCCATTGACTAAAGAGAAATGTGTTGGTATCTTTGCTAAGATTAAACCAAGTGGCCCTTATGGTAAGTTCTTAGAACAAGACTTGCAAGAAAAAGGTTTCAATGTTTGCTTTAGTATTCGTAGTTTGACTACTCGTAAGAACATGGGTGGTCGCAATGTTAAAGTATTACACACTGTAATTACATTTGACTATGTAACTGAACCAGGTATTACTTGTGCTGAAAAACTAATCAGCCCATCCTGTGAATCTGTTAACCATGTTAATTCTATTGATACTTGTGATGTTGAAGTTACAGCTGAATCTGCTAAACGTGTGGTAGAACGTGCTGAAGCAGGTATGGTATCTGTAGAATCTTCTACTTTGTCTATTCTATCTGATATCTTTAAAAAATCTTCTGATAAACCAGTTAAACAAACTTTATCTAAATCGTTTAGTTGGTAATTCTGTAATAAGGAGATTGAAATGAGAGTCAATCCAAATATTTCAGAAGAACAAAACCTACTTAACCACATTAATGAAATCAATGAGTTTCCTTTAAAGCTCAATGAGATAGAATTTGGTACGCCACGTTCTAAAGTGAATCTACCTAATAGTTTTACTAGAGACCAGTTTAATGCATCTGAGGAATTTCGTAATAAATTCTTGAAAGAAAAGAATACAGCTGTTAAAATTACGGCAAAAGATAATAGTGAAAGATGGGAAGGTTCTAGCACCATTCGTTCTTACAGAAGGATTCACGTAGGTGCTCAATGGTTAATCTATAACATTGATGGTGATAACTCAGATGGTTCATTTAGTATTACTACTGATAGTTGGAAGTATAGTACTCCTAAAGTAAAAGAAGTATTTGATGCTATTAGAAGTAGAGCTAACTTTAGAATGGATTCCTTGAAAGTAACAGTGGTTAAATATAGCCAGAATGGTTATAACTACGATACTGGTAAAATTAGGATTACTGCTAATCCAGATTCTTTAATCTATATTGGTTACTTTGACATGGATGTCATCTTTAAACCAATATCGTTTTTACCTATTACTTTGGATGGTTTCCATGGGGTTAAACCAACTAGATAGCAACCAGATATCAACTAGATAATTATATATTACTTAATAATATACTGAAGAGGATATCCTCTTCAGTATATTATTTCTATTATTAAAGGAGTATCTCTATGGATAAAGATAACGAATATGATGAATACGAAGATATGTTAGGATATAAGAAAGAGTATCTGGTTAAAGCTATTATTGGTGTAGTAGTTAACCAAAATGGTTATTATATCTATTCTTTAAATGATAAACTACCTATTAAGAATAAAGCTGACTTACAGTATTTTAGAAAACTAACTGTAGGTCATCCTGTTATCATGGGTAGGAAGACATGGGAAACATTAAAAGGCCCATTACCTAATCGAACTAATTACATTATTAGTCGTAAGAATTCAAGAGAGTTTCTTAATGAAGACCAAATGGTAGACCCTTCTATTGTCCATATTTATAATATCGATAATAAGAAAAAGTTATTAAGTGATATTGCTGAACTACATGATAGTGATGTTTGGATTATCGGTGGTGAGGAAATATATAAAGAATTCATTGATGAGATTGATGAATTTCATTTATGTCGTCAGAAAGAAGTTATTCAAACTACTGATGAAGATAACTTTAGAAGTTTAAATACAGCAGATACTATTCTAAGATTTAGTCAATCTAGTACTAAAGATATCCCTAATAGTAATGGTGAATTAGAGGATGTTATTTATATTAATGATGAATCTGCTTCTATTTATTTCGAGAGATATCAAAAAGAATTAGAGAAAAACTGTAAATAAGATTAAACATATATTATTATACTGAAGAGGGTTATTTATCCTCTTCAGTATTTATATAAAGGAATTTAAAATGGATAAATATATTATTCCACTTAACATTATTCACATATTAAGTTATCGATTCACCTTAGATGAAATTAACGAACTTAATAATTATTTTATTAACAATTTTGATTTAACTTTACATGATGTATTTGTATTCATGTTAGAAGATTTGGATATCTTTAAACTAGATAATGAAATCGAACTAATTAGTAACTTTATCGATAATTCATTAAAGGTAACTGATGGTATCGACATTAAGTATAAGGACATTAATGGAAATGAAACATATGTAGCAGAGTCTGTTTATCTAGATAATGACTTAGAAGAAAGGATAATGGTTATTGTCGATTGTATTACTACATTTCTCTATTTTGTACCTAGAGATTTTGATTACTACTTTACAACAGTAGATTTAGATAAACGACATAATCCAAATATGTTGTTTTTAGAAGTACGCGGGGATTGAAATGTATGTGAATTTTAATGATGTCTCTAGATTAGAGATGAGTGTCAATATTCGAGAGATATATAATAGATGTGTTGATGCCATGGGGTATGATGCTATTGATTTGTGTTATAACGATGTTATTGATGGGGTATACGATGACAGTAAACAATACTTCCCATTTAATACAGAGACTATTATTGAACATATATTCATGACCATGATAATTGATAAAGGATCATTGGAAGTATCTCAAATGATTTTAACAGATGAAGTATTAGGTTATTATATTAATAACAATGGTATTTCAACAATAGATTCAATAGCCCAGCAAATGGATGCGATGATTAACGATGCAATTGATGACAACGAACTTGTAGACGATGGTGATAAATTAGTAGATAGATTCGGTAATGAGTTAAATGTAGCTATTTCTACTCCTGTAGAGATTATAGACTTTATTGCTTATTTCTTGTATTTCTTTAATCAATACTTTTACGCGTCATTTACAGAACTATGTGATTACATTATCGATAATGGACAACTCTGTATGTCTGTAGTTGTATCTAATGTAGAGACATATACCGATATATTCTATCGACACAGTAATCCTTCTCCTATTCTAGGTAATATTCTGGAGAATAATATGTTGTGTAACATCTATTTTGATTTTGATAATGACTCAGTTAAATTACCTGGTTTCAATAACAATGATGTTATTTACGATGGTTCTGTTTCTAATGAGATTGTGCAATCTGGAGATATTTCGTGGCAAGACATCTGATTAATATTGAAAGTCTCTATGGGTTTTCTGCTGATGAATTAGGTAAACTAATTTATAAGAAAGATACCAAAGAAGATATTCAATTTATTCTAGAAGTAGCTATTAGTGGTACTTATATTTTCAATAAAGCTTTAACTATTGAAGATGCTGAATACTTAAGCGATGTTGCTTATAAGAAGTATTTAGATAGAATCAGTATTCAAGATACAAATGGTTTAGATGAATCTTATCTTTACTCAATGTATAAAGAAAACATACCTACTACTAATGGCGAACTTTATATTAAAAATTTATTAAGGAACGTATTTGCTGAGATTATCTGCAATGGAATGTTTGATGTAATAGGAACTGTTCTAGTGGGATTTGAACAAGTCCTTAACTCACAACTGAGTTGGAATAAAACTCGAGTTATCCATTCAGGTATATTTGAGCTTAGTGTTGAGGTGATAGACAATGGACAGAAATCTGGTTGAGTTTCATTTTGGTGTCCCTGTTGATTTTAGGATAGCTGCTAATTTAATCTTTGGATATGGTAATCTTAAATTTAAACAAACCAATATCCCTTCTCTGTATAAATTAAACTTTGATGTAATTGTTAATGATTTCCTTCGTAATCTATTTAATAGTCAAACTAGAATGATGAATCCTACATTTGAGCATGATTTAGATAATCCTCATTTAGATGATTTATCTTACGAAATGACTTTATCTAGTTTACAAGCTTGTCTGTTAAATACGCTATATGTAGATGAGCAAACAACTTATACTATTTGCAGACATGTCGCTAATGGCTTATTTGAGTTATCTACATGGATATCTAAAGAGATAAATGATTTAAGATTTATCGATGTAAATAATAATGCTACTTCAATACCTTATCAAGATTTGATTAAGTTTAATCTATCTGTATCGTATATAAACGATGATGAAATAGTATTATGCGAAAACCCTCCTGGTTACGATTGTAATGCAGAATATGGTTTTTACCAAATGGCTGAAATCATTTATAATTTACCTTATTAGATACATACCACTACTACCAATCGGTAGTAGTGGTATATTATCAATGTTGTTTATTTTTTTCTGCTTGAGCGGCGGATTCTTTTAATCCATTAACTAGATTATCAGTAGCAGCTGCTTCCATTCGTTTACGCTTATCTACTGTCTCTCTTATCATCTTTTGTTCGTGATAAGTTAAAGACATCCACTGTTGTAAATTCATGTTAGTAAACTTACCAATATCTAGTAAAATGAATTCTTCTATTGCTGTTTGTAACAGACTACCTTCACCATGAATATTATAGGCTTTCTTCATGGCTACAGGGTATAATGAGGAATGACATACTTTAACCACATTCTCTTTATCACTTGTCATTGGTTCTAGATTATAACAAGAATCATGTAACGACATTATCGAAAGTTTTTTCAACACATCGTCTTTAATAGGGTCCGCCTTACCAGAAGCAATTACAGTATTAAACTCTTCATTGCCTTTGTTATGGCGTATCTCTTCATTACCATAATCTGTACCAGCAGTATCTTCCAGTATATCAGAACGTTTAACAAACTCAATACCAAACAACGGGTCTTTGATAGCACCCGTTGCATTCGGTATTACTCGTCTATTGTCTAGTTCCCGAGTGACTGATAAATCCGACCGGTCAGAATAAAAAAAAGCATCACCGGATTGATTGGAACAATAGAGTTACTGAGTTCATGTGTTTCCTCTGTTTCATTTGCTACAGGGACACCATAAACAATCTTGGTTTGCTGGTTAATAAACTCAATTACTGCTTCACGGAATTTCTTAATCAAATTAATGTCATTTGCAGAAATGTCAATGAAGTCCATAATGTCTTTATGGCTAGTAATAGTCGTAACGATGGATTTATCTGGCTCACCATAATCGTTAGTAATAATAATTGATTTAATCAAATGACTATACTCACGCATTGATGTAGCTGTAATCTTACGAGCTAGATATTCAGAACGAACATTTTCATCTGGAACCATAGCCAATGTTTCATTAATGGCTTCACGCAGATATACATCCCATGCTGTACCATGTTCAACGTAATTATCTACATTGGTAGGTGCAAAAGTAATCTCTACTTTCTTAGTTACAGGATGGCCATTCTGAACAACAGAACGTTCACTAATGATTCGTTTGAATTCTTCTACTTCTTCTTTAGATTTCCAATCTCGTTTATAAGATTCAATCTCTTCTACTGAATGCATAATGTTGTCAGCATTGCCAAGATGTTGTTTTTGGCGAATAGACAATTTAGAATTCAGAGGGAATGAAATATCGTTAAGATTGATGGTACCAATTACAGACTCAGTACGGCCTTCTTTACCCAATACCAGTCGGCTATAAGTATAACCATCTGGATACTTAGTACATGCTAATGCCCATGCAATAGTAGGAATATCCATTGGGTCAATCAGAGTACGAAGTAATTCTGGAGTATAGTTTTTCACATTGATTCGTTCAATTTTCTTAATAAACAAATCAACCAATTTATTACCAATAAACCAAGTAGCTGTACCGTAGTTAGAGCCACCAATAGAACGACCTAGATTAATCTTAGAGGTATCGATTGATGTTTGCAAATCTACTAACTCATGTACCAATGGTGCGGAGATTACTGCTACTAAACCTGAGTGTGGTAATACTACTTCGAAGAATGTAGACAAACCTAATGAGTCCATAATCGCAGCACGTGCGCGAATACCAGTAACATTACCAGTTTCCAAACGCATCATGGAACGATGTGAAGCTACTTTCTTTTCAGAACCTTCACGAGTATATGCTGTAGAGATTTCTACATCTTTATCGTTAAGCGTTTTGTTTACAAACTCTTCTTCACCAGAAATCAGTTCCATACCAGTAGTGAGCTGGTAAAGTTTAGTAGAACCAAAATCACCTTCTACTGAGTGTGGATTTTCTGTAACATATCGTAGAATATTTTCTCGAGAATCTGGTGGGATAGAGATAGAATCATTAAATTTCTCTAAATCTTCACGTTTCTTAAAGTCCACTACTTTTTCATCACCATTAGCTAAGCTACGATTAGCGATAGCTGTAGGAATTGGTTTAGAAGCAGGTTTCTTTTCTTCATTCAGTGAGCTACTAGGTACCCAGTGTTTAACACCTGATTTATCAATCGCACCTACACGTGATTGAACATTGTGAAGAATCTTAGCAGCAGATTGTTTTTTATCTTCTGTTGGTTTTGGTTCTTCTTTAGGTGCTTCAAAATCAATCTTAGCAATTTCTGGTGTATCTGCTTTCAATGATTCAAACAAAGAAGGATCCATAATTCGTGATTCTTCAACTACAGTTTCTTTTTTCGGTTGGTTCTCTGACAACTCACCATTTTGAATCATTTCTTCAATAGTCATTGAATCGACATGTTCAGTACTATCGTCACGATGAGCATATTCAGCAAGATTACCTACTTTATCAATGTCAATTGTATCGTGCATTGAATCAACATTTTCAGTATTACTACGTTGTGCGTGTTCAGTAGTATTACCTACTTTTTCAATATCGATAGTATCGTGTAATTTAACTTCGTTTTGGTCGCTCATTTAGTTTCCTTCTTTAACAGGTGCTGGATTAGCAGCATTTAAATTAGGGTTTGTATATTTATACAATTCTTCAGAGATAAATTTCTTAATATCTTCTGGAGCTTCTTCTGGGTGTTGGTGGTAATAGTTAATTACCATGGTAGTATAGAAGTCGCTAATGTGTTGTACTTCAGACAACAATGTATTACGAATACGGTTTGCACACACTACATAGCGTAGTTTGATATCTGTAATCAATTCCAAGAAGTAAGCATCTTCTTGATCTACTTCTTTCTTAACAGTATTGTCTGCATTCAAGTATTTAGAATAAAGCTTACGAATAGAGTTAAGCTCACGTTCCATGTCAGACATGTCAGATATGGTCATATTCGCCAATAGCTTGAATTTATCACGCTCTGGAAGGTAAGGTAACATCTTTTCCTTATCCTCTGCGCCAAAGGCCTCTAGGGCGCGTTTAGGGGCAAGGATTTGCTCATTCAGATGCTTATGGATTTCCACACAAGATTCAAATGTGGTATCTACCAAAGTAGAGTATTCTTCTTGAGTCATCATGCCTTTTAAATCTTCAGGCATTTTGCGAACACGTTCAATTGGTTTTAATTCACCATCACGTGCTTTAACATAAGGTTTCTTAGGGTTAAGCAATAATACTTTTTCACGGAAGTGTTTATCATTTGTTTTCAAACGCAAACGACCACTACTATATTTATCACCATTAAATGTAGTTTTGATTTGTTGGCCATTTTTTAAATTGAAAGGGAGGATTACATCAGTCATTTTTGATTTCCTTATTTAAATGAATCTAGTAAATCGATTAATGTATATTTATTAACATTCTTCGATTTATGTTATGAATTTAAAGATTATCACATATGTAGCTAGTCTTTAACTATTTACTAACTTTATTATAAGGTAGATTTATAATGGGTAATTTAATGTTAAATTACATTACCAGTACATGGGAAAAAGAAGATGTTGCCCTATATACTGATATAATGGAACTCGTAACAGGTGTACGAGATGATTATGGTGATAACATAGATTATATCATCCAAAACTGTAATGACGATGTTACAATGAGTCAGTTAGATGACTTAATCAAAAGCTCTGTTCAAGGAATGTTAATTGAACTATTAGGAGAAATTGGTTTCTTTGTTTCTGATGATTATTATTTAGATAACGAGATACTGTATAAGATTTATAAAGAAGCTATCTATATTGAAGCCAATGAGCAATTAGATTTCTCACTCTCTATTTTAGAGTCAGATAGAGATATTATTGTTACATTCTACGAATTACTAAATGTTGTTGGTTCTTTAGATATTGATGAATCAGACTTCAATAACCATATTGTTAAAATATTACCAATGACTAAAGAGAAATTAGTTAACTATTTGCGTTCTAAAAAAGAAACTCAACCAGAAGAGCCTAAAGACTTAACTAAGATAGCTTTGCGTGTTAAAGAGTTTTGTAAAGCTGTTAACGATGAATCGTTTATGGTTATTGATTTAATTAGAAATGGTGTTAACTTAGGTTTACCATTTCGTAGTTATTTAAATATCTATTCTACTGCTCTATTTGATTTAGATTTAAAAGAACAGTGTTATAACTTATACTTATTCGCACTGATTAGTGAAGATGGTACAGACGAGCCTGCTGAATGTGTAGAAGATAATATCGGCGATTATGTATTTGATTTCGGTGTTGTTGATTCTATCTTAAGAGCAGTACGTGAAATTCAAGTAAAAACAAGGACTATTTAAAAATGAAAGAAATGAATAAATATAGTTATTTCATCATGGGTTTGAAAAACAGATGGTTCTTAGATTCATATTGGATTAAAAGCTGTTTCTCTGTATTTAAAACCAAAGATACCACACCTTATTTGGTTAAGACAAATAGTAATGGTTTTTACTTTATACAAGATGGTGAAGAAGTACTGATTACAGGTACTAAAGATATCACTAAACCATTACTTAGAGTAGGTGAAATGATTACTGTACCAATGGGTACGTTCCCTGGTCAAAAAGAAGAGATTAAGACTTCTTGTGGTGTTCTATTTCAAAACTACTTAATGGTTATTGACCCATTTAATGGTAAAGTACCCTTTATTAATAAACGTTTCTTCCCTAGTGATGTAGAGAAGTATTTCTTACACAAATGGGAGCGTTCACGTGATGATATTAGTGAAGATAAACCAGAAAAACCAGATGAAGTATTTACTGAAGAGTTTTTAAAATATACAGAAAATACTCTACACTTAGTAAACTATACTCAAACCTTTGTTCCTTCTATTACCGAGAGGTCTTTAACGACTAATCCGCTATTAGAGAAACGTAGAAAAGAACTCTATGCTGAATATGGTGATAGATTAAACGACCCTGTTATTGCTGCTAAGGTAGATGCTGAATTAGTAGCTATCGATAAGGAATTCATGAAAGGTGATGATTCCATGGGTTTCTTAATCAGTGGTAAAGCATTTAACAATACTCGTAAACGTTTGAATAATAACTTTGGTACACCATCTACTCTGGACGATAAACCAGGTCAATTCATTACACGTAGTTTAAAAGAAGGTGTGGATTATAAGAATCTATCTGTCTATGTAAATGACGCGTATAATGGTTCTATTGGTCGTGGTCTAGAAACACAAGAAGGTGGTGTATTGGTTAAAGACGCATTGCGTTCTGCTGCTAACTTAAAAGTAGAAGGTGATGACTGTGGTAGTACACATGGTGTATTATATAAGATGCCAGATGATGTAGATAAGTGTCTTAAATATATTGGTTACTGGTATATTGTTAAAGGTACTTCCCACAAGATTACTAATGAGAATATTAAAGACTTAGCAGGTAAATACTTATTGTTTAGAGCACCTAGTATGTGTACTTCTAAGAATAATAGTTACTGTAGAAAATGTGTAGGTCCTAATATTTCAAATTATGAAAATGGTATTGCTACAGTTAACTCTAGCTTAGGTAGTGTCATTATGGGTCTATCCATGGCCGTAATGCACAATAAAACCGTATCCACCAATAGGTGGAGGAATTCTTTATTATCTTAATGTATTTTAGAATAGCTTTAGAACATACCCGTATATGAAATATTTATTAGTTTAAGAAGGATAACTAGAAATGAATAAAGTAATATACGGCATTACTGCAAATACTAAAGTATTAACGACAGATGGTTTTAAGGAGGTAATTAACTTATCTAAAGATGATATTATTATATCAGAAAACAGTGTAGATGCTACTGTATTGGATATCCAACAGGAAGGTTATAATAACACACATTATGTTATTCTAGAAGATGGTAGAGGTGTTGAATTAGGTGATAACTATCAGTTAGATTACATAATTGCCAAGTCTAGAATCAAACTACGCACTAGTCCAATATCTTCTATCAATATTCCTGATAATACTTTTATCAAGTTAAAGTTAATTGATAGTCCTTATAGAACCACTGTGAATGATACTGACTTAATTCCACCTTACACAATGGGCGTATTACTAGGTAATGGCTATTGTAACAATTATAACTTAGAATTAAGTTCTCCTTACGATGAGTTATTTGAAAAAGTAAGTAATGAATTAACCGATGATAATCTAAGAGTATCTATGGTTAAAGAGTTACAAGGTACTAAGAGAGCTTTAATTGTAAGGAAAAAAGAGTATAACCATAATCATGATATTAAGAACAGTTATCGAGAGAAGTATTTGTCGTATGGATTAGGTGGTTTACTAGCTAATAGTAAGTTTATTCCTGATGAATACCTTTATAAGATTAACTTAAAACAAAGAATAGAATTAATTAGAGGACTATTAGATACAGATGGTAATGTCTCTCCTTCTAAGAGTATTAGATTTAATACTGTAAGCCATAGGTTAGCTAAAGGGTTACAATATCTAGTTTGGTCTATTGGTGGTAGATGTGCCACGAGGAAAGAGATTATGGCACCACACAGAGTAACACATCAAGACGTATATTGGGTATATATTAACTATGTCGATTTTATTAAGTTATTTACTGTAGGTAAGAAATTGAATAGATTGAAAGATAGAAGATATTTACCTAATAAAGATAAATGGATTAAAGTATCTTCTATTGAGAAATCAAATAGAGAAGTACTTACTTATAGTATTACTTTAGATAAAGATGTTAGGTTAATTACTGATACGTATATAGGAATTTAATAATGCATAATAAGACTGTATCAACTGCACCATGGCGTAAAGACCTATTATCTTAAAATCTATTTGTATTAGAGTGTGTCGCAAGATGCACTCTAATATATTTTATTTTAAACATATACTACTAAACTGAAAGAGAAGAGCCTTCTTCTAATAATTTAATTTATAGTTAATTAACGGAGTATTACCATGATTGAATTACTAAAACCAATAGATAACCAAAAAGAATGTGACAACCTTAGGCGACAATTGATAAAAGATATTGTCTCTGATTTTGAGTATCGTATCGGATTACAAGATAAGCTATTAAAACAAGCTATTGCATTTCGTGAAGAATGTGTAGCAAAGGGTTTAATTTCTCTTATTCCTGATACCGATAAGAAGATTGATTATCTTCGTGAGGATATCGCGTGGCTTAGTGAGAATGTGATTCAAGGAATTGAATCATTGTAAGATACTACTACAGTAGATAGGGATACCTATCTACTGTAGTATTTATCCTAATACAATATATAATTTTTTTTCTTTAAATACTTTAGTTAAGTACTCTCTAACCAATCTATTATACTTAATTGGATTACTGGACTTATGTGTCGTTTGTCCTTTAACACTAATCCAAGCATTGATTGGGTTATCTGAAATGAAAGTATTTACAGCTTCATCCAATGTTTCAAATAACACACCACTATTGTTATAGTCTTTAACGTATACAGTAGGTGTATATTTTGGATGAATATTAAAATAGATAAAATCTTTATCTTTAGATAAACAATATTTAGTAATGTTTAAATTAGCATGTTTTCTATTTAGCCAATCAACAATTAATTCGTTATCACTAACATTTTCTTGTTGTTCCCATACCCATTCAGGTACTTCTAATCTTTCTTTATAGAGAGTTAAACTAGAGAGAGATTGAGTCATTTTAATTCCTCATTGCGTTAAAGACAAGATAAATCAGTGCTAAAACTGCAATTAGACTAATAACAATTGTAATTAGCTGTTCTGTTGTAACCATTTTATTTTCCCAATAAAAAATAAAAAATATAAATTAATACTAATACCAATAGGAACTTAATCCCATAGTATACGTCATCACCTACTTTACTTTTAAAAGCAATTCTTTTGTCTTTTAGATATTCTAATGTAGGTGCTACTGTTACTACTACTGTTTCTATACCAGAATAGAGTTTACGAATAACCTTTTTAAATAGTTTTTTATAATCCATTTTATTTTACCCAGCAAAAAGCATAAGTAACTAGATAGGACACATTATAGTGTCCTATCTAATATACTCTATTGAATTGGTCCGCGAGGTGGGACTCGAACCCACACGACCTATGGTCGAAAGATTTTCTTACTACTCTTGCTTTCACAAGCCTGGTATAGTTATCAGTTGTAGTCTGGACTATATCATTACCTTCAACTTTACTTGCTAAGGTATCCTGAGCGTAGTCTCTGAACCTTCCTCTTATCCTACTTAAAGACTTAGAGGCTCGGCTGCTGATTGACCAATTTCCGATATTCTTATAACTTTCGTATTCGTCGTTTCCAACCACACTGTAGTCATCGGAACTATAAGGTTATTCCAGCAGTTTCCAGGATTCTCATCTATATATTTCTATATAGCGGCTCTATGTTCATCTAAATATCAGTTAAGATATTAAGACTACTATACTAAAGTCTTTTATGTCTACCCAATTCCATCACTCGCGGAAAAATCGGTTTAAACTAGTTTCATCACCGAAAGTTTTTTATCACACTAGTACTTTGCCTATTCATTACATTTTAAAGCAGCACCGTACGTCAGAATAGGAATTGAGTACGAGTACTTCTATTTGGTGGAGGGAGTAGGATTTGAACCTACGAACCTTTCGGGGCGGATTTACAGTCCGCTGGATTTAACCACTCTCCAATCCCTCCAGTTAATTTAATAACCCCATCCTTCAGTACATATAATAGAATTCATGGTATTATCTCCTAATTGGGTATACTCTTACAGGATTTACCTGCATCTACCACCGTAGGTTACGTTTGTCCGAAAGCATTGATACAAGCGGTTTGAAGTAGAAGATGTGCTTTTACGTAACTATTGGTGATTGTTTTATTTTAAACTAAAGAGTACATTAACTGGCGCACCTAGAAAGATTCGAACTCTCACTAAAGGTATAGAACACCCTTGTGCTATCCATTACACTATAGATGCTAATAACTGGTGCGTGAGGAGAGACTCGAACTCTCACTCCTTTCGGAACAAGGACCTAAACCTTGCGTGGCTGCCTGATTTCACCACTCACGCTCATTTTCATATATAGAGAAGATATAGAAAATATTATTTAGTTTTTAAAAATAGCTCTTCAACATATATTCTAGAATAATTCAGATATATACTACTATAGTGAAAGAGAAGAGTAAACTTCTTATTTAACTATTTTACTATTTATATAAAGGAAATTACTATGTTGACTTTTAAACAAAAATCCGCTTGGATTCTCCGTAACCAAGGTCGTGTTATCCGTTTTGCTAAAGCTATTGAAGCTTTGGAAAACACTGTATCTAAAAACAAAGCTCACAAACAGTGCGTGGAGTACAACTTCCACCGTACTGAAATTATTCGTTGGTTCTCCTAGCGAATACAATTCTTTATTTGCTAAATACGAGAACGATATCGCTACCATCGATACCAGCATTGAATCTGGTGAACGTAAAGTGAATCGTATGAAATCTGTTGCACAAAAATTACGTGCACATGAGAAAGTAATCTATACTTTACCACACACTTGGTAAGGTGTAGATCAAAAAAGAAACCCCTTAATCGGGATTTCTTTTTTTTTGCTTTTTATTTCTTTTCTTCAAATGATTTCCAAATACCAATAGATGTAGCAATCATCATCATCTTGTCAGAACCTACTACAGTGTCATCTAACTTCCAACCTAATCTAATTCTAAGGCATTTATCTTTTCTAAATGGATAACGGTAGATTAAATAGAATTCCCAAACACCATTTTCATTATATTGGAATAATACACCTTCACAACCGTGGTCTGAAGTATCTGGATTACCATGATTAATTAAACATTTACCGATTGGTCTACCTAGGTAATAGTAATCAAACCAATAGCCTTTATTGCGCCATAACCATGCTGTACGACGTTTAAACTTAATAAAGGTAGTATCACCAGGCCATCTCTCTAAATGCCATTGATCACCGTCTATAGGGTTATCGTGAGTTAACCAAGGTGTAAAGACTTTAGGTACGTTACCTTCTTTATTGGTTAAACTAAATAAAGCAATAATAGGCCCTAATGGATAAGAGAGTAGACTTACTACTGTAGAGATAATAAACAAAGGAATAAAAAGAATAAGGTTCTTAATGAGTTTAAAATAAATGTGATTCATATTTTGTCTTTCTTAACTGTTAATAGATAGTGTGAATAATCATACAAATTAAAAAAGAAACATAAGGAAATACTACTCTCTACTCCTATTTTGGAGTAGAGAGTAATACTTAAGAATAGGGGTGAAACAAAACCACCGAGTCACCAGCCTCTAGGAAATGAAAGGATATACACTACTATCCTATATAACCTTTAGTAGAGGGTTTGAATTAACTTTAGTCTTTCAACTTTCTATCTTTAATTCGTATAAATAATCTTTAAGCTTTAGTATCTTTCGAACTTTAAACTTTTAGCTTTTATCCATTCGCTATTGGGCAATCTCTATTTACCCAAATATATATTTCCTTAGGGTGAGTCGAACACCCGACACACTGTTTAACTGACAGTTGCTCTACCACTGAGCCATAAGGGGTCGTATGCTAATTGGTTGTAAGCACTTAGATTATTCCGAATCTAAGACGGAGTGTATTGGATTTATCATTATTCGATAACCAATGGTTTTGTTTCTTTTTAACAAAATCAATAAGTCCAAGCCTTCATTTAAGAAGAAATGAAATGAAAGAAGAATAGAAAAATTTGCAAAAACTATACTTCTTTCATATAAAGAACTACTTCTAAATTTTAATTTATTCAAAAGTAGTTCTCTATTCTTTACATAACTCTAATCATTAGAATTAGAATTCAATAATGGTAGTGGCATTAGATTCAGACAAAACGTAGTCTACTTCTTCGATAAAAGTATCAATACGTTTACGTTCTGCTTCGATGTATTCATTTACATCTTTAATACCAGATACTTTAACTTCTACAATCGCTTTTTTCAAACGACGTTCTTCTTCAGTCAATACAGTTTTTAGATAGTCTTCTGAAACATCTTGACCTTGTGAATTTTTAATCAGGTTTTCACGTACAGAAGCAAACTTAGTATCAGCACTGATTTTACTTTGTTCTACACGAGATTCAGCATTACGGTTTTCACGAGTAATGCGGTCCAAGAAGTTATTGCGGTAAACAATAGTGTTTTTGTATACCAATGCGTCAGCTACGGATAGCTCTTCACCACCAATAACTACTTTGGTTACTTCGTTAGACTTACGAACTGCTGCTTTAATGTTATTCAGTTCAGCGAACAAATCATTAAATTGGTCGAAGTTAGATTTGGTCATTTTCAGATTATCTTTAAAGACATCTGATTCATCATCTACTTCACGTTTCATCAAAGTAACAACAAATTGGCTTTCTACCAGTCGAGCCAGTTGTTTTTCAATGGTTTTAGCACGAGTCAGTGCACGAGTAATAGACATTGTAGTCATTTTGATTTCCTTTTAACTAAATTGAGATTTAAACTTTAAAAAAATAGGAGAGAGAGCGAAATGAGTTACATTTCAATAATTAGGTAATACTAAAACTATTTTGTTTTAGCATGAGTAATACCTGTTTGGTCTTGGTATACACCATTGTATCCTGTATTGTTTTCATCAGGAGTATGTCTAGTGAAGTAGATTGTACCAATACCTTCATTTGCATATACACGCATGTGGATATTGGTTTGGTTATAAATCTCCAATACCAGTTGTCCTGACCATCCTGACTTCAATGTAGTCGGTGCCATATTCATTCCTACACGAGCATAAGAGGATTTACAGTACAATACACCACTGATGTCATTAGGGATGTTAAATCGCTCTACAGTGTGTGCCAATACCATGGTTTTAGGTGGAATTAGGAAATATACTGTACCATCTCTTTCTCGAATAGGTTCAATAAAGAGTTTAGTTAACTCTTTTTGCTCACTCAAGTCTTTCTTAATATCCAATACTGGATGGGCATGATTATCTTTATTAGGATTAATCTTAGCAGTAGGAACTACCAATTCCAATGGTGTTTCAGCAATACGGGCATCGTAGCAGTTCTCCGCTAATCCGTAAGAAGCTACAATACGTCCATCCACCATATGTACTTTTTTATTCACAAAATCAGTAATTACAGGAAAATCAGCATAAGCTAATTCCTTAATCTCTTTGCTATTCAAATACATTTATCTTTTTCCTTTTTAAGTATACAAGTATTCTGTTAAAATATTACCTAGAAGATTACGACACTTAATCTCTACATTACTTACATCGTAACTTAGTTCAGACATATCCAAGTCAACACCTAACAGTCTAGGGAATTCACATCCACAGTAATAGATTTGGTTGACTCTTTGTCTTTTCAATTCTTCAATTTGTTCTTTAAACTTCTCGTCTTGATTATAACGAGAAGCAATACCTGTTTTAACTACGTAAGAAACAATATCAAATAACTTCTTACCACTAGGTAATACGTTAGTGCGTTTAGTAGTAATGTACTCTATCAAATCTTTTTTAGTCGATTCTATAAAACCATTATAGTCTCTTGGTCTTACTGTGTCACTCATTAGGTTAAAATCTACATAATCGTAAATGGCTTCTAGTACATTGGTATATTGTTTTAATTCACCTAAAGGAGAGTCCATAAGTACTGGTCTCTCACCTACAATACCTAATGGGCTAGAGCCTTTAAACCAATAAGCATTACCATGTACCTTATCTTCTGTAAACATAGCATTAAATCGATTAGGACACTTACTGGAGTCAATACAGAACGTAAATAGTACTTTGGTATTAAATAACTCTTTCTCTATTCTTTCTTGAAATTCTAACCAAGATTGTTCATTTAAAAAACAATTGACGATAGGGATTCTTAATTCGTCAATACAATGTCCAATTCCATTGTCTTCAAAATAACCTTTTTCAAACTTTTTTAAAGCATGGATAAATACATCCATGTTAAACTCAAATGGTTTATCGACAATAGCATAAGGAATGCTCACTAGATTCACATTCTCAGTACTAAAACACCAATAACCATTTTCACTAAAGTAATCATCTTCTAGTTCTTTAAACATACCATACCAAAGAGGATACATTTCTTTAAAGACTTCTGTAACTCTTACTGAATTCTCATCAGGTAATCCTTCGTAACATACTGGTACTGCTAAGTTTGTTAAACTAACATCACAATCGAATAAACTTCGCTCTATAAATCGGACAGACATATCTTCTACCTTCTTAAGTTATGTTTTCATTGATAAGCAAAAGAACATAAAAAATACACTATACTCAGGTGGCCACCTGAGTATAGTGTTTATAAAATCAACTTTAGGATTAACAAAATCAAAAATACTAATTCAATACTTTACTAAGCACGTCTTATCCCATAATTTGCTTTTAAGAAACATTCTCCACATAACGTGCGTTTACAAACGAGTTAAGACTTATTCTCAAGACCGGTATTTATAAGGTTCTTAACCTGAGTTAGATTAACCATCAAAAGGACACTATTTAGGTTTACTATCGTATCCTTGTGGTTTAAACCCTAATCACCTTATAACGAGCCTTAATCAAAATCTTTCAATCGTTATCTTTACGTTTAGGTTAGTAAAGGATTAAACTTTCATAGAGATTCATAAAAAAGGATTGTTCAATTTCATTACTTAGTTTTTAGTTTCAGTATTCAAAATTATGTTTAAGCATATATATAGACCTACAAATAAAAATAAAATCGCGCGAAACATACTTGGGTAGCTGCGCGATACAGGAGCGCCGTGCATCATGGTGGATACCAGACTTGTGTATCTTTGTTACCTATCTTAAGCGAACGCTTGTTGGATTTATCCTGTTATTGATTCTCTTATCCTCACCTGTTGCCTAGCAACCATCTTCTAAGTACGAATAACACTATCCTCTTTATCGCCTCTTTAGGCGTATGCTAAAGAGGATAGGGTTAAGAGGATTAGAAGATATTAAAAACCCATACTCACTCACGGATACTAACGTCGTAGACAGAATAATGGATACTACCACTTGTAATTCATTTATTCGAGTGAGTGAGTATAGCATTAGTTGTACAACTCAAGAAACCAAATACCACTACGGATACTAGTGCCACAGGCGAATAGAGGTATACCTTCTTGGATATACCATTTATTCGAGTAGTGGGATTTGTGTAATGGTTGTAAACCTTTTACAAATAGTCTTTGGTTTATCCAAAGACGTTAGTAACGTGCGTTGCTTCATTTGTCTTTTTATATCCTTTTATATCTTCTTGTTTAAGCAACGTAGTTACAAGAGAAAGCTTATGCTTTCTCTCTTTACTTATTTTTTATTTGTTTTTTATTTTTTTCTTTCTTTTTAGACTACTATATTATGAAACGAAGAGTGACCTTTCGAATGAAGTGATAACGGAATGAGGCGGGGAGCGATGAGTGGAATAATATAGTAGTCTTTTTCTTTCTTTTTTGGGGGGAAAGGGGGGTGGAGGAGGAAGAGGGTTGTTAGGGAGAAGGAGGAGGAGGGGGGAAAACCCCCCTTTAAAATTTAACATAAAACCATACGCTACAGCGTAGGGTTTACCCATTCCTTAATATACGCTCTAGCGTAGGGTATAATTACCCCTATTATCCATTCTAGCTAAGCTTATGAATGATTACTTTATAGTCGTTCTAATGTACATTTAACCCCTATAAGGAATATTAAAGATGTCTAACCGTCAAAAACAACGCGGTAATAACCGCAATGGTATGAATCCTGCTAATGCAGAACCTATCCAGCTAGAAGAAGCAGAAGACTTGGAAGTATCTACTGAGGACTCTCCTTCCATTGAAGAAGGTCGTGAATACACTACCAATGATATTCTTCTACCAGATGCTACTGAGGAAATCCACAATCCTTCTGTAGACTTAGAACAAGAGCAAGAAGCAGACCGCCTTCGCCATGTAAAAGGTGAACTAGATGTAGATGAAGTACTAGGTTTAGTAAGCCTTACTGCTCGTATGTCTTTACTTGGCATTATCGACTATATCGATAAGATGAATTCTTTCAAAGGCGTTATTCGTGTCCTAATGAATGATAAAGGTTTTGTGACTAATCAAGGCCCTATCATGCAAGCAGAACTCTTCCGTAACATTATGGACATTATCACTAAGACTTCAGACTTAGATTTCCGCTACTCTATGGACTTACTGATGCAGTTGTTCGTAAAACATGGTAAAGAAGGTCAACCTCTTAACATCTTCTCTCTCATGCGTTTCCAAGAGAACATTCGTCTTGACTTAGTAGAACAGCAATGTTATCCTAACTTAATGACCATGCTATCTGTATTAGCAGACCCTACTACTCGTAGTAGCAAAATCAATAAAGAAATTGATATGGGTCGTGCATTGCAATACGGCTTTAGTGAAATGGCTCGTAATCGTCTTTTGGCTTACTTCGGACGCTAATCTAGGTATAATAGACTTATCTACACTAGAGGAATATTCCTCTAGTGTAGTGAGTCGTTATTTAATGACTATTAATGGCTTATTTTTAACCAATAACAAGGAGTCCACATGAACATCAATGAATGGAACAAACTATTAATCAAAGCTGGTTGTAAGACAGCTGTAGCCCACCAATGGGCACCTTACTTTGCTAAGCATTGTAATACCTTTAAAATCAACACACCTAAGCGTATAGCCTCATTCCTAGCCAATGTAATGGTAGAGTCTATCTTCCTAACTACCATGCGTGAGAACTTACGCTATTCAGCAAAAGGTTTAGCTAATACATGGCCTAACCGTTATTCTCAAACAGGTAAGAAAGGTGGTTTACCTAATGCTAAAGCAAATGCTATTGCTGGTAATCCTATGGCCATTGCTAACCACTGTTATGCTAACCGTATGGGTAATGGTTCTGAAGCTTCTGGAGATGGATGGAAACATGCTGGTAAAGGCCCTATTCAATTAACTGGTAAAGACAATTACATTCGTTTCTTTAAGGAGAATAACCTACCCCTTAACACAGACACTGATAAGCTTCTAGAGCCTGATTTAGGCGCATTAGCAGCTTGTTGGTTCTGGAGTAAAGCCAATATTAACGCTAGTGCTGATGCAGGTGATTTTGATGGTTGTTGTGATAGGGTAAATATTGGTCGTAAGACTAAACCTATTGGTGATGCTCATGGTTATACTAACCGTAAGAAGGTCTATAATGTTCTTTTACCTTACTTAGAGAATAATCTTTCTAACTTACTAAAAGATGGTGGTACTATTCCTAACGTACCTGCTATGGAGATTATCAGTAACATTCAAGAGATTGAAGAAGCTGAATATAATGGTGAGATAGAAGAATCTGTAGAGACTTTTGAAGAACTGTAATTTTTAAAATATAATTTTTTTATTATAGTTTACTCTATATGAAAGAAGTAGTAACAAATAGCAATCCGAACCGTAAATGCTTTTCCCCTTTCGTTTGTCATTTACCAGAGGAGATTGCTATCTTGGTGGAATATAGGACGAATTAGTCTTTTGATATTGTTAACTTGGGTGATTTACTTAAGTAATTGGTTGGGTAAGTCCTAATACATTCCTTTATACTACTTCTTTCAACCTTATTCTAAATAAGGGTTTGTTACCTTAACAACACGTATCATCCGTGGTGTACGTAATAAGCAAAGCTTCAGAGTAGTACGGGGCCTTAGGGAAACGAGAAGTAGACACGTCCTTCCTGTCGGGGATCGGCAGGCGCTGAGCATGACCAGAGCGTAGTCCATACATTAACATCATTAACAAAAACAACACCTTTAACAAAAAAATCATCATCAAAAAAATCAAAATTATCATCTTTAACAATAAAATTAGCAGTATAATGTTTTTGGTCGGCTCAGGGGTGGTGTCCCTGGGTCGGCCTCCGGCAACGGATATGAAAAATAACTATAAATTAAAAATATAGAAACATATACAATTATGGTGTAAAGACACAATAGTCTTTATTTTATATAAAGGAATTACCGATGGAAAATGTAGGTGAAGTGTTTTCTACGGTAGTAGTCATTATCTTAATTGTATTGATGGTGATTAGCCGTGAATGACATCATGACCATCTTAATTTATATTATCCTGATTGCCTATTTCTTGGTAACAGGATACTTATTTTATAAACTCTATATCCCAAAAAGGAAAGACAAATGAAAACCCTATTTCAAAACTTATTCCGATTGTTTTCTAAAAAACACCACTTCGATGATATCAATAAACTCGAAGAAATCGATAGAATCTTAACTCGAGCTAATAAATTGGATAAAACAGAAGATAGCTTTACTCTGTCTAATGGCGATACCCTTGTTGATAACGACAATGTTATCGTAATGGGTTGGCACATCTACTGTAACCCTCAGCAACTCAAAGAAGTCTTAGAAGGTGTTCCTAAATATTTGGCTCGTATTCGTGTTGAATCTACCACCGATATTGATGTATATGGAAATGAAATTGAGTATTTCCGTGAAGAATATCGTTTTACCATTGAATCTGATAAAACAAATGTATTTATCTTTACATTTGAAACTGCTGAAATGGTGTAACCATGATTAAAGAAGTATTGATTAAAAATCGTTTACAAGAGTGTGCTTTTGTAGACGATAATTTAGAAGAAATCGAAACATGGTTATTGAAACATGGAGTAGAATCTTCTATCTGTAATACAGAAAATAACATTTATGTTGATTCTTATTACGGAGAATTGAAAGCGGTCAAAGGCGATGTGATTGCATTTGTTGATGACCACAAGACAGGTGAAATCATTAAGAAACCTATTGTCTTCTCCAAACGTGGCTTTGAACTACTCTTAGAACAAACCCGTTAATCTTAAATCTTATATAAAGGAAATTAAACATGTTTACTAACTTGAAATCTATCTACACTGACGCATTGGGTTATGAACTCAATGACCTCTACAGACTCTGTAAAGAGAAAGGATACAAAGAATATCCTGACTCTAAGGAGCACACACATCCACAAGGTTACGGCGTGTATAAAACAGATAACCAAGAATTTATTGTACCACTTTACAGCCATTGTACCATTGACCCAATTACTATCGAAAACGGTATCCCTACATTGAATATTGGTAGTACATTGGCTGAATACTCTACCAAACATGGTTTTGTAAGTACTTTTGGTAATGACTCTTTATTCGTTATCAAAGACTAATTCTATTAACCTTCTGTTTAGGGTTTAACAGAAGTAAATAACTTAAACCCATTCTTTAATTCAAACTAAATACTTTAAAAAGGAAATCAAAAATGACTAAAATGACTAACATTGCCCTGGCCGTAATTGCTGCTGCTGCATCTACTACTGTGTTGGCAGACAATTCAGTAACAGGTACCTACCATGTTACTCAAGGTGATAAAATCACTGTAACTGGTAGTGGTAATACCACCGTAGGTACAGACCTGGTAAACAAAGGTCTCTCCAATACCGCATTCGGTATCCATAACACTGTCGAAGGTAAAGACAGTGTAGTAGGTGGCCAACGTGCACAAGTGAAAGGCGATATGTCTGTTGCCATTGGCCATCACGCACAAGCTCTGGAATCAATGAATACAGCCATTGGTTCCGAAGCTTCTGCTATTGCTCAATCCTCTACCGCTATTGGTAAAGGTACCCGTACTTTAGGTATTGCCTCTACTGCCGTAGGTGCTCATGCTACTGCTGAACAAAATTCTGATGTAGCCATGGGTTTGCACGCTAATGCCAAGGGTGGTCAATCAACCGCTATCGGTCAATCTACTACTGCTGAAGGTGGTCAGTCTACCGCGATTGGTTCAGGTGCTACCTCTACTGGTCGTTTTTCTGTGGCTGTAGGCACAAATGCTAAAGCCAATAATGAGCATGATGTAGCTATTGGCTCTTTCTCTACTACAGAGAAAGCCGTAGGTACTTCTAGCGCCATTATTAATGGTGTAGAATACGGTACATTCAAAGGTCATAAACCTGTAGCTACTGTATCTGTAGGTAAAGAAGGTAGCGAGCGTACCATTACCAATGTAGCTGCCGGTCGCGTTTCTGCCGAATCTACTGATGCAATCAATGGTTCTCAACTCTATTCTGTTGCTACTAAAGTAAGTGACAACACAGCTTCTGTTGAAATCCTGAAAGAAGCAGTAGCAAGCAATGAAAGCAGTATCGCTGTTAATGCTAACCGCATTACTAGTAACACTCAAGCAATCCAAGGTATTAACAACACCATTAACCAACACACTACTTGGAACGAAGCTCAAGATGACCAAATCGCTGAGCTGCGTAAACTCGTGAATGGTTTGCATGGTGACAATGCCGAAATCCGTAAAGAGCTTCACGATAACCGACGCGAAGCACGTGCAGGTATTGCTGGCGCTAACGCAATCGCTGCTATCCCACAACCTCACGCCCCTGGTCAAACGGCTATCGGTGTCGGTGCAGGCTACTTCAAAAACGAGGGTGCCGCAGCTGTTGGTGTTTCCCATATTTCTGATTCTGGTAAATGGGTATCTAAAGCTGGTATCAACGTAGACACTCGCCGTAACATTGGTATTGGTCTTGGCCTCTCTTATGTATTCGGTGGCGTAAAAGTACCTGTACAAACCAAAGAAGTGGTACATGAAGTAGTGCGTGAAGTGATTGTACGTGAAGTACCAGCACAACCTACTACTAAACGTATTCGTGGTTAATTAATATACTAACATCTATACTCCTGTCCTTTAATAGGGCAGGAGTATAGCTATGTTTAAGTATATTTTTTTAATTAATATTGTGATAGTTAATAGTTAATAAAGGAATATAAAATGATTATTGGTTATAATAATATATTACAAACTAAGTACGAGAAACATTTTCACAGAAGACAAGACTCTAGAAGTTACTTGAACGAACAATTTAGATTAAATGTAGACACCGTATACGATAAAGAAACTGATGACTTTATCATGAAATTTGTCGATGAAAGTATGCCTATTATAGATACAGTAGCAAAACAGATAGAATATGGTAAGAGAATATCTAAAGAAATCTTACCTAAAGTACTAAGACATTATTTAAATAGCTATATCTTTAGATTAAATGATTTTAATATTTACAGAAATGATGATTTGAACTTTGAACGTAATAGGGATATTATTTCTATTCGTGATCAAATCTACGAACCACTTGTTTATAAAAGCACTGGTATAATAGGTGCAGGTAGTAATGCACCCTATGCACCAATTGGGTTCTTTGGATATAATTTTGCTGATTATAAAATTAAAGAAGAAGCCATTGATCAAGGTAGAATGACAGACTCTGAAAAACTAAAACCAAGTTATCGAGATGCTGTTAAAGAGTTTGGTTTTAGAGTTAACTCTATGTTATTTCCAATTAATGAACAATTTAAACAAGATTTAAATTCTTATAAGAATCGACTAGAAGCCAATAAAACTAAACCAGCTATAGAATATACTCCTGAGTTCTTTGATTTAGTTAAACTACTAAATACCAATAGTGCCATTAATAATGAATATTGTAAGTCAGAAAGAACCATGCCTGATGGTATTATTGATAATATGGATGATTTAGTGGTTACTTGTAATCCTATTGTTTATTTTAGTTATTTTGACATTCTCAAAATGTCTTATAATCAGTTTAAAAATAAGATATTAGAACAAGCTAAGAAGTTTAAAAATAGAAATCCTAAAGTAGTTGAGTCTGAAGTAGATACAAGACTAGCTCGTCCTGATAAAATCGCTAATAGAGATAATATATTAGTGGATTATGTTCCTAATAATATTTATATTAGAAAGAACAATGGTTGGAATGAACTTAATATCGCATTCTGTAAATTAGCTGTTTATGTATCTAGTACTTATTTAGCATGGTATGGTTTTGGTACAGCTGACGCTGATGTACAAAGGTCTGTAGAAAATAGAATATTTATTAATCAAGTGAATAAATTAAAAGAATTAATTAGAAATTTTATTACTATTAGAAAACGTACTTCTAGTTATTTAGCTAGTTCTAGTGATAGTTATCCCAATCCTTGGTTTAAAGCAGTAGACTATACTAATCCAAGTGCAGGACATCGTATAAATACAGATAATGTAATTACGAATAAAGACATTGGCGAATATATCTTTAATTCATTAAGTCGAAAGATTAGTAATTTAGTATCTCTAACACCTACTGCACCTGATGGTAGTATTTTCCTTCCAATATTTTACTGCGGTAATGAGTTAAATGAAAATCAAGTAAGATTAATGGATAATGGTATGAATGATTATAATTTTACCTTATTGTCTAAAGAATTATATTACTATAGCGGTGATAGTTTAAATGTAGCTAATAGAGACATACGACCAGAATCAATAAGTCAGGATAAATTTAATAATAGGTTTCATGTCGAATATGGTTTTGTAGAAGAGCCAGGGTATATGACAAGTATTTGGAACTGGAATGAACCAGTAAAAGGTGAATATCTAGAATCATTTGATGAAGAAATTTATGGTTTTAGAAATGGTTATACTTGGTTTATGCGTGAATTTAACATGCGTTATTCTGTAGAGCAACATAAGTACAAAACATTACTTAATGCAATGTTTGATATTGTTAAAATGTCTGCTTTGAATAATTTACACTATGGTGTATTAAAAGGAAATGCATTAAAACAATTAAAGACCAAACTCAATATTACACAAGACGATGAGTTTAAAGTATTTTACATATTAACTAAAACCATGGATAAGAATGGAAATACACATAATATTCCATTGTCTGATTTCTATAATCTTATAACAGATGATAAGTATACTGAACACAGGTATAAAAATAAAGTATCTGATAAAAATGCTTTGATGTTTAGAGGTGAGAATTGGCGCAATAAACTTTCTTATGCTGATTACATGACTGATTTAAGAAAGAAAGTAGAAGCCTTACCAGACCATGTAATTGATAGAGAGAGTATTGAGTTAATTGTTAAATATGTATTTTTCTCAGTATTACACAACATATGTACATCTGAAAGTGAATCTACCCTACCAGATAAAATCATTACTACAGATACAGTCGATGAAGCTTTAGATAAATACTATCGAGCTAATCTATTAGAAAATATTTATACTTGGACAGGTAATTTGGATTTATCTTATAAGTATATTTAGAAAAGGATATTAAATTGGAACACGGTATAATGTTTAATTTCATTCTTAGTATTCTATTGGTGTTAGCAATAGGCATAATTTGGACACTAATATGTAAACTACCATAAGGAATAAAAAATGGAATTGATAGCAAATATTACGTTAGTATCTTCACTGGTACTGACTTTTGTAGCATTTATCGCTACATGCGTTGTTGATTTTCAAAATTAATATAACTAATAAAGAGATATGGTGTAACCCATATCTCTTTATTTTAATTTAACATATAAGGAGCACGAAATGATTTGCAAAGAAATTAAGCATACAAAAGATTCTACCAATATACTGGTAGACTTATTGAATAGTTCAAAAGTAATTACCAAAATTAGAGAAAATTACTTACAAGAATATAATAGTTACTTGAAGTTAGCTGAAGCACCAAATTACCCTGGAGTATACCATATAGAGATGTATCGTGATTATATTGACGAAACCATTAAAACTAAACTCTCTAGAATATTCTCTTTCATTAAACCAAGTGTCTATAGAAAATATCTCAATATGGTTAATATTGGTTTAAGTGAATTAACCAAGTATTTAACCCTGTATGGCGAGGAACTGGAACAATTTAGAGAAGAAATATTATTAAACTTAGGATTTCTATTAATCTTAGAAATGGATTTTGATAATCCATTATCATTACGCGATACAGTTATAAATAATCATTTTGATGAAGTTGCAGAGTTTAAATTAAACTGTTTGTTATATTGTCTTTTAAATAGGGATGGAGCACCTAAAGATAAGCTAGTTACCTTATTAGATAATCTTACAAATAAAGATGCATTACCTAAAGAGAACGATGGTAAGTATGCTATTAGAGATTTATTTGGACTAGATTTCTTTGATGTAATAAAATTCGCAGGTAAATATAAATTAAAATTTTATGTTACAAATATTGTAGATAATAAATTAAGTTGTAAGTTTATTCTATCTAAATATACTTTTTCAAATAAAGAAAAAGCATTTGAAATTGAATTAGATTTAAATAGTAATAAAGAAACTATTTTTCTTAATCAGTTGAAAATTATAGCTAAAGATAAAAGGAAACTTGATTACAAATTACAAAAACTTAATCCTAAATTAGGTGTTATTAACGAGGATTATCACTTAGATACAGATATTAGGAATCTAAGAGACCGACATAATCCTAGACCCTATATTGAGTTTGATATGGGTAATAATTGGTTTATCAGAGTAAATGATTTTACTGATCCTAAGCTATATTGTATTCAAGATAACAATATAGAAACAACTGAAGTAAAGGAAGATGGAGTTATTTATACCATTATTAAATTCTTGGATAACAGTCGAGAAATTAAACTAATGTGTAGAATGGCTGATATTCCTTTCTTAAATATCAAATAAATATATACTATTACAGTGAGAGATATGTAAATATCTCTCACTATTTCTTAACTCTTATAAAGGAAACTCAAAATGATTATTCTTACAAAACAACGCGATGAAATGATTGAAATCATTAAAGAAATGTACAATGAGATTTTTAAAGATTATAAAAAGATTTCAGATTCTAAAGAATTTAAATTAGAATTTGATTACTATTTTAAAGACTGTATTCGTATTTACATTAGTAAATTAACAGAGAAAACTGGTTTATTTACTAGTGAAATAGGTGTATTTAGTACCAAATCTAAATACGAACATTTTGCATATACCCAAGTAGGAATGGATTTATTAAATTCATTTGATAAACTAAGTATTGAGAATTTCGATTACGAAGTATTCAGAAAAGTATTTGTATATGCTATCTGTTTATATCGTGAATATCAAGGTTCTGCCAGAGAAGATATTGTAGATGCTCTATTATACGAAGGCGATAAGCTAGAACGCTTAGAATATTACAAGAAGTTCGTTAATATTTGTACTATGTTCTATCTCACTACCATAGAGTTTAAACTAGCTAATGTTGACGATATTGATAGTAATAGTGGGTATAAACTTAAGAACCTATTTAAAGCATACGTCCCTTCTGATTTAGGTGAATTTATCAAATTAGGTATAGATACAGAAGACTATAAAACATTCACATTTACTATCGATACTATTAAAGGTGATTGTACATTTGGTTTATCTTTCCAAGCTAAAGGAGATGATAAAATTAAACATATTCTAATGTCGATGGTAAATAAACAAATCAAATGGGTAGAAGAAGGTATTACTAATACATTAATTGGTTTCGATACTAATGTACGTGACTTCTTACTAAATGATAATGAGAGAGCACTTACTATCAAATACAGTAAGAAAAAACACGGTATAGAAATTACCTTTAATCACTCGAATGGTGCGGTGTATTATTTTATCCCATCTAATCTTATAAAAGCATACAGTGAGAAAGAAAATACTTTCCCAGGTGGTTTACCTCGTACTACTGTCGAATTAAAAGACGAAGGTATAATTGAATTACCGTGTACTGTATACGAATTAGCTCTTGCTGATTAAAAATATAGTAGTTGAAAATATTATGGATTAAGTGAGTATACACTGGATTAATCCAGTGTATACTTATCTTTTATTTTTTACTTAATAGGAGTTCAGAAATGGAAAATACTTTCTTAGAAAAATTAAATAATACTAAGTTATTCAAACTTATGTCAATTGAGAAAAGTATAGTAGAAGGTAAATTGGTTGAATTTACAGAATCTGATATATCAGACTACAATACTAAAATGCTACATGAATTAAAAGATTTAGTCGAGTATTTAAATGCAAATACCGACCCTAATCAAGATGTTGAATCAGACATCGTTATTGAGGAAAACCCAGGTTTTAATATTCCTACAGTTAAAGTAAATAAATTACTAGGTAAAGAAAACGAATTTACTTATACAGATGATTATCTTCTTGAAGTAGGTGATGTATTTGGTGAATTCTCTGGTATTTTTATTTTTATTAAAGAATTAGAGAGCCTAGAATATTCTATTCGTGATTTATATCGTAATGGGATTTCTAAAAAGATTAAAGCACTTTTAAAATGGACAGCTAACAATATCGTTTTCTCTATTGCTAATACAACTTGCAAAACATGGAGTAAAATAATCAGATATAACTTAGATAATAATCAACTAAGTAATATTGGTCAATTATTGGGTGTGAGTAATCTTAAATCTAGTAGGATAGATTACTATTTAAAGAAAGATTCTAATTACCATAAACTTAATACCAGTTGTAAACAAGAGAGTTTTGTATGTTTAGGTGATTACATTTTAAAAATTAATTCCGATGAGATTTCGTCTTATTTGAATAATGCTTCTAGATTAGGTTTTAATAAATCGGAGTCAGAGTATTTTTATACAATGGAATCTGATTTAAGAGAACTAATGAAATTTGTAGATAAAGTAGTTATCAATAACATTATACCAGTTACATTGTTAGGCGATCCAATTGACAGATATAATGGCTCACTCAAAACAACAACAATCTATGGTAATTCTGGTCGAACTTTACAAGTAAATACATCAAAAACGCTTTCTCTGATAGATGAAGTAGTATTTATTAAGAAATCTAATGTCCTTGGGTTTACGTATTATAAAACAGGGATAGACTATACTAATAGGATTAGACTTATCCCTGAGGTAGCTATTAAATATCTAGTCGGTAATGAAACCATTAACATTAGATTAAATATCCAACCAAATACAATTAGAGACTTTTTACTTGGTTAAACAACGAAAGGAAGACATAATGAATTATCTAAATAACATATATTTAGAACCATCAGATGCATCTAAATATAAAATAATGGATAGTTATTACACAGGAATGACTAATAATATTTTAGAGAAACTAAGAGAACAACCGTATAATTTAAAAATAGACCAATCTCCATATGCGGAAGATTTGAATAAAATCAAGTATTCTTTTATTATACCTGGGTTAGATGAAGTAATTGAAGGTGATTATTTAATTAGTAATAAGTTAGCATTTAATTCCAAACTTGGTAATCTATTGTCTAAGATACATTTTAATAATTTGTTATCTACTGATTTGATGAAAAGATTACGTAAAGTAAAAAACGATATTATTTTATCAAGTAATATGGAAGCTATCTATAATACTACAATACTAATGGATTTAGTAGAGAAAGTTCATGTTAGCGAATATATTCCTCCATCGGATGATTATTCTATATACATGGGTTTTATTCATCAGATGGCATTCTTACAGGAATTTGATACAAGTAATCTTATTGATATATGTAAAGTATCTGGTTATAAATACAAACCACCAATGGTGAGAGTAAGTGATTTAAAGTTTAGTCCACCTAAGGTACTTTACAATTTAGATGAAAATAAAATTGAAAAAGTAATACCTAGTAAGTATATTACTATATTTTTAAAAGATGATAAGTCTGATAATAAAATTAGCTTCTATTTAACTACTACAGAATTCCCAGATGGGGTATATAAAAACATAGAAGTTAAAAAAGGTCGCATTACAGCTAAACATAGTTGTATTTTTAAATAAACAAATTAAAGGAAACTGCAATGGGTACAGAAATAGATAGATTTACAGATTTAGAGTCAAGTCTACTGACCCAGTTAAAAAACACTGAGTCTGAATATGCTACTTATAAATTCATATGGGAAAATTGTTTAATTAACGTTGAGAATTGTAGAAAAGAATACTTCTCAAAGAAACCAAGAGACCCAGAATATAAGAAAGTATTTCTTAAATCACTGGAAGAAGAACAAAGAGCCAGAGACAAATTTGATCAGTCATATACAAAAATTGTTACGATTAGACTTAAACTAAGTGAAGTTAGAGAAGTATTAGATCGTAAAAGAAATCATCAATCCATTTTAAGGAGGATTTAACATGGGTACAGTAGTAGAAGAAGTATTGCCTCGTTTTGGCGAAGAAGCCGAACAAAATCAACAGCAAGATAGTGAGGAATAAATAATGAGTGAACAAGTAAAACATCAATATTCGGTATTTGATAAGACTCTCAACGATGCTACTAAGGAAGCAATGTTCTTAGGCCAACCAGTAAACGTGCAACGTTACGACCAATCCAAATATCAAATTTTCAATGATTTGACAGAGAAGCAAAAATCATTCTTCTGGCGTCCCGAAGAAGTAGATGTATCTCGAGATAGAATGGATTTTGCTAATCTTCCAGAACATGAGAGACATATTTTCTTAAGTAATTTAAAATATCAAATTTTGATGGATTCGGTGCAAGGCCGCGCGCCAGCTATTGCATTTCTACCAGTCATTTCTATTCCTGAATTAGAACACTGGACAGTATGGTGGACCAGTATAGAAGCTCTGCATTCTTTCTCTTATACCCATATTATCCGAAATGTGGTTAACGACCCAAGTGAAGTATTTGATGACATCGTAGTCAATGAAGCTATTTTGAAACGAGCTGATGAAATTTCGAAATATTACGATGACTTACTTGAACTTCAGAAGTACTACGATCTTTTGGGTGAAGGTGAGTTTGAAATTAAGAATAAGAAAACAGGCGAAGTAAAAGAAATCATCGTTAGTAAAAAAGAACTAATGAAGAAAATCTATCTTTGCATGTTCTCTGTAAATGCATTAGAAGCTATTCGTTTTTATATCTCATTTGCCTGCTCATTCGGATTTGCCGAACGAAAACTCATGGAAGGTAATGCCAAAATCATTAAATTCATTTCCCGTAAACTTCATTGCGGCTTCTACCAGTGATGGTAGTCGAATAACTCTGTTAAACGGGGAAACTCTATTATAGACAATCCCGTAGTAAAGACGTTTAAATTATGTAGTTTTATTTAAACTGACAAACTCTAACGACTATCGAAATCCTAATATTTTATTAGAGAGAGTAGAGTAGTGGACAATTGTTTAGTCCGCCAAACGCAGAGGGTCTATTTTAATAAATAGATCGTGATATAGTCTGACCCCAATAGTGATATTGGGCGGGTGTCTTAAGCACACCGGCTACGATTAACGACCGTAGTGGACAGCTTCGGATGAAGCACTTCACTTAACTGTAACACAACATATTATCAACATCTTGAAATCAGGCAAAGAAGGCCAACTCTGGAAAGAAGTAACAGAAGAATGTGAAGCAGAAACTTACGATATCTTTAAAACAGTAGTAGACCAAGAAAAAGAATGGTGTAAATACTTGTTTAAAGATGGTAGTATGATTGGTTTGAATGAAGCTATTTTGAATCAATATCTGGAGTACATTGCTAATGCACGTATGCGTGCTATTGGTATGGAACCATTCTTCCCAGAAGTAAAAAGTAATCCTATCCCATGGATTAACGCATGGTTGACTTCTGATAATGTCCAAGTAGCACCACAAGAGGTAGAGATCTCATCCTACCTTGTTAGCCAAGTGGACACTCAAATCCAAGATGGTGATTTAGATATGGAACTTTAATGTAAGGTAATTAAGATAGAGGGAATATTCCCTCTATCTTAATTTTTATTAGTTATATATTATTTAAATGAGTAGTGAAAGAAGACTACTTTAAATAAACTTCTTATTTTTATATTTAACCGAAAAGGAAATTTAAAATGGCTAAAACTACTAAAGAGTTAGGTTATAAACGTATCGCTATTGTGTTATCAGAAATCACAAGAAGAAAAGCCATAGCATCAACGCTATATGATAATTACATCCATAAAGATGAATTACCAAAGATCGTGGTTAGAATTAATGGTACACCGGTATTGAGTACTCTTAGCAAACTGGCAATAGATTGGATTAACTATTTAAACCAAGTATCAGAAAATAAAGATTGGGTAGAAACTGTAGATAAGATTTTCAAAAAGCAGAGCATTACTTACATTCCTTTATTCTTCTGGTATATTCAGAATCCAAGTAAAATCCATCCTCAATACTACGATGATGTAGTTGCTTTTAAGGATTTCTTACGTAGTTTTTACGAGATTGAAACAAAAGAAGAATTCATTGTATTCTTAAATAATGTTTTCAGAGAAACTTATAATTACACAATGAAGTCGCTCCATTCTAGTAAAGGCATTAGTGACAGAGCACGTCTTAAAAATATCCCAGTTGAAGATGTAGATGATTTTAACCATTTCTTCTATAGTGAAGATATAGATGCATTAAATAAAGAAGTACCTGTGTATTACTATACAGAACATTTAGGTGATATTGATAAATTTATTCATTTACCTGAAGAAGAGTTAAGTAAGCACAAGATTGGTGTATCTAATGGTTTTGTTTCAATGACTGTGGTTCGAGATGATGTGTTTATAGGAGCTAAATTTAAACCAGATACAGAGAGTTTAGCGTACTTGATTTTCAAGAATCATTACAACGAGCTTGAAAAGCTTGGTAAAGTTAAACTGTATTCTAAGAAGGATACTACACTATTTACCCACAAAGACAACGTTGTGGTACTCACTCCAATTTTTGAAACCAAAGAAGGTAAAAAGGTTTTGAAAATGTTGTTGTTTAAATTGGTAGTATAATACGCAATACAATTAGGATAGGGAAAATATCCCTATCCTAATTAAAGTAGGTAACGAGCTACTATAAAAAATCGTTAGTATATTTAATTTATTTTTGAAAAGGACTTTAAGATGTCAACATTAAACGAAGAAAACAAAATTGTTTTGGTAACCGAAGCTAACAAGTTAGCTGATTTCATTTCCCTAACAATTAGTCAAACACCTAAGGGTGTTTCATTGTCCTGTTGGACAAACAAGAAATTCTTTAAAGAAGAAACTGTTTGCTCAACTACCCAGATTAAGTTTGCAGAAAACTGGATTCATCACCTCATTGGTAAAAACAATATTACCGAAGAGGCGTGGATTATTTTACAAAAAATCTTCTTTAAATTAGACGTAAGCGATCTTTGTTATTTAGTAGTTAGGACATCATCTGCTTCTGAAGTTAACGATAGTTATTTAACATCTCTTAAAGAATTCATTATGGATTATTATAACCTTGATGGTGAAGAAAGTTTTAAAGTATTTATCGATAAGGTTAAGAATAATTTACTCTATGATTTTATCTCTAATAGTACTTTAATCAAGGATAAAAATTCCCCAATTAGACTTAATGGTTTAAGAATTGCCGATACTAAGGTTAAGTTTAATGATAAAATTATTGATTTTAGTGATTTTATTTCAGATGACCTTTTATTTAGTAATCGAGAAAATGTCTCTATCCCAGTATATTTTAAAGAAGATAAAGACCTGTCCATTTTTGACTTTGCTAATTCAAAAGATATTGAACAATACAGAATTGGTAGTGTAAAAAGTATCTCACTTAGCATTAGTCGAAATAATTTCTTTAATGGTACTAAATGTTTTGCTAGTGTTGCTGAGGATGACAAAGAGAAACGTACTGTACGTAAGTATGTGGCTGATTCTATCAAGGATTTTCGTTTTACTTCTCCTGGTAGATACATTGACAAAACTAAACTTGACCCTAGTTTGTACAACGGTTTACGTGAAACACCTGTTGAGTTAATTCCTATCTTCGAGAATAAACCTGGTTTACCAGTTATTACTAAGTTTATTCTTAACATCTTATTTTAATTAACCATGTACTAGGGTAGTTAATTCTACCCTAGTATTTTTATAAAGGAAATATCGTGTCTAAATCTAAAAGATTTTATGCTTATACACCTAAAGCTAAATATTTTCCTATCACTGAAGACCCAGATGATGGATATCTGTATTTAAAACCTATTTACCTTAAATCTAGAAGAACTAGAAGAAAAAGTGTTCTAACAAGAAATAAGGTAAAGAGAGATATTGAAAAACTTAAAGAATCATTCGATAAAGAATAAACCATATTAATTTAATTGTAAATTATTAGTGAGAGTAGTATATACTACTCTCACTAGTATTATTTTATTTTTTGTAAAGGAAACTGAAAATGGATAATGAAGTACCATTTAGAACAATGAATTCAGAATATTTGGATAAAGATATATTTGTATTAAATCCAATCAATAAATTCTTAATTAAGAAATACCCTAGAGAAGATTTAGGTTGTTATTGGGATACTTATCTATTTACATTAAGTTTAGTTCAAGAAAGTGATGGTTTAAATGATGTATCTGTAATTATTACACCTGAGGAATACTATAATATCCCTAACCCAAGTATCAGTAATTGTTTTAATAAGTGGTTAGAGATGTTTAAAAAAGACAATGTATCTGAGTATATTATTCTAGATGGTATTCCAGGTAAATCAGAACCTTTGTCTATTGAATTTAAAGGTATTCCAGAAGATGTTAAGATAGCACTTAATGAAGGACTAGCTAGGATAACTAAGGAATCAATAGAAAGATAAATACATATTATTAAAATGGTAATAGAGAAAGAGTTTAACTCTTTCTCTATTTTGGTTTTATTAACATAATCAAAAAACAAAACGACAATCCTCTATTCCTGTTAGCGCAGGAATAGAGGGTTAATCATGTCGCAGAAAGGAGGTGATTTATATGGATTTACACCTAATCCAGGTTCTACAGAACAAAGTTCTCTGTGGAATCGAGCTTTCAGAAAATGAAAAGCAGTACCTAAAGAAATACGAACAGTCGCAAAACACCGCGCTCGACAAATGGTTAGCAAATAATTACTAACCCAAATCACAAAGAAAGACAGTGTAGCAAGCATTGTCTTTCTTTTCCCTTCATATAAGGGATAGAAAATATTTTATATAAAGGAAATTGAAATGAGTAATTACGTTTGGAAACAAGTAGAGAGTATTCGTCAGGATATGGTGTCTGTATTAAAAGACTCCGGCTTTGAAGTGATGTTGATGCCCAGCAAACTCACTATCAACCGTGGTAGTGAGAAAGTAGTAGAAGTCAATACGAAGAGTACAGCACCGAAAGAGTTGGTGGATGCAGCTACTGATAGCCTGTATTATCGCCAAAATATCGCCATGATGATAACTACCATAAATGCCGTTATCTATCTAAAAGGCAATATTACTAATGCAGTTAAGGGTAAGGCACATCGTGGGTTTGGTCTGTACGTGAAGATGATTGATTATCTACGTAAGCATCCTACTTCTCGTAATATACCTGTTTACTCAGACGAGGAACTCATTGAAGAAGGCGAGAAGTTCTTGAATGAGACTGAAACTGAGATCACTTGTCCTAAGCGTTTTATGGATATTATTCCTGACGGCTATCCTTACCCAGATATTCACACACCTAAAGTGAACAAAGAGGACGAGCCTGAAAAGCCTAAAGAAGTAGAAGTCACTGACGCTACTGTCGGTAAATACTGTAAGAAGGTAATAGAAGCTTTGGATGATGTCGCTTGGAAGTACAGTGACATTACGTATAAGTGGCGTTATGGCGACGGCCCTTATCAAGAAGACAGTGTGCCTGGTTTGTGGTTTACTGTAAAGTTTGGTTATGCTAAATACAGATTCAAGTATACCTTGCCTTTACAAATGTGGGCTAAGTTGCAAAACCACACTGAAAAGTTTGTTGAAGAATATGGTTTGGATAAGAAACTCACCAAGAAACTCATCAAGACAGTATTGGTTAGGATGGGTCTGGACTATCTTTTCAATAACATTACCATAGTGGATGAGGTTACTGCTAAATTCACTAAGGACAATATCCGTAAAGCATGGAAAGTGATCGAAAGTGATATTGGTAAAGTATACATGCCGAATGGTAAGTATAATACAATATTTACCCACAATATCTCCAATGATCGCACAGTGTACATCGTTAATCGATAGGAAGGAATTTAAAATGAGTATTTTATCTTATTTGTTATTATTCAAACGACCTAAACAAATGTGTTATAAAAGTCATTTGGATATAGGAAACTATGGTTTAGATGAGTATACTAAATATATAGAAAAGCTCAAAAGAGATTTAACCAAGATTGACTTTATTAAAGAAGTTAATGTTGGTAGAGCTGCTTCTTCAGACGATGTAGCAATCTATATTAAAACCAATGTAGATGTACACCATATTGACTTGGATTTCACTGAGAAATACTCAAATAAAGACATCATTATCGCAGAAGCTGAATATTTCACTATTTATTCAGATGGTAAGAAAGTGTATTTCTTTTCAACTTACAATCGTGATTTAAACAATAAATTCATGTACGCAGTTAAACGAGGTAATGTAATATGCTTAAAGAAAAAATAATCTTCCTAGACATCGATGGTGTTCTTAACCATACAGCATTTCGTGGTGCTTGTAATATGTTAGGAACCTATTTTCATGATAAAGTAGACCCATCTAACCTGATTATTCTTAAAGACTTACTCAGACAACATCCAGATATCAAGTTTGTAATCTCTTCATCATGGCGACGTTGTAATAAAGTCGAAGATATATCGAAAGTGTTTGAGAATTCTGGTTTTAAATTACCTATCCATGAGCGATGGCGCACTCCTGTTTACATTGATGAAGCTACTCGATATAAGATTAATCGTGATTATATTCAGTATAATTTAGACATTGTAGAAGGAGTGGATAAGGAAGAAATTCCTAAACTATGTCGTGGTCATGAAGTATGGAAATGGTTAATGGACCAACCAGAAGGTAGTGAGACACAATATCTTATCATCGATGACGATAGAGATTTCATGAAAGCAATGAATTTATTGTGGATTAGAAATGGTGAGAATCAAGGTGGGATTAACTTACGTTATCTTACTGAAAACATTATACCATTCTTTAATAGTGAACCTACTGGTGTAGGAATGTATCGTAAAGAATAATTTATTTAATAGCTAGGATTACACTATGGAAAACCATAGTGTAATCTTATTTTTTATAAAGGAAACAAAAAATGTCTAGGAAAACACAGTATTTAAATGTAGACCAAAAGCTTTATAATGATATCATTGGTGACATGAAATCATTTTTTAAACTACATAAAGCTAAATGGGATAAAAGTCAAGATATACTGACTACATACGAAGGAGATAAGGAATTAGTTAATCTAGGTTCTGTAGCTATTACAGCAGAAGTTACTTTAGACGAATATGCTAAATGGGCTGAATTCTACAATATGGTCGCATATGGTTTGTGTAGTTTAGCAGCATGTAAACTACCGAATCACTATTTTAATACTAACACCACGTATGGCCCTAACAAAGGGTTTATTACCAATATAAACAATATGGATGTAAATATTGGTTTTGTCACTACTGATGGGATAAAATATACCTATCGAGTTAAAATCAATTTTGATAAAGGAAACTAGAATGTCTATACGTAAGAAAGTTAGATTAAGTTACCGTTACGAATTTGGAATTGGTGACTTATACATTGTTATTAAAAAACCCATGTATAAATCTAAACGTGCAAAACGCCGTTCTGTAATAGCTAGAGCAAAAATTAAAAAATTCTCAAAATTTATAAGTGAATCGGAATCGTTTCCTGAATTACTTGTCGAATTTGAATCAAAATAACTTTTATAAAGGAAATCAAAATGAACAAAGTAAATAGTTTGGCAGCATATGTAACCTTAAATAATAAACACAACGAAAGTGTTCGTGAGTTGAGTATATTTTTAGGTTCGATTACATTACGTAAAGATACACTGGTTAAACATACCGTGTATTCTCTTTCATTTGGTTCAGACGATATCTACCATAATGAACTAGCACCATTTTGTAAGAAACTGATAGAACACTGCATGTGGACTTATTCCGAAAATGAAGTCTATAAACAAAACCTATTCTCAAATAAAATTACAGTCTTACCATACATCATTATCAACTCATTGATTGGTAAGTGTGATATGTATCGCTTTATTAAATCTCTCTATAATGTAGAAGATAACGAAATGGATGACTTCGTACGTGCTACAGTATTTAACTATACAAGCACTACACTCAAACGTGAATCTTTAAATAACGCTGTTATTGATAAGCGTAAGAAAGATTTCTTAATCGGAGATGGTTTTAACATCATTGAACCATTATTGTTTAATGACCCTATGGTAACTAGTACATGGAAACTAACAAGAAATCTTGAAGGTATTCCTGTAGTAGTAAACATAAATCTTAATCAACCATTATCCAATATAGAAGAAGACGTAGCTAAGTCTACAGCTTATCAGATTAAACATATCTTCATGGATTGTGGTGAATTACGTGCTACGATTGAACAAACCCAACAAGGTTTCTTCAATGATATCGAGCGTGGTGTGATTAACTCTCTTATTAACCATCGTACTTATGGTAACTTCGATGATGTTATTTTAACTCCAGTCTATATTCACTCAGCAGGTGCTAATGACCCTAAAGGTGAAGATGTAGTTAAAATCATTTGTTTTAAATTAGTTAAAAAGACTGATATTATTTAAAGGAAATTAAAATGGAACGTATTGAACAAAAAGCATTTGAATTGGCTTCAGCTATTGCTGAATTGAGAGAAAATAGTGGTTATCATGATTACACAAGTACCATGGTATCTATTTACACCCCACCTGAAAAACTAGCTAAACCAGTTTCTAAATTGGGTAAAATCTCTCAACAATGGCTTAGCCGCTTAGGTGAAATGAAGAAATCTAAAGACTTAGATGTAGATAAGTTAAAACGATACTTCTACGGTACTTCAGTCTACGCACTTGCAACAGATATTGCAAATATCATGTTTAAAGAAGACGAAGATACTACTGTGGTGGCTGACTTTATTAAGTTTATCTATAATTTAGATACAGATGATAAATTTAATAGGTTCATGACCTATTTCTATCGATACTATGCTCGTGTGAATACATCTAACACCTATAGAAATCGTAGAGATACTGCTAAATGGTATTCTGAAATTGCTGATATTATGTTTACAGGTAAAAGTGACCGTGAGGCACTTGAAAATATCTATAAACATTGTATCACTAGAACAGATGGTGATACATTGGTTAGTAGTGTTTCAGATAGCAATATGCATAAACCTAAGAAAGCAAAGATACCTGTAATCACTAAACCAGATATCATTAATTTTAATGTAAATAAAGTTAAGTTAAGTGAAATCAAAGAAATGGTTATAGGTACAGTAGATTACTTCTTAGAAGAAATCATCGCAGGTAAACCTACTTTGAGAGCATGTGGTATAGAATTAGCTGGTGCATATGGTGTACATGGTAAAGGTAAACTAGAAAGTTACAGAGACAGAAAAAACAAAAAGCAATACGTGTTATATCCGATTTTCATCGATGATGACACATTAGCTCACCCTTATGTGTCTTTAGAAATCTTTAAAGAGCTTAAGACTAAAGTAGTCTTTATTTTAGAAATTGTTTAAGAAAGGATAGTAAAATGAAACCAAAGAAAACCTGTAAAAAGAAAATCGTTAAAAGGCCAGAGACTTTCCTCGTTGGGTTTAATAGTAACTTCAAATCTGATTTTAAAAGTAATTTTAATAATGGTAAAGAACCTAAAATTACTAGGTCAGATGTTGAAGAGCTTTGTGATGCAATGGTTCCAGAACTTAAGAGAAGAGTGCGCAAACTCTATTATAAAGAGCTGGCTAAAAGTATTAGACGGCCTATATTATAAAAATTAAATCATAAAACGACAATCCTCTACTCCTGCGCTAACAGGAGTAGAGGATTAATTATGTCGTAGAAAGGAGGTGAGAATAATGGATTCAAGTTATCTTATCCAAACTCTTCAAATCAAGAAGATGATGGGCACTATAACAAAAGAAGAAAATGAGTGGTTAGAATCAGCCCTAGCCACAGAGAAACAATCGTTAGATTCTTGGTTACAGAACTGTCATCACTATTAAGAAGATACCATCTTCATTTCGTCCCTTCATATAAAGAAAGGACTAAGGATAATTCCTTAGCCCATTCTTTTTTAGTTAGATTTTACAAGCACCACCGGCACAACCATCATCTAGACTATCTTGAGTGTCATCAGAACCATCGTTAGTGTGGTGATAGTATAAAGTCTTAACACCATACTTATACGCAAGCAATAGCTCTTTTAACATCTCTTTCATCGGTACTTTACCATTTGGATAGTTAGCTGGATTATAGCGTGTATTTGTAGAAATAGATTGGTCTACAAACTTCTGCATAATAGCCACCAGTTTCAACATACCCATATTATTACTATCGTACCACAAGTATTCGTAATCGTATCCTAATTTATCATATTCAGGTACGACTTGTTTCAAAATACCGTCTTTAGAAGCCTTAACAGTAATAGGACCACGAGGTAAGTCAATACCATTAGTCGCATTACTAACTTGACTACTGCTCTCTGATGGCATCAAACTAGTCAATGTAGCATTACGCAAACCATGTTCTACAATCTCTTTACGTAAACCTTCCCAATCTAACTTATACTCAAATGAAGCAAATTCATCAATAGACTTCTTATAAGTATCAATTGGTAAAATACCTTTAGAGTATTTAGTGTTTTCAAATGCCTTACATTTACCTTTTTCTTTAGCTAATTGTACAGATGATTTTAAAGCATAGTATTGAATAGCTTCAAACAATTCATGAGTTAGCTTATGTCCACTAGCATTACTATAACGAGCACCATTTTTAGCTAAGTAATAAGCATAGTTAATTACACCAATACCTAATGGACGATATTTATCTACAGAATTACGAGCTGCTTTAACAGGATAGTTTTGATAATCTAATACAGAATCAAGAGCACGTACAATTAAATCCATAGACTCTTCAATATCTTCTAGCTTATCTTTATCTACCATACCTAGGTTTAAAGCGCCTAGTGTACATAAAGCAATCTCACCTTCTTCATCTAAGATATTATTCAAAGGCTTAATAGGTAGGGTTATTTCGAGGCAAAGATTGCTAGTATAAATCGTAGCTTCTTTTTCAATGAATGAAGAATGTGTGTTTGCATGGTCTACGTTCATGATGTAAATACGACCAGTGTTAGCACGTTCTGACATCAACAGTGTAAATAACTCAGTAGCTTTAATAGTTTTCTTAGGAATCAGATGATTATTTTCAGCTTCTAAATACAATTTCTCAAACAACTCTTGATCGTTAAAGTAAGCATCGTATAAACCTTCTACAGAATGCGGTGACAGTAAAGTAATGTCTTTATCTTCAATTAAACGTTGATACATTAATTTATTAATCTGCACACCGTAGTCTAATTGACGAATACGGTTGTCTTCTACACCACGGTTATTTTTTAATACTAATAGTGATTCTACTTCCAAATGCCAAATAGGATAAAATAAAGTCGCTGCACCACCACGAATTCCCAAATATCTTCAATACGGGTCGTTAATCCATATTCTGTCTATCTAAGACAGCTCTATGTTACCATAGACGTTGAGACTATATCTTCTTCTCCAGCATTACCTGGTAAGATTCCTAATATAAGGAAACCACATAGAGGATTACATTAATCCACTGTGGTAGTCACTCTATTTCCCCAAACTCCGTTACAGAGACCTCACTTGAGTGGTACGTCTTTCGACTAGTCGTTGAAC